AGAAATAAGTAGGATTTTCTATGATTTTTTCTACTTCTTCTGGAGAAAGATAATTATATGATCCTTCTGTTTCTACTCTAGGAGCTGAATTTCCTTTAGCTACTTCAGGTAACTTATCTTTATAATTATATTGTTGTTCTGGATTTTCTATGATTTTTTCTACTTCTTCTGGAGAAAGATAATTTTCATTATCTGTTTCTGGAACTTCTAGAATAGAATCGTAAAAATTTCCAAGATCTCCACCAAGACTATCTAACTCTTCTGGGCCAAGAGGAGTATAATCTCCAGATTGTCTAGGAGCATCAGCTATTTCTGGAACTTCAAGGAGAGAATCATAGAAATTATTGATATTTCCACCAAGACTATCTAATTCTTCCGGACCTAATGGAGTATAACCTTCATATCCATCTCCAGAAGTTTCAGGGAGTTCGAGTTTTTCATCTTCTAACTCAAAATCTCTAGTATCTTCAAGTTTATCTATAAAATCTTCAAGACTTTCAGGTTCAGCTTCCTCTGTACCTTTTAAATCTATCCTTTCATCTTCTAAAGAACTTGATTCATATTCTTTAGTACCCTCTAAGTTTATTCTCTCGTCTTCTAAAGATTTAGGTTCGAATTCTTTAGTTCCGGTTAAATCTATTCTAGTGTCCTCTAACTCAGAAGCCTCATAATCCTTCGTATTTTCTAGATCATCAAGATAATCCTCAAGTTCAGACATCTCAGCTTCTTTAGTTCCAGTTAAGTCTATTCTAGTATCTTCAAGAGAATTATTATCTTCTACACTTAAGTTTTCTCTATAATCCTCTAAAGTAGATATCTCAGACTCTTCAGTATTTTCTAGATCAATTCTTTCATTCTCTAGAGCTTTAGGTTCAGACTCCTTTGTATCTTCTAGGTCTATCCTTTTATCTTCGAGACTTTTAGGTTTGGATTCTTCTGTTCCGGTTAAGTTGATTCTGGCATCTTCTAACTCAGAAGCTTCGTATTCTACAGTACCTTTCAGATCTACCCTAGTATCTTCAAGAGAATTATTATCTTCTACACTTAAGTTTTCTCTATAATCCTCTAAAGTAGATATCTCAGACTCTTCAGTACCTTCCAAATCTATTTTAGTGTTTCCAAGTTCTTCTAATACCTTTACAGTACCTCCAAGAGTTATTTTATCTTCAGGTAAACTCTTTAATTCTTCCCCACTTCTAAGAGACTCTTTATGATTCTCTAATTCATCTAACTCCTCCGGCGTTTTCCTAAGATTTTCCCTATAAGTTTCTAACTCTTTATCTTCTACGGTTCTCTCTAAAGATACTTTGGTTTTAGAAAGTTCAGCATCATCTACTGGATTTCTGAGTTTAACTTTAGTATCTTCAAGTTCTTTTAGATTATCTTTTCCACTATTTAATTTTTCTCTGTGATCTTCTAACTTATCTAATTCCTCCGGCGTTTCTTTAAGATCTTCTCTATAACTAGATAATTCAGAAGTTTCAATTGTTTTTTCTAAAGATATTCGAGTAGTATCTAATTCATTTTTAGAATCTACTTCGAGCTGTTCTTTGTATGATAAATCTTTAAATCCTTCAAGGTCTATTCTTGTTAGATCTAATTCTAGGTTGTGATTATCAATAAGAGATTCTCTTTCTTTTCCTAACTCTAGATCTTTTTCTGGAACCTTAAGATTTTCTTTTGTATTTATATAAAGATTTCTTACATCTCTAACTCCTTCTAGATTTAACTTTTCTGTACCTAGAGATTTTAATTCTTTTGGTTCCTCAGTTAATTCTTCTCGGCGGTCTTCTAGGGTTGGTTCAAGGATATTTTTTTTATTTACTATATCCTCACGATGTTTCTCTAGTTCTGTTTTCCTAGGATCATACAGATTTTCACGTGTCTTTTCTGTATACAACCCATGATTTTCCGCCGAGTCAGAGTTTCTATTATCAGAAAGTGGTTCTCGTGATGATTCTTTATATAGACTTTTAATACCACGAACCCCATCTAATCCCTCTATATAATCTTCGAGAGAATTAATTTCTGGAATCCTCCCTGTTGTTCTTCCAGGGAGTTCTAGATTATCTTTCTCTAGGGAAGTATGATTTTCTTGAGTTGTTCTAATACTTTTAAGATATTTACTAAGAGCTTTTACTTCCTCAGGTCTAGTAAGTTGATCACATCCAGGAATTTTATTTTGCTTCAGAATCTCATTTTCTATATTTCTTTCTCTCATAATTACATATCTAAAGTTTCAATAATACTATTCAATGTATAAACATAGAATACTTCAGCTACTTCAGAGTAACCCATTTTAAGAGATATTTTAAATCTGAATGTATATTTTCCACGAGTATATTGTAATTCATCCCCTACTTCAAGAGATCCATCATCTGTATATACTTCTAGATTATCTCTGTTTCGATTCCATACATCTCTTAGTTCATTCTGATTTAATATCAATATTGTAGTAAATTGATCATAATCGTTCTCTAATGTACTACTTGATGAATATGTACCTCCAAAAACATTTTTCCATTTTGAATTACTCTTTGGTCTGAGTACTACAAATTCAGTCCCAAGAAGTTTTAATTGTAATTTTATATTTTTCATTCCAATAGAATAAAGCCTATTTGCCTTATCTAAGTTTTTTGAAATCATATCCGCCATAATAGTATATATTTAGTTTAAAGATTAATCACAGTCAATAATAGTACAAAATTCTTCTGTATCAATTATCTCACGTATTAATTTATATATCTGTTCAAAAGTAAGAGATCCTGATAGTTTCATTACATATATATCTCTCTCTAGGATCGTAATTGTTCTAATATGAGCTGCCATAGATCTAATGAAATCATCAATTTCGTACTGACTATATTCAAGATCTTTTGGAATATATATTTTAATTGAAGATGGATCAGGATATATACTAATTACATCTTTGGGAATTTTACTAGAAACTTCATAATCCCCGATACGATCTTTATCCAATTTCTCTGTTAATTTCGTTATCATCTTTCTAGCTTGTAAATCTGAAAAATATCGAATTCTAGGTACTATCATTTTTCAAATATATTAGGTTTTACATCAGTTGACATGAATTTTTTTAAGATAAAATCAAATTCATTTCTTGTTTTAATTGTGTAGTTATATACAACTACTTTTCCAGTATCTACCCTATTTACTATCGTTTTTAAGTGATTCCAGAAAATAGAATCAATCTTCTTAAGTTCGTTGGTATCCTCTTTATTTACTGTTATTACGAATATTCCAGAGATCATTGACATATTAATACCTATATCTCCACCAAATTCTCCAACAGTATAATCTAGACCTTCAACATAACGAAGTCTTTTAAGGCTATTTTCTAAGTACTTATTTCCAAAGTCTCCTCGATATGTAGGAATTATATCAGGATCATTAGAAAAAGTTACTGCAGCACTATAAATTAAACCGATAAGATCTTCAGATTTACCGGAAAATAGAAATTTTCCCGTTTTCCCAATAAATTTCTTTAAATCATATTTATTTAAAGACTTAACCGAAAAATCCTTCTGTTCAACTTCCTTAATTCTATTTTCAACTAAAGCTTTGTTATCAAGAAGATTTATTTTTACTCCAAGAGTATTACTGAGTTCCATTATAAAGTTGGCTATAACTTGATAATTTGTAAATACAATAGCCACTGAATAAGAATTATTTCTAGAATTGATTGCATAACTACTATATTCCATCCCTGTATACTTCTTACAGTAATAGTCTAAACTATCTGAAGTCTTTTCCAATTCCTTAGAGGTCATTCCAAAAGTATACATGGTAATGGAATTATCTTGTATTGAAAAATTTAATTTATAAGCTGTTACATTTCGATCATTAAAACTAAACTTCTCATCTATTTTTGCTCTTTTATCTAATGAATCTCCTATAGTTACTCCAGAAGCTCTATAAATACCAAACTCACGACGAATTAATTTATCTACCTCTTGAAACTTAACAGACGACATTGGATTGTGTAGGTAATTTAAGAAGAATTTTAATACTACACCCGCTATAGTTCCATATTTACCTCCAGTTATAGCACCACTAGTAATACTAGCATCTTTTAGGAGACTACCAGTAACTCCCCCTATCCCAGCACCAGCTAAGGCAGATTTTCCGATTACTTCTATAGCTCCTGGAACCTTATCCATATCCTTTGGACCTGTATAGTGACCTTCCGGAATTGTATATTGTTTTTGTCTAAATTTTGTCATACCATAAGATTTTTTAAATAATTAGTTGAGCTATTTACTACATCTTCTACAACTCTGCCTCCTTTACTATCTACATACTTAGATGCAGCCTTAGATATTTTATCACCGACTCCAATCTTCTTCCACATAGTTTTTTCTGGTTTTCCTATTACACTAACTAAAGCAGATGTCCCAGGAATAGGTACTGTTTTCATAGCTATAGAAGTTATAGGTGCTTCTATAGATGGTTGAATTATTTTAGTATTTACAACTCTTCCTGGATTAATGGCTGCTTGATTTGCCGCCATTTTTACTCCTTCTACCTTATTTAAACCTCTTGCTACTCCAGAAAGAACTTTATTTTGTGTTTTTATGGCAGATCTTTTTGCAGCCATTGGAGCCTTTCTAAGAACTTTTTTATTAAATCCAGCTAATATTCTAGTTCCTGCAAGAGAATACAACTTTCTTTTTATTATCATAAATTTATATATTAAACAAGTAAATCTCCATACCATCCAGATTGGAGTATATAATTATCACACCTAGATCTAAGCTCTTGATATGCAGCATCGATATTATTAAGAACTTCCAAACCAACATTAGGTAACATTAATGAAGCCTTTAGGTTCCTAATATAGTCTAGTAAATGAGTCATACAGAGATCCATAAAAAATGTACCTCTCGACCCTTCTTCTACATTCAGCCAATAAATAGCTGCTTTAGATGATCCTGGATTAAACGTTTTATCAGGAAGAAAGTCAGGAATTATTGGTCGACTACATATCCCCCTAACATAAAATTGATCATAGCTAGGCATATCCATCATAAAAACATAAGGACGTCTATAATCCGTAAAGTAAGTATAGTTAGATGGAGCAGGATACGAAATAGATCCAATTCTGTACATAGGAATAGAGTTTGGAATTAATATAATCTGATCTTCCGATATTTTACAATCAAGAAATAATGTAAAATTACTCTTAATCTCACAATACCCTTCAAGTCCCATGTTCTCACAACTACACATCTGAGAACGGTTCATTTTCATCTCCAGAATCAATGGCAAGGTATGTTCAAATTCTCTTAACGACTCCTTAATTATCTCCAGTAATATCTCATCTGGACTCAAAAAATCGTTCAAGGCTAAAATTTCATCAAGAGACGTCAAACTTATAAGAGCACTCCTGATAAATAACTTCTTTTTAAGATCTATTAATAATGTTTTATCCATGATATAATACTGGTAATAATTTAGGTTCTACTTTTGTTGTTATATCTTTTCCTTCTTCGAAAAATATCTTTATGATTTCAGGGATTCTATTATTGTCTTTATAAGAAATTCGAAGAAGTTTTATATTATTTTCTTTGCAATATTGTTCTAAACATCTATCTCGGTTGATTTGATTTACGAAGTCTTGATAAGATTTATGAAATTTTTTAACCAGTTCATAATGTTGTCTTCCGTCATATTCTATTATTGTATTTAATTCTGAAATATAGAAATCTACATATATTTTTGTTCTAATTGACTTAAAGAAATCACTATCTATTTTGATTTCATATTGTCTACTAATTAATGATTCCGTTTTGTATTTCAAAATATTTAAAAAACAGATTTCTTCTTGATTTGAAATTCCAGATAATGTACATTTAGGACATCCACATTTAGAATTATTATTAAATAATGTATAATAATCAATACTATATAATAAATTATGTTTTTTACAGAATACATTAACGGGAGTTTCTGTATTTACAAAACTATTTAATACTGGAGAGAAATCATAATTATCTAAATATAACTTATTAGCACTAATTACCCTATTATATGCTTCTGTATTAGATATTGTTTTATATTTTGATAAATATTCAGAATTACACTTTGAACATCCAATCGATCTATTACATACTAAATTATAATAGTTGGTTTCCCAGTAATAATCGTGCTTTCTGCAATATAATTTAATTTTAAATTTATCAAAATCAATAAATGAAATGAATTCTATATCTAAATTTCTCTCTTTATTTAGTTCATTAAGTGTGTTAATTATATTATTAGTATATTCGATTAATTGCTTTTGTTGTTTGCATTTTTTACACAAGAAATGATCTGGTGATTTTTCTTTCCTTGATAGATTTTTATACTTCACTTCAAACTCCCCATGAATAGGACATATTAAGATTACAGTATCATTATAAGATTTGAAGGAATCTTTTATTTTTGAAAAATCAATATTCTTATTGTTTTCAGAAGATTTAAAAAATTTTTCTATTTCTATTATTTTATCATCTATTAATCTTGACATAATTTATTTTATAAAGGATAGTATGCCAGACTACTCCAGCATACTATCAATATTTTTATTTGCTTCCCGTTATTCAAGGGCTGCTCCTCTTGTATCTTCATATTCTGAGACTGCAAGATCCATACCAACGTCGAAAATGTCGTGATATCAATATGTTTGCTAAGTATTATCTACTCATGTTCAGACTATATCTTTTAAAATCTTTAAAATGATTTTAATTATACATCTAGTCGTTGAGAAATAGAATTATATCTATTTTTGCTGATTCTTTGGATTTATTAAGTTCCAGCAATTGGTATAATAATCGCATATACTTTACGATGACATATTTCAAAGCTCTCTGGTATCTAACCAAAACATTAACCACCATTTTATTCTGCATTATTGTTAAACTTAAATATAAAATAAAGCCAATATTTAAGATCAGACTATATCATTATAATAAGTACATAGTCGTTGAGAAGTAGATTTTATTATCTATTTTTGCTGATTTATTTTATTATCTTCCAGCAATTCTCTTATTTTTCTTGGTAATATAAAAATCCAAGGCGCAATTATTTACGCTGAATTTGAACAGGGTTATTTGTCTCATCGATGATAATCATTTATGTAACTTAATATTTAATTTTATTAAGATCAGACTATATCATTTGCTTAATTTTATTTTAAACAAATAAGTACTTAGTCGTTGAGAGTATCAATAATGATACTTTGCTGATTATTTTTATTTTCCAGCATTTTCTTATTTTTCCTTAAAAATTTTAAGGCCGCTTAATTTATATTAACGGTAATCATCAATATTATAAGACATTGGGAGAATAGTTGATTTGAACCAGTACTTTTAAGTTATTAATAATTGTTAATAAATAGACTATATCATCTTAAGAATTAATACTTCTTAAGTTATACATTTAGTCGTTGAGAAAGGATTTTACTTAGATAAATCTAAGATATCCTTTTTGCTGATTTATACTTGGTGTAACCAAGATTTTTCCAGCATTTTGGTATAATTTTCCTAGATCCACTCTAGGCGACTACATAATTAATCGATAGTTCCAATCGCACTTTCCCATAGTTTTGGTGCAATTCTCCAGCCTATATACTGTTTAAGTAATACAGGCATAGCTTTTGAGATACGAATAGCTAAACGAGAGTTACCTTCATCTGAAACAATATTATCTACACTTTGCTTAGTATAATTATCATTCATATTCCAAGCATTAGTTTGATAATTCCAGAGTACAGTATTTACTCGTTTAGAGAGCAGAAGTTGACGAGTTTTCTTATTAAACTCCGTCATAGGTCTCTGATATTGAACAATACCATTAGTTTGTCCAAGCACGGGAGCAAATTCTGCATTATTTCTCGATATTTAATAAGATTAACTTAATAATCTAGACTATATCATCTAAATTATATTTCAAATTTAGTTATACATTTAGTCGTTGAAAAATTAGAATTTACTCCAATTTCTGCTGATTATACTTTATTATTATGTATTTCCAGCATTTTAGTATAATTTATAAACCGCAAAAATAACTTACGGTTTCTAGCTACAGCTTCCCAGTAAACAACAGCAGGTGAGCAATAATATTTCCATCCAAATGTACCGGAGTCGATATCCCAAGGTGCAGACAGATAGAGTTTATATGAATCTTGTGCTATTTTAGTTGCATTATTAGCGATAGTCATATAATTTGTGCTCTGAACTGTTGATACTGGATAGAAATAGTTAGAATTGATAGCCATATTAGCCAAGTAATTCTGGAAACTTAGTGATGTATTTCCAAGGTCACATAATCCTTCAACCACATAGATTTCCTGAATGTTGATTTCGTCAAGTGCTTTCTTAAGATCCGATTCAGATACATCAAGAATATCTGTTTCAGTTGGATCTACGCCTAATTTTGCATAAACTTGATCTCCACCATTTTCTTGATATTCATAGTACTTATATGAACTTCCAGATCCAACTCGGTAAACATCTCCAACTGACATACCTTTTGAGTTGTAAAGATCAGTCATTGAAGAAACTGTTTGTTTATAAGAACCTGCATTTGGGTCATTAGGATCAAGTTCTACCCATACTTTATCATCAGCTCCGTATCCATAGTAGTTCAATCCAAGCTCTCTCATATCGTCAGGGAGTTGAAGTTGAATCATACTTAGGAGTTCATTGAGTTCTGATACTTCCATATCTCCACGGCCGGTTACTTTACCTATATTAAAGAACTGTACTTCGTCAGAAATATTAGGATCAAGAACAGCGACTTCATAAAAATCTCGCTGTAGGATACTTTCTGACGGTTCTACTGTTCCTTTCTTAGTATAGGTATCTAGAACGGCCGATAGTACCATATAAGGAGAATCAGAGTTTTCGTTCAAAGCGGGGTTAGTTAATTCTTTGGTAACTACTGCATCATGATTAAAACGTCTAATTCTAACTCTCAGATCAGTATTAGAGTTATATTGATTAACTGCATAATATTTCTGTTCTTCGAAACCAGACCAAGCGGAAGCATTAATATCTATAAGTTTTTGATTAGGATTATCACTAGTCCAATCAGGTTCACAAATCACGATATACTGCTTTCCTAGTGGACATCTAGAGTCTGAAGTATCTAGCATATCCTGTCCTAGATAAAGTTCATAGAATACAACTGCCTTTGCTTTATCGGGATCAGTTGTTTCATTTTCAGAGATGATATTATTAGGATCTGTGAAGAATTTATAAGATGGAGAGAAGAATTTATTAGTTTCATTCATTTGATTTACTAAGTCGGGGAGAGTTCTTACATAGTAATCATATTGAGGACCATCATCGGTGGTACGATTACCAAGAATACCTACTCCATTCAAATTAATTGACCATCCATCTTGATCATGTTCTGCATCATCACCATCAATATCAAGAACAAACTTAACGACACCTTTATCAGCATCTCTAAATCCCTTCATTAAAGCACCATCTCTAAGGATATATGTACTATAATCAGTTTTAGTCATGGGTTTAGCGTAGTAGATATCGTTAGCTTTAGATGCTCTACAAACCAGCATAACATTAGAGCCAGCCAATCTATAAGCATTCATCCACATTGTTGCAGCTACATTTTTATCTCCTGTATTATTAGCATCATGATAAAGATTATTCAAGGATGCCATATAATCTTCTGTTAAGTCCCCTGAAGCATAAGTTTTTAAGAATTCAGATTGACTAGAGATCAGTGTAGGAACTGCTGGGCCTGCATCAGAAATTAAAGTCACTCCGATAATTAAACTTTCACCTGCAGTAGGATTAAGAGCTGCGGTATGTACTCTCTCTATAACTTTTACATACGGTTCGAGAGTTTCAGTCCATTGTGCCATAATTTAAATATAATAATTAATTGTTTTATTTAACCAACTTCTACGAGATATACTGGATATTTATTTCTTATAAATTTTTCACATATTCCAGCTATTAAACCAACATCAGCGGTTCCATCAGATATAGTAGTTATAGAAATCTCATTATATCTACTTTTACTTTCTTCTGTTACTGCACTTGAGTTTGGTAGATTTCGTATTATGTTTTTTGTTATATCTTTTAGTTTATTATCTGCTATTGTATTTACTAGAAGTCTAAGTTCACCAGAATTTCTTGTTATAGCTACACTTATTGCTGATTTAAGAGAATCCGCCGTTTTAGGATCTCTTGTAAAATCGGAGCCTTCTTTAAAACCTGTTTTCTTAAGATCCTCTACTACTCTATCCATTAATCTATTGTCAACTGTTAACTTTCTGGAAATAGCCTCATCACCTTTTTTTATAGTACCAACTAAGGCTCCAAGAGCTGCTCCGACTAATGTTCCGGCGGCTACTACTCCAAGTCGTTTAGCAAATGGACTTAGAGCATTTAATTTTCGGAAAGTAGGGTTACTTCCTTCATATTTAATATTTTTAGCATCTTTTCCGGATAATGGTAAACTTAGAGTAGCTACGTTTCCACCAATTATAGCTCCTTTAACAGTATCAGATAATATACTAAAGTCTTTTCTTCTAAATGTAATCATATTATTATCATTTTTCTCGGAAAAGATTTTTTTAAATTTATAAGAGGTTGTCTTTTTAGGTTCTTTTACTTCTACCTCTTTTAAAGTTTTATTAACTCCTCCAAGTGCTTTAGTTAATCTATCCATTGCTTCTAGCTGTTCATCTTGATATTTTTTATCAGAATTTTTTCTAGTAGCATTAATAGCAAGATTAGTTCCAGAAAATCCAGCAGTGGCAGTAGTAATTTTTGCCGTAGGGTTATTTTTATAAAACTCCTTTACATCTCTGATTATTTTCTTTGGTTTAAATTTTGCCATAATTTTTTATTAATTTTAATAGGAATAACCATCTCTTTGAGTCATATTTGTCTTCCAATCCTGTTTTTCTCTTCGTCTAGCCTGTCTCTGAGCATAATTAAGTCTTTTATTATACCATTCATTATTTTCAGCTTGTTTATTTCTATTTCGAAGAGCCATTCCACCTGCTAGAAGACCACCAACAACTAATCCAGTTTTTCCACCTTTACCCATTCTTCCGAGTAAACTACGACCTGCCTTATTCTTTCCAAAAGCTCCAGCTACAGAACCAACTGTTCCACCAAGAGCAGCCCCACCAAGAGCAGCCCCAGCTACAGAACCATATCCAGGAGCCTGTTTTGGTTTTTCAGCAAGAATATCTGAATCCTTCATTCTTTTAAGATTATCAGTATCGTCGTATTTAGTGAATAATTTTCTTTTTATAATCATTGTATTTCTTGATTTTTAGAATCTTGATATTTGAAAGCATCTTTATCTAGAGCCCGAGCTGTTTTATTTACTATTTTCTCTCCAGTTCCCCATGTTGCTCCTAAAACTGCAGCACCGACTGGAATACTACCTGCTAAGGCTGTTTTGGGGTTATCCATAATGAATTTACCTGCTTTTTGAGACCATACTGAACCTGAGTGTTTTCCATATCTATTTAACTGATGACCGAATTTGTATACACCTTTTCGACCACCTCCGCCAGATAAATTAGAAAGTCCACCTAAAATTGTTTGTCCAGGAGTTTTAAATATCTGTGAATTTCTTACAGATTTAGAAGCGCCAGTAAGTAATCTTTTAACTGCCATTACTCCAGGGACTGCATAGTTTCTCTGAGTTAATGCCATCTGATCTTTATATTGAGCTTTTTCAGCAGAGTATCCGAGAGCCATGGGAGCAGAACCTAGAGCAGCCATCGTTATTAACGTTCCTTTATTTTTTTTTGCAGCTTCTCCTAAAACTTTTCCAGTACCTTTTACTGCTTTCATTATAGATCCAGCAGAATAGGTTTTTTCAAGAGGCATTCCATTTTTCTTCATATCTTTTTGAATTGCTTTATCAGTAAGATATGAAGCTCCTGCCATTGTAGCTCCCATCATAGTTCCACCAATCAGCTTATTTTTTCCTTTCCACACAATTTTACCAACATCTTTAGCGAGACCTTTAGCATTTCCTAAAGTTTTATTATTCTTAAGAGTTGCTGTAAGTTTTGCAAAATTTATTTGAGCAAACTGTTTTTGTCCCATTACATCTGCTGCTTGTTGTGCTGCTTGTGGATTATTTTTTGCGTTTTCTGCAATTTTATTTAAAGCTTTGGTCATCTTTCTATTTTGCTCCTCTGCCTGTGCTGCTTGTTCCTCAGCTTGTTTCATTTGATCAGAGCCTTGTTTTAGAGAAAGACCTGTACCAATAGCCCCTGCAGCATTTAAAGCCATTCCCCAAAAAAATTCTTTTTGTCTAAACTTAATCATAATCTAAATCCTCCTATAATTAAGTCTGCATATCTTGACCGGCAGTTTTAAGACCTTTTCCAAGACCTCTAGTAGCTGCAGAACCTAAGAGATAACCAGCTCCCATACCTAAAATACTTCCAAATGGTCCCCCTATCATTGTTCCAATAGTTCCTCCTAATTTAGTAGCTCCTAAAACACCACCAGCGATTCCGGCTACTTTATTATCAAGAGCTTTACCAACTCCTTCTGTAACTCCTCCAAGTGTATTTCCGGCAGCTTCAGTTAGTGCATTGTAACATTTTCTTTTTAATCTGTATCTTGCCATTTACCTCTTCCTCCACGATTTAATTCTTGATTTAATTTTCTCATTTCTTTTCCTAAATTACCGATTCCAGCTAATTCACGTTGAGAAGTATTCATTCTACCCAGTCTATCCATATCTGTATCATATTTTCTCCCTTTAGTGAAACCAAGAGCTGGGTTATTAGTATTTAATATCTTGGTTTGAGAAAATCTCTTTACAATCATCATGCATTAAGTAAATATATTTTATAACCTAATCCGAAGGGTAATATATTCAATGCATTAATAGCATCTTCGATAGATTTGAATTCTAAGACCAATGATCTTGATTTTTTATCATATTTGATAGCCTCTCCAAGCAATTCAGAAACTTCATAAGATAGATCAAAGGAAGGAGAGAATGAACCAGATAGATAGGGATATTGTTTATCACCGCCTTTACTCTTAAATTCTCTTTGCTCTAAAATTGATCCTGGAAATTCTGAATACTTCTTTTCTTTCTTTTTTCCACCTCTTCTTTCTTCAGGATTATCATTCCTAGGTCCAGAAGTGTCTCCTAAAGAAGTATTATTATTTCCTCCATTATTGTTATTATTCCAATTTGGATCACTATCTTTTGGCGCAAATATAGAATGACTTACGTTTAATTGCATATTTCCAAGACGTTTATCATATGTTTTACCTGGAAGTCTAACCTCATCTGGTAACTTTGCTTTGGCACCAATTTTTAGATACATTCTATATTTATCTTTTCCAAACATAGAAGTACTAATTACAAATCTTTCGATTACTACATTATTTCCTCTAAGAACAGGAATTAATGCACTAGTATCTATTACTCCGAATTTATTTCTATCAGAATATCGCATAAGTTTTACATAAAGACTTCTCATTGCATCATATTCTGTAAATTCTTTCTGTCTAAATTTAATCATGCCACAACTGATAAATTATATTTTGTAGCGAGAATTTCTATAATATCAAAAGCTATTCCTAAGTGATCAGTTTCTGCTGTGATTACTCTGGTTTCTTTATTAATATCAGTTATTCTCATTCTAAAAATATCTTTGATTAATTTTTGAGTATAATTGTATAATTCCTTATCCTGTACTTGAATTTGATAATATCCAGACTCATTTTTTATAAATGAAACTAAAACCATAGCCTTAGAATTAACTCTACTAACGCTATCTGCTTGCTCTGGAGTTATAATATTAGGCCGTAATCCTTGTTTCTTTAAATATTCAATAGCGTCCGGCATTAAATTTTGGATAAGGTATTTCTTCTTTCTAAAATTTATCATAACCCTTTGTTTATAATTGTTGTTTCAGTATCAACCGGAACTTCATAATGATAATCTGGATTATTTCGTTCAAACTCTATATTCTGAACTATTTCTTCTAGGAATTTATATCTATCATCAATTACTTCATAGAAAAATAGTTCACATCTGAATTGACATTGATAAGAGAAATTTGAATTATCATCTTGTTGATATGTCTGGTTAAAATCTTCAGTTATTCCTCCCCATTTTATTGCAGCTGTCCATCTTTGTCCATATCTATCTGATGTTTTGAATTCACAGAAATTAGTAAGTAATGTGACATTCATATATCTATTTTTAAAGTCAAAGAATAATGGCATATCAGTACTTCTTAGATAAAATTCAACTGGTATTTTATGCTGCATTACTTTATCATCAGAATACTTAGGATGATTATCTTTCACTGGAGTCTGAAGAAATTGATAAACAACATGTGATGTTTTAGTTAATGTAGTTTCTTTATTAATTCTAACTAACTCTAAACCATAATCATCTAAAATTTTACGTAATTCTAGAATAAATTGATCTTGATAATCTACAGCTCTTATAACATAATCATTATATTTCCTTCTTAATGTAAATATTGTTTCAGATTCAGATTCAAGTGTAACATCATCTGAACTAATTATAATTTTAGGAAAATTTCTTATCTCATAACAGCTTGGTCTAGGTCCAATAGGTTGAAGATATATAAGATTTCCAGAGTAAAACAAGAAATTTATAAACTCAGGATTTTTATAATCTCCTTCCGAAACTACTATTGTTGTATAATTATAGTTTTGGATAACTCTAGATTCTGAGTCATTTACAATAACTATATTAATAGTATGTGGATCATAAGTTAATTTTCTTAACTTAAGTCCATTTAATGTAACATAAGTATTTTTAAATAATTTAGGAAGTCCTGTAGGGAGCATGTCAATTCTTTTTTCAGTACACGGTATTCCTAAAAGATCTGATAAACTTCCAGAAGTACTTCCTGGAGAATAAGTTAGAGTGAGAGTAGATCTTGAAGTATCCTCTACTATAGAGCTTATTTGTCCTTCTTTTACTTGAAAATACCTACATTTATTAGAAGAGAGTTTAAGACCTCTGTAAATTACATCACTCATAAAACTTATTTTAATATTTTAAAATTAATTTTCAGGGATTAACTTCTTCCTTAACTATTAGCTTTATTTTCTGCTGCTAAAAATGTACCAGCACCTAATGCAGCAGTTCCGGCGGCAGCAACACCTAATCCTTTACCTATTCCAATAGTGCCTCTTCCCACAGTAGAAGCTAAATTCTTAAAACCTTTGGCATTTTCTCCTGCTTTAAAAGCTCCTTTTGCTGCAGTCCAATTTGCCGCTGTTTTGGCGAATGGAGAAAATAATCCAAAATTTTTTCTTTTAAGCTTATAAGTTGCCATAATTATTTCATAATTTTTCCAAGTGCCTGCATACCTTTTTGATCAGCTTTTGCATTAAAAGCTTGTTTTGTCATCTGAGATCCTGTTTTCTTTAAAAGTGCATTATCAATTTGTTTAGCTCGTGCAACTCCAAAATCCTTAGCTCCAGACATCATCATTCTATCTCCAACTTTTCCTCCAACAGCTTTACCAGCTTTCATTAGTCCAGTATTAGTTTTAGCCATTATGTTAGCCCCAAGAATGGCTGCACCTGCTGCGAGGCCACCTAAAGCTAATTTTTTCCCAGTACTCATTCCGCCTTTATCATCAGAATATAATTTTCTCTTTAATCTAAATGTACTTGCCATAATTGTAAAAATTAAAAAGAGAAGGAACCTTAAGTCTATAAGACCTAGGGAATCCCTCTCTTTGTTTAAAATCATTTTATTCTTTAGGGATCTGAGAGTTTAACGATCCAAATGATTTTTATGGTTTAATTAGATACCGAATTTGAAAGTAACCTTCTGTACCAATTCAGGAGCCATATACTTAGTACCTTCCTGATAGTAGATACCAGAAGCCATCTGAGTTGGGTTATTGTAGTTACCAATAGTCGGAGTATCAGTCAAAGGCATATAGATACCACGTGCAAGCGGAGCCATCTGACCATCTTTTGTTTTGTGAATTGCATAGAAAGTACCTTCACCCGGAGCTTCAGCAATATCAGTAGAACGAAGTACAGGAATACCATTATACCAACCCAACAGGTCATTGATATAAGTCATCTTAGTATTACGTTCCCATTTACCAATCATTCCACCCTTCTGGAATTGATTAGATGCCATATTACCAGCTACATAGGCAGTAACATCAACACCCTTAACAGCTTTAGTTGCCAATGCACTTTCAACATTAATCAAGTAAGCATCGAACAAGTCAACTCTAGAACGATAATCCATGAACTGACCAGTCATAGCACCCTGAGTCAAATCCAAGTCAGCCATAACGTTACCATTATAACCTTCTTCCAAAGTAGAAACCAATTTATAGTTAATTACCTTAGTATACAATTCACGAAGCTTAGTGAACAAGAAAGTAGCCATATCAGAACCAGTTGCTTTCTTCATAGCACCTAAAGCAGCAATGTTATATTCAGCTACCAACATATCAGGTACAGTAGCCAAACCAAGCTGTTGCATCTTAGCGATAAATCTCTTATCATTAGCATGTGCATTAGAAGCACCAATAGTATTACAAGGAGTACCAGTAACATCTTCCTTACCTACAATAGTGATAGTTTCTGTAGCAGCATCACCAGCCAAAGCAGTAGCCAAAGTAAATTCTACACGACCATTCAAATAGTTGATAGTACCGTTAGAAATCTTACCAGCAACAGCCATGAAAGCACCCTGACCATTATCGATCAATTCGAATTTTTCAGTTGCAGTAGCAATCTTAACACGTACTGTACCAGGGATAATCTTACGACCAATCAAAGAAGAGTAGTCAGCATTAGTAGTCGGAGTAATATTCAAAGTAAAGTTACCCATAGCTTGAATATCCTGATAGTTATCCGGACCTAAGTTAGGAATAACAGAACGCATATCAGTTACACCCAAAACGTCGAACCAATAGAACAAACCATTAGGCTGATCAAAGTCACGTTCGATAGACATATAACCTGCGAATGAGCTTACATAAGAAGCTACAGAAGCATTGAAATACTGAGTAGACAGCAACGGAGTTTCTGCATAACCAGAGAAAGTCTTCTGCAGCAAATTACCTGCATTACCTAGACCAAACAAATCTTTCATTTCATCGTTACGAGAGAACATCTTAGCATATTCACGAGAACGAAGGTTAGCATCTTCTGCTGATACTGAGCTATTAATAAGAGCCTCCATCATTGAAGGAGTCTGCATCATTTGCAAATACTGTGTATTCATAATGTATATAATGTTTTTATTATTTTTAGTTTATGTAAAATGGTTTTTGAGGATAACCATAAACCTATCTATTTATATTTAATTACTTACGAAAACTATTTCCAGTCAACCATGATACTAGAGTATCATTTGTATCACTGAATTTCTTTTCTGAGAACTGAGCTTCCTGAAGATCTTGTTCTTGAGCCTGTGCAGGAGCTTGTTTTGCTTCCATAATTTGCTGAGCTGCTTCTTCTGCTACTGCTTGGATACTTTGAACTGCCTGAAGTGCTTTATCTTCAATAGCTTCAACACTAGTAGCACCACCTTGTGCAGGAGCAACACCTGCCGGAACTGCTACTTCCTGAGGAGCTACAGCATTAGGATCAGCTAAAGGAATTACAGGAGTATTAGGATCTACTTCTCCAGCAGGAACAGGAACTGCACCTACAACATCTGAGAAGAATTTATTAAGAATAGGATCTTCATAATCTCCTGAGAATTTCTTTTCTTCTTTATCAATAGAATGTTCTTCAAGTTTGTCAGCTTCTTCTTCTGATAATGGATGACATTCAATATCATCTTCACTCATAGTAGCCTTAGTAAATTCACCATTTTCCTTATCTTCTATAATTGCTTCTGTAGCTGAAATTGGAGTAATGATTTCTTTATCTGTTTCTACTTTCTTACCAGTTTCAATAGCTTTTTCTACTGGACAATGACCATCTTCTTCAGAGAATAGACGAACCATATATTCAGTAAATTCCTCACCTTCAGAGAAGAATTTAGTTTCTGCCTCATTACAGTAGATATCTTCAGAAAATTCTTTTTCTTCATGATTTTCAACTTTATCTTCTACTGCAATACTGTTTGTTAGATTATCGGCTTCTGCTTCTGAGATAGGATTAACATCAAGAACTTCTTCATCCATCTCAGCTTTAGTAAATTCGCCATTTTCTTTATCCTGTATAACTGCAGTCTTAGAATCGATAGGCGTAATAATTTCTTTATCTGTTTCTACTTGTTCGCCAGTTTGGATTGCGCTTTCAATTTCAGCAGAATCAGCCTCTTCAGAGAACAAACGAATCATATACTGAGTAAGTTCTTCATTTTCTGAGAAAAATTTAGTTTCTGCTTCGTCACACCAAACATCAGAGAATTCTTTTTCTTCTTCCTCATCTTCGTCTTCCTCTTCTTCAGAAACAACGATATGATCTGTCAACTCTTCTGCTTGATCTTCGCTTATCTTTTCAAGCTCCATTTCTTCACCTTCTAAACTAACTTTAGTAAATTCATCTTTATTTTTATCCTGTATAACTGCAGTCTTAGAATCGATAGGTGTAATAACTTCAGAATCTGTTTCAATCTCATCACCATTTTCAATAGCATCTTCAATAGCATCCTGAGTTGCACTAATACTATCTACAGATTCAGAGAAGAAACGACACATAAAGTCTGTATTATCAGCTTGGAATTCAGTTAAGTAAATAGTATGATCTGAAAATTCTGCTTGTTCAGGTTCTCCAAGTTGTTCATCTTCAACTACACCAAGACCATTCAAGAGATCGATAGCATATTCACGAGCGTCTTCGGGGTTATCAAAAATTCTAACTCCTGCTACTCCTTTTTCTGTTAAACTCTGAACTAATTCTTGAGCTGATGCTTCGTCATACTCTGGAGCATCTACAATAACATGATTTACTGGATCTACTCCTACTACAAACAACGGATCAAACTGTTCTGCTTCACTAAAATTCTTAGATTCTAGCTCAGTAACATCCATATCTTCACCATTAAACTCTACCTTTGCTTGATCACCTGTAGATTCTGATGTAACAACTACTTCATTTTCACCAGTTTTCTCTACTTTAAGATCACCTACTTTAGCTGTTTCTTCTGATTCAATAACTTCTGAGAATAATCTTTCACAAAATTCTTGATCTGAGAAAATTCTAAGAACTACGCTATTATCAGTACTTACAGAGAATTCTTTTTCTTCGCATTCTTCTACAGCTTCAGGACCTTCTTGTGCAGTAATTTCTACACTTTCTTCATGACCAGCTGCTGGATTTAAACCACCATCAGGAAGATTCGGTGCAATAACAGCACTACCATCCATATGACTTTCAACTTCCTCGTCAACTGCACCTACCTGATTACCCGGAGTTACTCCATCCCCTTCCGGATGAAGATATCCCTCGATTTGTTCAGATTGTTCAGCTGGATACATATCATAAGTATCGTCCTCGTCGGAAGCTTTTTCAACGATAGTAACTTCGCCATTTTCTTTGTCTGTTACTGAAACTTTACCGTCACCGATATTTTCATATTTTACTTCTTCAGTATCAACAGAGCCGTTAGCCTTAGCATCTTCAATATCTCTGGCTACTTGCTTTGCTAATTCTTCATCCTTATCCTCTACAGCTGAGAATAGGACTTCCATAAATCTTGTATTTTTCATACTGAGTTTTATAAATATTTTATTTCATTATATCAACTTGATTTCCTTGAATTTTGATTACTCCACGATCAATTAATATATCTATTATATTATCTGGAGCATCATCATATCTCTCTTCTAGGATTTTTGTAAATTCTTTGATTCCCATTGCAGAATTACCAAATTCTATCTTTAAGTCTCCAATAATTCCAGAGTCTTCAATCCAATCTTCTACTTCTTCAGTGCTAGAAAACTCAACTTCTTTCATTTCTTCAAGTGGAAGAGAATGAGCTTTTTTAATTAGCATTATACCTTTCGGTCCTAAAGATCCTTTAGATTCTAACATATTAATTATGTCTTCCTTAGGTCCTTCTATTGGGTCTAAATCCAAAATCTTAGTCACTGATACGATTAACTTAGAGAATAATTTAGATTGTAAGAATGCAGTTTCAGGAATAGTAACTTTATTATCTTCATCAATACTAGCAAAACCTTTTTCAACTAAATCTTCGGCGGAAATACCAAATGCCTTAACAACTTCTGATTCATTTAAAGTTTTGCCAGAAAATTCTTTTAATTTTACCTCAAATTCGTTCGACGGTTCTGAAAATTCTTTTTGTACAGCGGCATTATTATCTCCGCCGAATAACGAACGTCTTGAGAATCCTTTTTCTACTTCTTCAATTTTTGATACTTCGACTTGTACAGCTTCAGGAGTATTTTCAGGACTTGGTGTAACTTCTAAAACATTAAATCTATTTACAGCTCCACATTTAGGACATAAGAAGTTAGTTGTAGTGGCTAAAGTATCCATAATATAACCACAATCTCTACACTGAATTTTCTTATATTCTGCCTGAGTTACTCCACCTGAAAATAACTTGCGCCGTGGAGAAATCGAAGAAGAGAATAATTTACGTCTTTCTACTTTCATAATCTTTTTAACTGTTTTCTTCAGGGTTTTCTTCTTCTACTGGCTCTTCTTTCTTCGTACCATTCTTCGGCGCGAATATTTCCTCTAACATTGCATTAACAAAGTCAGAATAAGCAGCTTGAATTTTTTGATATCTTGCCTTAGATATTGCATTAGTTTTAGATACCTCAGACATAGCCATCTTATATGGTAAGAACAATTTTTGTACACTTATCAATGTATTTATAAAATTTATTTATAATTTAGACTATATCTTCTGTCTATTTTGACAGTTTATATACATAGTCGTTGAACAAATCACTTCTTTAGATTTATCTAAGTATGATTTGATGCTGATTTATCTCATTTAGATATTTCCAGCAATTCATATAAAAAACGCATATTATTTACGTACATTCTTACCTAAACTAGAAGCACCAAGTAATGTTCCTGGATTTTTTCCATTCATGATTTCTGGTGTAATCGACTTCATAATATCCAAAAGATCTGTAGTAAACAAAGACTTCATGATTTTAAGTGTTTCTGGATCTATTTTCTCTGGGCCGCCTTGCTGTTTTAGAAGTTGTTTGTAAGATAGAATCAATACACGAAATCTTTGACGAGTTGAATACTTTGATTCACGAATTCTATCTCTTAATGCAATTACTGAGAAATCTTTTTGAACAGGTTCTTTTGGCATCTTACTAATGGATTCTAAAACTTCTTCTACCATTCCATCTGCGGAGAAAACTTTTGCTTTTAACTTTGTAAATTTTCCATCAATCTTGGATGATTTTAACATATCTCCACATCCAAGAGAATTTAAATCAGAGAAAGCTTTTACTTTAAGTCCTTTAAATTCAAAATCCTTTGGAGTATATTCTATATCCGAAAAGTTTTTTTCTTCCCCATCAGATATTAGATTTCCTTCATCATCCCAAGTCTGTACTACTTGAGCTTGTTTCCAAGAAGGGTTCAAAGTAACATCTAATCCCTTGATACTTACTAATTTACGTAATGTATCTACTCCAGAAGTAGATGAATCCCAATATCCCAATTATTTAACTAATTTATAATTAATTGTAGACTATATTATCTAAGAAAATTTCTTAGTGTTTACTCTAGTCGTTGAGAAACTATTTTTATTAATAGTTTTTGCTGATTTAATTTATTATTTTTCCAGCAATTAAAAACATTTTCATGAATTAACTTTGAATTCATGCCTCAGATATTGTTTAAGGATAACTGCACTTACTCCAGGACGAACTCCGGCCTTTAATAAGTACTTTAATCTTTTTATGTTTTGTGCAGCCTCATCATCTGCTAAGGCTTCATCAAATAACTCTATTTCAGCATAACACCAAGAATCAGGCATAAGCTCTAATTTTGTTACATAAAATACAGGAGCAGCAGCCTCTGTACAAAGTAACATCATATCATCTTTACCCACAGTCTTAGATAATGCTGTTCCTGAGTTTTTTGCATTAGCCAAATTTCTTGCTCTGTGAGTTAAACCTCCCAACATATTCTTCGATTCAATAGAGCTTTTATAAGCATCACTATTGAGATAATCTTGAAGAACTTGTGCTGGAATATGACTCCCATCACTTGCTAAAATTTGGCTGCTTGTTGAAAATAATTTAACTCTACAGCGCATAATTAATTTTTTTATTTATATTTTATATAAACTTTTATAATCTATTAATGTATTTGGATCTATTCCATATTTTATTGTTTTATTTAAAAAATCAGATACTTTTTCATATGTATTTAATATATACGGAACTTCTAAAAGAATAATATCTCCATTACTATTTTTACAATAATCTCTAACGTCTGTATCTCGTTGAAACTGTTTGATAAAATCATCTTCTACCCAATTATAAAAATTTTTAAATTTATTGTAGTGTTGTTTCTCCGTGATATTCAATCCAGTAAGTTTGATTATTTACTACTATAGAGAAATCTATTCGAATAGATTTAGTTTTATCTTTTCTAATATTATTTACAACTACTTCATCTAAATAACTTATTTGAAAATTTTTTAACCAGGTTATAATTAATAATTCTCCAGTAGATTTATTGATTATAGGATTTCCCATTTTTCTATGTATATGATCTACTGGGGACATTTTAAATACATCTCCAGTACAATTATCTAAAATAGTTATTGGAGTTACGTAATTGATATAATCATCTAAATATGTATATCTATCTCCATGTACTTTTCTTGCTTCTACCAAAAATTGACTATCTGTCTTTTTATGTTTAATAGCTCTTTTATAAGCTCCTAATATAAAATTATCTTTCTTTTCTACAATAAAATGTAAAAAATTAGTTTCCCAATTTCCTATTGTATCTCCAGTAAAAGGATTTATTTCATTTACAAATACAGAAAACTTACTAGTTTTATTTTTAATAAATTCACATGTATTCGTAAAATCATATTCATATTTATATTCTGAATATTCCCTTGATAAATTAAACTGTTCAATTAAATCACTTTTTATCATGAGAAAATCACAAACATAATTAGGATCTTCTCTTAATCTATTCTTTATGTATTCAGTAGTATGAAAATACTTATCTGAATAATAGTACTCTATTTTCTTATCTATCCAATATTCAGTATATAATTTACTTATTGGCAGTTTTAAAATCCATCTACACTCCCATTCTAGAAAATTAATCCCTAATCTATTTTCAATAGAGTGTTTTAATTTTGAAAAATTATTATACCAAATTCCTAGTTCAGGAACATAAAATAATTTAACTAACTTATTTCCTTCTTTTATTGTTAATACTATCTTATAATTTTCTGATAATTCTATTGGAACTGGTAAAAATTTATTATCAATTGACTCATTAGTTATCACATTATCTACATATTCAAATGAATCTATCCGTTCTACAATAAATTCATTCCCTCTCTTAGGTCTATTAATTTTATAAAGTTTTACTAAATTTTGTATAGTATTAGCAGAAACTTTATAAATATTTCCGATTTCTTTATAGGTTAAATGTTTTTTGATAAGATTTTCAATATCTTCTTTGCTAATATTTCTATCAACTAAAGATATATTTTTCTTTTCATATTCAATGCCTAATCTTTTTATTCTAAGTCTAGTTGCACCTTCTGTTAAGTTATATAATTTAGAAATTTCAGAAATAGTTAGTTTTTTATCAAAAAGAAGTATTTCTATATCTTCTTTAGATATTATAGTTTTTCTTTCTGAGATATCAATTCCAAATCTTTTTATAGCTTTATGAACAGCACTTTCACTTGTAATTCCATAATGATTAGCTATCTCTTTATATGTTAGTTTCTTATCAAATAATAAATACTCCAGTTCTTCTTTGTTCCAATCAATCTTTCTTTTCATTTATTCTACTTATAGCTTCCCAAGATATCAAACTCTAAATTTATTTAATTTTCATTAGTGGAAGAGTAACTCGCGACTTTTACTCTTCCTTAGTGATTTTGAATAAATGAAAATTAAATATAAATTCCACGATATCTCATCGTCTATTTATCTAGGTCGAGATGACACGGCTCAAACGTGCGACTTCTTGGTCCCAAACCAAGCGTTCTATCTACTGAACTACATCTCGAATCTATTCTATTTATTCTTCTTTCTTTTTTCATTCCATTTTCGAATAGCTATTTTCCCTGATACATATGCACCACCAATAGGAAGTGCTGCAATAGTTCCTGCGATAGCTGCTTGTTTTGTTTTTCCAGCTTTTGCAAGTTTGGCAGCAACAACTCCAGGAACAATATCAGATGTTCCAAGAATTATAGCTTCATCTGGGTGTTTCTTTACATACTCCACCACCTTCTTACCAGTTTCTTTAGGATGAGTTACTGTATGTTCAATAGATTTTCCTATTTCTTTAACTTTATCAGTAACTTTACTAAATCTTTTAACTCTCAACATAGTTTTTATTAGTTATTATTATTTTCTTTCGTTGAACTATCCTGACTCGAACAGGAAATCCCAGAACCAAAATCTGGTGTATTGCCAATTATACTATAGTTCAATCATTTCTCCATAAAATATATTTTTGGAGTTTCTGATATAATTTCAAATCCAAGTTTCTTATATAAATTTATCGCATTTATATTTTTCTTTGATACTGTAAGTTTATTAGCCCCAGAAGAATTTATCAAATCAGTTGCTATTCCTTTTCCTCTATACCCCGGAGAAACTTCTAGAGCAATAATAGTATCTTCTTCGCACGCTATATATCCCACCAACTCATCTTTGGCTGGGTTTATTAATAATTTTCCAGCCGTTTTTCCTGGTGTATTTCTTGCGTGCTTTAACATATTCTCCTGTGACTTATATTTTTCTATATTTTCTTTGGTCCAGGGAAGTTCTTTATATTTTTGTTTTCGTAGTATTATCATAAGCTCTAAAAACCTTATATGTGTAATAATAAATATAGAAAATTATGAAAAATTTAAAAGTAGGAGATAAAGTTAAATCTCGTAAAACAGGATTTTATGGAGTAGTAACTGATGTAGATATTACTCCTAATAAATTATTTGTTAAAGTTAAATTAATGTTAAACGATAGAGAAGTAGAAATTCCAAAAAGCGTTCTGGATTATGTTACTCCAGAAGAATGGGAATTTGTAAAACGTATGGAAGAAAGAGATTGAAATATATCTCTTTTCTTTTTTTTCTGTTCCTAGGACTTGATCGAACAATAGACCACTTTCCTCTGGCCATCCTAGGAATTGATTATATATTATGGAAAAAGAATCTTAAAATATATTTTCCAACATGTTTTGAAGTTCTTTTTGTGACTCTTCTCTTGGATCCGCTGTTATTTTAGTAAGAGATTCGAGTTGTTTAGCTATTCCTGAAGAATATCCCATCTCTTCTCCTTCATCAATAGATAATTTTAAAGAATAAACACTAGAAGCTAAAGCATCCCATAAATCCTTGCTTCCTGGCTTAGAACCATCAGGATTATCAAATAATGGAGATATTGATGCTTTTTTAGGATGATCTACTTTACGTTTTGGACCAACATATCTTAAATCATATGCCTCTCTTTGTAATCTTTTATATTCAGGAATTTCAAGAAGTTCATTGTTTATTATATACTTCAAATAAAGAGCCGGTTCACAAGGAGTATTATCTGTAGAAATTCTCCCATTATTTCTAATTCCTTCTCTTTCACAATATTGAAGTATTTGTTTAGAAAAAGCTTGGTCAGCACTAACTATAATATTAAATTTCTTGTTAAGATCTTCTATAAACTGCTCTATGTGAAATAAACTCGTCTCTTGTCCTTCTAACCTAGATACACCTAAAACAAAATGACATTTAACCTTAGGAACTAAAGTACCATTTATATTTTCCCAATGATCAAAACTAACTGCTGCTATTCCAGTTGTATCATCTACTACACCTAAGTCAAGACCTAGCCATATAGGAGTACCTCTTGGAATAAGATTAATCATTTTTTCTACATGATTAATAATCCTATCTTCTTTATCATAAAAATCAACTGTAATAATTTCAGGAATTCTATTCTTTATTGTTGAACATTTAGATAAGTGTTCTATAGTACCTCCAAAAAAACTATCTGATGATCCTGTATTAATACCAGATTTATCTTGAAGAGCTTTAATCAAATCAGATTTAAATTCTCCGAATAATTGAATAGGTACATGTTCCACTCTATCAGGGTCTTGATCATCTTCTAATTTATAGTTCTCTTCTTTATCATTTTTATTTAATATTCTTGGAGGATATTTACCATCTCCAGTATAAACTGAGAAAGTTATTCCCCTTGAACGTTCGTACAGATTTTTTCTAACTTCATAATGAGAAGGTCTACAATCCCAAGTAAATTGAGGTTCTGCATTCTCAAGAAATATTTCAGTTGGACCACCTGCACCTCTACTAGAACTATCAATTATTAGATTTCCGGCTAATGTTAAACTTTCTTTTACATCAAAACGAGATGTAATACGAATATACGTACTATTTACACGTTCCATGGCTTTTTCTTCGTTAGGCCAAAAATTGACCTCAGACATGATTGCAAAAATCAAGTCAGTTCCTAGTCCACCTGCCAATCTATTTCTATAATACTCTATTATAGTTTAGAATATAAATTTAACTTATATAATTATATAAGTTAGTAAGTCTTTATTCGTTACATCAAAGATTACTTAGATTTATCTAAGATCCTTGACTCGGTATTGGGATTATCCTTTCACCGAATTTACTTACTTTATTACCATATAATTTCTTAATATGGAGGGCAACTTTTTATACTACATTACCCCTAGGACCAGAAGTTAATATTCTTATATTATGTCTGTGTGGTAAATTTCTAAAAAATGGACTCTGCTTTAATACATCATCTAGCATCCATCTTCGAAATTCAGCATTTGCTACATCTTCATCTCTATGAAAGATGATAAAACTAAGTGGTTTTTTACCTAATTTAAATGTTCTCCACGGATTAGCCATACAACTTAACCTAGCTAGTGTATTTGTCATAGCTAATTTAGATACCGTAGATTTACCTATACCGCAAATTATTTAATATATTTATTTATATATTGCAGACTATATCATCTCTAGTTCTCTCATTCTAGAGTTATACATTTAGTCGTTGAGAAAGGATTTTATCATCCTTTTTGCTAATTAGATTTTATATTATCTTTCTAGCATTTTAGTATAATTATAAGCCACCGATATATTAATGGCTCCTGATAAACAGAGTAATGGTTTTGCTGTTGTAACTTCATTTGGAAAAATTCTCTTCAATCCATCTTTCCAAAAAGGAAATATTACATCTCCATGATCAAAAAATTCCTGACTACCTAAATAATAATCATCAGAATATAATCTTTCTATCGTTGGAGGTCTGTGTGTAAATCCTTTGAGACGAAGAAATACCATTATCTTTTCATCTTCTGTTAATGATGTGTATTGATCCCTAAGATCTACTTTTGCTAAATCTTTTTCTATATTTTTAGTGGGATCAAAATGGTCTGTGAAATTAATCATAATTTTGATCCTTTCTCTTTTTATAATTTCTCAAAACCAGGAATATATAACCCATTATTTTCTCACCTAGCTTGTCCATTAGTTTTTACACGTTTAACCCACTCATTTTGTCCAGGTGCAGTAGGTGTTACTTCCAAAGATCTTGTTTTATGAGAATTATACCGTTTTAAATTCATTCTTTTAGCATCTAAACTACTAATTGAAGAATTTCCTCCTTTATTACTACTGCTGCTATTAATAACTTTCGGTTTCTGTAATTGATTAGGATTCCCAAATAAATCTCCTACAAACTCAACTTTCTTTCCTTTAGGACGTCTTTTAGTAAAATAACTTTTAGTTACATATCCATTACCATTAGGAGATATAAAAGAATTTTGAGCATCTTTAGTTACAGAGTGTAAATCTAATGCTGCATTCTTTGCTTGTGTTGCTATTTTAGAATTAGATAGTCCGGTAGCTTTTCTAGTAGTAGTTGTTATTATATTTTTCAATGGAGTTAAACTTGTTACATTAGTAATATTTGCAAACAATTTAAGTTTCATTCTAGTAAGACCTCCCCAATAAAAATCTTCTTCTGGGGTTGTCAAGACTCCATCATCCTTAAATCCAAGCTTCTCATAAATATGTCTAGCATCAGGAGATCTACCAGGCACTTCAAGAGTAACATATTTATAACCTTGAGACTTAGCAAATCTAATCAACTCTGTTAGAATAGCCTGAGAATATCCTTTACCTCTATAATCTTCATAAGTTTCAATCCACATTATATTTAATTCTTCTTTGGACTTTTCTATAAGATTTAATTCTGCTACTTTCTCAGAACCTAAGTAAATATCAAATGACGGTCTCTTATTACTCCATTCTCTAAGTCTCTTAATAAATTTTCCAAGAATATCTACAAAAGATTTAAATCTATTTATTGTGAGAGATTCTCCTGTTTTCTTACTTACAATTTTTATAGAATCTTGTAGAGTATCTAATTTACTAAATCTTTTTACTTTCATATTTATAATTTTATTTTATGTTGTGTGAGAGAGATTCGAACTCCCGAAAGCAAAGCTAATAGATTTACAGTCTATCCTCGTTAACCACTTGAGTATCACACAAACTTATTATTAATTAACTGGATAATAAAGATTTCGCTACATCAAATAAAATATAATCTTTCCAAAAGAATAAATCTGATTCATCTTTTTCTTTTCCAAAATGAATACGCACCTTATATTTACCTTCAAGTATACTAAAGGGAACTAATAGTATAATATCAAGTACATAATTATACAAGGCAAAGAAATCTACTTCACCTTTTTTATATAATCCAGATTTATTTTGAAGATTGTACGATAATGCTCCATCTTTATCAATATAGCCAGCAGTAGATTTAACCTGAATTTTATAAAGTATTCCTCCTATATCTGCAATTACATCATATCTATCTACTCCACAAGGTTTAGATGACATAATTCCAACTCTTGCTAATTGAAACATTGTCGCACATTCACCTACATATCCTAATAAATCTGAAGTTAATTTTCCATTAAATCTAGACAATTCAGTGGTACATTCCTTAGGAGGAGCTATCTTTACAGACTCTTCTACTTTTTCTTCTTTAGTAGATTTATCTTCTGGTTTTTTACCTTTGCTGAAACTAAGTGAATATTTCTTTGCACAATCTGAACAACAAAATCTTCCAGAACCAAAAGAACCATCATGCTCTTTACCACAATATTCACATTTTCTTAGTTTCTTTCTATCTGATACTTTTATCCCGTATCTATTTGCTGCTTTACGTATAGCTTCTCCAGTGCTTCCATCACCCCGCATAGCTGCAACTTCTTTATAAGATTTTCCTTCATGAATTAATAATCTTATTAATTCTTCTTTGTTATATTTCTCTTTTCCCATAATTAATTGTTTTTTTTATAATTTTTCTTATCTTTAAAATTATTGCGGAGAGACAGGGATTCGAACCCCGGGTACCTCGCAGTACAACGGTTTTCAAGACCGCCGCAATCGACCACTCTGCCACCTCTCCTAAAACAGCTCTCCGTGGTAATTACGATATACCGACCCTTTGATTAACAGTCAAATGCTCTGCCTCTGAGCTAACGGAGAATATTATTTTTGAGCCTCTTGTCGGATTCGAACCAACGACCCCGAGATTACAAATCACGTGCTCTGGCCAACTGAGCTAAAGAGGCAATTCTGATTTAATTATGAAATATAAATCAGAAAATATCATAAAACTTAAAAGCCTTATATATGTGTAGTAGAATAAACGAGTGCTATTTCTTTACTACACTTTTTATATAGAAATAGTACTAATTACCTATGTCGTAGTAGGTATTATCATAATTTAAAGTAGAGATACATAGTTCGTGAGAATAGTGTATCTCATTTTTTATTCTATTCCATGTTCTTTTTGAAATAATCTCATAAAGTCTGCTACTATTTGCTTAGACTCTTCACTATTCAACTCTTCATTTCCAGATTCTTCTGCAATTTTTTTCAATTCAAGATCAGAACCTTTAACAATTATCTGACTCTTCATATCTTCTAATTGTTGAATAAATTGCATAATTTTTTCTCATATCTATTTTTAATATTTATTTTATTAAATTAGACTATATCATCTAAATTATATTTCAAATTTAGTTATACATTTAGTCGTTGAGAAAGGATTTATATTAGTAATCCTTTTTGCTGATTTATGTTTTAACTATCTTTCAGCATTTTAGTATAATTTTCTTAGTATTTCAACTAAGCCGCAGATATATTAACGGCAATAAATGAATCTTGTAAAGTCATTTGTGAACTATCAAAGAGTCTCATTGGATCGAGTATATAATCAATACAAAGACAAAGTTTAGAAATCATATTGAGAATTAAAATAGGTCTTATACTTTGAAATACCTCAGAAACATATAATTCTAAGATATGTCTAGACTTCGGATCTGCCACATTAACTAAAGTATTTGAGAGGCTTCCGAAATCAACATGAAGATCTATATTATATTCTTTATTATAACTAGTAAAGACTTCATTCAATTTATGAGTTAATTCTAGTGCTTTTTGTTCTTTTTGATTACTCGCAATAGCACTAGCATCCATAATAATATTGCGAGCCGTTTTAGGGAGTACTGGAGCTGACCCTATAATATTTTTTAGGTTTTTAGATACATCCTCTTCCGGCTGCAAAATCTCATAATCTCCCGGGTCATCAACAGCTCTCCCTTCTTTCCCTAAAATTTGTTTCTTAAATTCAGGGTCACTAAATGGGTTAACTGTTCCTATCATACATTTATTATTTTATAGTTCTCGCGCTTTACAACTATCAACCGTTTACTTTTTGCACCTAGTGCGATTAATCTTCGGTTGTAAAAATCTAGCGCGTTTGTTCTATAGAGGAGATTGATTACACTACCTCTATAGATTATTTCTTTTACTTCTTAGATCTCCATTTTTTAGCAAATTCTTCTTTTGTCATTTTTCCATCTGCTACTTTTACTCGATCTACTGCTAATTTTGTTTTAGTATCAAGACTACCACTATGTTTTCTAGCAAGCTTATTAAGTGCAACACCTGCTCTAGTACCAGCATAAAGATCCTGCTGCACCTGAAACAGCGCCAATTCCGGCTCCAATAGCTGCACCCTTTTTACCACCAACTACAGCACCTAATATACCGCCACTTATACCACTACCAATTGCTGCATACTTAGCTGCCTGTTTTCCGTATTTATGAGATTTTCCATCTTCAAAAGCTTCAACAAATGCTTCGCGATCCTTCTTAGTAGTCAGAGCTTTATTCAACTTAATATTAATCTTATCACTAGTTGTAAGTTTTGGCTCATCATCTTCCTCTTTTTTTTTTATCAGAGAAATCCTTTTCTTCCAAACTTTCTGCATCTTCTGCAACACTAAAGGTTCTCTCTTCCTCATTTTCCAGTGTTACATCAGTAGTAGAGAAGTATCTCTCTTCTCCTGTCTCATCTTGTAGTAATGAGAATACTTTACGTCTAATATACATACTTAATTACTGTTTTTATTTGATTTATATTTAAAATATTTTTTAAGAGGTTTTATTACCTTCTTAATTCTATCACTCTTTCGTTTAGTTACCCCAAGTTTATCTGTTTCTTCTAAGGTATCTACACTAGAATCAAGAGGATCAAGAATATATCTTGTAATTACCTGACTTGATTTTTGATAAGTTACACCTTCAGGGGCAGCTTCTGAATAACCGGAAAATCTTTTAATTTTCATTTTATATACGGTCTTAGTGGATCAAATCCTTTCTCTTCTTGTTCTTTAGAATCTTCCACTCCTTCTGTAAATGTCTTTTCTTTAATCATAATCTTACAAGTTTGTTTTCATTGATACTGTTGGCGTAGGCTTTGATTTTGTTTTGTACAATCCTATATTATTTACTTCCTGCCTACTATCCTGAGCGTCAATTTTCTTTACTTTTAATTGATTATCTTTTTGAGCTTCATCCTTTTTCTGTTCTAGTTTCTGAGTTTGATTGACTTGCTTCATTTCTTGCATTCTTTCCTCAGCTTGCATTCTCTGTCGCATTCTCTGAGTTTCTAGGATTTGACGTTGAAGTCTCATTTGTTCTATTTGCAAGTCCTTAGAAGTCATTTCTTGTTTAGCTAGACCAATTTCTGGAGACTGTTCTGGAGTGGGATCATTAGAAGCAAATAATTTACGTTTAATTATCATCTTCTTTGAATAATTTTAACTGAGTCCAAGCTGTTCTCGTTGTGCCTGAAGTTTTTGATTAAGAAATTCTATATACTGCTTAATCGTATCTTCATTTATTAGAGATTCTGTACTTGGGTCAATATCTTTAAGTAAGTTTTGAATATAACTTAAATATGATTCTGGTTCAATTAATGGAGTTGCTTGTTCTAAAGTTTGGAGTGCATTAGATAAAACTCCAGAGATACCTTGAACTAAACCACTAACTGATTCAGCTTCATTTATCTGATTGTTATACTCTACAGTTGTTTTCTGGAATATATGAATTTGAACTAAACTTGGATCTAAATCTTCATTATATATTACCTTATAAATACTACAAACAAGATTTACTATTGAATCTTTTATTCCTGAAATTAATGATGTTACTCTTGAATTAGCTCTTTCTGACTGTTGAAGTACTGCAATGATATCTCTATAATCTTTTTATTATAGTTTAGAATATAAATTCAACTTTTTATAAGTTGGTAAGTCTTTATTCGTTATACCTTAATTAGATTAATCTAAGGCTTGGTATTACTAGTATTAATAGTTTCACCAAATTTACTTACTAATAATCTAAAGAATTGCTTCTCTAGACGGCCAATTTATTAACCACTTACTGCCAGATGTTCCATCTAATATAGTAGATGGTAATCCAAGAGGAGAAAGAACACTATTTCTTACATAATCAAGATTCTGTATAAGATCTAAAAGTTTGTCTGTTAATTTATCAAGTGGGAGTAGTGAAGTCCTTGAGGTAATGGTACTATTATAGTCAGGAAAAACCTTAACATTTTGAGTTAATGCAGACTCAATGAACGAGGTGACATCGAACTGAGATGTGATGAATGAAGACAACTCATTCGTATTGTTTGCAAGTTTCTGTAATCGAGCGCATAATTCGTTCATTGTCTCTAGAGGGACACTTTTCGAATATTAACAATTATTTAGTTAAACTAGACTATATCTTTAAGAATTTATATATAAACTCTCTCTTTGTATCTAGTCGTTGAGAAGGTAGTTTTTACTATCTTTTGCTGATTTATCTTTACTTGATCTTCCAGCAATTTACAAAGTTCCATTAGATTTTATTTATCTAATCCGACAAATTTTAATCGGTATTTAATCCCAATAATTGAGGCGATGAAAGATCTCTTAACGAAATAAGAGATATCAAAAGCTCTTTTATAACTAATTCTTTTATCTTCAAAATACTTGAATAAAATAACGGTTCAGAAGCCATAAATGATTCTTTCCTAAGAACTTTATTTCTATTTTCTGATCCCTTATTTCTTCCTAATTTTGGCTTTTCTGGTTTAGACTTTTCTTTCCATCCTTCTTCGAGATCATTTGTAAGTCGAAGTTTAGGATTACTTATATATATTACCTCAGTACTAGGAATTTCATATAGATTTCCATCATCTCCGATTGCTAAAAATATATCTTCTATATTTCCATCCTCGTTCTTTTTCTTCTTTATAACTACTGCATTTGGATTATTAAGTTCTTCTGTTCTAAATACAAGATGACCTTTTTCATCTCTTTGAGTTTGAAGCATACTATAATAACCTCCATAAAATACATAGTCATTTATATGGTCTCGTATATAATCAATTATTTTAATATCTTTTAAAAGAATCTCATTTAATCGAGTAGTTACAGCTTCATTATTTGTAGAATCTTCAGGATTTAATACAGAAACTATTTGTTGGGTATCTTGAGATATAAAATTAACTACATAATCTGAAAAGAAATTTGTAGCCATCTTTGTAATATCTAAAAGATAATATGACCTAAGCTCTGCCATTCTATCAAGATAACCGGATAACCTAGAAGAAGGCTGTGAATTACCAAGTAAGGGCGAATTTCTTTCATTATCTAAGAATCTTCCATTTCCAGTTCCTCCAATAACAGAATACCCTCTTCCCCCACCTTTACTAAATACATTTGAACGTACAATTTATTTTAATATATTTTATTAAATTTAGACTATATTATCTAAGTACCTACTATAGTCGTTGAACTCTATTTTTAATCGATAAATAGAGATGCTGATCTATATTTTATATTTTCCAGCATTTTAAGGTATTTTCTTAAGATTTTATTCTATCTTAAGCCTCTACTACATAATTAAAGGTATACGTGAATTTCCAAAACTAATTCCTGAAAATAACTTTTGAAATATTGTTTCTGATTTTTTCATATTTTATATAATTTTGAATAATCTATAATAGAGTTTATATCCTCTCCATTTAAAATTACTCGATTTAATAATTGTTCTACTTTTTCATAAGTGTTATATGTATACGGAATTTCTATAAGGATGATATTATTCTCTTTACAATATTTTCTAACTTCATTATCTCTATTTAATTGTTTAAGAAAACCTTCATCTGTTTTATGAAAATAATCTACTTTCTTATAATGTTGTAGTCCATTATACTCTATCCACAAACAACAATTATTATAATTAAAAACATAATCTATTCTAATGTTCCTATTATTTAATTTTATAGAATATTCCCTTGTATAATCAATTTGATTTGTTTCTAACCACTTTAATACATTTAATGCGCTTTTTCCTCCTAATTTATTACAATCAGGACATCCAGATCCATAAACATGATCATAGGCTGTTTGTTTAAAAAACTTTCCACACCTATTACAATAGATGTCTAATTTTTCAATGGTTTGTTACTTGGAGAAATTTCCATTACAACCGGATAGGTGTACTTTAATGGTACAGGTAATAATTTATCATTTTTAGACATGTTATTTAATTATCACTTCCCGAGATATCAATTATTACGTAACCTTACTTAGATTTAAAGTGAGAGGATAGAGTAGCTAATTCTATCCTTTTCACTATTAACATGTCTAAATAAGTCTTTGCGATATCTCATCGTTGACTTTTGTAGTCCTAAGGAGAATCGAACTCCTCTTTCGAGAATGAAAATCTCGCGTCCTAACCGATAGACGATAGGACCACATTTTTAATAAGACTTCAAAGCCTTATATATGTTAATATAAGAATTTAATCTTCACAATCTGTGTTGATTAAATTTGCTACGCAGAGATACATGGTTCGTGAGAATAGTGTATCTCATTTTTTATCATTAAGGTATGTAGTAGAATAAATCAGTATAAGTTTTTTACTACAATAAAACTTGGAACTTATACTAATTACCTATGTAAGGTAATTTTATTATTATTATTTGTCGTAAAAGGCAGTACAGTTTGTGAAAATAAGACAGTATTATTTTTATCACTTCAAAGCCTTATATATGATTTAAAAAATTAATTCTCATTTTTTATGAGGATTAAACTTGCTACATTAATTTTTGTAGTAACTTGCCAAGAGATACATAGTTCGTGAGAATAGTGTATCTCATTTTTTATTATTAGAAATATATAATAAACTGAATATCATTCCTTACTACATCCTTAAAATGGAATAGGTATTCAATTATAGTAAAAGTAATTTAAAATTAAAGATAGTTTACTTCTTTTTCATAAATGTAGTATAAGCATTCTTACCATACTTAGACTCGTAATCCTTTACTATATTTTCAGCACGTTTCTTTGCTTTATTTCTATTATATAATCCAGATATAGTTGATCCAATCACAGCCCCTGTAGCAGCTGTTTTTAAATTACCCATTGCTAATCCAGGCAAACTCCCAACAAAACCACCAATAACTGCTCCTGCGGCTCCAATCTTATTATGAATGTTTTTATCGAATTTTGAAATTTGATATAATTTAGAATCCTGCATAAATTTATTAACACCATTCATAATAACCCATTCACCATCTTTATACAAATAAAGATAATCTCCAGATTTTGCTTTATAAAGAGTACTTCCATCTTCCAGATTGCTACCTGAGTTTGGATTTATATTGTTTTTATGCCACTCTATATCTGGTTGAGTTTGAGAAAATCTTTTAACTTTCATCATAATATTATTAAATCATCTAAAGCAAATCTTTTTATTCTTCTCTTATTTCTCCAGTCATTACATCAACACTATTACCTCCTCGCCGAACATCACCAAATATATAAACAGGACGAGTATAAGATGGATGTAATGGATGTCTGAGAACTACATTTCTAGATTTAATAATCTTTTCTGCTTTAACTAATTCTTGAAAAGCATCTTCTAGAGTCATACCTACATAAGGAGTTATAGATCTATCTTCAAGCCAGTTTTCATTGATTAGTTTAAATTCATAGGCTTCTTCCGACTCGGCCGCAACATTTACAAGAAGCGTTTTTCCAAGAGGTAATGAATAAACAATTACCATTCCAGAAACTTCAGGGATAAAACTATTATTTTCTTCAATTAGTATACCTTGCGCTTCATAGAATCTAGCGGCCGGATAAGAAGCCATAACCATAATATTTACAGCTTCAAGAGTTTTATTAAATTTCATATTTTATAATATTTATATTAAGTTCTATAGAGGAGATTGATTACACTACCTCTATAGATTATCTTTTTTATTTCTTTTTATGATCATATAACTTTTTAGCCCCGATCATCGCACCACTAGCTAAAGCAACTCCTCCAGCTATTTTACCAGCTTTTGTGTTCATTAATTTTTTAGCCCCATTCAGAATCTTCTTTGAGTCTTTTGTTGTTTTTTGAGCTACTTCTGCAACTTTTTGAGTTTTCTCAGCGGATTTCTTTACTGCCTCTGTAGAAACTTTCTTAGAACCTTTGGATGTCATCTTATCAACTACAACATCAGGCTTAGTTGACGTTGTTCTTACAGTAGTTGTTGTCTGACCACTTTTCTTAGAAGCAATTTTATGAGCAGTTACATTACCACCTTCTTTCTTAACAGTTATATCTCCTGCACCTTGATTTTTAATTTCAAGACCTCCCGGATTTGTCGCAACTGACTTTCTAGTTTTAGAGATATTCTTTACTTGTTGAGAAGCTTGACCTGCATTACGATTAGAAGACTCAACTGCTTTTTGTGCTTTCTTAGTAAGTTTCTGAGCTTCTTCCATTTTCTTCTCATCAACTAAATTAGCTGGATTAGAAACTATTTTAGCTGCTTTTTCTTGTGCCTTAGCTGCTTTATTTGCTTGCATCTCGGCATTGTGAATAGATCTAGCTAGTTTTCTATTCTGTTTTCTCTGTCTAGCACCGAATTCTCTTTGTTCTAATTCTTCTTCAGTTGGAATTGAAATACTAAAAATTCTTTCTTCAAGATTATCCAAAGTTACATCGGTCGTAGAAAAATACTTCTCTTCTCCTGTCTCACCGTCTTGTAGTAGTGAGAATACTTTTCTTCTTATGTACATAATAATTGTTTAAAGTGTTAATTATTTTACCCCCCCCCCTTGTTTAGAGAGAATTATTAAGAGGAAAAGAGGTTAGTATAGATATTAGACGTTTGTAGGGATGGTGAGACTCGAACTCACACGCCTTCATTCTTAGCACAAGATCCTAAGTCTTGAGTGTCTACCAATTCCACCACATCCCCGAAAATAGTGTTAGATAAAAAGTTCTAACACTTTATAATATTCTCTTAATGTTTATTTGCATGATAAGCGGCTAGAGCTTTTTCAGCATCTTCACGAGTATCATAGTGTGCATCCCAATATTCGGCCGGAGAAGTTTTCAGGCTAATAATTCTCCAGACACCATTTGAATCTTTTTGAACTACTCCAGATTTTCGTGCCTTCTCTGCTATAGCCTGAGGTACTTTTTCTCGGCCGGAATAATTCTTTTGCCTGAGGATAATCATAATTAATGAATATTACCTAAGAAATCATTAAGAGTTTTTAATGCATCATTTCTAGAGTCCAAGTTAGAGTCTCCAGCTTCACGTGCTTCTGTTTCGATTGCTTCTTCAGCTGCTTCAGGAACTATTTCTACTTCTTCTACTGTTTTATCAATTTCCTGAGATGCTTTTTCATAACCTTCTTGAACTGCTGATGCTTCTTGAGCCGGTTTCTTTTCTATTTCGGCTCTTTCATGACTATACTCTGGACTTCCAGGAGCTGCCGCAATATTCGCAATTTCTTCTTCATGCGAATAGGTTTTATTTCTAAGTATAATCATAATCTTTTTATGTATATATGGTTAATTTTTATTTTTCTTCCAACTTCCTAATTTTATATAGGACCACCAAGAATAATGTTTTCTGGTTTTTAAATATTCCAGGTTTTTATCATTTAGATGTGCTTCTTCTTCAAGACTAATATCATGATAAGCATAACCAAAGCTAAATCCTGAAACTAAAAGACATAATAACCACTCCAAGAAATACCATACATAAAATCCGATATAAGCCATTTCTTTCATTTGTGCTGTATGTATTTCTTCATGATTTAAGTCTTCTGGTTTTATATTAGCATTCTTCCTTACAAATAAAATTCCAAAGATATTTACTGCTTTATAGCCTGGGAAAGGAATAATATTGTTTCTTATTATTTTCATAAAACTTATATTTAGTTTTAGTTGCGCCGGATAGATTTGCACTACCGATTTCCAAGTTATGAGCATGGCGAGATGACTACTTCTCTACGGCGCGATATTATATTATGTATTATTATTATTTTCCACCACGACGAAGGGCATATAGGAAATTCCTATATCCCATAAATTTCTACTGTCTTTTACTTTTGTTGATCTTTTCTCTTTTCATACATCATTTCATAGTACTCTTGAGGAAAAGTTCCAGTCATACAGATATAATTTCCTGTTTTAGCAGACTGAGTAAAATACCACTTAACCGCTCTTTTAAGAGGGTTAAAGATTACTTTCTTAAAAATTGTTGTCATGATTAATTTAGTTTTTATTAGTTAAATTTAGTTGTAATTTATATTTATTTGTTTCCCCTGTGTGAATCGAACACACGTTATGGGATTAGAAATCCCAGGTTCTATCCGCTGAACTAAGGGGAAATTAACTAATAATCACTAAGTCGTTCTATAGAGCTAAACCAATAACTCTATAGATTATATTTTTATTCTTTATTTTTACTTTTTCGATATCTTTCTTTTCTATCACTATTTTTGTTTCTAGATTTATAAGTATCCAACTGAGAATCACAATTAGGACATATCAATCTAAGATTCTCTCTACAATTGTTATTAGCATGTCCATCTACATGATCTAATATAAAAGTAATAGGTTTACCGTTCCAAGAGTCTTCCATACCACAAATCTCACATTTATGATCTTGCTCTTCTAAGATATATTTTTTAGTCCACTTCATACATTCTTTTCCATAGTATGGTTCTGGATCTTTCAAATAATTCTCATATTTTTCTCTAGATTGATGCTCTTGTTGACACTTATTACAACAATAGAGTCCATAAGAAGTTTTCTTAGGAGTAAACTCTTTTCCACAATTCTTACAGATAGCCTTTTCCTTCTTAGAAACTCCTTTTCTAAATGTTTCACTAGAGTTTATTTTCCTTTTCTTAGGTAGCTCTATCCCTAACTTTTTAGCTCTTTTTACAATAGCATAACCAGAAACACTATATCTTCTACCTATCTCTTCATAGGATAGCTTTTCTTCGAAGATTAACTTCTCTAATTCTTCTTTTGTTACATTACTTAATTTACCTTCGTTCATTTTGTGAATAACTAAGTTACTTCCAGTGAATCGTAAACAATACATCTTATTAATTCTATTAAAGAGAGCCCCGTCGAGCTCTCTATCTTTCACAAAATGAATTAATAAGGAATCGATTCATATCGTTAACTTATCGCGGAGATGTAGAGTTCCGACCTCTAATCGTAAAACACGATCGATCTGCTTAGCAGGCAGTCCCTATTCCATTATAGGTTACTATCTCCGTTCCTATTATTTATCTTTCTTTCTTTCTAAGTTTCATTCCAGCTGCTATACCTGTTCCAATTAAACCAGCAGTCGTAGCTATTTTTCCAACTCTTCCTGTTCTTTTGGCGATATTTGCATCTTTATTAGATATTAAAGTTTTCTTAAGAGCTTTAACACCTGATTTATAGGCTTCATTATTTTTAGAGGTAGCTGCTTTATATACTTGATCTGCTTTCTTGACTTTTCTTTTGTGGAAAATTAGATCTAAAGCGCTTCCTGAATTAGTTTCACCACGAGCTACTTCTGCTTTAAAATTATTAGCTTTCCTGGTTGAATCAAGTTTCTTAATACCTTCTTTAAATGCTTTTTTTGCTTTCTTTGATTCCTGACTGGTTATATACTTCTTAGCCCCACGTTTTATTAAGTCTGTTGCTCCTACAGTTCCAGCTGTTCCGACTAGTGCAGTTCCGATAGCTTCTCCGACTTTCTTTGGAGTTTCATTGTCAGAATCAGAATATGTTTTATTTCGTAGTATTTTCATATTGATTTAATTTGTTTATAGTTTCCCAGTATTTTTCCTTGTCTTCTGAGAAATATTGTTCTTTTAATAATCTAATTGATGTAAGATTAGGGAACAGATTGTAGATATTCCCTGACTCTCTATTTAAATCCTTTGTTAATATTTCTTCAGTAAACCAAAAAACATCTTCAAAGTAATCCATCATAGTTTACCTTTCTATTAATCCAATCCGCAAGTATCTCTATAATTATTGCTGTAATGATATTCTAATTCAAACACTCCATGGATATTAACATAAGAATAGTATGTTAATAAATCTTCAGTATTCTTTTTATAAAAATTCAACCCTAGAATACCTCTTACTCTATTTCCAAAATCCAAATCTAATTCATTTAATAGAGTAGAAGATATTAGTTTTCTATTAACTCTAAATTCATTTAAAACTTTATCTCTTATTAAATTTTCTTTAATAATCTTCTCTTTTAAAGAATCTAGATCTAATATTTTTAATGTTTCAGTCAGATTATTTATATTAATAAATATCTCATTATTAAAAAAATTTTCAAATGTACTTATATTATTATATAATCTTTTTAATAAATCTATATATTCCTTCTCATCTCTTATATTAGAATTATTCTCTTTTATTCTAAGTAAAAACTCTAAATTCTCTATTTCTTCTTGCAAAGGAATAATAACTTTTTCCCTCTTCTTAAAAATATTAGAAAATAAATTATTCACGTTTTCTTTGTTTTATCAGTCTCTATTAACTTACCTTTCTTCTGATATTTCCCTAAAATTTCTTCCCAACTCCAAGAATATACTCTAGATGGAGTTTGTCTAGTTCCAGTTCTATAAGTTCCAATAAGTTTTTCTCTCCCCAAGACTTTAACTGCCGCTATAAATCTGAGCCGGAGTTCTTGTAGATACCAATATTCATCAGGGAGAACTAATACCTTCGGAGATTCTATTATTCCAGGTTTTACTAGTGAATCGGCTCTTCCCATTAGCGGCTTGTATATATAATAAGTAGCTCCTTCTATGTTCGTATCCTCTCCCGGAACTGCTGATATTCCTGAAAGTGCTGATCCTACATCTGGGTACAAATTAATTTTCGGTTTTATATATTCTCCATCTAAGTCTGGTCTTGATGATATATAGAACAGATCGGAGACACTTTTTGTTTTTCTCTTTATTATCATATGAACATAGTATTTTTACAAAGAACTAAAAAGAAGAGGTCGGAGCTAAGTCCCGGGATACAAAATTAAGTAACCTACTTAACCCATCTCCGCAGCAACTTTAGCGCCGAACCTAATCCCTGAAAACAATTATTATCTTAAAAAATATAATATCGATTTCTTAGTATAAAAGGAAGAATCTGTGTCCATTTATATGTGAGAAATAAACAAATTATTAACAACTATGAAAAAGAACTTACTTAGTAGAAAACTAATCGCTATTAGTAATATATGGATATGAAAAACAAAATTACCACGTTTGGAAAGGAGGGAAGGACACAGATTCTCCTTATATTTCATGTATAAGGCTTATATTAAATTTAACCCTCAAAAGGTGGGTTATTTTTGATGTTTTTTACTACTTTTTACCCTAAAATGAGCCAAAATAACCCACTTTTATTTTTTATCTTCAAAATTGATGAAAATTCGGTAACTTATTTATGAGGACATAGGAACCTAGATTGAATAGGAGAGTATATTGAGAAAACCTATAGGAAGTATAAATAGAAAATAAAAAAAAGATAATATAGAATAGAATTGAATAAAGAGATATTAGATTAAATGAAAAAAAATTAATATTCTTTAATGGTTCTTAAAAAGTACGAACGTTAGTGAGAGTCCCTGGAGCCCTCAAAGGCTCCGAGTGGACGGTACTCTTTTAAGGTTCATTTCCATATTAATATTATTATCTATCGTGAACCTACTAAATAAGACGACCTCGCTCTCCCTGGAGGGGAGGCGGGTCTCTCATTATATTCGCTTATTTAGTAGAACCACTTTAAGTGTCAACCAAAAATTTACTATTAAATCTATATTATATATTACCAAATTTGGAATATTTAAGTTGACGTTTTGCTCTTCTAATAACTTCAAACTCTAATTGATGAAGTTAAGGTATCCTTAGTCTTCGATTTTATGTAACTGGATTCTGTATTAAAAAGAATCTATAATAAATTAAAAAATTAAATAATATGCAAAAAGAAAAGATTATAGTACCATCTGGAATTAGATATATTTCAGAATGGAATGAATTTAGATTTAATAAGTTTCCAAGTAAATGTATAATAAATAAACAATTACCTGGTTGTGGTTTTACTGAATACTGTATTAATGGTCCCGAAAATATTATCTTATGCAGTCCTAGGAAGATGCTTTTAAAAAATAAGAAAGATCAACATCCTAATGATGTATATTTAGTTATTAATGAAATGGAGTCTGATACTAATATCGATAAGGATATTTCGAAGATAACAGTAAATAGATCTAGCGAAAAAAGTTTATCAGATAAAGATAAATTATTATTGGTTGAAGAGGAGAAAAAGAAAAGAGAATTAATTAGATTAAAAATAAAAACTGAAATAGAAAATTATTATTATAATTATTGTTATTCTCAAAGAAAACCATGTAAGATATTAGTAACCTATGATTCGTATAAGTTGATAAAAATAATATTAGAAGAATTAGAAATATTTCAAAGTTTTTATACTGTAATAGATGAATTTCAAAGTATCCTACATGATGCTAGATTCAAAAGTGATACTGAATTAAGCTTTTTATTTCATTTACAACAATCTCCTACTACATACTTCGTTAGTGCAACTCCTATGATGGATGAGTACCTAGAAATGTTAGATGAATTTAAAGATCTTCCTTATTATGAATTAGATTGGGAGGTAAAAGATCCATCTAGAATTATTAGACCAGACTTAAAAGTATTAACAATGAAGTCTGTAGGTACAAAAGCAGAAGAGATTATAAAAACTTATAAAGAAAAACATTTTGAAGAAATAGTTGTTCTTAGAGATGGAATACCTACTAGAGTAATATCAGATGAAGCAGTATTCTATGTAAATTCAGTTAATCACATTATATCTATTATCAAGAAAAATGAATTAATTCCAGAAGAGTGTAATATTCTTTGTTCTAATACTCCTGAAAATCTTAAAAAAATTAAAAGAAAGTTGGGAAAGGAGTTCACTATAGGAGATGTTCCATTAAAAGGAGTAAAACCAAAGATGTTTACCTTCTGCACTAGAACTGTTTATTTAGGTGCAGACTTCTATAGCCTATGTGCACGTAGTTTCATATTCTCTGATTCTAACTCAGATTGTTTAGCTGTAGATATTAGTGAGGACTTGCCTCAGATACTGGGACGTCAACGTTTATTTGATAATCCTTGGAAAAATAATGCTGTATTTTTCTACAGAGTAACAGCAGATTATAAAGATATGACTGGAAAAGATTTTCAAGAAAAAATAAATAACAAAAGAAAAGTTACTGAAAATTTACTAATAGCATATGAAGATTCAAAAAGTTTTAGTGTGAAGCACGATCTAGCAAAAACATATCAAAATAATGCTAGAGCTTTTAATTATAATAATGATTATGTTGCAGTAAATAAGGTAGCAGATAGTTTTGGAAATATAATACTTAAACCAGTTCTTAATAACCTTGTTTTAGTAAATGAGATTAGAGCTTTTAAGATTCAACAAATAGATTATAAAGATAGATTTAGTGTATTTAGTACTGTTCATAATACATTAACTCCAGACGACATTATTAATCAAGAAGTATTTGAATTCTTATCAGAATATAATCAATTAGTAGAAGCTAGAAGGAAATTAATAATGTTATGTGAATATGGACTTTCTAATGAAGCTATTCAAATCGTACTTGGACAGATTAGTGATGGAGACTATATTAAGTCCTATTATTTATCATTAGGCCCAGAAAAATTAAAAGCTTTGGGATATAAAAGAAATAATATAGAACGTGAATTGGGAATAGTTACTTTTAATCAAAATTTATTAATTTCATCTATTTATTCAGAGTTTAAAGTAGGAGATATTTGGTTATTATCTGATATAAAACAGAGATTAGAATCTATATATTCTTCTATTAATTATAATAAAGTAGCTAAAGCGAGTGATTTAATTAGTTACTTTGAAATACAAGAAACAATGCTAAGAAAAGAAATTAATGGAGAGAAGAAGCGTGTAAAAGTATATAAATTATTAAAAAGAAAAGATGATTAATGAAATAAAATGAAAGTAATTTATCAAGAGAGTACAGAAGATTATTTAGTTGAAGTAATAATTAAAGAAAAGAAAATATATGTATTATTTTTAGATCGAATGAGTGAAAGTGTAAGAAAAGTATTATCTTCTAAAAACTTTCATATATCAAATCTTTATGATTCCATTTACTTATTTACTTTATCAGACCTAGATCTCTATAGAAAAGTATTAATTGGTGTTGAAAATATTTTTTATTGGATTTCAAGAACAGGTAGAATTGATAGTTTAAAAAATTTTATGAATTTTATTGGAGACTTTCCTGTTTATGGCTATCCAAAACAAAAACTTAAAAACTATTTTTTCAGAAATCAGAAATATTTTCAAATTAATTGGTTAAAAGCTCTAAATGATAGTAATAGACTTCACAATCCAAATTCAATAGATTGTACTTTCAGGTCATTACATTTAGATTATTTTTGTTATTTCATTGATAAAGATGGATATGAACAAGTAACAGAGATTATCGAAAATATAGATCAATTGTTATGTTATTCTGAAGAGTCTTGGAATTTAGGTGATAGTGATGAGGTAGAGAAATTGTGTGAATATTTTCTTTCTAATCAATAAAAAGGTACTTCCATCCCCTTGAGGTTCTTATAATTGAAAGTAAAAATACTCCTCTCAGAAACACTAAGAATCTTATAGATGTGAGAGGAATAAAATAATCTCAAAAAAAAGATCCGCGTATTATTGTGTTGCGCGGAATTATATACAAATTTTATATTATATTTTAACTAACATTTATTTTTAATTTATTATTTTATTTAAATTATGGGAAATCGAGTAGATGATTTTTTGAGTAAATTGGCAGCGCAAGCACCAAAAGCAAAAGAAAACAATTTTGAGCAGAAAAACAGATCATTAGAAAAAATTTATCTTAACTTTCCAGGAAATTTTGGTAGATATCAAGTATTTCCGTTGGATAGTGTAGTAACTGACTTTCCGTTTGTTACTTTATTCGGAACTCGTGAAATTAATATCCCTCGTAAAAACATGGCGGCGGATGGAACTGAAAACACTTATAATGCGTGGATTAAGCTCCTACCGAAAAGTGCTTATGTAATGAAAGATATGACAGGTAGATTAGTTTCTTCATTGACCGCCGCAGATGATGAATTATTATCACAAGCGCATATGATCTTTGATGAACTTTATCGAGAACTGGATGCAAAGAATAACCGCGACGAATTAACAACAAACTTAGTCCGGTTGAAGAATTATACTATCTTCCATGCATTCTGTCTTAATAAATGGGATCCGAATGAAAATCGTAACCCTAGTCGTCAGAATTTTACGGCATTGTTCGTTGCGACAGCTAAAATGTTTACATCAGTAGTTGAAGATAATATTCAAGAAAAATCTTTGATGAAAGGTGGAGATAATAGCTGGATTTCAGAAGTTTATAATCGTGATGCTACAGGACGTTCTGGATTCTTGATGTTTAGTATCGGAAAGAAGAAAGACGGAGCAGCCGGATTTGCTATTACTGCCACACATGAAGTTGGTAATGAGAACTTTAAGTCAATTCAGATTTCAGAAGAAGATATGGAATTGGCTGCAGATCCATTGCAATCATTTATGTCTTGGCAGGCTAATAGAGATAACGATACTCCTGTTGGTCAGAAACGTTTATTCAATGCGACCTTGATTAAAGAGTCTATTGAATATATGTCAGAAATTTTAGCAAGCATCAGACTCGCTAAATCTCAGGGAAGTGTAGATTTTAAAGAAGCTGTTACAAGAGTTAATAATGAAGTTCTTGCAAAACAGGTTCCGACAGATAAAAGTGGTTTTCGTCAGACAAATGATCCGATGTTAGCTTCTCTGTCTGGAGGTGGAAATTCTGCACCTCAAGTTGATCTGAGTAAAAACGATCAGGTTTTTCAGACTCCTCCCGTGTATCATAGTGATCCCGTAACAGCCAGCCCTGTAAATCCAGGTAATGGTGGAGGATCTCCATTCGGTGGTGGACAACAGCCACAGTGGGGAGGATTTGGACAAGGTAATCAACAAGCACCTTTCCAGAAACCAAATTTCGGAGGTAATAATGGTGGAGATGATTTACCTTTTTAATGATCTGAAAAGGAATAATATAAAATAATAAAACTAAAAGGTAGAAGAGATTTTAACAGATTTCCTCTACCTTTATTTGTTTAAAGTTGGAAATAATAATAATGAATAATAAACAATATTTCTACTGTTTCCTAGATTTTTCACTAATTTTGACAAGGTCCCTCTTCGTGATAAGTAAAGGAAAAGACATCGGAGAATATACGGCCGGGGAATTAATCAGAACCTGTATATGGACGATCAATAAAGTTCTTAGGGATTATGGTATTAGTGCTAGGAAAGTGATTCTAGTTTATGATAAGTGGGATGAATCTATAGGAGGTTATTATACATCTTATCTTTTAGGGGGACAATATAAAGACACAAGGCATTATATGGATGAAACGATTTTTGAGGGTATGAAAAATGATCCGGCCGTTTCTCCCGACGACCTAAAGAAAGCTGCATGGGAATTGTATCAAAATCAAGTAAAACAGACAGCTAAATATACAATGATCTCTGAGTTACCTAGATTTGGAATCGGAATGCTTGGGAGAAGTGGCTGGGAAGCTGATAATTGGGCTTATCTATTAAGTTGTGAGCTCTATGGAAAAACAGATCTCCTTAGTCTTTTTGTTACTAAAGACTCAGATTGGATGTATTGTTTATCACCAGCTACTCAATTATTTCGTCTCCCAGGAAAAAATGAAGAACCTAGGATAATAACCTATGATGAGATGTATTATTCAATTCCAGAATCAATTAGAAATGCTGGAATCGGATTATATCAATATCTCAGCCTTAAAGATAGTCTAGGGTATGGACATAATGATCTAAGAAAAACTGTAAAACCTAGAATGAAGTCTGAAAAAGTAATCTTAGAGGTTTTATCAGGAAATTACGAGAACTTAACAGATCTAGAACTTTTTGAAAAACAATATAAAACTTTCGATATATTCAGTTACCCAGGGATTGATGAAGCTAGGGATATGATTAATAATTATCTTCCAGTATGTGGTTCCCTTGGAGATGTTTCTGAATTTAGAATGTTTTGTAGAACTCATAATATCCCAGGAATTTCAGATAGTTATTATTCAGAGTTCATTGGGAGATTAGATCAAAAATTATATTGTGAATAAAATGAAAGACATTGTAACCCTACGTGGAATAAAATATAGCTATGATGAAAGAACTGGCCGAATATTTAAGGAAGGCCAAGTTTTAACATCATCACAAGCAGAACCGGTTTATAGTTACCTTGGAGATAGTTCAGGGGAGCCGGTTTTTGGAGGGATATTACTTAAAGATATAGGTTCAATCTTAACTCTTAATGGTAAAATTTCTCCAGTAACAGATCCTAATACAATAAGTTAAAAAAGAATTATGGCAGGATTATTAGGAGGAATTCTTGGAAAATTGACTGGAAAACAACTCTCAATCCAAGAAATTATGAACATCGACCAAGGAAGAAAAGATAAAGCTTCTGAATGTGTAGTAAGATTGACAAAAGTATATCATGTTCTCAAAGAAGAATCGATCATGGATAAACTAAGATCCGTATTTTTTGGGAAGACTATACTTAAGATTTATTATTTAGTTTTTAAATTTGAAGTAACGTCTAAAACAGGTAATACTTATAATGTCATAATTCAAACTTCCCCAGATTATGATATATGTGGGTGGAAGAATTCAAAGTGTAAAGTTTATTGTGAGTGTAAAGATTTTCAATTTAGATCGGCGTATCTTTTGGGCAAGAATAATACGCTGTTTTTGTCGGATCGTATAAAAATAAAACTTGGTCCAGCATTAACTCAAGCGCCCAAAGATAAAACGCCGACAACTCTACTTTGTAAACACTCTATGGCAGCTTTACAATATCTAGTGAATAATTACCAAAATATAATGAAAACTATATAAAACTAATGATAGAATTAAAACCTCATTATAGTTTGTTGTTTATAGATAGTAGAGATACAGAAGTAATATTAGCAAAATATACTGGTTCATTTAAGTTACCATCTAATATTACATTTACTAGATTAAAAAATCACTTAGTTATTTCGATTGATATCAAGTGTCATAGTTCAGAATCTGATGAACTCAAAGCAACATTATTTGAAAATAGATTTAATATTCAAAGTTTTATTGGTTATAAGATTAATAATGACTATTGGGATATTATTTACCAATATGGTTGTTATAAGAGTTATCAGTTTTATGTAAATAGTGAATTTGTTGTAGAATATATAATGACTAATTATTTTTGAAGAGATGAGTAAAATATTAGCAATTTCGGATATTCATATTTTTGATTATCCACAAAGAAATTCCTACGATAAACAACGTTTAACTCAAGCAAGAACAGTAGCACAAAATATTATAAAAGCTGCTACTATTGAAGGAGCAGAAAGAGTTGTAATCGCAGGAGATGTTATTGAAAAATCAGTTCTCCGACCCTATGTTCAAGCAGAAGTTAAATTATTCCTTGATACTTTAATGAGTTTCTTTAAAGAGGGATATATAATTTGGGGGAATCATGATCAAGATAATAAGTCAGTAGATTCTGAACTTATTGATTCATGTCTTGCTGTGATGTTACCCCCTAATCTATATTATGCTGATCAGAAAGAGTTAGTAATTGATAATTCTAGAATAGCATTTAGTAACTGGAGACCTGAATTTGATCTTTCATGGATCTCTGGACAAGTAGATGTTTTGTTTACACATGCTACTATTAATTATGGTGGATCAGATAAAATACAATCTCAAGTTCTGGATGAGTCTAAATTTGGATTAGCTATTTGTGGTGATATTCATAGACCAGCTCAGATTGGAAAATATGTTAGTATAGGTATTCCACAGAAATGTAAAATGTCTGACTATGATAAATCAACCGGAGTTGTATATGATTGTGTATCTAAACAATTTAAATGGGTAGATCTAAATCCAGACGATAACCTTATGAAGTTTGTTTATACACCTATCAGAGAAGATGAAGGTTGGAATCAAGGAACTGGAACTTGGAGTGTATATAAACCAGAAAACTTAAGTATTGCTGGAGGAGTAAGAGATATTAAAATTCCAGCATGGGAAGAAATTGGAAACTTGATTGATAATATTATAATAGAAAACAATCTTCAAGGAATTCATTCTGAAGTTCTTCGAAATCTTAAAGATGTAGATTCTGAAGAAGTTGATTTTGGATTTACTCTTCTTAGATTATATTGTAAAAATTGGAGAAGTATAGACGAAGCTGATATTTACTTTGAGGATGGTGATAAGATCTTGATAACTGGAAAAAATGGTTCTGGAAAAAGTTCTTTGCTTAGTGCTCTTAAATATGCTTTCTTAGAGTGTAGAAATATTAAGGATTATTTACAGTTCGGAGAAAAAGAGTGTATCTTAGCAGTAGAATTTATGTATCAAGGAAAGAAGTGTAAGATTCAGAGAGGTAATAAAAAATATGGATGTTGGATTGATGATGAACCTCTTAAGTATAATAATAAGAAAGAATTCGAAGAAGATATGTATCGTAGATTTCCATTTATTGGATATATGGATATTTTCTTATTTGATTCAGACCATCATAAATTAATTGGAAATATTACCCCTGAAAGAAAGTCAGAGATAATTAGTAAGTTCTATAAAATGGATAGAATTGATGCTTATAATAAAGAAGCTGGAATTCTTTTAGATCAAGTTACTAAATCCTCAAGTGTATGGAATGAAGCAATTAAAAAGTCAGAAGAAATCTTAAGATATATAGATACTAATCTTTCTAATATTCAACTTCCAGGACAAACAAAAACAGAACTCACTCAACTAAGATCGGAAGGCTTAGAATTACAAAGAAAAAATAAAGAATGGATGAGTTACTTAGCTGATTCTGGAAAACTTCAAGCACAAGTTTCTCTTTATGTTGAAACTTTGGAGAGATTAATTAAAGAACAATCTACTTACAGACATCTTCAAGAGATAGATTCAGAGATTGCATATCTTCAGGCCGAGGTAGATAATAAAAATCAAGAAATATCACAACTTCGAACAATAGAATCTGAATATTCTTTAAAGTTGGATAGATATAATCAGGTATGTGCAGAAGGAAAGAAAACAACCGCCGAATTAGAACGCCTCGAAAAAAGTAAAGTGTGTCCTAGTTGTGGTCAGGCTTTGAAAAATACAGAATCTCTAGACCGTCATAAACAAGAAATCCTAGGAAAACTTGAAGAACTTAGATCCGAGGCTATAAAAATCGGCGATGAACTTAGAGGAATGTCTGGAAAAAAACAACAGGCTGATTCATTAATTTCAATTGCCTCTGAAAAAGTTAAGACCTTGGGGAATCAAATATTTATGTTGATGTCTGAGAAACAAAAAATTACTAAGACAGCTAAAGATATAGAAAATACAGAAGTTCTCTTAGAAAATTATAAGACTCAATTAAATAACTTAGGAACACCAGAAAAAGTAGAACTTCCTGATAACTTTATGGAAATTATGAGTTCGATCGATTCTGGAATAAAAGCTTGGACGGATCATGAAAGATTAATCCAAGATAGAGCTGTAGAAGAAGCAAATATCTTAAAGGCACAATCTGAGTTAGGATTAATTCAGAATGCTTTAGTAGATCTTAAAGAGTATATTAAGCTTACAGGACCTACAGGAAAGATTTATGAAGAAATTATGACAAGATTAGCTGAACAATTTACAGATAATCAAGTTAAATATTCAGTAGATACATATAACTTCAGAAAGAAGGATCATCTTGACCTTACTAGTAGGTTTAATAATAATGGAAATTATGTCTCTTATGATGCATGTAGTTCAGGTCAACAAACAGTTTTAGATATCAACTTTCTTAGTAAGATAGTAACTAGAATGGGACTGCTTATTATGGATGAATTTTTGAAGCACTTAGATCCAGAAAATCATGATAATTGTATAGATATGATTAGTAGTATGAATATTGGATGTATTATGATTTCTAGTCATATGGAATCTATTACTTCATTTAATAATAAAACTTGTAGACTTGAATTAAATGATTCAGGAGTTACAAATATTACAATAAAATAATTAATACGATGAGTGAAGAAAAATTAAAAGAATATTTCTTAGAAGAAGAGAGATTTAACGAATTTAGTGATTTCTTTGGATATAGAGTTTTAGGAACATTTCAGTTTTCTCCAAAATATGGTACTTTAATTTCTAGTGGAATAAAGATTTTTAAAACTGAATCCATTGCTTGGGTAGAAGAATTTAGGATAGGTATTATTCAAAATATAGGAGATTATTTAGTTATAGTTTCTCCCGAATGTCCTGAGGTATATTTTACGATGCCAGAAGAAATTATAGATAAGATTAAAGATATTTATAATGCTGGAGACTATATTAACCTAGACAGCGAAACATTACAAAAACTTATGGAAGAACTGAATGATGCAAATAGAAAGTGGACAACTAATCCAACTATGACAGATTCTGGAATAATATGGTATGATAGTTCTTCAGCTAACCCATTCGTTCCATATTCTCAGGTATCAACAACTACATGTTCTTCAGTTGTATCTTCTGCATCAGGAATATCAACTAATATAAATCCCAATAATACTAATACTTATGTTACAGGATATAACATATAATATGTTAGAGTTTGCAGATGTAAAGAATCCTACAGACTTTTTTAAAACAGGGGATCCGAAAGAAATGATACCTCTACGAACTCTTTATAATAATGCAAGACTTCTTTGGGGACTTGGAGCAGATCAGATTCTTTTAAGTATAGCACAAGGTCAAGCAATTTATAAGCTCGCCTTGTTGGTGAAAAATAAAAGAAGTATTTTTGGATGTTTAGTATATATTCCAGGTCAGAAAAGACTTGACTTATATACATCTGAATCTCCAGAGATACCACTAATTCAATGGAAAAGACAGAAGGTAGTGAATAAAACTTATCCATTACTTCTCGATCTTGCTGGAATTGAAAAAATGTTCTCTAGATTAATTACTATTTTATGATATTTAAAGTAGTTCGATCTAAGTATTCACTAAAAGTATCTAAACTAATAAAAGTCTATAAAGGAGCTTTTAGACTAGAGAATTCATTAGATGTAAATCTATTCGATTATAATAAATCTTGGGATAATCTAGTAGGAGATGATAAAGTAATTACAACCGCTGAATTAATTCTTGCTAAATTTCCATTAAGTATTTGTAAAAAGCTTACTAAAAATCTTATTTTACTTAATAGAAATAATTTTGATGAATATTCAAGTTATGATGATTTTGTTGATAAAAAACAATCTAAATATGAAGTGCATAATGCTTATGAATCTAATCCAAAAGCTTTACAATTAATAGATATTTCTTTAGAAGATTTATTATATAATGTAAAAGATCTAACCAGAAATAATTATATTGTTCAAAAATCATTATTAGAATTGAATAAATAAAAATAAGAGAAAGACTAGGAAATTAATCCTGGCCTTTCTTTTTTTTTCTTGTGAATAAAAAAATAAGTTCCGATCTTCACAGACCAGAACCTATATAATTCATGAGTTTAAAAATTTGTTGTGTTTCTATTTTACATTCACATATAAGGTTTTCAAGCGTTTTCTTTGTTTCACTTTTTCAGTAGTTTTTAGAATCCAACATAATACCTCTTTCTCTAGGGATTCTTGATTTGTAATCTGTTTGTGTTGAGTATATACAGATTTATCTTCTAAAGTAATAAATGCTAACTCTACTCCATAGAATTTTTCATATAAGATAATCTGTTCAATAGCTGCTCCAAGAAAATGAATTGTATATATCTCACTCGTTGAACCTTCTGTTATTCTAACTCCTGAACCTGAATTTTCGGTTAAGTAATCTAAAAACTCTTTAATGGATTCTTTTGTTATTTTTCCCATTTCTCATCTGGTTTTAAAACTTTTATTACTTTTCCATAAATGTTCTTAGTCCAACCATTTATATGTCCGTGATTATTCCCTATCTGAGCACCTTTAATTGGATCTATTGCTTTAATTAAGTGTGTAAAGAATCTTCCATGAACTTTACAGTAAACTATATCTCCAACTTTTACTGAATCTAGTCCAGGAACAGGTTCTAAGACATGTTTTTGACCAGACATGATGAGAGGAGTCATTGAATTTCCTTTCTCAGAAGTTACAAACGTTTCTCCTGCTGCTAGACGTTCTTGTTTAGTTCTCGGCTTTTTTATTTCTTCTTTTCCAAGCGTTATGTTTTCTAGTGGCGTCTTTTTTGTTTTTTGCTTTGACTTCATAACCATCATTAAATTTAAAATTATTAAGTAAACCTTTTGTTGGATCATAAGATTTTTGTTTCTTAAGTTCCTCCAATATTTTATTATCTACATGTTTAGTATAATTATCTACTGGATCTTCTTTTTTAGAGATCATTACTTCTTTTCCTTCATATGTAATTTTATAATCTTCATACCCTACAGGAGGTTCTTTGAAGTATTCCCACTTAGGAGGTCCGAAGTCTGTTGATTTTCCGGCAAGGATTAAAGTTTTAGATTCTTTATCAACTCTCCAAAAACCTCCTCCCCAACATCCAATAGAATAATTTTTTCCAAGTAATTCAAAGTGAAACTCTACATTACCTAAAATTAATTCTCCTTCTTTACTAATTATAAATTTTTGCATAATCATTTATTTTATTATCATATATAAGAATCTTAAGAACCATTAAATTCCTTATAGGTGTAAACAATAAAAAAACTTAAAAGTTATGAAAGAAATAACGGTAAGTAAAGTACTAGAAAAACAAGATGAAGATAGTGTGAGGATGATTAAAAGTTTATTAAGACTTAAAGAAAAAATTATGACAATCGGAAAAAAGAAAGAATTAACAGCAGATCAGGCTAATATTATTAGCAGGTTTAATCTTCAAGGGTATTCGAGCTTAGAAGAAATTGCTAAGAAAAAGATTAAAGAAATTGAAGAACAAATAACAAGTAAGCTTCAATTTAGTCATAAAGAAAGATTATTAGCATTGATCGTTCCGGATGATCAAAGAGATCTTTATGACTTAATAAAAACTCACTATACAGAAAAAGGATTTAAAACTTTTTATCTTGACAAAGAAAGAGTTCCAGAATTTAAGAATAGTACATATTTATTTATTTCTTGGGACATTGAGATAAAAAAGTAATGTAAGATAAACCTTAGGGAAGAGAAATTCCTTAAGGTTATTTACTTTTTGCTCTCCCCATGCCTTAATTGCTTTATATATGAAACCAAAATTAATATAAAATTATGTTAGAAAATAAACCAACTATTTTGTATTCACTTGAAGAGATAACAATCATTCCAGAAGTAGTAACAAGAATAAATAGTAGATCTCAATGTATTCCATGGGTTCCTAGAATAGATGGTAAGAAAGATAGTGAATTCCTTCCAGTTATTGCAGCACCTATGGCATCAGTGGTTAGTCCAGAAAATTATAAAACTTTTCATGATAATCTAATTTCATGTATTATCCCCAGAAATGTACCTCTCTCTGAAAGACTCAAATTATGTTCTGAAGTATTTTGTGCTTTTTCTATGAAAGAGATTGAGGAAAATTTTATAGAACAGCATCAACAAAGTACAGGATCTGGATTATATGTCTTAATTGATATAGCTAATGGACATATGGAAAGTCAGATAGAACTTGGTCGAACTCTTAGAGAATTATATGGAACATTAATAAAAATCATGGGTGGAAATATAGCTAACCCTAAGACCTATAAATTATATGATAAAGCTGGATTTGATTATCTTAGAGTAGGTATAGGTGGTGGAGCCGGATGTATTACTTCTACTCAGACTGGTATTCATTATCCTATGGGTTCTCTGATTAATGATACTTTTCAGGTTAAGATAGAATGTTCAGGGCGTACAAAAATTATCGCCGATGGAGGAATTAGCACTTTTTCGGCCGTAATTAAATGCTTAGCACTTGGAGCAGATTATGTTATGATGGGAAGTACATTTGGAAAAGCATTAGAAGCGGCCGGTCCAGTGCTAAGAGAATATTACGGCGAATATTATGAATCCCTTCCAGAAAGTATAGATATAACCAGAGGAGAGAAATTTTATCGAGAGTATTATGGAATGTCAACTAAACGAGCACAAGCAGAAATCTTAGGAAAATCAATAGAAACCGTAGACAGAGAAAAATTAAAAACTTCAGAAGGAAAAAGCGTGGTCTTAGAAATTGAATATACATTAGCAGGGTGGGCAAAAAACATGGATTCCTACCTTAGATCAGCAATGTCATATACAGATTCCTATAACCTAGAAGACTTTAAATATTCTAGATGTCAGGTTGTATCCGAGATATCTAGTGTTGGTATTAATAAAAAATAATTAAACTCTATGGCTAAAAAGAAAGCTGTTACTAAATCAAGTGTAGATGAAGAACTTGATCTAATTCGAAAAGAAAGAGATAGTATCTTGAATTTTAAAATTAATATAAAGTGTAAAACGAAGAAGCAGAAAGAGCTTCTACAATCAATTCTAACAAAAGAGATTACTATTACTGACTCTTTTGCTGGTGTAGGTAAATCTATAATTACTCTTTATGCTGCACTTCAATTATTAAAAGATCCAGATAATGGTTATGATAAAATTGTTTGTATTTATCCTCCTGAATTAGATAAACCAGAATCATTAGGGTACATTCCTGGAGATATTTCAGAAAAAATTTCAGTGTATACTGAGGCTGATATGGCAACTATGGAGAAGATTTTTACATTATCTGGAAGAACTGATGGAAAAGAAATTATTCAAAAACTTATTTCTTCTGGAAAACTAGAATTCAGACCTTCATCGTATTTAAGAGGCTTTACATTCGATCACAGTGTTCTTATCCTAAATGAAAGCCAGAACTTCTCAAAAGATTCTTTTCTCAAGATATTAACGAGAATTGGAGAAAATTCTAAAATCGTAAGTCTCGGTGATTGTACACAAACCGATGCATATTCTATAAAAAGTGGAAAAAATATTACAGGACTTAAGTATGCAGTAGAAAAATTGAAAGATCTACCTGAAGTAGGTGTTATTAAGTTTGGATTAGAGGACATTTTAAGAAATGATATTATTATAAAGATATTAAAGAAATGGGATCCTGAAGTTTATGGAAATTTGGATGAGGAAGAGATATCTAAGAAGTCTAAGCAAGAAAGATTAGATGAATAAAAAAATAAGATACCTCAGAAACCTTCAAATTCTTATATATGTAGTAAAGATCAGATGAAAATATGGTACTGATCGGAGACTACTTATTAATATAATAATAAATAATTGAATTTTATTTGGATATAACTGGCTTATGTTATTAGTTACTTCTAATTATAATTATGAGTATAAATTAATTGATCACTGTAACAATTTCCAGAGTATCAAGATCGAAAAGTATAATCTTCTCGAGGTAAACAGGTAAAGTTCGCTAGGGAATATAAAATCAAATATACTTTAATAAATTTTTAATAAATACGTTAGTGCGCATATATGTATTTAAGATAGAATAGCAAAAAATTTATTAACTAAATAATACTTAGAGTTTGATTTTATATATCCCTAGTATTTTTCTTCTACGAAACTACTACCTCTTCGCGGTGTAGAAGACAACTAGCACTAAAGTTGTGAAACTAAATGTAGCAATGAGAGATGAGCGTTCCTATATGTTATGCTTTCTCTCGGAGTAGGGTGCCACTATGATTTATTATCTATAGTGTCAGAAAAACCTTAAGACAATAACAAAAGAATTATGACAAAGAAAAATAAATTAAATGAAAAATTTGAATTAACATTTAGTATAAGAAGTATTGCTTATTACTTTTTATGTATCTACTTAATTTACGTGTTCAAAGTTACCTCCCCAGGTAATATGACACACCTAGGAATATATATGGCATTATGTTTTATTGGAGCACTTATATTAGGAATAGAAAAAATATTCTGGATTTATAAGTACGGTCAATATGCGATGTTTAATCTAGGAAAATTATGGGGAATTAAAAATGAAGGTTTGCTTTGGGTAGTTAAATCATTGAATACAGGATTATTAATTTGTAAATATGTATTACCAATCATAGGAAGTTTAATTGGATTGGCATTGTTTATGAAATATGTACCTGAGATCAATAATGTAGAGATTTTATTAAGATTATTAGCAATTATTATAGTATTTCTATATTCTATATATAAATTGTTTAACTACTTAAAAAGGATTTGAACTATGAGACTCAAGAGTTTAACAGAAGTCCTTGGGTGGATAATAGGAATCCGTCCAAGTGAGCCCTTGAAATCTAGTGAGAAAACTGGTAAAGGAAATGAAAAGAAAGGAGAAGAAAAAAGATCCCAGTTATCTTTAGATTCAAGTAGAACAAAAATCGTGAATGGTGTTGAGCCTATTAAGGAAATTATTGTAGATATTCTGGATGATTGTTTAAAAGATCCAGATATTAAAAAGCCAGATGAATTTTTCCAATCTTTTACTTGGAGATTGATAATTAATGTAGTAAATTATAATTGGTTATCTAAAGCTCCAAAGAATAGAAGAGAATTGGAGATATTAATAAGAGAATATGGATACTGGGGCAGATATTACAAAAAGATGAACAGAAGCACAATGTTCTATAATATTACCACTCCAAGAATTAGTAATAGAAAAGGAGTGAAAGTAATACCTGAATACTAATAAGCAACAATAGAAAGGGAAATATAATCCCTTTCTTTATTTTTCTCCTCTTTCAACCTCTAATCCTTATACATGTAGATTATATAAAACTTATAATATGAAGAAAAATTTAGAAAACCTGACAATTCCAAAAACAAAAGAGCTTCGTCAAGAAAAATTAGATGAAGCTGTAGCAATATTGAAATCAGAATTTGTAGGATTAGATGATATTATAGATAATATAAAAAAATCTATAATTCCTTGGTATATAACTCCAGAAATAATAGAGAGACCAGTTGTTATTTCATTATGGGGATTAACTGGAACTGGAAAAACAAGCGTAGTTCGGAGATTAGTTCAACTTCTTGGTCTTACTGGGAAAACAGCTTTCTTTGATTGTGGTCTTGAAGCAAATGAATCATCTTCAGGAAGTATTGCAGATAAAATAGAAGAAGTATTTGATATTGAAGACGATTTTGATTCTCTTAATTCATCAGGGGAAAATAAACTTGGAGATGCAGTTTTTGTATTTGATGAGTTTCAATATGCAAGAACCATAGATGAAAATGGTTGTGAACTTCTTAAATCTCCTCTTCGACCAATTTGGAATATTATAGATAATGGAAAAGTTAGTGTTTCAGAGTATAGATATGATATAACACATTTCGGAAATTTTGTAGAAGATTTTAAACAATTTTCTAAAGAACATCCAGAAATAAAATTAGATTCTGGAAAAGTAACCTCTAGAGAAGAAGTTAAGACAGTTTTAGAAAATCTTGGATTATTCTATTATGGAAGAAATGTAACAGAGCTTCTAAATGGTGATGATTCTGCTAAAGTAAAAGTATCAAAACCTTTCATAAAGACTAGTGATGATGAAGATGAGGAAGAAGATATATTTAGACCTCTTAGACTTTTGGAAGATAGAGATATGAGAACAATTGTAAAAAAACTCAATGCTTATAAACCTAGATACGGGTATGAAATAATCACTAATTTAAATAACTCTAAAAATATATCTGAATTTAGTCATATTCTTGAAAAAGTTTCTATAATTATATCTAAACCGAAAGAATTAGATTGTTCAAGATCATTAGTATTTATTCTTGGAAATTTAGATGAGGCTTTTAAAGTAGAATCTGATTTAGATCCTGATATGGATGCTAATACTTTCTATGATAAAACAAGTAAAGTATCAATTTCAGATATTAAAGAAGCTCTCAAACAAAGATTCAGAGCAGAACAAATAGCTAGACTTGGAAATAATTTAATAAAATATCCGACACTAAAGAAAGAACATTTTATTAAGATTATTAAAAAAGAATTATCTAGAATAGCAGATAAATTTTTAGAAACTGAAGGAATAAAAATTAATTATGCTGAAAATATAATTGATCTTATGTATTCAGAGGGAGTATTTCCAGTACAAGGTGTAAGACCGGTTTATACTACTATTGGAACTCTATTAACTCCTCTTCTAAGTGATATTTTAATTAATCGTATCGCTGAAGATAAAGAAGTGATGATAACTCTTACTAAGGAAACAGATCTTACAGAAAAGAAATTAAAAATAGATAAAACGTCACTAAGTATTATTTTTGGCGAATCAAGAAAAACAGTAAATATAGAAATTCCATTACAACTTGGAGAATTAAGGAATCCAGAGAGAAGATTAACAAGATTTATAAATTCTGTACATGAAGCTGGACATGCAATAGTAGCTTTACATGAGACTGGTGTTTATCCAGTTAATATAGTTTCTGTCGCTACCGGAGATGGAGGATTTTGTAATACTTATGATCCAAAAAAAGAAGGAGAAATTGATAGTCGAGGAGATGTTGATTCAGAGGTTAGGATATGTCTCGCTGGTTATGAAGCTGAGAATCTAGTTTATGGAAAATATCCAGAGAAGTGTTTAATGGGTTCTGGAAGTGATATTGAAAACGCATGGGATTTTTTCTCTGAGATGGCTTATAGATGTGGGTATTTTGAACCTTATTCATATACGAATCATTTAACAGAAGAAAGTACAGGTGGTATACCTTCTGGATTCTTAGATAATGAAGGTTTATATGTCAAACATCCTTATAAAGAATATAATGGATATCTTAACGAAATGGTAGCTAGTAGATTTTCAGAACTTAGACAAGATGTAGTGAATATCTTGAAAGACGAAAAAGAGTTATTAAAAGTAGTTGCATTATATCTTGGAGAGAATGGATCTATGAATTCTGATGAGTTTAGAGATTTTGTTATTAAGTACGGAAATAAACTAACTGATAAGTATGTATCATCTAAACTCGAAGAAGATAAGAATTGGTATGAAAAAATATTAAGTAAGTTTTAAAAAAAAATTAAAGGAGCTTTTACGCTCCTTTTTTATTATTCTTTTTAGAAGAAAAATAAACCTACCCATTCATCACGAACAAGTAGGTTTTCATAAAAATTAATACCATTTATAAAGAACTATATTTTTTCTTCAATTATAAGGCTTTTGGGGTGTATAGAATGACTCTAAAACTCCAATAATTTCGTATTCTATTAAAGTCTCTGAGCCATCAAAAATCGGAGGAAAACCAGGGGATTCCGCTGTACAATAAGCTATTCTCTTTTCTTTTCTTCGATTTTGTAGGATAATGTATTTCTTTTTTATCGACTGTCCGATATATTTTCTGAAGATTAGAATATCATCTTTCTTCCATTTACCTTCTTTACTATCATCTATCGGTTTTACTAAAATAATACTTCTATCCCAATTTCTCTCTGTTTTTCTAGTACCTGGATCAGAGAGAAATATTTTTTCTATTTTTATTATTCTCTCTGGAGTATACTGAGAAGTTCCTATTATAAAACCTTTTGTATCATCAATATCAGATTTTATTATATAGTATAATACTATTAATACTATAATTCCAATATAAAACGCTATCATAAATCAAGTTCTTTTAAGATTGGTTCAACGAATTCTTTATACTGTGGATAATATTTCTCGAGAGTTTGTCTAGCATTGAGTGGTTTGTCAGGTTTTGTTATTCTTGCACATTCCCAATCAATTACAGCTTCTACCCAATCTATTTCTCTTGGAGATTTTAATTGTTTTATCCAATCCTTTCCGGTAGTATATGTAGGATGGTGTTTATTTATCCTCTGATGAAATTGATTTATAATTCTTTCGCCTAGGAATGGAAAGAATATAAATAGTATCAATTTATCCCAATCATGAAACCAGTGTGAATGATATCCAAGAAGTTTTTTCTCTGTTTTCATAAATGCAATCCAATGTTTCCAAGTATAGGGGATATGGTTATAACAATCTCTAACGTTTTTAATTATCTGTTTCATATAATTCATGTTTCTTATAATAAGCCCGTTTAAGTTCTCCAACTACATATATATTAGGAGAGACACATTTATTTTCCGGCCGAGTACAAGATTCATCATAAATCTCAGGGTACATATCAAGAATAAATCTAACTACTCCCTGAGATCTTGATCTTCCAGCCTTACAATGAACATATATGTCTTTTCCTAGATTCGACTCTATAAAATCTACTACTTCGGCTGCCTGTTCTTGAGTTATTCCTAAAAATTTATGACCTTTCCATTCTATTTCTTGAGAAGGTATATCATCAAACTCTAGATTTAATACAACCGAGGAATTATCTTTCTTAAACCAATGTAATTCATCCTCTTCTAAATAATATTTTTGACATTCAGGAGTCCCAATGATAGATATAAAACAACTATTACTCGGAAGATTATCATCATTCCACCCACAAGAACTGCACATCATATCAAATTCTGTATGACTGTAACAATATAGTTTTGGTTTTTTCATTTTTTAATAGGAAGATAAATAATAAGATCTGATCTAACTAAGGACTTTCCAGAGGTTATTGCTTCTTGAGAAAGAACTTTTTGAAGGGATTCTGAATAATATCCAGATATTGTCTTATAAAATATATAAGTCTTAGGAATTTCTTCCGAATTTTTTAAATTCTCACCTAAATTAATCCAATCTTCTTCTGTAGCTTCTGGATATACTGTTTTATTCAATGGAACTGTTCTAAATCCATAATAATTCCAATATTCATTAAAGATTTTTCCCAAGTCTAAAATTTTTTCAGAAACTTTTATATTACCACCAGAAAAATCAAACTTATAAGATAAATATTTGTCTGAAATATTCTTTGTCCTGATATAACTACTATAGGTATATCCTGAATTATCATTGTAGTATTGAATATATGATTTATAGAAATTAATAGTTTTTCCAAGATCATCTATATAAACATGACATTTCTTCTCAGCAGCTTCATGATCATTCTTTAATCGACTCTCTAAGGCTGAATCTTGACGATAAAATTCTTCAATAAATCCTATAGGGCTATTCCAGAATTTCCAAGAATAAGCTGTCATTTCAAAACGATCCATGATTTCTTTAATCTCTCCATCTGATAATACCCTAGGACAAACTTCGAATTCTACACTTTTAATACTTTCAGTGAATACAAAATCCTCTTTTTCTATACTCCCTGGATCATAAAATAAAAGTTTAGTTTCATATTTCTTCCCTAGTTCTTTTCCAAACTTAGCTTCTCCAATAAATATTGCTTTCCTTTCTTCATAGTTTTTAGAAATTCCTGAATATTTCCAAGGTAGTTTTTTAAGTTTGTATAAAGATCCAGGTTTAAGTTCGGCGGGTTTAAGATCTTTTGTTATTACTTCTCGTTTCTTCATTATCTCAGAAGAAATTCTATATTCCTCTGTATTAATCGGAAGGAGAACTAATTCTGTCCCTATCCAAGAATAAACACATTTTCCGATTATTTTCTTTCCAGCCAAGCTATCACAATAATCTAATATCCATAAGAAATTATCAATTCCTATTTCAATCTCAAACCCCCTTGGATCCCAAATTCTACAATAAGCTTGTCTATAATTCCAACCTACTTTTCCACCACCAACAGAACGATTCACTATAAAACCTTCCATCGGAATATTCTCAAATTCATCATCTTTGATTTTATGATCTCTCCAAGAATTCCAAGATTTTTCTTTTTTCAAAATCCCTGTCGAAGAGTCTGTGTAAGTAATGAATCCAAGTTTTTTAGTATAACAGTCAGATCTCTCTTGATATCCGACGTTAATTTTCTTTGGAATAATAAAATTTTCGCTATTTACCATAATATATAAAATTAAATTTTCATTGCAAATATAAGGGATTGACAACCTTATTTATGTAAAACTAAAATTTAAATAGAAAATTATGAAAAAGAAAATTAGAGAAATCGTAAGAGAAGAAATAAAAGCAACAATATTATTTTATTTAATTCCAGTTGATTTAGTTGCTTTCTTTTCATTAAATAGTGAAATAAAAAATATAAAGATTACTCTTGCTATCTTAATAGTATTTTCTTTAGCGGTATTGACTTATTATGTTCTTTGGAGAGTTATAGAATATCTCGAAGAGAAGGAAAAAGAGAACCCTGAAAGCCTTATAAATGATAATAAATAATAAATGAATGAAAAAGAAAACAAAAGATAGATTGATTTTTGGATTAAAAATCATAACAGTATTATCTCTTGGTGTTGCAGCAGGATATGCAATATACCGAAGAAGAGATAAAGCTTATAATTCACTCCCAGACAGTAAATTTGTTGGGAATATGATGAAAGGCAAGAGAACTGAACTAAATGTACCAGTTCCAGGTGTCTATGAATTCAAAAATGAAAATCATAATAAAGGTTACTATAATGTATTTAAGAATGGACCTTGGAATGTAGTAGCGCCAGGGTATCAGAAAAAAGACCTTGTGACTCCCGCGCCGAATCAACCTAAGAAAGTAAGAGTTAGTTCGGGAGGAGGTAGCACATATTTTCACGTAACACAAAAGCTATCCAGATCGGGAGCTAAATTGTACGGCGCGAAATCTATAAGAGGTTATTATATTCTTAAATATGAAAGTTAATATATACTATACATTAAGAGATTGGAGAAAATCCAGTCTCTTCTTTATCTTTCCTCCAAATCGATGAAAAGTGATCTCTCGACCCGTGACTTCCTTATTTATGCAAAGGGGATTCGTGTTGTGTGGGTTCCCAATTTATTTCTAAAACAAATAGTAAATATGGAAAAAATAGTAGAATATGAAGGTACTAAGAATCATTATATAGTACTTCAAGAAAATGCGATAATGAAAAATCCAGAAACAAGAGAATGGGAAAACTGTATTATCTATCAAGAGTATAAACACTGTACTCCTGAAGGTTATGTAGAAGTTCCTGAGAGTGAAAGAAAAATATTTGTAAGAGAAAAGAAAGATTTTTTAAGAAAATTTACGTTATGTTTAGATTTATAACTATGTATTATGGATGTTCTGGTACATTTAAAGCAACAACCATAGAATCAATATTAACAAGATGCCCTGGACTGTATAATGTTATGTGGTCTGATATTAAACCTTGGAAACGTTGGGAAAATATCTTAGGAACACAGCAAGATGATCGAAATTATGCTATTCTTCATCTTTGTAACTTGAGGAATGCTATAAAAAATAACTGGCCTCCTGGAGTGAATAACCTCTTAGTAGAAAGGGGAGTATCCGATATGCTTTATTATTACTACAAGAATAATAGAGAAATCGGTGAAAATTCGAAATGGATTAAGGATGTAGTTCATGAAGAAGATATCTTATGTGAGCAAAATTCGTACTATACACCAAGGAGAATATTATTAGTTCAGAAAGATTTTGATTTTGTTAGAGATGTTATTCTTAGAGAACCTACCCGAGCAAAAGAATTTCCAGGAGGGGTTCAAGAATATATGGAACATCAAGATGCATATGTTGAATTTACACAAAAGTATAATAAAATTGATGAAGTTATTAATATTAAAGATGCAGAAAAATATGTAAATGACTTGGGATTTGAATTTGATCCTAGTAAGAAATAACAAATAAAGAAAAATAAAAACATATGAGTGAAGATGTAAATACAGTATCAGATTTACTAGTTGCTAAAAGGAATGGTAAATCTGAAAAATTTAATTCTGAAAAAATAGAAAAAGCAATTCTTAATGCAATGAAATCTAGTGGTATTAAAAGTCCAAAAGTAGCTTTTAATATCTCTAAAGAAATTGAAGAAGAATTAAAAGAAAAAGGTTCATGTACTATTGATGAGATTGAAAATTTAGTATATGACAAGTTAATAAAGAAAGGACATAAGTTAACTGCAAAAGCTTATGAAGGATATCGAAGTGTTAGAGAATTTCAACGACAATCTAATACTATCGATGAACAAATAAATGAATTATTAGCAGGAGATAGTGAATATTGGAAGTCTGAAAATTCTAATAAAGATTCTATGCTCTTAACAGTTCAGAGAGACTATATGGCTGGAATTGTTAGTATAGATATGGCTAGACGAAAAATATTCCCTCCTGAAATTATCCAAGCTCATGATGAAGGCCTGATTCACATACACGATCTTGACTATATAGGCCAACTTGCGATGAATAATTGCTGTTTGATTAATCTTGAGGACATGCTTCAAAATGGAACATGTATAAATAAGACAAAAATATTTAAACCTCATAAATTAATTACAGCTACTACAATTGCAACGCAGATAATTACTGCAGTATCATCTTCACAATATGGAGGATGTACAATAACATTAACACATCTAGCACCTTTTGTAAGAGATAGTTATAATGGTTATCTGAAAAAATATAAAGATGCTGGATTAGATGAAGAACTTAGCGAGAAATTAGCAACTATTGATTTGAAAAAAGAAGTTAAAGACTCAGTTCAAACTTTTAATTATCAAATTAATAGTATGACAAACACAAATGGTCGAATTTTACTGGCCCGGGAAAGTAGTAATATTTTTCAATGTAGAGAGTGAACTAAGAAATCTTAGGTGTAAAATTTACGTAAATAATACGGAACTATAGGAAATGATAGTTTAAAATTTTGCTAACAGGGAAAGATTAAAATCTAATCCTGTGCCAAGCTAGAAAATGAATAAGTTTCTAGAAGGTCAAACGACTATCCGAAAGGAGTAGGTTTAAGGCGAAATTCCTTATTCCGAAGCGCTCTCCAACCATTTAATAGTGGTTGATGATATAGTCTAATTCGGGGGAAATGCAGTCCCCATTTTTAACAGTATTTATGTATCTAGGCGAAACTTCAGAATATAAAGAAGAATTAGCCATGTTAATTCAAGAATTCCTAGAACAACGTATCCAAGGAATGCCTAATGAAGATGGAGTATTTGTAACTCCTGCATTTCCTAAATTGATATATGCTCTTGAGGAAGATAATATACATGAAAATAGTAAATATTGGTATCTTACTAAACTCGCTGCTAAGTGTTCAGCTAAACGATTAGTTCCTGATTATATTTCTGAAAAGAAAATGAAGGAACTTAAAGAAGGAAACTGTTTCCCGAGCATAGAGTATCCTGTGCCTTGTAACAGTGATGTTACTCGAAAAACCTACTTAAACGGAGAAGGCATTAATTGCTAACTTACCGTGCTAAATTATTAAATATAAAATATTTTTATGTGGAAAGATATACCTAATTGGGAAAATTATTATGAAATAAATGAACTTGGAGAAGTTAGAAATAAAATAACAAAGAAACTAATCATTGGAGATACTAATAATGCAGGTTATCCAAGAATTTATCTATATAATAAAAATAATTCTATAAAGAAGGAAAGATTCTTTAGACATAGATTAGTAGCTTTATTATTCATACCTAATCCAAATAATTATCTTGAAGTTAATCATATTGATGGAAATAAATTAAATAGTAATGTAAATAACTTAGAGTGGTGTACTAGAAAACAAAACGAACGTCATTCTTATAAAGTTGGTGGATCTAAACATAAAAATTATAAACCTTTTAAGATAATTTATGATAATGGACTTGAAGAAATTTATAATTTTAAAGAAGACTTATCAAAATTACTAGGAATTTCTAGAGTAACTGTTAAGTACTGGTTACAAAAGAAAAATAAAGGTTTTCGTAAGTATAAAATAAAAGATATTTATTATATTTAATATAAAAGCCTAACGACTAGAGAAAATAAATATTAGAGAAATACTAATATGGAAATGAGTATCGTAAGAATTTATTATTAATAATAAATTCTGAAATGGTAGGGTTCTTATTTGTGGTAATAGCAATAAGAATATGATATAGTCTAAAAGTTAATAATTATTAACTTTGGGGATGTCGCAGTTTCTTATCACCTTGGAAAGATGAAAATGGAAATTATAAATTCTATGGTCGTCTAAATCAAGGTGTTGTAACAGTATCACTTCCTGATGCAGGATTATCTGCAGAAGGAGATATTGATAAGTTCTGGGAAATTCTAGATGAACGTTTGGAATTATGTCATAAAGCATTACAAATTAGACATAAACGTTTACTTGGAATTAAATCAGATGTAGCTCCTATATTATGGCAACATGGAGCTTTTGCAAGATTAAAACCAGGAGAAGTGATTGATCCATTATTATTTGGTGGGTATAGTACAATTTCTCTAGGTTATGCTGGTTTATATGAGTGCGTTATGGCATTAACTGGGGAATCTCATACAAAACATATCGATCTTGCAAAACAAATTATGCAAAGATTAAATGATGCTTGTAATAAGTGGAAATCTGAGGAGAATGGTCTTGGATATAGTGTATACGGATCTCCAATTGAAAGTACAACTTATAAATTTGCAAAGTGTCTTAAGAATAGATTCGGAGTTATACCGAACATAACTGATGAATCTTATATTACTAACAGTTATCATATTAATGTAAAAGAAGAAATTAATCCTCTTGATAAGTTAAAATTTGAGGCAGAACTTCAACCATATAGTTCTGGTGGTATGATATCTTACATAGAGTCTGCAGATATCAGTACTAACATCGAAGCAGTTTTAGAAGTTATAAAGTTCATCTATGATAATATTTCTTATGCAGAGTTAAATACAAAATCAGATTATTGTTCTAACTGTGGATATGATGGTGAGATAGAAATTATAGATGAGGATAATAAATTGTCTTGGAGGTGTCCTCAATGTGGCTGTGAAGATCAACACAAACTTCATGTATCTAGACGTACGTGTGGGTTAAATTTAGCTCACGTTAAATTATTAAAATTGCCGGAAAGATATTAATATAAATCGGCATCAAGTAAAAATAAACTTGTTCAACGACTAAGTATAATAATTAATAAAAATTTTATTAAAAGATATAGTCTTAAACTATATAAATAATATAGTAATTATTGATATTGGTTCCAATTTTTGGAATCAAGGGCGTACAGCCGAGATACGAGATAGATACACTCATCTAGATGATCATGAATTATAAAATCCCTGAAAACTATGAGATACGCAACTATTAGAAAAATAGATATATCTAATGGACCTTACATTGGAGTTTCATTATTTTTACAAGGATGTTTATTCCATTGTAAGAATTGTTTTAATCAAGTAGCTTGGCCTTTGGATGGAGGAAAAGAATTTACTGAGAAAGAAAAAAAAGAATTTTTTGAATTAATAGAAGGAGTAAAGAGAGTTTCTATTTTAGGTGGAGAACCTTTACTTCAAGCTACAGAACTTAGTGAATTATTAAAAGAAATAAAGGAAACTTGGCCAGAAAAAGAGATTTGGTTATGGACTGGATTTTATATTTCTGAATTAACTGAAGAACAAATGAAAGTTATTAATTTGTGTGATTATATAGTTGATGGAAGATATATAGATGAATTAAAAGATAGAAAACTTAGATTTAGAGGATCTTCTAATCAAACTATATGGCATAATATTAATGGTGAATTAGTAAAAAGTAAGTATAATGATGAAAGACTTGATTAAATAATAAAAAGACCTTAGGGAAAAAATCCTTAGGGTCTTTATTTTACTCTCTGACAGACCTTCTTTCCTTATTATTGAATATAAAATAATTAATCAAGATGAGTAAAATAATAATTGTTCCAGACGTTCATGGTAGGACGTTTTGGAGGCTAGCGAAAGAAAAGATTAATGAAGTAGATCAAGTTGTATTTCTAGGAGATTATCTAGACCCATATCCAGTCGAGGGTATTTCACCAAAGAAGGCAATAGAAGAATTAAAGAAGATAATAGACTTCAAAAAAGAATTCCTAGAGAAGGTTATTTTGTTAATAGGGAATCATGATTATCACTATATGAATCTATTAAAAGAAATACTTCCTTGTAGTAGATATGACTTTAGGAATGCACAAAAAATCGAACAGATATTTAATGATAATCAAGAATTATTTCAAGTATTATACAAAGAAGGAAAGTATTTATTTTCTCATGCAGGTGTTGTAGAAGAGTGGATGAAAATTACTTGTGGTTGTGATGACCTAGATACACTTCTTAAGGAACAACATCTAATGTATAATCACTTGTGGTATATGTCAAGACTTAGAGGTGGTTATGGGTTTTATGGATCATGTATATGGTCTGATGTAAGAGAATTTGAGAATACATTTCTTGGAGTATTTCAGATTTTTGGTCATACTCAATTAGCCAAGGAATTTTTTGGACCATCTCCAGGAATAGAAGAGACATTTGCATGTTTAGATTGTAGAGAATGTTTTATATTAGATACTGAAGAACAAACAATAGAAAAATTATGAAAACAATTATTGATAACTTAGAATTTAATGGAGCATTAATTCAGTTTACACAATCAGATGATTTTGATACCATGATTAATGCTACTGAAATGGGTAAATTATTCGGACCTAACAAAAGGCCCTATCAATGGTTGAGACAGAAGGATACTCAAGATTATTTACAAGCATTTGAAAAGTATCAAGAAAGTACTGCGCGGGAGACGCGCATCACTCCTGTAATAACTATAGAAGGGCATTATTCAAATGGAACTAGACCTGGTACATGGATGCATAGATGGGTAGCAATTAGATATGCTCAGTGGTTAGATCCAAGGTTTGCGATTTGGGTAGATTCTAAGATTGATGAACTTCTTAGGATAGGATTTACTACTGCCTTAAAAGAGGAAAGAGATAGATATAATTCTCTTCTCCCTCAGGTAAATTATTATAATGAAGTTTTAGCATATTCAGAAAACTTGTATTCTACTGAACAACTCTGTAAAGATCTTGGACTTGGGTATGGGACAAAGATACTTCTTAAGAAACTTGAAGAAAAGAAATATATTTATCGTCGTCCAGGAATAAAAGGGTGGTATTTATCAAGCCCCTACGATAAAGAAGGTTATACAAAAGTTACTTCAGCGGTTGTAACTGATAAACATGGAAATAAACATATTAAGGATCAAAAGAAATGGACTGAATCTGGAAAACATTGGATTTGGAGTTTATCTAAAAAATTATAAAAATTATGAAAATTGGAATTGATTTTGATGGAACCTGTGTTACTCATGATTATCCTAGAATTGGAAAGGATATTGGTGCAGTTCCTGTTCTTAAAGAGCTAGTAGAAAAAGGTCATAAGTTAATCCTTAATACTATGAGATCAGGGAAAGAACTTGAAGATGCAGTTGAATGGTTTAAAGAAAATGATATCCCTTTATATGGAGTTAATCAAGATCCTGGACAAAGAAGATGGACTAGTTCTCCAAAAGTACATGCAGATCTTTATATAGATGATGCTGCTCTTGGATGTCCTCTTATATATAATCCAGATTTTAGTGATAGACCTTATGTAGATTGGGAAAAAGTTAGACAAGTATTTTATGATTAAGAAACCAACAAAAGAAGAGATGTACGTAGTTAATCAGCCACGTCATCTTATGATATCAATTATATTAATGGATTATGATTACTACCCTCTTCCAGATAATATACATACTGGATTATGTAAACTTTCTGAGATTAGTGATATAGTATTCATATTCTCTGATTCCCATTTCGACAATTCTAAGATTAGTAAAGAAAAGATAACAACTCTTTATCAGGCTTGTGCTTTTATAGATAGTTCTGGAAATTTACCGAGAACTATATTTAAGGCTCTACAATATGATAAAGAAATATTTGGGAAGCACATCGGAATAACAATATCTAGATGTCAGGATTTACAAGAATCTACACCTAAACTTTTTGAAAACCTAGAAAAAATAAATCAGTCTAGAATTATTAAGCCAGTGTTTAAGATTCGTAGATTATCATCAACAGAACTATATAACTTCTACTATACACCGTCTGAAGAAAAAAGAAAGAAGAAATGGAAATGTATTTTTGATGAATGTTTATATTTTTATCATAGACATATTCTGAAGTCTGTTATTTTTCCATGGACTAGAGTAGATGTTCCTGATCCTGCCGATTATATAGATTGTAGATATTGTACTTGGGGATCTAACTCTTCAGTACTTTATTTCAGAAACACAACAATCGGAATATTCTTGGAAAAAGTAGATAAAGAATTTATTGATACTTTTACTGATCCGGATCCTAGATATCTTTTTGCTGGATTAGTTAAGAAAAATGGAATAGATTGTTTAGATTATAATATAGAGGATTTAGATATTGGAAAATTATGACTAAAAGATATAAACAATCAGGAAGAAATTCAGCTTATCCAGAATATATAGAAGTTTGGGAATATGGAGTTGGATCTGTGCCTGATTGGATTTCAGATAAGAGTAAAGTTACATTTATAGATGGTCTTGGTAATGTAACATTAGAAACTCATGATACTAGTACAGGTGGAGTAGAGATTATAGATTCCACAGGTACATCTCCTCTTATCAGATTAGGTTCAAAAAAAGACTTAATATGTAGAGAGGTAGAGAACGAAACTAAAGTATTTGTATTAACTAGATTACAATTAGAATTATTATATAAACTAGAGTTATGAAAGAGTTAAAAGACAGTGAAAGAAACCTGATTAATGAAGGACTTGTAATGGTAGATTATTCTGCTGAATGGTGTGGTGGTTGCCAAGTAATTAAACCAATTGTTGAAAAATTAGCAACCGAATATGAAGGAAAAGTTAATATTTATGGATGTGATGTTGATGAATGTGCAGAACTTACATCAGAATTTTGTATAAGAAACATTCCAACACTACTATTCTTTAAAGATGGAGTACTTCAGAATCGATTAGTAGGTTCACATCCAGAAAAAACAATTAGAGAAAATCTAGATTTACTAATATCAGAATCAGGAAATGAATAAATTTGTACTTAACACATTAATTTTAGGAGATGATGACCTACATTGTAAGACAGGTGAAGTAACTTTGTCTATGATGAACCTGAGTCATACAAATTTTACTGGACCGGATCTTGATAAATTCGATTTAATTGTTTATCATGGAGAGAAAGGTTGTAAAATTTTAAAGTCCAGAGCATTTAGAACTGGAAAAGTAGGATAAAAATAAAGAGAGGATACCATTCAAATAGGTTCCTCTCAATTTTTTTACATCTCTCCGTCGTATTTTTTATCGTCTTGAAGAGTTGATCTTTTTCTTACTAATAGAGCAATTTCTACAATTAATTCTTTTAAAGACATTCCACCTTCATATGGGAAAGCCTCATCACACCATTGTTTACTAGAATAATCCTCTTCTTCTGGTGTAACTTCATAATCTCTACAAAGTTCTGCTACTCTTTGTTGAACATACTCTTTAGTTAAGATTCTAGATTCTGGAATAAAATATGCACTACTTCCAGTCTGATCTTCATGTCCCAAAGCTAAAATTGCTTCATCTCTAAACCAATCACATTCCATAAATTCTTGTGATTCTGGCCATCTTACTAATACATAGTTTTCATTCATATTCTTTAATTTTTATTACATCTATAAGAGTTTTACCTTCAAAGCCTTATTATTGAGAAAAACAAGAAATTATGAAAAGAATAGACTGTTCATTTATGGGAATTAGTGGAGAATGTTTTATCCACATCACCCTAGAATTTGAAAACATCCCAAGAAAAGGGGATAAGGTAGTACTCAGCAGAAACATTGCAGAGTATGTAAGAGAAAATATGACAAATGATGTGGAAAATGCAGAAGAATATGCTGATATTATATCCATGTCATTAGACAAAAACACAGGGACTATGTACTTTTTTGTAGTAGAAGTAATTCATTATCCAAGAATTGATAGAGATGTGGATGATGAGGCAGTTACTAGAATTATACTTAGTGTTAATAGTCTAGATTAAAAAAAAATAAAGAGAGGCCTTAATAGGTTTCTCTCTTTTTATTTTCTTCTTAGAGTTCAAGTATTCTCTTAAGTCGTTGTAAACTTCCAGGAATATCATTTTTATCTAAGCGAGATTCATCATTTTTTGCTTTTAATTCATCTCTTTGTTGTATAAATTTATTATAAGCTATTTCAAAGATTTCTATATCATAATCATGTAGTTGTCCATAAGTTTTTATACCTTCCGGAAGGTATTTATCCTGTCCACCTTTAAAATTTCTTATTGCATAAGTTGTTTTAAAGAGATCTATATAAGCATTTTTAAGAACATCTACTTCTTCTGGTGTAAACTTATCTATAACATTCATTAATTTATAAGTATCATCACCACAATCAGGCAAACCTCCTATTCCAAAAGTATCTTCTACATTTACCCACCTACCTATATTTACAGCATATCCGATAGGTGTTTCAGAATCCAATGTTAGTATCTTATTAGGATAATAACCATGATGAGAATCACATAATCCTAGAACTTCAAAATTTATATCAACAACTTTCATAATTTTTGCGATTCTCTGGGACTTATCAAATAAATGTAATAACTCTTCAGAAAATACATACTTTCTATAAAGTTCAATTATTAATTCTCTAATCAGTTCTTCTAATTTTTTTAATTTTTTCTTAAGATCTGAGTTATCTAAAAGTTCTTTATAGGTTGATAATAAGATATCTCTCGAAATTAATTTACTTTTATCTTTATCTAGAATCATGATTTTAATATATTATAAAGTTCTATAAAATTAGTTTTTAAAGCAGTTAGAGTTAAGTTTTTATTTTCTAAGGTTTCTTCCAATTCAAATAATTTATCACATGCTCTTTTAGAGACTATTACATATTCTCTAAGTTTTTCCAAAGCTTCTTTATATAATTTAGGATTTAGGTGTTTAAAACTACTCCATTCACTACTACCTTTAAATAGATTAGGAGCATGTATTAAATTCCCGTCTATTTGTTTTTCAATTCTTATTCCTTTAGAATAATAATAAAGATTATCTCCCCAACTTAAACAGTTTATATTTTCTTCAGGAAATTCTTTTTTTAATACTCCATCTCCTGTAAAATCAAATACTTGAACACTATTTAAATAATCCTGATACTTCATTGTAAATTCTTTTTCTTCTGGAGTTAAACATTCCAAGATCGCATCAAAAATAAAATCTACTAGTTCATTACGTAGGTTCTTACTCTCATCGAACTCTTTGATATACAATTTTTTAACTTCATTAATTATCTTATCTCTCTGATTTCTAGTTAATGCCATAATCGTTTTACTTTTTTACATTACTTACATTAATAAGGATTTTGCCATTATAAAAGGTCCTAAATCTTAATTATGTAAAACTAAAATTATACTAATATGAAAGATATTGAAAAAAGAATAGCTGAGAATATCCAAGTTCCTGAGGATATGTATTTAGAGGGATTACTTGATATAACTGGATTTTTATTTATTGAGTTAACACAATTTCTAGAAAATGAACATCGGTATATAGGTATTACTAAATCCTATATTCATACTGTTAAGTTAACTATTGAAAGGATAGATCAATCTGTTCGACCTGAAGATATAGAGATTTATGGAAGAATATTATATCTTTATAAACCATTTCTTAAAAAAGAATTTAAGAGACTTAGAAATAAAAAGTTAACTGCAGGGGATTCTGTTATAGTAATTATTAATAAAATCATAGAAATAATAGTTCAAGAAAAGAAACAAGATTTTAGATTTCATAAAGAAGTAAGAACCCTAAGAAAAATTATATCCAAATTTTTTGAAAATATTAGGAACAAAAAGAAAGAAGATCCACTTTATTCTCTAAGTAATGCTATCAAAGAATATAAAGATAGTGGATCTGTTGGAAAATATCCTCTTGATGTATTCTCTTTTATAGATAATCAGTATATAAAAGAAGAATTAAAAGATCCAGGAGAAAGACTAAAAGAAGAAAGTGATAATAAAATAAATGAGATCTCTTTTGATAATTGATTTTCTTAGCTATAAAATAAAAAACTAGATAGAGTAAAATTCTATCTAGTTTAATTTTTTGTTTTAATTTTTCTTCTTCTCATCTTCGGCTTTTTCTTCCAGGGACTTTTCTTCTCCAAGTTCATATTCCATGGATTCAATATCTATCTTTCGATTTGCAAAGTCCTTCTTATCCTCATCTTCTATATCTACCGTATAATAAAGCATGATGTCAAATCCAAGATCTTTATACATTGGATTTACATCTCTTGCCTGAAACATTATGTGATTATATTCTGTTGAGTATGTTCCATATAAATTACTCCTTTTCTTGTAGATTGTCAAGTTTTCAGGAATAGTTACATAATGAAGCATATCAAGAGCTGTATATAAATCTACTCCAGGTTCATCATCTATTTCATCCTTCATCGGAAATCTTAGTTTATATCCTAAGAATGTAGATGCTATTTTCACATCATATACATCATCTTGAGTTTTCCCAAGATCATTTAATTCCTTACTGAAAAATGCAATATTCTCGAAAATATGACCTGTAAGTTTTTTACTTAAACTCTTACGTCCATTTGTATAATCGAATAAGTCCTGCATAAACTCTGAAAAACCATTATACTTAAGTCTTCCATCAGGCCAAAAAACATTATAAGATTCATAATCTCTTTTCGGAATCTCTACTGCTGCTTGAAATACTTTTTCATAAGTACGGGTTTCACCATTTACTTCCTTCGTATAGGTTACTCCCTTTATTTTATAAGAAAGTATATAATATCCAATAAAGAAACGATCAATATTTTCATCCTCCGTACCTATAAATTCTCGATTTAAGGTATCTCCTAATTCATTGAGCGTATCTTTATAATCATTTATTTTTGGATAACCAGATAGATTCCTGTTATAAGCGGTTGTTGGAATTTCGAAAATAAATTCTAATTTCCTTTTTCCAAACCTAGTGTCAGATTGACTTACGTGAATGATGTTCTCGCAATCCAATAATCCGCGCTTAATTATCGATTTATTACCCCATCTATCTTCATCTACTATATTACGAATGCGAATAAGATCTAGGTCCCACGGATTGACCTTTCCCTTTCTATCGCCGAATTGGATAACATTATACATTGCTAGTACTAAGTTATCACTTTCGTCATTTTCTTCGTCGACTTCGTCACTATCATTTTCGAAGGAATTGACAATTTCATTAGACTTTTCTCTTAATATGTCTGAAGAAATTCCAAGACCTTCTAGTGCATCATCGATCTGTTTCTTTTGTTTTTCTAATTTTTTTATTTCTTTTTTTGTTTCTCTGGCTAGCAGATAACCACCAAGGGCTAATCCTAAACCAATTAGTATTAGTTTTTTATATTTCATTTTTCTTTTCTTTTAAGTTTGTTTCTTCTTTTTATTTTTATAATATTCCCCTTTGTTCACTGCTAATCCCACGAACCATTCCTCCTTTTTTGGGGGGTCTATTATTTCCCATCCCTTTTTGAGGTTTACTGATAGATCCGTTCTTAGAAAATAATGATTTTCCTACACCATATAACATTATTCCCGCTAAAGAAAACATTGCAACTGCTATAATTGGTTTAGAACCTTTATCTAAATATTCAGATGTTATTGTTCTATCATTGCAATTATCTTTTAAAAATGTAGTACTTGTTTTCTGTACACCAAGTAACGAACCAATATTTATCATATCTTTTTATTTTTTGAATTAATTTTTCTAATCTTCTTTATTTGATAGTCTCCTGCAAGTGAAGCTCCGCACCCTATTGCAAATACAAGAGCTAAAACTTTACAACCTAATCCTATAGTACGGAGACATACATTAGCTACTGAGTAACTCCCCATCGCTATTTTTTCTCTTTTTTTAATGTCCATTTTTCTTTTAAGTTTTATTGTTAATATTTAAGTTTATAATTCTTTATTTAACGCAGTCAGCTTAATATGCTATTTATAGATGCTGACTCATCTGTCTTGTTTAATATCTCTTTATAAGAAGGGAACTGGATGGACCTCCAGAACCCTCCCCTGAGATAACAATAAACAAGAATTATGTTTTTGTTCTATTTCTACTTCTTTTTCTTCATCATCTTCTATTTTCATCATTGTGTTTTTCATAACCTAAATAAAGAAAAAGAGTATAGAAGCAATTCAATACCTCTATACTCTAAACTTAAAAGAAGGAAAATTTATTTCTTTTCCTCAGCGGGAATTTCTTCGACTTCTTCAATACCGTCACCAGTGATCTTCTTTTTGACGTCTCCAATCAATTTTTCACAGTAACCGTACTTCTGTTCTAGCTTAACTGCTGCTATTCCGGTTCCAAATCCTACTGCAAGATATAAAAAATTTGTCAATTTCATTTTCTTATCCTCCTTCTTATAAGTTAACATTATTTACTCTTTGGTGGCTGTTTAAACTTCTGTAACCACCGTTTTTGTAACCATTGCCTCCATTTGTAGGGGCTGATGTTATTTCCGGCTTTACTTCAGGAATCATATCCGATTCTCCTATACCGGTAACTGTTGCAACTGATTTCTTTCTCTTTAAAAGACCTATAGCTGCATTTCCTATACCCTTGCTAGTGGATATTATTGGTTTGTGGTATTTAACTATTATTCCACCAAGTACCATTCCAACGGCAACTCCTCCGATTGTGTATTTATTTCTACTAAACCAACCAGATTTTTTTTCTTTTTTAGTTTCTTCTTTTTCCATAATTCTTGTTCTTTAGAAAAATAATTTGTTAATATTTTTGTTATCTTATCTCTTATAAGGCTTTTACCGTTTTCTAAACCATTCGATTTTTAACGGCGAAAAATTAATGATCAAAATTCATTATTTTCTTTGTTTTTGTATAGTTGTATTTGTGTATGAATTTTGATCTTAAAGAATTTATTTTCTCATATATAAGAGTTTAACGTCTTTTCAAACCCATCGTTTTTCTACCCTACAAAGAACTTATCTACTCCATGTTTATCTATAACCTTTAATATTATAGTTATAATAAGTTTATCAGTTATAGATCTAGTTTCGAATTCTTCTCTGGAAATATCACTACGATAATCTCTCATTATATCTGCATTCTTGAGGTTATATTTTCCGATGTGATATTCTTTTTTAGAGAGACTTTCAATAGTCATAGGATTATCAACTGTAGTAATATCAAGACCACGTTTATCTAGAAATTTATCATACAATAGATCTGATAATCGTTTAATTCCTATCTTCTTACAAGCTATATCAGGAAGTTTATTATTCTGAACAAATAGTACTCTATCTCTATCAGAACACTTCCAAGTCTTATCTGATAAACTAAGATAATATCCTTGAGCTAACCAATCCCTCTCTTCTATATATTTCATGGTTGTCTGTAAATCTCCTGCTAATTCTACTACATTTCTAAAAGGCAATGCAATCGGAATTAGGATATCAATAACTCCAGGAAGATGACTAGATAATATTACTTTCATAGTTCAATATCTAAGAAATACTTATAATCATTTCCAATCTTAACAAATAATCCTGAAACTAACTCTGGAAATCTAGTTTGAAGAGTTCTCAAGATACACATATAAGTTTCGGCCGTTTCATTGTAGAGTATTTTCTTTGTACCATCTTCAAAAGCAACGTATAAGTGAGAAACCTTAAAAACATTTCTCGTTGCTTTATCAATCTGGTACATAACGTTTATCTCTACATCTTCGGCCGTTATAGAATCTTTCATAATACTTCTAATATGATATAAATCCTCTCCATATTTTGTAACATCCGGATTTTCTTCTAGTTTGTAAAGTTTATTTCGTCCTCCTGTTGTTACTATGTAAGGAATATGCTCTACTGTACTAACTTCATATTGAACTGACTGAATCCATAATCTCTCTGTAAATTCAAAAGTAAGTTCCGTAATCCTGCTCTGCTTAATAAAAAAGCTATTTATTATATTCTCCATAATTATTTATTTTTTATTCATTTATTAGAGTTTTAAGTGAAAAATAATTGAATATTTTTATATATTTCATTAATTAATTATCCTTTCTTTTTAATAATAATATAACATTTTACTTTCTTTCCATTTTCATAAATACTAGAATTCTTAACTTCAAAATAGTTTTCTAAATCCTTTGCTTTAGGGGCAGCATCGTAATTAATAGACTTATATAAATATTCCAACTTTAATTTTATATCTGCTAAAGTTATTTTATCACCTATCTTAAACTCTGAATATATACTAGATTCTAAGAGTTCTTGACTAAATGTTATTATACCTAAAGATCTCTTTATTTTAGTAACATGATAACCCATTCCCTTTAATCTCTGAGATCCTAATGTAGTATAATAAGATTTGATTTCATCAGAATCAGCAATCTGTCCAAGTACAATCTGAATGGCATCTTGAGATAATCCATATTCACATAATAACTTAAGCTTATCATATATAGTATTTAAACCTGTATATACCTTTAAAAATTCTGATACCTCATGGTTTACTATATCATCCTCACAATATATACCAGTCTCTCTACACCTTAATACCTCAAAATACTTATCTACTCTCTCATTCCCCACATTAGGATCCTTCCTAAGATACTCTATTACATAGTCTTTAGATAATTGATCTTTTACCTTAGATATTATATTCTCTAAATACTCCTCTGTATCCTTGGTATTAAAGAAATAGGACAGTACCTCCCTACATTCATTCTTAATCTTCTTAAATTCTTTACTGCCTCTAACTGGATTCTTTGGAAGAGATTCCAAATCTACTTTATCTATATCCCTAAAGAAATTTATTACATCATCATTATAATAAAACCACTCATTTCCATATTCTTTATACTTATAATCTCTAAACTTATATTGAATTCTCTTTTCTATATCTTCTGAAAGACTGGGAATTTCATATAAAATTTTACAAGTAGGATTATGAAGTTTGTAAGACATAAATCTTCTATCTCTATTATTATCCTCTGTATAACCTATTTTGAGAAGATGAATTAAATTTTCATTCTCATCATAACCTGCACTCTTAATCAAATATATCATAATTAATTATCCTTTCTTTTTAACAATTCATAACCTCTTACTCTCTTCTTTTTTCCATCTACAACCTCAGTAGTCATATACTCTTTTACCTCAAAATAATTAAGAATATCATTTGCTTTTGGTACTGCAGTATAAGAAATACTAGAATATAAGTCTCCTAATTTAACCTTGAGATTAGATAAACTATATTTTTCTCCTGGGTTAAAATTTTGATGAATAGTATTAACTAAAAGTTCAGGACTAAATGTTACTATTCCAAGATATTTTTTAATATTAGTACTATTATAATATAAATTTTTTAATTTTTCCGGTTTTAAAATTGTATAATAAGATTTAACTTCATCGCTATCATTCAACTGTCCCAAAACAATATCAATCTCCACTTCAGATAATCCATATTCGCATAGCATTTTAAGTTTATCATATATTGTTTTTAAATTTTTATATATTCTTAAAAACTCTACAACTTTTTGATTTGATATATCATCAGGAGTCAATTTATTATGAACTGTGCTAAATACAGAACATCTATCTGCATAATCATATTGTTGAATCTGAAAAGCTCTAATCTCATTTACTAATACTAAATTATTAAGTACAGGTATTAAAACTCCTCCTTGATACTCATTCACAGCTACATAATCATCTTTATAATTTTGAGTTTTTGCAAGTGTTTGATATCTTTCTGCTAACGTTAACTTATCTTCATCCAAAGAAGTTGAGTATGATCTTAATAAGCTTTCAGTTTCACGTTTTTTTCTTTCTATCTCTTTATCAAACTCCTCCTGACTAACTTTTCTATAATCACAAATAGAACGATAATAGAAATTGGCTGAATTTTTCCAAGGATTTTCGAAAAGTCTTTGCCTTCCTAAGATCTGAGGCAAGTCTTCAGAGATATCAACTGCAAGACTATCTATATTACTATCACTAAATATAAAACTTCTAGCACAAGTAGAGTAAAAATCAGCACCTAGGTAAACAGTTCTAGTACAAAAGGTAAACATTTTAGGTTTAACTCCTTTTAATGGCACCTTTCCTATAACAAACTTCTTCCCTAAACGTTTTTGAATTTTTTTAAGATTATCAGGAGTATCACTACATAATATATTACATTGTTCAGAAGTAAGATTATTTTTCTTTATAATAGATGTAATGTGATTAACTGAATTTACATAAAATACTGCCTCATCTGATATTACTCTAGTAGGTATACCATTTCTAAGAACTACTATCTCTTCGAAATCATTATTTAGATAATTTTGAATAATTTCAGATGCTTTTTCACCAACTGTCCTCATTACATATGAATTAAGATCGGGTTTTATAAGTCTAGATGGATCTTCTGTTTCCCAATCTAATTCATAGTAAGGGAGATCCTTAAATTCATCTAACATTTCTAGATATTCGTCCATCATAGGAGTAGCTGATACAAAGTATGCAGTAGGTGATTGTTTAAGATACTCTAGGAAACTTAATTCAGTATCTGATTTAAATCTAGAATCATGTAGAATACTTTGAAACTCATCTATAATAGTATAAAAATATTGAAAACGTTCCAATTTCTCAAGAATTTCTTTAACAATTCTATATGAATCATAGGTTACTAATATTTTACAAGGTAAACCATTAACAGATCTAAATATACAATATTCTTCTATCTCATGATATATTTTCTTATAAATATTTTTATTTTTCTCCTCTGAAGTTTCTATGGTGTCTTTTATTATTGTTTTATCTACTTTGGAAAGATCTTTATCAATATTGACTTCTTTCTCTAACTCATTTACCACTAAATAGACTTCAAATTCATGTTGATCCTTTTTATTTTTAAGTAACATCTTTCTAGGACTACATAGAATAATATTTTCATTACTTCTAATACAGTATTCAGTAAAACCACAACCAGGGAGTTGCTTATTTATTATACACTTCCCTGGAAATTTACTAAAATTAAATTCATTCCATTCTGAAATATATCTAATTCCAGACGGTACTTTAATCTTTTCTTTTTGCATATTATTTAATTTTTTTTAATTTATTATCTAATTAATAATAGATTCTTTTTTAATACAGAATCCAGTTACATAAAATCGAAGACTAAGGATACCTTAACTTCATTAATTAGAGTTTGAAAGGATAAGAAGAGCAAAATAGCAATTTAAATTTATAAATAAACATACATACACTATATATATTATTCTATTAAAAAAAATTGCATAGTAGTGGTTCTTCTATAAGAGCGAACATAGTGAGAGGCTTCGCCTCCCGTTAGGGAAAGGCGTAAAAGCCGTCTCTTATAGGAGGTTCACGATAGATTAAAATTTAAACCTAATATTATATTCATACTTATCGTGAACCTTAAAAAGATATCGTCCATAACGCTCTTTACCTCGTTTGCACTCGGAAGAGCTAGGACTAGATACTTTTTAAGAACCACTATCTTTTCTTTCAATCCTTCTTAAAAAATCCTAATATCTCTTTATTCAATCCTTATTTTATTTTTTCTATTTATACTTCCTATAGGTTTTCTCAATATATTCTCTTGTTCAATCCAGGTTCCTTAGTCCTCAAGAAAATATTTCGAACCCTATAATCCTTATTAATGATCAAGAATTTTTATTGTGTAGTTCTTGATCTCATTATAAAAGAAATATTAATTTATTATAAGAAAAAATTATTATGAGTAAGTATTATTTTTTAGAGACAGTATTAGTTAAAGGAAATTTGAAAGTAAAAGCACTCCCTGGACAAAAATTGAAGGATGGTTCTAATGTATCTACAAGTCTTTATGTACAATGCCCTAAGAAGATAAGAGATGTTTATTCAGAAGGTACTATATTTATCTCAACTTTTCTTAATCTTAGTTCTTCAGGTGGAAAGTTTTATACACAAAAGGGATTTCAAAGATTAACATATAAAGATGAAGAAGCTAAAAAAGAATATAAAACTCTGACTGGAATTGATTTCGTAGATCCCTTAAAGAAAGATACGATTCTCGAAACAATTCTTAAAGATGCATCACTAATTTCTCCAAGTTCTACAAAGGATGGATTTTATATGACCCCTGATAATTGGAGAATCTTAGTGAGAAATATAAAAAAACATGTTAATACGATGATTATAGGGCCTACAGGTTCTGGAAAGACAAGTTGTGTAAAAGAAGTTTGTTCTAGAATGGGTATACCTCTTCATGTGTTTGATATGGGTTCTATGATTGATCCTATTTCAAATTTACTTGGAGTTCATCGCTTAGAAGATGGAAAAAGTATATTTGATTATGCTAAGTTCACTAAAGTAATTCAAGAACCGTGTGTAATTCTCTTAGATGAGTTAAATCGTTCTTCTCTTGGGGCTAATAATGTATTGTTTCCTTGTTTAGATGATAGACGGGAATTGAATGTTGAAATAGCTTGTGGGAAAGGAGTTAGAAGTATTAAAATTCATCCAGAGGTAACATTTATTGCAACAGCTAATATAGGTTCTGAATATACTGGAACTAATATGATAGACCGAGCACTTCTTAATCGATTTTTTCCTCTTGAACTTAATATTATACCAGATACAGAAGAAGTAAATGTTTTGGTTAATAGAACGGGAATTGATGAAGAAGTAGCTAGATCAATTGTGAAGATAGCGAATAATATTAGATCACTCTCAAAGAAACAGGAGATCTCAACTTCTATATCAATTCGAGAAACACTAATGATCTCAGAGTTAGTATCAGATGGTTGGAGTGTGAAAAGTGCTATGGAAATGGTATATCTTCCAATCTATGAAGGAACTAATTTGGAAGGAGAAAGAAGTACAGTATATAAAACAATATTATCTTATTAATAGACTATGAGTAAACATTTTTCAACCTCATATTATCCTTGGTGGAAAAGAAAGGATTATGATGATTACTATGATGACGAAGATGATGGTAGATGGGGTAGGAGTATATTTAGAAAATCCTATAAATCATCTGTCGGAAATTCTGGAGAGCTAAGTAGAACTATAAATAGAAGCTCTTGGTATGGAGAAAGTTATTATTCATATTCATCTGTTGGAAAGGAAGAGGATGCACAATTATCTAAGTTAATTGAAAAGGCTTATAGTTCTGTAAAAGATATGATAACTATAATGGATTTTCCTTTCCTGATTAGAGTAAATTTGAATGATGGTAGTGATAAAAGTAGTTCGTATTCAGATTATTTTTCAGAAGAGAAGAGAGATAATTCCGAAAGAAGAATAGCAGTCCCTTCTAAGATATTTGACTCCACCGAAGATAATGAAACAAAAATAAATGCCTTCTGTGGATTTGGTCTTCATGAGGCTGCACACTTAAGATATACCTACTTAAGAGTTTATTTGAATTTTCTTAGTTTTATAAGTGGAAAATATACTTTTGAAGAAGGAGAGATTATTAAAATTTTCATAAATCTTCTTGAGGATAATAGAGTTGAGGATTTATTACTAACAGAACGACCGGGATTTCAAGATTTTATTGATTGTGCAAAAAGTTATAATTCCAAGACTCTAGAGGAAAAACTTAATATAATGAGAGAGAGGAAGTTGATTCTTTTCTTTAAAACATTAATAGGAATACTTAGATTTCCTGGATTAATAGAAGAGGAGGTTCTTGAGGAGTATTCTGAGGTATACAAAGAAGTTCAAGAAAAGATAACTCCATATCCAGAAAATCTTAAAGATATTTGTAGTGTTTCTGAAAGTATATTTAAGATAATTAAGGAGAAGAAATTATCTGATATAGATCCGGCGGAATTAAAAAAAATATTATTCTTAATTAATGATACTGAATCTATAACTAGTATAATGTATGGAGTTGACTTAGATTCTGGAAGAAAGATAGATAAGTCTAAAGTATCTAGGCTATTATCATCAAAGGATAGTCTAACAATGAAAATCTTAGAGGGAACAGTAGAACGTGGTGATTCTGATAAGGTATTCTTTGAAAAACCAAAAGGGGATAGGAATGATTATTTACGTGATGTGAGAGCAGTTCAAAAATATGTTCCTAGATTAAAAAAGATATTGACAGGAACAGATAAGAACTATGATTTTAATATCCAAGGTTGTAGGTCTGGAATTTTAGATACGACAAAACTTGCAGAAGCGTATCAAGGAGTTCCACAAGTTTACCTAAGACAGGGACATGTTAGAACCAATAAATCAACTATATGTGTTCTTATTGATGAGTCTGGATCTATGGGTGGAAAAAAGGAAATCCTAGCAAGACAGGCTGCAATACTTCTAAATGAAACCTTCGGAAAAAGTTTGGGAGTTGATTTATATATTTATGGACATACTGCAGATATTGGTTCAGTCGGATATATAAATCTGAGTGTGTATCGAGAAGGAAGTCATTATAATCCTAAGTTTTCATTATCTAAGAGTTGTGCAAAATCCCAAAATCGAGATGGAGATGCAATTCTAGAAGTAGCAAAGAGAGTTAGAAAGTTCACGAAAGAGAATTGTATTATGTTTGTGATATCTGATGGTAGCCCTTGTGCAAATGGATATGGAGGAATTCCAGCAATAAAAGATACTGCCGCAAAAGTAAAAGAAGCAGAAAAACTTGGATTTGGAATAATTCAGATTAGTATAGATGCTGTATATCGTGTTGAAGATATGTTTGATACTTATATAGATATTGGATATAACTTAGAAGAAATGCCGAAACTGTTAAATGAAATAGTGAAAACTAAAGTAATAAAAACAAAACAAACTACAGTAAGTTAAGATGGATTATGAAAATAAGGTAATATACAATACTATAAGTCTAAAAGGTTTAATTCTTCATACATTTATAGCATTTACTTCGAAACTTCCTATAGATAACTTATCAAACTTTGTAATTTCTTATTATATCCCAGAAGTAGTTGATTTTATTAATAACTCTGGAATAAAAAGAGGAACTATGACTGTTGATAAGTTTAAAGATTTATATGGAATTAAGATCGATTATATAAGTATCTTCACTTTTAGAGATATACTTAGATTTCAACTTCAGGAAACTCGTACTCGGCTTGATCTGATCTATTATTTAGTTCAGATTCAAGAGAATATAGAAGCTGACTTAAGTAGATTTAATTTAGCTGATGAACTATATATTTATTTGTATAGTCGTTTTCAGAGAGCTTTAAAGCCTTATACATGAGAGAAAATAAATAATGTAAAACAATACTCCTTAAGCAATAATAAAAAGCTTAAGGAGTTTAAATTTTTAAGAATATGAAAATAAGTAAATTAAAACATGATTCTTATAGAGTAGAAATTAATTTTGGAATTGGAACACAGAAAGAAATGACGAGGTGGTTTACTACTAAGTTTGTAAAGAATCATAAAATGGAAATTCCGGTAAAGAAAAATTCAAGAGCAGAAGAACTTATAGAAACAATAAGTTCAACATCCGGAACATCTACTTATAGAATTATTAATAAAACAACAGGATTCGATCAAGTAGTAGTAATAGTAAACATTGACTCTAGAAGAAATAGACCTTTTATTGCCAAAAAGGATTATAAAAGTTTGGTTAAGAATATCAAAACTACATTTTATCACGAAACAAGACATGCCGTAGATCAGATAGTTAAGTTAAGAAATCTGAGTTATGAAGATTTTGAAAATACAGCTATGTTACAGGCTTGGATAAATGTAGAATTCGAAGAAACTTTAATGGATTATATTACAGAAGGTGAATTAGAAGAGGTTATTTCGGAGAGTGTGAAAAAGAGATAGGAAATAAAATCCTATCTCTTATTTTTCTTTTACTTTAAACGTTCCTTTAAATCAAGATATGAAACCAGTTTTTGTATTAATTACAAAAGCGGATGGTTTTAGTAATAATGATGAATATAATTCTGTAAAAATATATAATGATAACTACGTTTCTTACTATATAGACGATTGGGGTAATCAGGATTGGAGTGGATCTGTTGCATTTGATACAGAAATAGTAGATGCATATAATGAAGATACTGATACTAGTTTTAGTTGGAAATCTTATTCTATCACATTTCTCTATGTGCCTTCAGGTGCTGGAAGTGATAAAGCTCATATTAAATTTATTAATGGAGTAAATATTGAGGTTGAGATTTCTTAGCTAAATTATATTTAATGATGTAGTTATTATTTAAAGATTAGTAAAAGTTACTAATTATTTCACTATCTTAATTATTTATTTTTATATTATTAGATCCGAATACATCAATATTAGTAGTACCAAGTAATGTTTTATTAATTTCAATGAATAATAATCCATATACATCTAAATTATCTATAGGAATATCTAGAACAATTGCAGTTGATAACACAATATATAGATATTGCTTAAATCATAAATAATTCATTTATTATGCATGACAAGATATTACTAATGATTTATTACTTTCCCATTGTTCTAATATTACTTGACCTGCAATTCCCGAAACTTTTGTATAGACTTTCACATGTCCTCCACGTTCATCATATTTCCAATCTCCAGAAGAACTTATTCCATTCCAACTAACTTCTAATTTATTACTAGTATTATTTTTATCATATTTATATGAGTCTATATAACTAATACCTTCCCACCGATCATTATTACTACTATATTCGGTTTGTACAATATCAGGATTGGCATTAAATACGTATACCCATTCAGGTGATTTACCACTCTGATTTAAAGGAACGTTTATTTCCGATCAATTCCTTATTAATGTATATTAAAATTAAATAAATTAATCATATGAAGACAGGAATTGAAACATTAATTTCAGAGGTTGGAAAAAGAATTACTAACAAAACCCAAGTAGAAGGAGGAATTATTTCTGGTTTAGGAATAAATAAAACTAATGGAAAAGAATACGTTATTATAAGCGTTTGTGGATCATCGAGCACGACAAAGGAGCAACTTAGTGGTCTCTGTGGTATTAAAGTTATTACTGAAAAACTTATTACAGAAACATTCGATTCTAATGGAATTCCAGTGTTTTCTTATTGTACAGTAGATGATTTCTTTAATTATTGGAATATTATTAATGATGAAGAAATTAAAAGTTCGATAGATTTAACTTTTAAAGAAGCGAAAGAGTTATTTTTTTCAACAATATCTTGGGATATAAAAGAGAAGATCTTAAGACTTTATTCGAGAAGACAACTTGAAGGTCTTCCGGAGAAAATAGAATATCCAAAAGTACCACAAGATTATCCGGCAGAAAGATTTAGAGATAGTGCTAGAGCTTTTAAAGAACTAATTTGGTTAGTTAAAGAATATACTAAAGCATCAGCTCTTCAAGAACTTAACTGGGATGATTACTCACAAGATAAATTTGCTATTGTGAGACGCGGAACAGCGGTTATGATTTCAAAAGAAAAAACTTTCTTTCCAATAGCCTTTCTCTCTAAAGAAGTTGCTCAAGTATTCTTAGAAGATCATAAAGAGTTATTAGAAGAATATTATATGATTGGAAAATGAAAAAATTATTGATTATCCTAATTTTAATATTAGTTTCCAGTTGTGAAGTAGATCTAGAAGAGTATTCTGGATGGATTATTAAAGAAAAACGTCGAGAACCTTTAGGACTTAATTTTATTATTAGTGATCCAAACAATAATAAAAATTGGAAAATTTTAATAGTTCAAAATTATACATATAAAAAATATAATATTGGAGATACAATAAAATGAAAGAATTAAAAACAGCTTCCCTCTCAGAAATTCCAGAGAGATTAGAAAAATCATTAACTCCGGAAAATGGGTATTCACGAAAAACAAAGAATATCCTAGTAAGATATGCTAGATGGTCGTTAACTTATAATAAGATAATGATGAAGTCTGATACTAAGTATATAAATTTTGAATATAGTGTTGTTGGAGTTTATCCGTATATTTATCTTATCCCAATTATTAAAGTATATAAGTTAGATCGAATAATTGGAAGTAACCTAGTTTATTCAGTTATCGATACTATAAAAGATCCGAAAGTTTGTTTTGATATCCCAGCTCTTATAAAATTAGGAGAGAAGCATGGAGTGGAGTTTAGACAATATCGTGGAAAAGGTCCAAACAAGAAACCTATGGCGAGAGTAATGCTAAGAAAGTTCACGGATATAGAGAGCTCATATTTCTACCTCGAAGATTACATTTCAACAGATGATATAATAATTGAAACTTTCGAGGGACTTAAGAGCTCAGAACAACGTGATGTATTCTTAGAACTAGGAACGCCATGTTTTTATATGACGTTAGATTCTGAAACAAAAGAATGGATTTTTACTCTTAATCCTACTATCGGATCCTTTCCTGAAGATATAAATTTTCAAGGATATCCAGATGATTGGTCGGAGAAAGGAATAATTCAGAGATATCAAGAATTTTCCGAAGATCTTCAGAAACCACGTCAAAAAGTAACTCCAGAATCAGTAGCTGAAGAAAAACGACTAGAATTGGAGAGACGAAAAAAGATAAAAGAACAGAAACGTACTAAAAATAGGAATAATGATAGATCTAAGAAAATATGCAATGTTTCCGGAAAGTGATAATTTTTTGGATAGTAGTACTCCAGGGTTAGAAGAATTAGAAAAATTTAATAAGATCATGGAAGAAACGCGAAAAAATTTGAATATAAAATCAGGATCAAGAAATGATATAATTTATGAAAAAGACGCTGACAAAGAATAAATGGATAACTGCAAAAGGTGAGGAATTATCTTTAGAAGAAATGAACAGTTCCCATATATTAAATGCAATTAGAAAAATAAAATCTTCAACAGGATGGAGAGAAGATTGGCTGCCTATCTTAGAAGCAGAACTAACTAGGAGAGGAATGATAGCAAGAACAGATGATTATGAGAAAAAGATTATAACTGATGAGGAAAAAATGTATTTCTTATGTACATCATGTGAATACCAAATGTTATCCGTTGAAGGTGGTAGTTTATCTGACATACTGAATATTACTATTAATGATCAAATAAAAAGTTATATAAGAGATAATATTTTTTGTATATCTCTTGAACAATCTAAGGAAAATTTTATTTCGGAAATGGATAAATTAGTAAGAAAAACTAGAAGTGATTCTAAAGAAGATGCTGAGAAATTTATGAGTTATTATGAAAAATATCTTCTAATCAATGTCTTTTCAAAAGAATGGAGTAATTTTATGAATTTAATGTTAGGTCGTCATGGAAAGTAGAATCAAAGAATCAATTATTAAACACTTAGAGTATCAAAAAAGTATTGCTAAAGATCCCGAAGGACCATTTATATGTTGTCCTATGCCTGGAAAGAATTCTTGGACTATTTCTGAAATAATAGAGGAAGTAAGAAAAGAGACAAAATTTGGAGAGGAATTTGCAGATGATGTTATAGGATTAGCTATTGATATTTTATGTCGAAAGAATCAATCAATGAATGGATAAACTCTCAAGAACTAACAACCGAAGATCTTGATTTTATGTGGGATTTTTGTATAGTTTTCGGTCATCCTGTAATATCTAAACTTGGAATGGCTTCTTGGAAGGATTTACGTCCAGATCTAATTAAACAAATTCCGAACGAATACAAGAAGATGGTAGAGAAAATAATATATAATAAAGAATAATGAAATTATTGAATTTAGAGGAATATTTAACTCCAGAAAGTATAAAAGTACATGATATTAATCAATGGGATTCATTTTTATTTAACTTACTTGAAGAAGAAAACATATATCCACCTAAACTTACTGGACAATGGATAACAGATAAAAATAGATTTTATGAAAAGTTTGTATGTTTGAAAGAAGTAACTGAGAATACTTATTATCATATGTATTGTAGACAGTATAATCCAGTTGAAATTACTATTTATCATAAAAATGGATTATATGATCTTAGATGTATGTTAATGAGTATTGATGATACAGCTTTTGGGTTTGGATGGGAAAATTTAGAAAGACTTAGTATAGATAAATATGTTCTAGAAATTATATCTTGGATTGATGAAGTAGATAAATTAGGGCACGAAGAATTAATCAAATATGGACTTTCTTTAGGTGCAAAAGATTTAAGTTGGTAATTAAAAATATAAACATGAATGATTTTAAAATAAAAGATATAGTAAAAGGATTAATGATTTGTACTTTTATTTCAGGGTTTTTAATAGGTATCTTATCAGTTTTAATTTTAATTTATTCAATAATATGAAAAAAGAATTATATGATGAATATGTAAAAGCTTGGGATATTTGGAAGAAAAGAACTAACGAATATTTTCAAAAAAGAGTTGAAATAATTAAAAATAAAACTCTCTCCGAAGAATCTCAATCAAAACTTTTAGATACATTAGCAGAGAATTTTAATAGAAAAGGTTTTACAGAAGAATATTTTGGACCTTGGACAGAAATAAGAGATGTTACTGATCTATTAAATCCTGACTTCATTTTACCAGGAATAGGCAAGAATTATTCAGAACTTCAAATAGCGAAAGATGATGTTCCAGGAAATTGGGGTAAGATTGCTAGAGATTGTTATGATCCTAAAAGATATGGAAAAATAATTGGACTTGGATATGATTCCGGAGATTATTATCTTATTATAGAAAACCCTGATACTGGAGAAGAATCAACAATCTTAATGAATACTAAGTATACTATTGATTCATAAAAGAATATAAGACTAGGATTTTATTTTCCTAGTCTTATTTTTCTCTTACTTTAAACGTTCCTTTAGATCAAGATGGTTATGTAATTCCTAGCTATACTATTACTTTTAATGATAATACGTATGATTTCATGACTACCACCACTGCATCTGGTTCTTTTACAGGAGATACTAGCGGATCAAGTTGGGAAATAAAATTAAAAAAAGGAGCTTCTGCTGTTGTAAATATAGAAGTCACTAATTCTGGAAATGATTCACATACTTATCAATTTTATTTAGATGGTAATCCAAGTTCCGGATCAGTATTAGCTGCTGGAGATAGTAAAATGGAAGTTTTCTCATTCGGTAATATGTCCAGTGATCGAACAATAACATTAGAACAAAATAATTAATTTGCAAATCCTATATATAAATAAAAATTATATTTATGATCATTACTTATACAATCACATCTAGTAGTTGGAAAGTAATTATGGTACTCTAAATATAATCCTCCATTAACACTTCCAGTAAAATGAGCAGTAAAATTACTAGTAGTTGTATTTATATGTTCTATATTTTTAGTATTAATAGTAACATAATTAGTACTATTTCCTGAAGGAGTTACATATAAATATACTTCATTATCATTCGAAATATCTAATTCACAAGTCTCATTGATTTTGTATCTTCCACCATCTATAATTATACCATTATTAGCAGTATTTCCACTATACAAAGTAAACGAAATAATTTCTTTTATTTTACTCTGACTTAAAGGAACGTTTATCTAAATGAACTGAAATTCTTATATATGTATAAAGGAAGCTGGAAATCCTATAAACCAGTAGTATAATAATATTTTATAAATTAATTTTCATAAATTTTAATATGTGTAGAAGAATTACCCTAATCGATCAAAACGAGACAAAGGATTATACTAGGTATTACGGCTCTAATCTTGGAAATGAAATTTATACCCTTCAAGGATTAGAATCAATGCCTAAGTATGAAAAAGAGAGAATACTAAAAATTGGTAATAACGATGCAGTTCTTTTAGTTGGAGCAGAACCATTTAAGTATCTCCAAGAATATTATCATTTTGGAATACGTAATGAAAATTACTTTGATTGTTCTAAATTGAGGAGATTAAGTATAGAAGGAGGTGCATTTGTAAAGTGTATTTCAGAATTTCCAGAAGATTCAGTTATCCAAGATTTTATGAGCCCAGAATTTACAACTCATAGAAATTTTTCATGGTTTAAACATAAAGTATTACATACATATCAAGAGACATTAAAGTTTCTTGAATGGATTAAGTGTTTGCCATTAAATGAACCTCTAGGATTTGACTATGAAGCTTCTGGTATGCCATTAGATAAATGGTTTGAAATATCAGGTGCTTCTTTATGTAATAATCTATTTGGAGCATTTATATCTTTTACAGACTTAAGAAGATACTCTACCAAAGAAGAGTATGAATACGTACTAGAAGTATTTAGGGAAATACTTGAAACTAGGATGAATAATATTTGGGTATTTAATCAACAATATGAATTTCAAGTATCTCATCGTATGCTTAAGTTTGTGGACTTATATAATCTTTGTGATGCAGGAATTATTAATGTTCTAGATGGAAATCATTTAAAAAAATATTCTTTAAAATGGACAGCTCAAAATGTAATAGAAGCCACAGTTTGGGATACAGATTTCGATAGACTAGGAGATCTTTTGGATAAGATGTATTTTGATACAGTAGGAAAAACAAAGAAAGAGAGAAAAAAAGTCCTAAAAGTAACTCCAGATAATTATAAAAACACACCAGAATGGGAAATGATATGTTCTTTATATCCAAATTATATTCAAGAATTTGAAACTTTAATATCAGAATATTTTGGTTGCCCATTTATGAATATTCCAAGTGATATTCTCGGTTATTATTGTAATCTAGATGCATTTTATACCCTTCAAATATATTTAGCAAGAAAAGATACATATTCTGAGGAAGCTTTTCAAACCTTTCTTGATAATTCTAGGTTAGGAGCAAGATTACATTCATCTGGTTTGTATATAGATGAACCATATCGTCTTAGGTATCAGAAAGAATGTCATAAAATGATGGCATGGGGAATTACTTATACAGCTACAGCTAGATGTATGATAAAAATGAAAAAACATTCTAAGTTAATGGCTGATATAAAGAAATATAATCAAACTTGTAGGATATTACTTGAAAATAATAATTTCTTTAATGGTAATTCTTTAGAGATTACAAAATTCATACTTACTAATAATATAGACTCAATGGATGCTTATGAAACGGGATTAAATGAAGGGTCTTTATTAATGACGTATGGAGAGAATTTTGCAGAAAAATTCATAGATATTGTGAAAGAATCTATGATTGAAACTAAATTTAAAGGAAAAATAGATCAAGGAATTTCCAGAAAAAAGAAAATTTTAGGTATTATTTCAGAAAAATTATCTCTTCTTTTAGGATTAGATAAAATAAAGATTTCAGAAAGGCACTTAGAACTTGAAAAGTATTTATACTATGAAAGAGCATATTTAGAATTATGTAATATAAGTAGAAATCAATTAAATGATATAAATAATATTCCAGATACAATAAGAGGATTCGGACAAGAATTCAATCTTTTAGATTATTCAACATTTATAAGTAATAATTATTTTAAATGTAAAAGTCCTATTGAAAATGATGAGATTGTAGATGAAATGTATAAACTTTATCAAAAAGAATCATCATTTATAGCTGCCTTATCTGAAAGCATACAACAACTTCCAGGAGATAAAAAAGAAGATTTCTTCAAAAACCTAGGAATAAATAATATTGGAGATGCTTTTAATCATTTTATGTATGAATGGGAAAAGTATTGTAATATTCCAGAAGATGGGATTTATCAAGGAGTATATCCTATTAAAATATTCAACCTAGCATTACAATTTTGGAAAGGAGGAATAGATGTAGAAACAGCAAAAGATGTTCATCCAGTTAAAGATGTTTGGGCAGATTTTATAGGATTTACTACACAAACACAATTTTTTAATGAACTCAATAGTCAATATGATTTATACAGTATTCCATTTCAAGAACAAGATTTGCAAGAGAATTTCTATTTTATGAGAAAATTTACAATAAATTATCTTCTCTATAAGAAATATGCAAAAGTACTATCGACATACATAGATGGAATGTTTAAAGCTAATAATAAATGGGTGATTGAAGGTGAAGATCATATTCCTATCCGAGAAGCAGATCCAGGAGAACCCGGAGCAGTAGAAAAATGCTTTGTACATTATGAAGTTAATACAAAATCTAGTAAAAGATGGTCTTCAGGATTTCATACTATTATCTCTCATTCAGATCTAAAAGATTGTATTATCCCTCCGTATCATTATGATGAATATGGAAACAGAGTAGATGAAGGATTTGTAGAAACTTATTTTGATATATCATCAGCTGAAGTTAAAGCAGCAGGATTTGCAAGTGAAGATCCAGATTTAATTGATAAATTTCAAAAAGGGGAAGATATTTATATATATAGTGCAAAATTATATTTAGGTGACGATTTTGATAAACTCCAGAAAACTGTTAAGAAAATGTGGAGAAAACGTTTTAAAACTATTTTTCTTGGAGTACTATATGGCCTCGGAAAGAAGAGTTTGGCAGAAAGGTTAAACTGTTCTGAAGAAGAAGCAGAAAATATTATTCAAGGTCTATATAAAAGTTTTCCTAAGTTACGTGAATACGTAGCAATTCAACAACAATATCCCCTTGAAAATTCTGGGTTTGTTAATACTATGTTAGGAGATAAACTAAAAGTTCAGGAATATGAATGGTTATTAAAAGCAACTTCTGAAAGAGAAAAAAAGAATTTAATAGCTAGAATAAAAAGACTTGGTGTAAATCTTCCCATTCAAGGAGGAACTAGTTCGATAATGGCTAGAGGATTTATGAATAATATTCGAGTATCAAAACAACAATCTTGGAAAAATCCTCTTCAACCAATTATTGTAGTTCATGATTCTAATACTAATTATGTTCCAATAAGTAAAGTATTTGAAATAAGAAAATTTTACGATGAGAATTATACAAAATACTGTGCATCATTTGGACCTAGGATCATGTTACTATTTGACTTATTACTTGGAGTATCTTATGAAAAGGCATGTCCAATGAAAACAATAGATGATGATACAATAGAATATGAAGGAAATGCCTATTCATTATTAGGAATTTATGACAAAATAATGAACTGTCCAGATCTAAAAGTTGAATGTAGTATGGAAAGAAGTGAATTAATTCCTAAGTTTGTGGAAAATCCAATAGATCGTTTTATCCAAGAAAAAGGAACTTGTATTGTGAAAGATCTTAGTAAGTATACTATACAATTTAGAAAAGTAAGTTGATTCTCCAAATAAACTTATTATTCTATTATACTTAAATAATAAAAAGAGAAGGAAAATAAAATCCTTCTCTTTATTTTTTTTCTTCTGACTTAAACGTTCCTTTAAGTCAAGATGGTAAGAAAGAAGATTATGGATATTTAAGATTTCAAATAAGAAGCGTTACCTCTCCTTCAAGATATGATATAGATATTTATAATAATAATGTTAGAGTAACTTCTATGAGTGGTGTATTTGTGGGACAGCAAAGTAGTAATAATCCAGTTAAACTTGGAGGATATTCTTTATCAGGTTATCTTTACAATGAACCTTATAGACCTATATCATTTGTTCCATCTACAGGAACTATAAATAAAGATCAAATTATTACTATATATATTGATGTGCCTTATTAATTATTTCTGATAAGCTGTAAAAGTTATTGTTACAGGAGCTCTATTTCTATCTTGTGGAGTTATTATTAATTTAGCATTTCTTACTGTAGAATTTATTCTCCACATTATGGAAATAAAACTAGTACTCTCATTTATATATAAATTATAATTTTCATTTTCCCAGCTAGTACTAAAAGAAACTTCGAAAAGTCTTTTATCAAATACTCTAACTAATTGAATAGGAAATTCGCTAGTATTATTCAATGAATTAAATTCATATATAAGATCTGTTGGTTCATTAATAACATAATCAGTTGCAGATGATGTTACAGTCTCTACTCTCCCTGTAATACCTCCACGAACACTATCAAAATATGTAATATTTATATCACCTAGTCCTAAAGTCCAAGAAGTATAATTACCACTCTGACTTAAAGGAACGTTTATGTTGGAGGGTGATGGCCAAGAATTACCATTTTCCTGAATACCACTTCTTGGTTGAGAAAGTTTTAAGTTACCCTCTCGCCTTGATGTACTACTATTTGCACCTGCTGTTACAGAATTTCCACTTCCTGAGAATGCTCCACCTCCAGTATTATCTACGGTACCTGTATAACTAGCAGTTTGCCAACTACCCCAAGATGTAGAAGACCAGTTATTACCCCCATCAGTAGAAGATTGTGTTCCATCTCTATATTGAGAAGTAACTGTTACGGACTTCGTTCCACCACTTGCATCAAAACTTAATGATGTTGGTTTTGCAGAAAATGAATAATCCCTTACAGTTCTAGTTTGAGTACCAACGGCTTGACTACAACTTACTGTTTTCTTTGTTCCCGATCCACTTTGAGTATAGGTAATTGTAGCACTTCTAGCTGCTCCAGTATTTACTCCAACACTTACACTTGCACTATTTGTTCCTGTTCCAGTAGGGGTAGTTGAAGAAAACGCTGAATTTGTACTTGATGCAGTATAACTAACAGCTGACCAATTACCATAACTAACCTCACCGTTAATATCATTTGTGTATTTGGGTCTGGATCTAGAAACTATACTTACTGTTTGATTACCACCATCTTTTGTAAAACTTAGAGAAGTAGGTGAAACACTAAATTCATACTCCGTAGTAGTAGTCGTTGTTGCACCAGATTGAGATAGATTTGCCGAAGCTGTTTCAGATGTATCTCCTGTACATCTAACACTGAGAGTACCTGATCTTGAAGAACCTGAGTTTGCGCTTGCTTTTACAGTTATAGTATTTCCTGAAGTAGTTTGAGAAAAACCAGTTCCTAAATTTGTTGGATAAATTTCCCAACCAGTACTTCCCCATGATCCATAAGTAGTACCTGATACTGAGTTTACAGTAACTAATCTACGTTGAGATGTAACAGTAAAACTTTTACTTTCACCTGTAGCACTGAAAGATGCTGATGTAGGATTAAGACTGATACTATATTCATAATAAGTTCTTTCTGTTGCAGCTGATTGAGTAATTGTGGCTTCAGGAGAATTTACTCCACTATATGTGCCTCTCACTCGAACAGATCTAGTAGATGTTGATGAATTACTATTAGCAGTAACAACAGCCCCAGAAATTGAGAAACCAGAAACAGGAGATACTATAGAGAAACTTGTTACGTTTTGATTCCCTGAATCTAAAGGCTGTGTACTTCCTGAACTCCAAGTCCTAGTACCATCTCTATGTGCTGTACCTGATAGTGTTGAAGTACCACCAGAAGCACTGATTGTTGTAGGATTAGGAGTACATGTTACAACCCAAGTATTCCATGCATCTGAATAAGAGTTTTCTGCTTGACTAACATTAGCGCTAGATGCTGAACTAGATTTACCATTCATCGTGATAGTTAATGAAACAACAGCCACAGTAGTTTGTCCGGATTGGGTTGTACCTTTAGATCCAGTATTAGCCAAACCACTCGAGGAATTTACGGTTGCTGTTCCTGAAGTTCTATTAAATGTTGGAGTTCCGCCGGATGTGAGTGTTGTTGTTTTTCCGGATACCCAATATACCGTTTGTTCATAGGAGTAGCTAGGTGTCGAATTACCTCCAGCGGCTGGAATAACTGTAGGATAACTGAAAGCAGTGATTCTTGGATTGCTATAACCATCTCCATTTGGTTTGATAGAATCCGCATTTTGTTTATGAGTTGCAGTAGCTGTTTTCTTAGGATCAGAACCGAAAGATTCAGACTGAGTCCATGTTATAGTACCACCTGGTTGTGTTGATCCAGTATTTGCTCCATAACTGATGGTATCACTTGTGGTGTTCCATGTTCCGGAACCTGAATTGGAACTGGTATAGGCTACGTTTGTCTGTGACCCCTCTACATAGATACGGTTTCCCGCATTACTGTAACTGTATTGTCTCTTATATGAGGTAACTGTAAATTTCTGTGATCCTCCCGCCGCGGATATAGTAGCTGTCGTAGGAGTTACAGAGAAAGTATATTCCCAATCAAGACGCTCTATATGGTCCTGGGGAACAAGCTGATCGGTTGCATAGGTATAACCTTTCTTTATATACAAACCGGCCGCTTCGATTTGGCTTCTTGTAGGACACATTGTAGTATCTCCAGTGAAAGAGCCTGCCTTTAATGTATTACAGAAAGCCTTTGTTGCTATTAATAAGTCTGCCATAATTAAATTGGTTTAATGATTCAATAAAAATAAAACAAAGAAAATCTCTATCTTTTTCTTGATAAATTTTTCTTTGTTCAGATATAAGGATTTCCGCCGTTTTCTTCCGCGTTTTGTTATGGTAAATCTAGTTCAGCATCTAGCGCTAATGTTAGTCAAGCAGAAAATAGGATTGAAAATACGTCTTGGAATTCTTGGAATGTCTCTGTTAGTGCCGATAAAACAAATTTCCCTAGGGAGGGTGGTACTACAACAGTAAGAGCTAGTGCATCAAGATCTGGTACACATACTTGGAGTTCGGGTTCAACATCTTCAGCAAGTGATTCTGGAACTCCTTCACTGAGTTTATCTAATACTTCTGGATTCTCTCTATCTTCAAGTTCTGGAACTTCTGTAACATTAACAGTATCAGTTAATAATGGTGCAGAAAGAAGCACAAGAGTTACAGCATCCTATGGAGGAGCTAGTGATTGGGTTGAAATTAATCAGGAAGTAGGTATACTTACTAAAAGAGAAACTGTTACTTCAGAACAATATTCTATATCAATCAGCCCTAGTTCATTGAGTTGGTCTTGGAATGATACTAGTTCTAAATCATTTTCAGTATCTTCTCAGAAAAGAGATGGAGAAAGACATCGAGATGGAACAAGTAATGATGGAGGTAATACATGGAATTGGGGAAATTGGGTTCCATCAGCTAGTTCTTATAATTGGGGAAATTGGTATAATGTAACTTATTCAGGACCTACGCTTTCAGGAAGTTCATTCTCTATTTCAGGAAGTACAGTAAAACCTACTTCGAACAATACAGGATCTTCTAGTAGAACTGGTACTATTACAGTTAGTAATTCTGGAGATAGTGCTACTCTTAGTTTAAGTCAAGGAATAAATAGAGATTATGACTATAGAATTAGAGTTAGTAGTAATTCTTATAATTTTTCCTCTGGAGGAGGTTCGACAACTATCACTGTATACCCTGAAGAAAGAACTGGTACTGGAAATCCTGTAGTTTGGGGTTCTTGGACAGCTAGTTCAACAGGAAGTTATGATCTTAGTACTAGTAGTTTACCTTCTGGAATTTCTGCATCCAAATCTGGAAATACAGTAACTGTTACTGCAACAGCTAATTCAAGTACTTCTTCTGGAAGAAGCGGATCATTTACAGTAACTCATTACAATACTGCATATTCTGGAAGTAGACCTAGTGCTTCAGTCAGTATAACTCAAGATAGAAAAGTATCAGTGGAAACTAGAGAAGTAAGAAAATATTTTTTCTCTGTTAGTCCGAGCTCGTTAGGTTTTACTTCAGATGGTGGATCAAAAAGTGTAACAGTAACTTCATACTATCAAACAGCTACTCAAACAAGTACTGATAATGGACCTTGGCTTCCAGCGAGTCCTACTTTTAGTGGAAAAACTGGAGTTACTCCTTCAGCAGGCTCTAGTAGCAATTCTGCATTTTCAGTTGGTTCAGTATCTGGAAGTAGTGGAACTTATACAGTTAACGTAACTGCTAGTTCTAATAGTTCTACTTCTAATAGATCTGGAAGTTTTGATATATCACAGAGTAGATCAGGAAATTATAGTGATTTTACCAGTGATGACTCCAGTTTAAACGTTCTTTTAAATCAAGAGGGTAAAGTTGAAATAAAAACTGAAACTAAATATCTTTATAGATTTAGTGCTAATCCAATGTCTTTGAAATTTAAAGCCTCCGGAGGAACATTACAAACTAATATATCATCCAATAGAACTAAATATACAAGAACTTCCACGGATGGAGGTAATACTTGGGGTAATTGGGTAGCTAGCTCTCCAGAAGGAGTTAGTGATTATACAGAAACAGTATCAGGAGATGGATTTACTTTTGGAGGTAGTGGAGGATATGTTACTGCTTATGAGAATGATTATCCTTCTAAGAGATATGGAAAACTAATTTTAAAACAAAATAGGCCTACAGGAGAAACAATAGATCCAGATAGTTCTTATCACACTATAACTATAGATCTTGAACAAGAAGCCGGAGAAAGTAATATAGTCGATCTTGTCTTTACTGTTTCAAATGATACTGGTAATTTTATAAGTGGATTATCTATTTGGTATACATTAGATGGAAATACAAATACTATATTTACTGCTGCATCTATAAATCCTGGTGAATCTAGAGGAGGGCATGCAGTAGTACCCAAAAACACAACAATAAGATGGTCTGCTAGTGTTCCTTGGAGAGTATCTCCTGCGAATGGATACTATTCAAAGGATGCTTCTGAAAATTTCTCAATTCACTCTTAAGTATTAAAAGTTATGAATACATCATTATTAGCACTAAAATTTCCAGAATCAGGGCTAATTGAAGATTGTATTTGTTTCAGGTCGTCATGATATGCATACCAAACTCCTGAAGAACTCCATGAAAAAACATTATAATCATTTGCTACTTGTATTGAAAAAGTTTCTGTATCTCCTGGTAAAACTCCTGAACTAGATATTTCTTGAGTACCATATACAAAACCATTACTTATCAAGGTAAAATGAGCCCCATAGGGTTTACTTGGATTTCCACTCCAAGTAACAATAAAGTTAACATAAATGGCTTTTGCATATTGTTCTAAAGGAACGTTTAAAGTAAGAGAAAAATAAAGGACTAGAATTACCTCTAGTCCTTTTATTATATTATTAAAGAATTCCAAGTTTAGTCAACTCATCTTCCCAGTTCTCTTTTCCTACTCCAAGAGCTCCTATTTTCCAATCCCCGTTATGATTGTAAATTTCTACAGCAAATATACTTGTAAATCTACTATAATCCTCAAGAAGATCATAACTGATTTCAGAAATATCAGAGTTATCTTTATAGATACTAACTACTGGATTTTTTACTTGTCCGAAATTAGATCCCCCAGGAGAATATATATTTACTGCTATCAAGATTGACTTAGTTCTTGGATCAACTTTAGACAAGTCAATTTCAATAACCTCATCATCTCCGTTTTCAGATACATCTCCTGTTCTAGCATCTCCAAGTAACTTACAAGCTCCATCAATACTTCTAAATCCAAGGGTTCCATCAGGATTTCGGAAAGTAATTTTATCAAAGTTCATTCTCCCCGGATCAGTGCCGTTAAAATAAGCAGCCATATGATCAAGAGAGACTACTTTTCCTCCATTCCCTACTTTATCAGTAAGTTCAAAGGCAAATGAATCTAGATCGAATTCTTCTCCTGATAAACTTTGAGTAGCATCCCATCTAAGACCTACTTTAAATTTTGTTTGACCTTTAAATTCTTTTGAAAGATTAATGTTCTGTCCTTTTACTAAATTAATTCCCATAATTGTTTGTATTAAAGATTATTAAATTCATCTTCATAATCAGCAGAGTTAATAGAATTTCTTCCAGAATCTTCTATTCCAGAAATTCGATTCTGAGCTTCTATTTCTGCATTTTGTTCAGTTAATTTATTTACTGTTTCACGACGTAAACTTTCAATCATCTCCATATTAGCTCTAAATTTAGCAGTACTTATAGCAGAATGCATTGATTCAAGTTCCTGAAGAATATCATCAAGTTGACTTTTTCTACCTTCATAAGTAGCTTGAGCAAGATCAATGTTAATTTCTAGATCTTCTAAACTTTTTTCAGCTCTTTTTATTCTTTCTAAAGCTCTATTTTTTTGATCTAGATACATCATAGCATTTTTCTTATACTCATTAGCTACTTCTTGACGACCTTTTGCTAAAGCTTCTTCCATCTTCTTTTTACTATTCCTGGCTGCTCCTTCTTTTTTCCCAGGAATTAATTTCATTTGTGGTAATTTAGCTGATAATTTACTTTGATTTAGTAATAAATTTTTTAACTCAGTTTTAAAATCAGAATCTAGTTGAGTAATTGCATCTTTAGTTTTCTGCATTGCCTCATCTCTTGAAATCTCTGCTGTTCTCATTGCCCCTGCTGCTTCTTCAAGGGATTTTCTATTTTTTACCCCTTGAGTAACTAGCATAGACTCTATAGCAGATCTTTCCTCTGGTTTTTTGTGTTTTGCTATTTTAAATTTAAACCACAATACTAATGCGATAATAACAATCGCAGCGATAATAAATGTTACCATAATTTTATATGTTTAATGTTAATAATACATATATAAGAATTTCAGGTTGTATCATAAACGTTCCTTTAAATCAGGATGGTAAAAAAGAAGATGTGTATGTATTTTTAGTAAGTCCTCCTTCTATAACTTTTAATGCTAGTGGTGGAGAGAGAACTTTATCAATAACTTCAACAAAAAATGATTCTGTTATAGGATATTCATATTCTTGGAAAGCTATGTTAAGTCAATTCACTTTCTCTAATGGAACTATATCCGCTTCATCTGCAGGTACTCTAGGAAGAAGTGATACATTAACATTAACTCAAGATGAATCTGGAAAGATTGCAACTATAAATGTATCTCAATCTGGTTCTGGAGGAGGAGGAGAAATATTAGATGATTGTATAATAACTGTTAAATATATATCAACAGGAACTTCCTCTAATGCTATTCATGTAAATGCAAATAAGACACCTACTTCAAATCTCACTATAAATATTACTGCATCTTATACTAAACCTGATAATTCAAAAACTTATTCAGGCATGTTAACGTCATCTATTTCTAAAGGTTCTAATCAAGGATCTAGCGTCTTTTTCAGTGATCTTATAGATGATGTCTATAATTGGGATGGAAATGGTACTTGTAGAGTCAACTTCGTAACAGTATCTCCAACTAAAGATAATACTTATAATTACAATACAAAAGTTACTGAAATTTAAATATAAAATCTTCCATATTATTAAGCTTCTTGTAAAGTCATAGTATGATGACTTTTAACATCTGAGAAAGAAAATGTTTCAGAAACTACTTGTCCTGGAGTAAGTGTTTTTTGATTATCAAGATAATTATCTATATAAAATAAATAACCCTTTGTTGAATTTCCTGTATTTTCAATTTCAATTATTCCTGATATTTTATCACCTTCACTAACCCACAATGTCCATGTGGATCCAAAAGTCTCTCCAGTATATTCCCCTGAAGTTATAGTAGTATTAGTTCCAAATTCATAAGTCATATCATCAAATTGTACTATATAGGTTGAAACAGTTTTACCATCTTGACTTAAAGGAACGTTTAAAACAAAAATAAAGAGACTAAGATTTTTCTAGTCTCTTTTATTATTTAATTCTCTAAGAACTTTAAGATATTTTAGTATATAAAATTCTAAAGCTCTATCTTTTTAATATCATATCTGCTTCTTTAACTATTTCTCTAATTGATTCTTCGTAATGATTTCTATAATAAATAGAAATCTTATTTATATCCAGAATCATAGAATTAATTAATCCTCCATAAACCTTAAGATTTTCTAATCTATCACGATCTTCAGAATCACTTCCTGTTGGCGTAATGGGTCCTATTATTTTTAAAATTAATTCTTTTAATGTTTCTGAATCTCTTAAAGAATTATTCTCTTTTTCCATATTCATAAATTTATTAATCTATAATCATCTTTATTTTTTAATAAATACTCTTTAATATCCTCTTCAGGCTCTACAACCATAGTATTATACATCTCCCATTTACATTCATTTATTTTTTCAAAAAGTATTTCAAATCTAGGAAATTGAATTATTATTCTATTATCTAAACCTTTTCGCAATAATATACTTCCTTGCTTATTAATTAAGGGATTAAATATAAACAGTCTCTTCTCTAAAATTCGAGATCTAATTTTACCATAGAAATTAGAAGTTATTAAATCAATTTTAATGTTCCCTGAGTCATCTCCGTATTCTAAGAGTATAATTAAATACTGTCTTTTAAATAAGTAAAGAGGTATATTTGAAATATTATCAATTCTTGGAATAGATATGTAAATTTGATTTTCAGTATTTTGTAATAAATCATAAATTTTAGATTCTACATCATGATTAGATATAAATTCTTCCTGTATTATTCTTTTCATAGATTTATTATTTTTATAGGTGTTAGGTCAAAACTACTCGGAGTTATAATCACTTTATCATCCTTAATAAGCATATTTTTTGAATACGCTCCCTCCGGAATTAAACACGCATTTAATAAATTTCCATGACTCTTAACATATGGAATAAATTTAGCTCCAAAACTAATATTACCCATATCTTCCATTATTTCTCTTTGTCTAAATAAAATCTCAGATTCTAAGAAATTATATACTCCTTGAGACATTTCTTTCTCTGATCGACCTGATTTTGCTAATGGAAGAAGAGTATAATAATGAATTTTCTTTCCATATTTTCTTCTAAACTCAAAAAAATCTAGAACACTGTCAAGATCAGAGATAATATGATGAGTGACTACGTGAATATCTCTAGGAATTAAGTTTTCTATAGCTCGTATTGCTGCTTCTCTAAGGTTTTTATTTCCAAGTGATATAGCAACAGCAGAACAATATTTTTCAGTTACATCTAAAAGATTATCACGTCTTTTTATAATCTCTTGATCTTTTCCAGAATAACCAAGAAGAAGTCCGTTTGTAGTATAATTTGGAACTACTCCTGACTCTTTTACAATTTTTAAAAATTCTGGAAAATCTGGATGTTGTGTTGGCTCCCCTGTAGATCCTATCGCGATTTGTACTGGACCGTTCGTTACTGTTATTTGGCCAATTTTTCTTTGGTACCATATATTTTGGGATAATTTTTTCCATGTCTTAACTATCCCTGAAAAATTAGTACCATTTTTATTGGCCGAAACATAACAGAACGGACAGCCTGCATCGCAACGATCATTTATTCCTACATCATAAAACTCGGATTCCTCTGGAGGTAATTCTGGGATATACTTCGGATCATCTCCTTCCATTACAAATCTAACAGTTACATTATTTCTCCAAAGTGCTCTATAATTATACTCTGGAAGATATCTATAAACTACTGTATTATTGTTTTTTGACATAATATTTTAGATATTTTGAGTTTGTAATTCTTGTCTAATTCTATCTAAACATTTTCCAAGAAGATTTAAACCCCATTTTGAGGTATCTAAACGATTAGGATCATTTTCTCCCATTCCTATCCCCCATATAGAATCTATCGGACTTGCTTCAACAAAAGATTTATCGAGGTATTTTGTATTAAGAAGTTCATTTCTAGCTTCTTCAGATTGAGTAAACTTAAGGCGAAGTGCATCCATCATAGCATTTTCTCTTTCTTTCTCCCATTCTTCTTCTATGAAACCTGAAACTTGTCTACCAAATTTTTTCGCATCTCTCGGAAGAGGAGTTTCTATGATTTTCCCAGCAATATCTATATCATTAAAAAATAATGCCTTTCTTAACATAAAATAATGTTCTGAAGTAGGCAATACTACTTCTTTTTCTTGTCCAATTCCATCAACCATTATAAAATCTTCTAAGACTATAGGAGTCTCACTAAAATTTGAAAATGGATAATCACCCCAGAAAAATACATAATTGTCTGTTACTTTCATAATCTTTTCTCTTAAGTAATTTATTAATTTTCATTTTAATATTCATGAATAAGGTTTTAGAAGGATAAAATATATAATAAGATTAATATTTTATATGTTCGTTTAAATCAAGATGGTATAGTAGTAATAGGAACTTATAATGTTAGTTTTGATGATATGACATATAATTTTGGAACTATTACTACTGCAAATACAGATGAAACATTGGGAAGTGCTTGGTTAGTAGAAGTACAGCAAGGAACATCATTTTATGGATCAATTGAAATTACTAATCTTGATACTACTAATAATACTTACGAATTTTTTATAGATGATTTATCAGTAGGTAAAGTTACATTAGCTCCAAATGAATCTAATACAGAAACTTTTAGTTTTAATAATGCAGTTGGAGATTCTTCAGATCATTATATGAAACTTGAGGAAATTTAATCATTTCTATCAATAATATAAGTATTAGGTAAAAACGATAATCCAAAATCTAAAGAATCTATTATAGTATTTGCTAAAATACTATCATTAATTCCAAAAGTTATAGTACCTTCATCACAAATAATTCCCAATGAATTACTACCGAATTTAAAGACTTTACTATAGACATCAAAAGTACTTTCAAATATAAAACTAGCAGTTTTTTGTCCTGAAGAATAACTAACTTCTATAATATCACATTTATAATTATTCACTATAATATAATTATTAACATTCATTTTAAGATTTGTAACAGTATCAAAAGCTATCCCTACTCCGTTCCAATCAAGGTAGATTTCAACTTCACGATCACTTATCATATATACTGCTACACGTCCAAATTCACCTCCTTCTTGAGAAGTTCCTATAGCATAAATATAATCTGTATTTTTATCCTCTTGTTTTAAAGGAACGTTTAAAGTAAAAGAAAAATAAGAGATAGGATTTTATTTTCCTATCTCTTTTTATTATTCTTTTATTTTTTGGGGAATATTCTATGCCAGATTTCTCTAATAATAACTATTGGAGATGTACTAGCTACTATAATACACCATTCTTTAAAATCAAGAGGTCTTGTATTAAATATTTCTCCTCCGAATTGTACAATCAAAATAGTTCCAATAAATATAACTAATGATCCTAATAAAAATTTACTACTTCCTTTTAAATTATAAAATATAGATCTATTTTTTCCAAATACTCTAATGTTAAATAGATTCCACCAATTTATCATCATAAAGATAGCAAATAATTCTGTAAGATCTAATCCAAATTTTATAGAACCTTGTGCTATATCATGAACAATTAAAGATAGTACTCCGAATACGAAAATACCCATTCCTATGATTGTTTTATACATAGGTTTGGTCAAAATAAATGCGTTTTGTTTTCTAGGTTTTTCAGTAAGTACATTTTCATCAGCAGGTTCAGATGCTAGACATAGTGCAGCTAAAGTATCCATTACAATATTAACCCATAACATCTGAGTAACTGTAAATGGCATATCTACTCCAAGAATAGGACTTAAAACTACAACTAAACAAGTAGCAACATTTATAATTAATTGGAATACTAGAAAACTCTGAATATTTTTATACAGAGATCTTCCCCACTTAATTCCTGTTACTATACTAGGAAATGCGTCATCTAAAAGGACTATATCCGAAGCTTCTTTTGCAACACTAGTTCCAGAACCCATTGCTATACCTACATCTGCATGATTAAGAGATGGAGAGTCATTAACTCCATCACCTGTCATAGCACATACATGTTCAGTTGCAGTACCTTTTCCAAGTTCTTTAAATTTCTTTAAAATATTCAACTTATCTTCTGGTTTACATCTAGCTATAACATTAGGATAACCACACATCGGATCTCCCCATGCTACTTTATCAAAATCCTTAGCTTCTACTGCCCAAACATCTTTTTCAGGCTGTCCTTGTAATTTTCTAGAAAATCCGGCCTGTCTTGCAATTTCTGCGGCAGTTTTTATGTTATCACCCGTCATCATTACTACATCCACTCCAGCTTCATAACATTTTTTTATTGCCGCAGGAACATCAGGCCGAATAGGATCTTCTATAAATACAGAACCATCGTACTCCAAGTGTTCTATATCTTGACCACTTGCAAAACTAATAGCTCTTCTTCCTCGAGATTGTTGTTTAGATACTTCCTCTAGGTAACTATCATCTCCACATAACCTAGATACTACTTCTGGTGCACCCTTCACATATAATATCCCATCAGATGCTTTAGTAGACATGTATTTATTAGTACTATTGAAAGGTACTTGTTCTACTACACTGATCTCATTACGAATATCATCATAATTATATTTATTTATAGGATCATTTATATTATTTATCCAACCTAAGATAGCACCTTCCGTAGGATTTCCGATTACCTTTCCATTATCCTGATTAATATTTGCGGTTGAATTAATAGCTCCATTAATAGCTACTTTACTGTAACTCTTGATAGATTCTTCAACCACCTTCATCTTGTTTTGGGTAAGAGTTCCTGTTTTATCTGAAAAGATTACATTAACAGCTCCAATAGTTTCACAAGCGTGCATCTTCTTTACTAGATTATTTTCACGAGCCATAGTCTTCATAGAAAATGCTAAGCTTAAAGTACTAGCTAATGGAAGACCCTCAGGAACAGCTACTACAATTAAAGTAACTGCCATCATAAAGAATTTAACTTCTGTTCCTAAAATATTTAACCACCCAGAATCAAAATCAGTAAATCCGAAGTGATGAATATTAAGGAATAATAGTAATAATCCAGCCATAGTAAAAGCTGCTTTAGAGACTAATCCAGCAAGACCATCCAGTTGTTTATTAAGAGGCGTTTCTCCTCCAGTTTCTTCCATAGCTTGACGAGTTGTTTTGCCAATTTCAGTTTCATCACCTACTTTTATAACTACCCCTACTCCAGAACCTTCCGTTATTTTTGTTGATCTAAGAACTAAGAATGGAGCAAAACCAGAGTCATTCCATGTTTCTTCTTCATTTATCTTTGCCCTTTTTCCAACAGCAACTGATTCACCAGTCATAGTACTTTCATCTACTTTAAACTCAATTGCTTCAAGAAGTTCTATATCAGCTGGAATCTCATCCCCTGCACTAAGAATAACTATATCACCTACTACTAATTCATCCTTAGGAATCTCCATTGTAGTTCCATTATTTCTAATAACTTTTACATTTTCAGTATCAGAAATTTGATTTAAGATATCAAATTTTTTCTTAGCACTATATTCCATCCAAAACCCTACTCCTGTAGCAAGAATTATAGCAACTAGTATACCAATTGATTCTATTAAAGAACCTTCTATAAATCCAACTACAAAAGATACTCCTAGGGCAACAAGTAAGATAATAATGATAGGATCTTTAAATTTTTCTAAGTAGAGTTGCCACCATTTTTTTTTGTTTAGGTGGCGTGAGTAAATTTTTTCCATGCTGTTCTCTACTTTTGATTACTTCTTCTTGAGATAATCCTTGATAATTTTTCATAATTTTAAAAAATTTAATTATTAATTATTATAACTGAGCTTTAGTAAATTGATATATCCACCATCGCTTAGCTATTTTATATTTCTTACTTGTTGATAATATTCTTAATACATCACTAAATGATTCCCAAAGTTCATCGGAAGTTTTATTATTTGAATAATATAATAATCTTCTTTTATTTTCTACAATAATATCTACATTTCCGACATCAAAAGATATTAATTTAATTTTTATTCTTCTTGTTCTAAATACTTCTTCCATATCTTTTTATTAATATATTACATTAATAAGATTTTCAAAGGATATGAAAATAAACGTTCTTTTAAGTCAAGATGGTGAAGATAATACAGTAGATATAACTTATACTGTAATCAATAATTCTGGAAGGTATTTAAATGGAGTTCAACTAGGTTATAGTATAGGAACAGAAAGAAGAACAATCTTTACTGCATCTACAATAGGTATTAATGAACAAAGAGGTGGTCATGCAATAATTTCCAAAGGTACTGTAATTTGGAATATAGTTAGTACTCCTCAAGTTTCAATAATACCATCTTCTGGATATTATAATAATGGAGATAGTATTGTATTTTCATTAAATCTGTTTAAATAGTAAAACTTTGATTTTCTAATTTTAGAGTTAATTCTCTAGAATAAGTACTCCATGAGTTATTATAATAATATCTAAAACATATATTACTACCAGGTCGAACTATTGTAGTTGTAGTTCTATCATTCGGAATATTACATTCTACTCCTCCTATATTACTATTCCATTCAATTACCGCAACTCCCCCGCTTACAGAGTATCTTCTAGTATAATCTGAATAATTGGGTAAATTAGTATTTACAAAAGGATATATTGATACATTACCAGTAATGGATTGCGATATTCTTACTGTAATACTATAATATTTCACTTCTCCACTCTGACTTAAAAGAACGTTTATTTCCTTATATATGTTATAAAAAATTAATTAACAAATGGAAATAAAAAATTTAACATTTTCAGAAATTAGAAAGTCAGGAAATCTACTATTTGAAAGTATACGTGGATCTCATTTATATGGACTTAATACAGAAACCTCTGATATAGATACTTTTGGAGTTTTCATAGGTCCTTCCGAATGGTTTTTAGGTACTGGAATTGAAAAACAACAAATGATTAAGTCAGATAAATCTGATGATTATTGGGATGAGTTAGAAAAATATTTTCGAGAACTTGGAGAATCAAATCCAGAAGCATTAATTTCATTGTTTACTCCACAAAAATTTATTCTACATTTTAATCCAATACTTCAACCATTATGGGATATTAAAGAGACATTAATTACAAAGAAATGTTTTAAACCTTTCGCTGGATATGCTATAAGTCAAATAAAAAAAGCAAAAGGTTTAAAAAAGGCAATAAATATAGATCCAGATCAGGTAAAAATCAGAAAAACACCACTAGATTTCTGTCAAGTTCTGGTTGGAATTGGTACTTGGACATTAACTAAGTACTTAAGAGATAATAATCTTAAACAAGAATATTGTGGTATTTCTAGACTTCCTGGAACAGTAGAATCATATGCGTTGTTTTATGATTGGGCTGCGGATCCTAATTATTATCAAGAAGGAAAAGATGTGATTGGTTATAGAGGTATTCTTAGTCAAACTGACTCTCTTAGTAGTCAACTTAGAGTTTCTAGTATTAAATTTGATGATAGAGAAAAACCTTTATGCTATTTTCAATTCAACTCTGGAGCTTATAGTCAACACTGTACTGATTATAAACGTTATTGGGATTGGGTGAAGAATCGAAATGAATCTAGATTTCAACTTAATAAAGGATATGATTATGATTCTAAAAATATTCAACATTGTGTTAGAATTTTAACCATGGCGACAGAGATAGCTCAAGGAAAAGGAATGATTTTAGATAGAACAGGAATAGATCGAGATTGGTTATTGAAGATAAAGAATCATGGAGTTCCTTATAATGAAGTAGTGGAATATGTAGAAAACTTAGAGGAAACTATGAAAGAGAATTTTGAAAAATCTAATCTCCCTGAAGAACCAGATTTAGATGTTCTAGAAAAAATATTAATAAAAATAAGAAAAATTCATTATGGATTTATCAAAATTTAATTCTCAAAATCATTTATATAAAATTACTGAAAGTACTTGTAGTAGTTTGTATAAAATTTTAACTATTCTAGAGGATAACGATATTTTATATACAATTGATGATAGCTATGAAGATTCTATTATTTTAGAATGTAAGGATTATTTCAAAGTATTTCATAATATGAAAAAATTTCTTGATGTTTTTGGAAAAATTAAAAGAATATATAGAAATAGGCAATATGAAGAACTTGAAAATACTCCTTTTCTTGATAATAATGATTTTTTAATATTTAATGAGAATAATTTAAAAATAAATCCGTTTAATGGCTCTTGGATATTTGAAGATCAGTCTGGAGATTTTAAAACTGGGATATTAAATTATATTCAAGGAAATAGATCTAAATATATTGACTTATCTTTTGGATTAAAAACTATCTTGGATATTGGATTGATAGATTCAAGGATAATCAAAGATATACTAAATAGAAATATAAAAGAAAGAAAAGGGTTAATTGAAATCCTTTTTTCCAGATTAAAAGTTAAATATACTTCTGAAAATCCAGAAAGTATTTTTAATGATTACTTATCTAGTCAGAATGGTAATTATTCTAGATGTATTCCATTTCATGATAAAGAAAAGAATGAATTTGGATACTGGATTTGGACAAAAAGATATATTTCTAATGTTGGAAAAAATATATTTCCAGAAGGAGAACTGATTATGAGTGACTTAGAGACTTGGGAAATTCCATTAGAAAATTATTACTCTAGTGGAAATAATTGTAGTATAATCACCTTCTCAGGAATAGATAGAGTAAGGGTGAATTATTCTCCCAGTAAATTTCTTCAATTGTTAGATGTATCCTCATTAGAAAATAGTAAGTCAAGAATATTCCTTACTTTAGCATATCCAGAAATAACTCCTAAAAATTATGAACAACTTGATGTTTCTTTACAAAAAGAAGTAGCATTAATATTTAAACTACTTAAAGATCGTGGATATATTACTGGAAATCAACAAGAAGATATATTATATAACCTAGAGAAATGGAAAAAGATTGGAATAATATAAAAACAGTTCTTGGGATTAGATTGTATAGGGAAAATGAAAGGAATAATTATTTTTTAATAAATTTTCTAGATAAACGTCAAAATTACTACTCAATAATAAAAATTAACAATGATTATTTTATATTAATAGAGTTTGTTATAGTATTTGAAGATTATTTCAATAAATTTTTCAAAAATACAAATTGGGTTAATAGATTTTATGAACTTTCTTACAAAGATAAAGAAATAATTAAAAAATTACATTACCACGAATTATTTAAGTATTCAGATACTGTTACAAATTACTTTACTGTTGAAGTAAGTAAGAAACATATGAGATTAAAATTTTCTCCTAAATACCCAGATAACTTTTTGAGAGAAAAATCTATAGATTTTTCCAAAATTACACCTGATATGTATAGCTTATGTACTGATATTATTTTAAATGGATTTTATAAGTATTATCGAAGAGGTTACATAAAGAAGTTTAATCTAAAATTACATGAATTTATAACTGAAAATTTATAAAAAAATATTAAAGACTAGTAGATTTAGTTTCTACTAGTCTTTTTAAACGTTCCTTTAAGTCAATATGCAAAAGCCATTTATGTTAACTTTATTGTTACTTGGAGTGGAAATCCAAGTAAACCCTATGGGGCTCATTTTACCTTGATAAGTAATGGTTTTGTATATGGTACTCAAGAAATATCTAGTTCAGGAGTTTTACCAGGAGATACAGAAACTTTTTCAATACAAGTAGCAAATGATTATAATGTTTTTTCATGGAGTTCTTCAGGAGTTTGGTATGCATATCACGATGATCTAAAACAAATACAATCTACAATTAGTCCTAGTTCTGGAAATTTTAGCGCTAATAATGACATATACATAACTTTTAATACATAAAATTAAAGATAAAAATAATTTTTAATTGTTCTTTGGAGGTGTTGGAAGACGAATATCTATATAAAAAACTTGTTCAGACTCTGAAAGAGTTATATTACTAGGAGTACATACTCCCAATTGACTATATAGACTTCCAGCCGAGTATAAAAATTCAAGATAATTTGATCCAAAAAATTCTGAATCTATTTTTTGAATTTTAGTATCCGTATATGCACTTCCCATTCCAGATCCTTTAAATTCAAAAGAAGGTGTTCCAACTTTTCTTAAAGTTAACATCCAATTAATTTGTCTTCCATTACTAGAAGAAGGTATATTTATTTTAAATGTCCAGTATTTAATTCTTTCACCCTCTTGTTTTAAAGGAACGTTTATTTCCTTATATATGTTAATGAAAAACAGTATATTATATATGAACGAACAATTATTAGGTTACTGGATAGAGAATTTAATATGGTGTCCAAGTCAATGTTATTATTATTTTCTTGATCCGATTTCATCTCAAGGTTATTGTATTTATCTTAGGTGGAGACATTCAGATCCATGGACAGCTGAATTAATTAAGTGCACATCTGATTGGGAATTTATTTACGACGAGCCTTGGGAATATATTGAATTAAAACGTGATTATTCTTCTAATGAGTATCGATCTTTGGAGAAAAAAGTCTTAAAAGTAGTAAAGAAGAGATTTTCGACTGTAACTTTTAAGAATAGAGTTTATGAAGAAGAGTTATGAATTTTTTAGGTGGGGTACTTTATCTCCACAAGATCATAAAGAAGGATCACTCCCTGGAGATTCACCTTCAAGAGGATTTCATACAGCTCCGGTTAGGAAGGGGTTTTATGCATTTCCTAAAGGTTATATTGAAACTTTTCTATTAGGTAAGTCTCCTAAAGATATGATCCCTGGGAAAGAAAGTAATGGTAGATTCTTTTATCTTAGAGATTTGACTGGGAAAAAGATAATAAGAGATGAGTATTATAATTTACGGCCTGATGAAAAAACGGCGATACTAAGGAGGGTCGGGATAAAAGAGATTCAAGTAGATTTTTGTTACACAGGAGATGATGATTATTCTGACGACCAAAAATTCATCGCCGTATATTCTCCAAGGCCGAAGAGATTTGTATATACTGGACCTTATATTTGGCATCACTTGAGAGACTATGATAATAATAAACCTTTAGTTAATCCATCAGACATAATAGCTGAGAAAGGTTCATGGATAAAAACGACACTTGATGTTTGGTGGAAAGCTCTTAAGAAATCTGATACAATATATAGATGGAAAAGTTATATAGACCGAGGAAAAAGAAATAGACATGGAAATCCTCATACATGTCCAAGTTGGTATTGTAAGGATGATTATGAAGTATTTATAGAGAGAATATAAAGAAAATAAAAGACTAGTATTGGGAAAATTAAACCCTTTACTAGTCTCTTTTTTTATTCTATTATAGTCCAAGCTTCTCGAATTACTTTTCCAGCATCTTCATAGCTCATCTCAGAAAAACCGGACTCTGCATATCCATAACCCCAAGAATTTTTTATCATAAATCCATCTCTAGAGAAACCAACAATACTTATCGCATGTCCTCCTAAGTTTTCAGAACCATTCCAGAAGTCATCACGATCTCCGTCTCTTACAATAACAGCTATAAGTGCAGGTCCATTTGTTATCACTGCATGTTTAATTCCTTCAATAGTTGATATTCTTGAGAAGATTTTTATTTCTCCGGCCGCTTTCATTAACTCAAAACCTTCGGCAGGCATCATTCCATCTATTGTTTTATCAGCTCTAAGATAGTATAACCAATCAGGCTTTTTCTCCAGAGTTTTTCCATGGCTTAGCTGATAAAAGTTATACATTTCTGCTATTGAATGACTAACACAGCTTCCGACACTACCTTGATCCCACACTTTGCCGATATCTTTGAGTTTATATTCGGCCGGAAGTGTAATAGGTTGTGGTTTATATTCTGAGTAACTTTCTAGGTTTTCTGTTTTAATATAACCATAAGATCTCATAATTACTTTTTTATTTTTCCGAATATAAGTTCAAGTATTCCCTGAACTAGAGCGATATCAAATACACCGTTACTAGCTAATCCAACACCAGCGCCTACTATGAGAGATTGCCACCAAGAAGCTTCAGCAAGACATCCAAGATCGAAAAACCAACCGAACATACATAATCCAATGGCAACTATCCAAGAAATTAATTGATTAGCCCACCCTGGAAGTTCTTTACCTATAAGTTTCTTAATTGCCTGCGTAACAACAGGAACACCAGCCACTAAAGCAGCTAATGTTGAAAATACTGATACAAAATCCATAACTATTATTCTTTTCTAAATTTAATTAAGTATATACTATCTCCAGCGGATTCAGTTATCGAGAATATATAAGTCGTATCTTCTTTAGTGGTTATAGTCGTATACTGTGTAGTTATAACTGAATCACTAGTAAAGTACATCAACTTAGGCCATTCTTGATATTCTATAGACGCTGGAAGTAAATTTGCTGTAGTTATACTATCTATTATTCTTTGTGGTTCTATCGAAAAGCCTTCATAAAAAGTAGTATTAAATTTTCGGGAAGTACCACAAGAAATAATTAATAGAATAGTGATCAGGATTAGAATTAATTTTTTCATTCTTCTGATAATTTTACGATATATATTAAATTCGGATCTTTAGATTCAAGAGCATCATAATCAGTTTTTTCTATAATATCTGATAATTCTTGTGTTGGTTGTCCGAATATCCAAAGCTTTCTAGAATCAGTGCTCATATAAATACCATTAATATGTTTCTCTCTAGAATATTCAGCTTCAGGTCCTTTATAAAAATTAGTTAATGCCATATATTAGAGTGTTTTAATGGTTAATGCTTGTTCTAGTTCATAAATCTTCTGGTCAAGAATCCTAAGACATCCTACTAAATTGCTCTGTCCACCTAAGTAATGTGTATCTGAAAGACTCGGGAAATTACTATAAATACTATCATCATCTGGATCAGGATCTTCAAAACCAGCAGATGAATTTACTCTCTGAATTGCAAACTTTAAGAGATCGAAATTATATTTATCTCCTTGTATTCTAGCTTCTACTTCTGCAGCTAATCCTCCTTCAGTCTCTCCTCCTGAACCAATAAGTTTATCTATCTTTTCATTTAACTCTGATTTTGTAGAGTCTATATATTCTCTTATAGCAATATCTTCGGTAGTTCTTTCTTGAGTTTCAGTATTCAAGTTTTCCTTAAAATCTTGATCAGCCGTTTTTCTCGCCTCGGATTCTTGAGAAATTTTTTCAGTTAATTTTTCCTTCGTGTCTTTCAAATCTTCCTCAAGAACATCAAGCTCAGTATTTATCGTTCCCAGACTTGAAGCATGGTCAGCGATATCAGATATAGCTTTTTCGAGGCGTGATTTATCTTCGGCTGATAAAAGACCATCTACTTGTGGTGTAGCATTCGGATAGACTCTTTGAACTCCACCTTTTTCATTTCCGACATAGAGGTAATTATCAACCAAGTTTATTGCTATTTCCCCTGAAGCTAATCCACTAGGAAGAATTCCACCTGTAGTATATCTTTTTACTCTAATTACTTGACGTTTTCCTTGGCTTCCTTGATCATCTCCACCATCTATCTCTGAAATAGTAGTAGTTAATCTCAAAGCATCAGTATCTTGAGTTACAGTAGTTGCATAAGTATTTCCAGAACTAACTCCAGAGAGAACTTTATTTCCTAAATAATCAGCTGAACCATCTTTTGAAACCTTAACCATTCCAGATTCTTCGGAAGTAGTAAAAGATATTCCATGATGTCCATCTGATTCTATTCCTGAAACATATTTTCTAGGATTTCCTTCACCACCATCTCCAGTTACTGTTATTCCAGGGATTGTTCCTTTATTAACTTGAATTCTATGATTATTTAAGATAGTATTTACAGAGATTCCAGTAACAAATTCTTCCGATCCACCTACTTCTCCATTTTCAATTTCAATATTAGGGAATGGTTTAGAATTTCCTGATAGTGTATTCCCTGAGAGTGTAATTCCTGAAATATATTCTCCGGAGGGTGCTAGATATGATCCAGTTAAGTCTCCTTTTAAGGCTTCTACAACATGTCCAAAGGAATCGATCTTAATGTTGGTGACAAAAGCTCCAGAATTACCCCCTGCATTAGTTCCTGTAGTTGGTTGAGAAGCATGTGATATTACTTGATTTCCTCCAATAGATCCACCTCCAGTTAAACCAGGACCTGCAGAGATAGTAGTTGTTACTTTTGCTAGGTCTGCTAATGAAAGACCAGAATCTGATATAACTTTTCCTGTAGTTCCATTAAAAAGTACTAGATTTCCAGAAACTGCACTTCCTGGTCCTGTTACAGCTCCATCTATATTAGTCTGTACAACTGTCCAATCAGAATCATTAGCAGTTGAACCATCTTTGATACAAATTATTATATCACCAGGTTCAAGTCTAAGTCCTGATACATTCGGAGCTCCAGTAGTGGCAACATAGACGTCACCTGTTGTATGTTGAGCAGGAAGACTCTTAACAGTTCCAGTTGTTCCGAGAGTTCCTTTAAATTTCAAGGCTACAGCAGCTTCTATTTTTTCTCCAATTTCCTTGATAACAAATGCAGTAGTAGCTAACTGATTAGTATTAGTTCCTTGTGGAGCTGTTGGAGCCTCTGGAGTTCCTGTGAAGATAGGACTTTCAATGGGAGCTTTAGTTGCTTCTAAGGTGTTCAACTCACCTCGTAGACCAGTAACCTCTGAAATATCATGTGTATGGTTTTTGGAAGTATTAATTGTAATATCTCCTGAAAAATCAGTTACTACACCTCCAGTAACAGCTCCGGTTAAAGTTATATTTCTTTTAGAACTTAATTTATCAGCACTACCAGCATTTCCAGAGACTGATTTAGGAGCTTCATGCACATGGTCAGCTCTAGCCCACTCCTTAGATTCTCCAGCTATTGCATGTCCTAATGGTTTAGGAACAGTAAATGAGGGGCTAGGAATTTTTATCGTTACAGCCTCAGAACCATCAAATGTAGTTTTATCTGTTCCTTCAAAAGTTCCACCAGTAAAAGTAAGTTTATTTTTTACCTTTCCAGCCGAAACTACAGTTCCTATACCTCCAGAGAAAACAATATCTCCTCCTGTTATTACATGTCCAAGCTTATCACCTGCTTCTGCTTTGATATGTTCTGTGAACTCATTATTCAAAGAATTAATAATATTCAAAGTTTCAGACATATCTTCTTTAGTGGAAATTATTTCAAATGCATTTTTTCCAGCTCCATTTCTTTTTCCGACGGCTAGAATAATTTTAGCATTTTGAGAAGTAGTTCCATAAATTGCAATAACTGGCTCTCCTTGAGTAAATATAATGTTTTCTAAGGCTAGGATCGCTTCAGATCTACTTGTAAATAGTTCTGTATTTATTTTAAAATTAATTATTTGATCCATTTCATTCCTACTTTTAAATTTAAAAGGAGGCAATCAAGTTTTTACTCTTGATCAACCTCCCTTTATTTTATTTATCTAATAACTGCTTTTTAAGTTCATCTATTTCGGCCTTAAGTAATTTAATACCTTCGATTGCTAGAACACTCATTTTAGCATAATCAACTTCTTTAACTAGAACATAAGTTTCACCATCTTTCTCAATGGTTTCAAAGTTTTCAGGGTTAGGTACATCGGATTGTTTAAGTTCGGCGTCTGTTACTAGTTCAGGGAAAGTTGGTTCAAGTTCTTGTGCTATAGTTCCAAGGTCTTTTTTCCCACCTAAAATAAATGAATCTGTCGGAATAGAACAAATCTCCTCAAGTGTATGTTCCAAAGGTTTAATATCTGATTTCAAACGTTTATCTGAAGTCTGATAGAATCCACTAGAAGCATTAACTCTAGTAAGTGATATAGTAGAGTTTAGAGACCAAGTAATCGTACTATTAGCAGTAGATACTGTAGTATTTGTTCCATTTGCCACTTTAGGATTAGCAGAAATTTTTATTCCTCCAACAGTATAGTTATCTATTGTAGTCTTATTATTATTTACTGTATTAGTTAGATTTGAAACAGCATTAGTTCTATTAGTTACTTCATCATCTAACTTTTTCTCTAATTTTCCAAGAGCTCCATTGATACTATCAGTTGCTGCAATAGCTCCAGTCGTAGTTGGTTTTGAATACCCAGTTACTTTAGTATTTGCTCCTGTTACAACGGGATTAGTAGAAATTTTAATTCCATTTACAGTATAATTATCAATAGTTGTTTTATTAGAGTTAATTAAGTTAGGAAGAGTAGTATCAAGCTTTACTTTATCTGCAGCAGTCATAACACCAGCTACACTAGCAGTTGCAGCGGGAAGAGTTATATTGTTTGCTGCACTAACTCCTGTAGAAATAGTTGTTTTTGTTGCTGCGATAGCTACACTTGAAGCTGCTGGCGTAACTGCACCTAAAGCAAAATTCGCTGTGGTTATTCTGTCAAGTTCAGTCTTATCGGTTGAAGTCATTACCCCTGCAAGAGTAGATGATGCAGCTCCAATATTAACAGAATGTTTATTTTTTGCGTCAGTATCTGTAGAATTACCACTAACATTAGTACAAGTGAAGTTTATAGCTACATTAGAAGCTGTTCTAGTCCAACAATTATCATCATTTAAGTGAGAAGAATTCCCAAGAGTTTTAATAGCATTGAGAGTCTTCTTATCAGATGCACTTGCAAGGCCTGCCTGAGTTTCTGATACTTCTGGAAGAGTAATAGAACTAGAAACTGCTTTATTATCTGTAGGATTTATACCCGTTATAGTAATTACTCTTGAGGTAGCTGTTGTAGTAGGCTGAGAGATAACATGATTAGTACCTGTGATTCGGTCAACTTTAGTTTTATCCGCTGCGCTTAGAACACCCGCTGCAGATTGTGTAGCAGCAGGCAGCGTAATATTATTCGCAGCGGTAGTACCATCAGTAACATTAGTTTTAGAAGCAGCTATACCTACAGTAGACGCAGCAGGAGTTACAGCGCCAAGAGCAAAGTTAGCAGTACTAATTCTATCTAATTCTGTTTTATCTTTGGCGCTCATTGTACCTGCTGCGGTAGTAGTAGATATAGGAAAATCTATAGTAGTACTTATATCTTCCTTATTACCATTATCAGATACAAATGTAATAGTAGCTTTATTAGCATTAGATGTTACAGATATATCATTAATAGAATCTGTATTTAATCCATCTAATTTAGTTTTATCCGCTGCGCTTAGAACACCCGCTGCAGATTGTGTAGCAGCGTTTATTACAGCGGTTCCATCAGCATTTACAGTAGATGATCTCCACGTATTATAGTTGAGAGTTACTGTCGATGGTGATGTTGTGAAATTTTTTATCTTATCAGCTCCATGAGTAGACAAACTATTAAATTCAGTATCTACTACTTGAATTTTAGTCCACCCAGAAGCTTTATGTCTATTAGCCCAGTTGTCAAGTCTATAGTAACAACCCTCTGATATCACATACCATTCTTGTCCAATAGCATCATTTCCTGTATTTACTACAGATTTACTAAGAATTGGGTCTGTAATAGCATAAAGTGCACTCAGAGTAGCAACTGTTTTATGGCCTTGTACTTCATCGGCATAGACAATACCGAATTCATTTAAGTTCGCAGACTGAAGCTGCGCTGGGTATTTAGCCATTGTATTCTAATCTTTAATTATTTAAAATCTAGTTTAACATTTTGAAATGCACCTTTATATTTAGAGGTGTATACATAATAAACGATATTTACACCTGCACCATTTGTTACAGTCACTTCAGTTCTATTAAAGTCTTCCAAAACAGGTGCTGCTCCATTCTGAACAATTGATGTAAGAGCTCCTAAGTCTTTTGGGTAAGCATAACTGTAATATTGAGTTCCATCAGCAGTAACTCCAGAAACTGATAAAGTTCTAGCATTGACTAATTTTGTTCCAGTCATAGCTTTAATATCATCTTGTGTAGGAGTAGCTGAAGTAGTTACACCATATCTCTGTCTAGACCATACATTGATACTAAATTGTGCAGATGTCGTATCATTTCCAGATGCAACAACTACAGAACTACCAGAAACCATGAATCCTTTTTTAGGTGCACTTAAGGTTTCTTTAATTACTCTGGAAGCAGCAATATTATCAATAGTAGTTGTTGGAGAAGCAACATCACTAGAAGGTAAAGTTGTCCCTAAGTCACCACTACATGAAGTAGGGGCTTTATTTGTAGTTGTCTTAGTCCATTTAAAACTTCCAACAAATTTTGCTTTATATCCTCGTTCGATAGTAATAGAACTAGCATTTACGTTACTAACACCAACTTCTGTATTTGTAACCTCTGTACCAGCATTATTTTTAAAACTCCAAGTACCAGAGATAACTGGAGATGCTAAGAGTTTATCAGCAAATAAATAAGTATCAAGTTGCCAATTTACTTTTCCATCTACTATTGATTCAACGTAATATCCAGTTTCTTGTTCAGATACCAATACTTTAGCTCCTACTTCTAGTCGCTCTACAGGAATAGCATCCCGCTCAGCTATTGTTTTAACTGAACGGAAGCCTCCCATACCATAAATGGCTGAATGTGTTGGATATACGTCAGAAGTATTGGTGGGAACGATACCCGAATAGAGTACCGTTCCTTTTAAATTATTTTCTGGCATTATCTTTTATCAATTAATTTAACTTCAATATTTAGTATTCCATGATAGAGATTAGCAAGTTTAGTAATTGTATAATCAGTATATCCAGTAAAGATGTTAGTTATACGTCTAGAGTATACTGTTACATCATCAACAGGATAATTATTACAATAGATTCTATACTTACTATACTCTTCTGTTGGAATTGCTACGTAAATATACTTACCTCCTGAACAATCAATAGGAGTGAATGGGAATTCATTATCACCGAAGGAGAAGAAAGAATTCATTGCTATAAAGTCAGAGTCAGTAGGAGCAGAATTACTTGATGCACCTACATAAACCTTATCAGCTGTATCAATCGTTAAAGTAGCTGTTGCAACTTTACTTAGATACGAACCTCTCAATGTGAATGTTTGTCCTCCAGTGGCAGTAATCTTATAAGTACGTTCCTCAACAGGAATATCATGAGTATCTATGAATTGGAAATTAATTTGTCCACTTGGGGTCAATTGATATTCCCATTCAAGAGTAATTTCTGTTGATTCACCTCTCTCTAATAAAGTTCTATCTGCTGTGAATTTAGTAATCTTAAATTCAGTAGGATTATCTCTCTTATTAGAGCCCATCATTCTATACCAAATTCCACTGGCATTGAATATAATATCATTTACCATGAATTTATATCCAAAGGACTCACCATCATTATTAACTAAATAGTAATCACCATCTTGTGCCTTATCTCCATTAGCTAGTGTTGGTAAATTCCTTTCAGCATCCCAAGTACCCTTATAGAACAAACTATGCATTGTTCTTTCAGGTAATTGACTTTCAGGTATTTTTCCATCAGGTCCAAGTTCAGCCTTCTTATCAAGAGCAACCTGAGTAGCTGTTGAAATAGGTTTCTCGAGGTCTGATGTATTATCAACTCTACCAAGTCCAATTTGCTCTTTTGTTACTTCATGAGGATTGTTCTTATCTGCAATATGTTTATCCAGATTAGAAACAACTTCAGAAATAGCGTTTTGAGTTGCTACTGAAATAGGCTTTTCTAAGTCAGATGTATTATCTACTTTTCCGAGACCTACTTGTTCTTTAGTTACTTGATGAGGATTATTAGTATTACCTACGTGATTATTAATAGCTGTATTTAAACTATTAGATAAAGTATCAAGAGCATTCTGCTGTGCTACAGATACAGGTTTATTAATATCGGCTGTATTATCAACGTTACCTAAACCTACTTGATCCTTAGTTACCTTATGAGGATTATCTGTACGATTAGCATGATTATCTAAAGCAGTATTATTAGCTGCTTTGGCATCATCAATTGCTTTTTGTGTAGCAGTAGATATTGGTTTATCGAGATCTGCAGTATTATCTACATTTCCGAGTCCAATTTGTTCTTTAGTTACTTTATGAGGATTACTGAAATCTCTCAAGTGAGCACTAAGATCTGTTCCCTGATCTGTATTAATCTTATCAATCTTAGCGTCAAGTTTATCAAGTTCCTTCTGAGTAGCATTAGAAATAGGTTTGTCAAGGTCGGAAGTATTATTTACATTTCCGAGACCTACTTGTTCTGCAGTTACTCTATGAGGATTTGTATAATCTTTAATATGATTGCTTAAGTCAGTTCCAGAAGAAGTAATTAGAGTCTTAACCTCGTTGATAGCTTCTTTAGCTGCATCAGACAAAGGTTTATCTTTATCTGAAGTATTATCAACGTTACCTAGACCTACTTGATCTTTCGTTACTTTATGAGGATTATTGTAATCTTCTATATGTTTAGTTAAGTTATCTGTAATAGTAGTATTTCCGCTATTAATAGATTCCTTAACTTCATTAATTAATTGTTGGGTTGCATCAGATACAGGTTTATCCTTATCTGAAGTATTATCTACATTACCTAGACCTACCTGAGCTTTATCTACCTTATGAGGATTGTTAAAGTCTGCCAAATGTGCATTAAGAGAATCGGTTGTTGCCTTACCCTTATCACCAGCATAGGCAGTACTAGATGTTTCACCGAGAGCCAAAGACGCTGAGATTTCTACATACTTAGAACCACTCCATCTATAAGTCAGGTTGGTATCTTTAGTAACATAGATTTTACCAGCCTCTCCAGTTGCAGGTAATTCATCTAAGGTAGCAACTTCAATAACGTCATCTACAAAGCTAGGTAATTGAGAACTAGGAACTTTGCCTTCTTGGTCAAGTGTAGCAACTCCCCCAGCTACGCCCATCTCTGAACGTTTTACTTGAGCATCATTTGTTACTTCACCTAATCCAATCTGTTCCTTAGTTACTTCATGAGGATTATTCTTATCTGCTATATGAATTTCGATAATAGTATTAGTTTCTGTCTTAATACTATCCAAAGCTTTCTGTGTAGCATCAGAAATAGGTTTATCCTTGTCAGCTGTATTATCTACATTACCAAGTCCAACCTGATCCTTAGTTACTTTATGCGGATTATTAAAATCTGAAATATGAGCACTAAGATCAGAACCAGAACCATCAATAGAACCTTGAAGTCTTCTTTCAAGTTCATCAAGAGCATCCTGTTGATAATGAGAAACAGGTTTATCTAAGTCAGATGTATTATCTACATTACCTAGACCTACTTGTTCCTTCGTTACTTCATGAGGATTCTTCTTATCTGCAATATGATTCTCTAATGAAATATTGGTCTTATCAAGATTAGACTGAACAGCATTGATTGCCTCTTGAGTTGCTACAGAGACAGGTTTTTCAAGGTCAGCAGTGTTATCCACCTTACCAAGTCCAACCTGATCTTTAGTAACCTTATGAGGATTATCAAAGTCTTTCAAGTGAGCACTAAGATCTGTTCCTGTAGAACCTATAATAGATTCAAGATCACTCTTAAGTTTATCTAAAGCAGCTTGTTGTGCAGTAGATACAGGTTTATTGATATCTGATGTATTATCAACATTTCCAAGACCTACCTGAAGTTTATTTACTTCATGAGGATTATTCTTGTCAGCTATGTGATTAGTAACATCTTTTTCAATATCACCAATATCTTTCTTCAACTCTGCCTTTGTAGAATCTACTAAAGCTTGTTGTGCTACAGATACAGGCTTATTAATATCAGCTGTATTATCAACATTCCCTAGTCCTACTTGTTCTTTTGTTACCTTATGAGGATTGTTAAAGTCTGAAGTATGATTATCTATCTTAGTATCAAGCTCTTTCTTAGTATTATCTACTAATTCCTGTGTAGCATTAGATACTGGTTTATCGAGGTCAGCTGTATTATCAACGTTTCCAAGACCTACCTGAGCTTTATCTACTTTATGAGGATTATTGTAGTCTGAAGTATGAGCATTAACCTTGTCTGTAGTAGCTTTACCTTTGTCTCCTGGGTAAGCTGTACTAGACGTTTCTCCAAGTGCAAGTGATTCAGAAATTTCTACATACTGAGAGCCTGACCATCTATAAGTCAAGTTAGTATCCTTAGTTACATAGATCTTACCAGTTTCACCAGTTTCAGGAAGTAAGTCAAATGAATCTACTTCGATTACATCATCTACGAAACTAGGTAATTGAGATGAAGGCACTTTTCCGGTTGCATCAAGTGTAGCAACTCCTTCTGGCATACCCATTTCGGAACGCTTAACCTGTGCATCATCTGTAACATTACCAAGACCTACCTGTTCTTTAGTTACTTGATGAGGATTACTCTTATCTTGGATGTGTGTATTAAGTGCTTCATTAGAACCAGCAGTAGCCTCTTCGATTTCTCTTCTAATATCTTTCATATCATCATCATGACGATGAGATAGGTTATCAATATTAGTTTGAAGCTCTGTCTTAGTTGCTTCAATCTTAGAATCAGTTGCTTGGAATTTAGCATCAGTCTTAGTTGCTAATTCAGTGATCTTAGATTCTAGATCAGTCTTAGTTACGGAAATACTAGATTCTAAGTCAGCTCTAAGAGTAGAAAGATCGGATTCTGTTTTAGTAGCTAATTCAGAGATCTTATTATTCAAATCTTTTGTTGCTAAACTAAGATCATTTTCTGTCTTAGATGCTAAACTAGAGATACTGTTTTCTAATTCTTTCTTAGCTTCAGAAAGAGCATTATTAACAGCAACAATATCAGCTTCTTCTTTAGCAGTTAGGTCTGATATAGCTTTTTCAAGTTCTGATTTAGCAGTATTAAGATCATTTTCTGTTTTAGATGCCAATTCAGATATACTCTTCTCAAGCTCTGTTTTAGTTACAGAAATACTAGATTCTAAGTCAGCTCTAAGAGTAGAAAGATCAGATTCTGTTTTAGTTGATAATTCAGAGATCTTATTATCCAACTCTTTCTTAGCAACTGTTAAATCATTTTCTGTCTTTGATGCTAAGTTATCAATATTATTCTGAAGTTCTGTCTTTGCTTCCTTCAGACTATTATTAACAGCAACAATATCAGCTTCTTCTTTAGCAGCAAGTTCGGCTAATTTATTCTCAAATTCTGATCTAAATACTTCTAAGTCTGCCTCAGTATTAGTTTGTAATTCAGAAATTTTATTTTCTAGTACGGTTCTTGTTTGATCAATTAATGCCTGTGTAGCATCAGAAACAGGTTTATCCTTATCTGCTGTATTATCTACATTACCCAGACCTACTTGATCTTTAGTAACCTTGTGAGGATTCTTATAGTCTGTTAAGTGTCTATTGAAATCATCATTAGTTGCTTTAGAATCTAGAGTTTCCTTAAGATTAGGAATATCCTCTATACCTAATTCAACAATTCCGATCTGACCATTTACAGACTTAACTGAATCTACATTATCAATTTTAACCCATCTACCATTACTATTAATTACCCAATCACCTGGATCAAAATCATATCCAAATTGAGAGCCTTTATTAATAGCTATATAGTAATGACCATTGGAATCAAAATCGTTAAGTTCAAGTTTAGGAACATTATTAACTGCATCCCAAACTCCTTGATATTTAACATTTCCAAGAACTGAATCTGGAAGTTGTGATTCCGGAACTTTACCATCTTCTCCAAGAGTAGCAACACCCTTAGGAACACCCATTTCAGAGCGTTTTATCTGAGCGTCATTAGTAACATTTCCAAGACCGATATCATTTCTATCTAAAGATGGATTTGTGGAAATTTTATAACCATTTACAGTATAGTTATCGATTGTCTCTTTAACTTCTGCAATCTTATCATCTACATCTTTATTGATAGTTTCACTAATTCCATCAAGTTTAGCTTTATCTTCTTTTGACATTACTCCATTTGATTCTGGAGTAGCTGTTGGAAGATTTTCTGTAGCTAATTCAGTGAAGTCATTAGAAGTGATATCATAACTCCAGTTTCTACCATCCAAGAAATATCCACCATTGAAAGTGAAAGTTCTCCAGTTACCGTCTAAGTTAATAAACTTAACTTTTATACCTGGAACTTTCTTTTCAGCTGGAAGGAAAGCATCTAATTTAGCAGCAGCATATTGGATGTGCCACTGATCTCCATTTTCTCCCTTACCTTCACCTGGAAATATTTCATTGATATTATAGACTACATCAGATTCAAGTTCTACTCTATCAGTTAATTCACCAACTGCTTCATCAATAGCATCCTGAACACCACTAAGTTTAAGACCTGTTTCTTCGATTGTAAAAAATCCTTCAGACTCAGGATCACGAAGAACACCAATAGTAGGATCGTTATGAGTACCTTCTACTATGATTCCTTTTCCCTCAGTAGCTGTTACACTATCTACTTTTCTTTCCTCTAATGAATCTACGAGTTCTTTAAGTTCTTTTCCTTTTTCAGCAGATAAAACTTGCTCTTTAGGATCACCACCTTCGAATGAATCTACGATGTTTTCCTTCTTTACGTAAGTCTTTTCTGCATCTTCTATTTTAAGATAGGGAGCAAGTTCAATAGATAAATCATATTCACCGATCTTTTCCCATTCTTTTATTTCTTTCCCTTCTTCGTCAACCTTAATAGTTACTATATATTCAGTATAACTCTGAAGTTCTCCGATATTATTTTCTTTTCTAAGAAGATAAATTTTATTTGTCTCTGCTTCCTCCAAAGAAGGTAGCTCATCCACCATTCTGAAAAGTGATGTATCTATAGTGCAAGAAATTACATTATCCTCACTGATACTAATCCCTTCTCCGGCTATCAATTTATCTTGCTTAGTCTTTAATATCTCTTCCAGTGCTTCATCTGTAATTACTCCAGATAAGTATGGTTTCCATCCTCCAGCTTCATTTCTTTTTTCCCAATTAACAAGCTGATAAACTTCTTTGGCATCAATTACATACCACAATTGTCCAAGAGAATCATTACCAGAATTATCCCCTGTATCAGAAAGAATACAGTCGGGAATTTTATACAATGCTGAAAGAGAAGATACTGTTTTGTGTCCACTAACTTCTATAGCTCTAACAATTCCATATGCACTAGGATTGTTGGACACTAATCTATCTGCAAAATTTAACGCCATTGTACTATTTATTTAAATTCTAACTCAACATCAGTAAAAGCACCTGGATTATTAGTAACATAAACTATATAATCTATTACTACACCAGCACCATTAGTGATTTCTAATTCTACTTTGTTAAATGCCTTAATTATACGAATTCCATCCTGATAAATACTATCTAACTCACCAAGAACTTTAGGATAAGCAAAAATAGCATATTCATCCATTTCTGTAGAAAAATGTTCTAGAGTCTTTTTAGGATGTTCAGTAATTAATTCAGATGTTTTCAGAGATTTAATATCATACTCTACTAAGTCTTTTCCCTTAGTAGATACACCATAGAATAATCTATGTGCGAATGTTACTGATCTAGTATCTTCTGTATAATCATAAACGCCAGTACTTCTAACAACATCTTCTCCTCTAACCATAAAACCAGTCTTAGGAGCTTCAAGTTTAATAGAAATAGTAGCATCTTCTGTATAATAAGGACTAGTTACTATATCAGAACTAACATCAGTACCTGTAAGAGTATCCCAGAATGAACCCTTAACAACTCCAGTAGGATCTTTCTTTCCATCTTCACTTGTCCATGTATAAACTCCTTTGAAAACAGCCTTATATCCATTTTCAATTACAGGATTATATTTATTTGGACTTGGAGTAATTGTTATAGGTTCGAATGCATTATTATAGAAATCCCAAGTTCCATTAATCTTAGGTTCTACAAGTTCTAAGTTTGTATTAAAAAGCTCATCTATTTTTTCTACTACCTCAATAAAAGTAGATTCTGTAAATTCTCTTTCAACTGAGAATTCAGATGTAAAACTATTCAGGATAATCTTTTCTGAATAATATTTCCCTGAATAAATCCACTCTAGAACTAATACATTTTTACACTGAGTTTCACACTCTATAATACTAGATTGAATAGATACAGGAACTATCGCTTTCCCAGAATCTACTCTTAAAGACGCAATTGAAATCTGATCTTTAATCTTTTCAGTAAGCTTAACAAAATTCTCTGCTCCACCAAAAATTTCTGCTATTTCTTCAGATGTACTTTCTGATGTTAACTCAGAAGTCATACTTGGGAATAACAATACTTTACTATCGATCAGTTTATTTATTTCTTCCTCCGATAATGCGAAGAAAGTTCCTTTAGTCCAAGCCTGTCTAGATCCTTTGATGAAAGCTATCGAAGTATCACTAATTTTTCCGGCTTCTAGATCTGCATTAAATTCCTCAAGAGTTTCATATTCAAGGAGAAAATCACCCCAAAAATTATCAACTCTAGGAACTCTAAGATCTACAACTACACCATCAGAATTTTTGACCCATATACTTTCCTCTCCGGCATGAAGACCTAAACCTAATTCACCTACTTCAAGCTGTTCTGGAGTAGGCATCTTTCCCTGTTCTACCGAATTTTTAAGAATAATTACGGTTGGTTCAGGAAGTTGATTTTTTACAATTATATCACTCATTGTCTTAGACATTTTGTACACTCCGGAACATCATTATTAGTTCTCCATTCCGTATTGTTTACTTCTTTATAATTATAGTAAGAATAACTTTCATCTTCTGGATAAACACCAGAACTCCAAGATTCGTAATCCGCTGTAGTCTGTCCTCTTCCACATTCATTATTACAAGGGCAGTCATTAGATTCGGGTTGAGCTAGAAGATTTTGATACTGGAATAAAATTCTAACTAACATAGCAGTCAAAACATTACTCCATGCATAAATAAATCTATCCTCATTGTATGGAATCTCAGAACCTTCAACGTATATTTCACCATTATCAATTCCAAGTTCACATCTAAGTTCATCTACAGCATAAAATACAATCTTAGCTTCACCATGATCTCGAATATCAAAAAACTCTTGAATATAAGTTTTGACATCTGATCCTTCTGGAAGTAAAGTTAATCTATCTGATATATATTTTAAGATATATGTGATATACGGAGCTAATTCACATCTCATGGAATAATCTATCTTAGCTATCCCTAGACATGATTTAATATTTTGAAGAGCTTGTTTATATGTGATGTATCCGTTTTTATCGTTCCATCTCATTATTATTTCACTTCAAAAATAGTAACTCCGTTTATTACCATCTTAACCAAAGTTTTTCTCTCTGGATCTAAGAATAGGTATAATCTATCCTTTTCAAATTGAAGGATATCCAAGGTATTTGTTACAATATCAACACCTTTACAAGAATCAGATTGCATTACACGATCTGATACAGAAAATTGAATACCTTTTGTAGTATTACCGTAACAATCTGACTGACAACTAGTATTAGTAATTCTAATACCATCTCCTTCTAAAATTTCAGAAGAACTAAGAGCGTTAGTATAAAGATCTGATAAAGCACTCTCGATCTTATTTAAGTTAGCTGCATTAACAGGAGTTTTATTATCAATCCATGTAGTTTTTATATAACTATTTTTCATAATTTATGTTATTATTTAAACTTACCACTCTCCTCCGTCAATAATGTTGTAAGGAGATTTCCAATTATCTTCATTAGCCCAATTAGATTCATCAGCATCTGGTCCTTTATAAATATATTCTGAATATGCACCTTCACTACCAAGAAATCTAATTTTCAATCCGCTACGTCGTCTTGCTTCAGGTACTAATCTAATTGCTCCCGAAAGAGTTAATTTTCTTTCATAATTATTTATTTCAGCATTAGCATTACAAAAATCTTTTAAGTTTTCATTTATATAACTAACTGCAGCATTAACAGTATTATTTATACTATTGATATCAGCACTAGTTAATGAATCCCCAGGATTTTTATTACTAACATCAGTTCTATCAAGCAAGTCCATAATATTTTTCTTATTTTAATTTCATTAAATCTAAGAGATAATCATTAAATATATCTCCTCCTGGAATATTACTCTGCTTAAATTTTAGAGCCCCTGGATTAAGAGGTTTACCAAGTCTTCCAACAAAAGGAGCTGTATTTCTAGCAGAACGTCCGGAGATCACTTTTATATCTTTCGGGCTTCTTACTTTTTTCATTTAGAATGTTCCTCCATAGATTTTATTAATACGAATTCCATCAACCTTCTCATCATAAATCAAATTATTATTATCCAATTTTACATCAGCGGTTAATGTTTTCTTAGATTCAGTAGGACCAGGACTCATTGTAAAATCGATGGTATTAGAATCTTCAAATATAATTCCAAGTCCATCTGCAGTAGTTCCACCAGTTTTTATCCACTGTCCTCCGATCATTGTATAAGTAATGGAAGTAGTACCGTCATAAGAAGTCAGGATTACTACATCTCCATTCTTAGGTTTTTCACCAAACAACGCAATCAAGATACACTCCTGATCTGATTGTTCCTCTGACTGTTTTTTTGCTGTAAATATTCTAGAACCTTGACTTAATTCCATAGTATCTGAAACAATGTCAAAATCACCTAAGTCTGCACTCTTAAAAATTACTAAAAGAATACAAACATCTTCAACTTCATTATAATATCTTACAGCAACTAATTCAGCATATTGTCTAGATGCACATGAGAGAGCCTTAAGTGCTTCATCTCGATTGGCATAAATACATTCAAATCTTGTTAACTGTGATTGTGCCATTTTTATTATCTTTTATCTAGTATATCACCATTGAAGTTTACATCTATATCTGTAATTTCATTTGTATCGGTATTAATATCCTCTACATTTGCTCCAACGATTCTCACTATACGATTAGTTATTATATTTCCCTTTTCATCGATAAAAGCTATTCCATTTGACATATCTTTTATCCAAGAAGCTTCAGTATCAACTCCATATCCACAAATTGATTGATTAGATAAGAAAGTTCCACATACAGCTTTAAACTTACTAATAACATTAAGCTCGATAATTTCCAAATCTTTCCAAGTAAATATTTTCCCTGGATACTCGGTTAATTCGATCACTGTTATAGTTTTTCCATCAAGAGATATTCTAAAATAAATATCTTTAATAGTTAATAGATCATTACTTCCTCCACCTGAGAAACAACCAAAGAAATTACTAACAGGTAATGAACTAACTTTTACCTTAGCACCGATCAACTGTTCATATTCCCAAATTCCAGAAGGACCTACAATTCTTGAGTTTCTACAACTATTCAACATTTTATCCTTTGCCTTTAGCTAGAGAATCTACATAGTTATTCCAGTATATATCGGCATCAACACCATTATTTTTCTGATGTCCCTTTACCCACTTATACTCAATTCTTCTTTGTAAACCCTGTTTAATTATTTCTTTATCAATATCACCTTTAATTCGAGCAATGTATGGTTCTTTTACTTTCCAATTACCAGTCATCCATTCTCGAACACCAAGATAATCTGCATGGACTACTACAATATCATTCGGACCCCAAGAACCACGAAATTCATATAAAGCATGTAAAACTGCTACTAACTCCGCACTAGGATTGCTACACTTCTGAGCTCCAAAAGATAAATTCATATATTCAGGAGTTAATTCAATTGAGAATTTATTAAGCATAGTTCCCATTCCAGGTCCGGTAGGGTCAATAAGAACTCCTCCGATACCAAGTCTTCCATTATTTTGTTTGTCTAGGTGAGATCCGTCAGTATAAATATCAAACTGTTTCATCTCATCAATTTTAAATATCTAAATTTTCATCCAAAGAACGATATTCGAAGGGATCAAGTTCTAATCCAAATTCTTCAAGGCACCATTCTCTAAATTCTTTCGTACCAATTACACTTATCTCTCCAAGAACATTCAAAAGCTCCTCTCCTTCAATTTTAGATAGACTTTTATCTAAGTGACAAATTAACCTTGTCATAAGATATCCAAAATGACTTAAAGATCCATCTACATCACTATCATAACACTCCAAGACTCTAAACCCTGAATGAGTATTAAAACTTGAAAATAGATCAATCCACTTTTCTGGAATATGAATCGAAGAACCATTATAGAGATAATAAATAACATCTTCTGTAGGTGTAATTCTTAGGATAACATAATCTAAAACCTTATGATCACTAAGTCCTTTTAGAACGATTCTCTTAGATTTGCCTTCTCGTATATAAGATAATTTGTAAAACTCGGTAAATACTTCTTTAAACCAGGCATCTTTCATAATAGTGTATATAAATTAATTAAAGCCAACCCTGAAAGAATTATTGTATTATTATCTTCCATCACTAAATATCCCGTTTTATCACATTGACTTCTATAACTTAAAAGATCAAGAAACTCGGATAAATCTTGTTTCAGGTAAAATGTAATCGATATAATTCCTTCTCCTATTGCAAAAGAACATATTATTGAGTAAGGATGTATGTCAAGTCTATCTAATTTAGCTACTATGTCTTCCTGGATTTCAATTTCTCTAGGATTACTTCTCATAGTATTATTTCTGTTATATGACTGTTTAATATTCCCATACTGTTAATTAGGTTAGATAAGATAGATCTATGACATATTTTATCATCAGAACCATAACCCATTAATATAACTCCTCTTGCATTACTAAGTTCAGCCAAATAATTAAGTTTATCAATAACCTCTACAAAATTTACATTCGACATTTCAATAATATATCTCTTAGAAAATTCTGTAAAATCAATAAGCCCGTCTCTCTTTGCTCTAAATAATTCTGTACTTGGAGCTAAATTTCTAAAATGTACTGCCGTTCCATTATATTTACCAATTAATTCTGAATTACCAATATTTCTTATTATAAAAATAGGTAAATATCCATTCTCTGTAAATATTTTTAATGTCACCGGAGATACAAATGATGTTTTAACTTGTAATTGGTATCCCATTTTTTCTTAGTTTTATTAATAACTTTAAAATTTATTTATTGTCCTCCAAATTTTTTATTAGATGTCTTAAATCCTGACTTCCTTGAAAAACTAGAAGACTTTTTCCCACTAAAACGTCTATCTGCTTGATAAGATTTATTAAAACCATTACTATCAAACCCACTTTCTTGTTTCTTAGGTTTGATAGAAGATGTAGTAGAGCCGCCAAACTTCTGACTACTAATCATAAACCCCGAAGGAGCTGTTTGTAGACGTTTAAGGAGATTTACATTACTCTCTATCATCGACTTTACTGTATGACTGTCGAGGTGATAAGATATTTCTGGATAATTCAATATGTCGCCCTGAATTAATCCAGCTGATGTCAAGAATACAGAAAGATTAACGAACGCTTCAGTCAGGTTACTAGATATCAAGAGAGTATCTGTCGTAGGTTCATAGATCTTATATTCTTGTGTAGATTGATCATAATTAATAACTACTTCTACCATGACTTTTTTAATTACTTATGGCAAGAGCACCTAGGATTACTGCTACACAACCTAAAGCACCTGCCCATAATTTACGTTTTCTTTTTTCTTTCTTTAAGCTATTTTCTAAAGCTTGTATAGAGTTAACATAATAATCATCTTTTTTCCTCATCATCATAGACTGGTAAGATATAATTGAGTCTAGATTCGCTGCCTTAATCGAATCCTCTTTTATTATATCTCCTTGAAGTTTTATGATTTTTTCGGAAGACTCAAGATCTACTATTATGCTATTAATTGTTTTCAGATTTTCAGGAGATATAACTATCATTGTATCCCCGCGATGCTCCATTATCTCTTGTGAATATCCTTTAGTGATAAAAAATAGAGATAATAAGAGACAATAGATTATTTTTTTCATAAGAAATAATAAGTATGTATGAAAATTATTTAAGTCTTTCTATAAAAATATCCAAGAAATTTTCAATATCTTCTTTATAATGATATTTCCAAAAATAATTATCTGGTACTGAAAGCATGAAAGGAATCTCTATTGGAATAGATTTTGGATACTTAAATATATAATAATCTTCTATATTAATATCATTTATACACTTCCACCAAGATATTTTTTCACTGTCAGGAGGTAAGTTATCAGGAAAAATTAACTTATCATAATTAATAATATTATATTCACATTTAGGAATAAGAAGATAAATAGATCTATGGTTTGAAGATTCTTGATATACTCCTACTATAATATTATCCATTATCATTATTAGGAATAAATTTATTTAATCTTCTCTAAAGGATTTTCTCCTATTTCTAGATCAATACGATTAACTATTAATTCATATTTTGGTTGATTCTTTGAAAAATATCGCCACAGAACATCATCATAATAATCTAAATAATTATCTCCTTTTCTTATTTCATAGATATAATAAGGATGACTAACTTCATTTTCATATACAGATATTGGATAATATAGATCTTGTTCTACTATCTTTACATATTCATTAGTATCTAATATATAATCTAAATCATATATTACTTGTACTTTATCAATCTGTCTTATCCCTAATTTTCTCTCTATTTTTTGAAGTTTAATATCATCTACAATATCCAATCCATCATAAAAAAATTCAGAATCAATTTTAATAATATAATAATTTTTTAAACAGATATTTTTAAAATCTCTAATATTATCTACAATCGTATATAATTCGGAATTAGTTTCAATATTAAAATTATCTTTTTTTAATAAATAAAAAATATTACATTTTAAATTAATTCGATTACAAGAAGATAATCCAATAATTTCTTCACTAAAAGCTGTTGTAAATAAAGTTGCTGATCTTAAGAAAACATCTTGTGGTAATATTTCAATAACTTTTATAATATTCATAATTACATAGTTTTTGTTTTCTTAAATCCTTTTAATCGTTTCGAGATTGAATCTTTAATGGCTTTATTTCTACCAATCTTATACGTTTTTAGACTTAAATCCAATTCTTCTTTTGCATTTTTTAATTCATCTTTACTTGCACCAGCAGCTTTTAATAATTTTAATGCCTTTTTAGAAGCATTTTTCTCTTCTTGAACTACTATACTCCCTTGATATAAAGTCTTTAATCCATTTCTAATCCCAACTCTTTTATTTTTATTACTATAAGACCCTCTAATATCATTATTTTTATCTGATATTATCTTATCTAATCCTTTACCAGTTGAATTTTTTGAATGTCCAATTTCATGAGCTAATGATGCTTGTCCACTGGAAGGAGGAAAATTTATTACATGATCACTACTCATAAAAGCTTTTCCCAACTTTCTATCAAATTTATCATTAGATCTTGTCAAATCTATTTTCTCTTTAGTAGAAACATCACTTGACTTCTTCTCCCAAGATTTTGTTTTATCAAATCGTTTTCTAAAAAATTTTTCACTACTTGATAATTTTTTCTTTCCATTTAGTATTTTAATATTAGATTTCTTAGCATCTTTTCCAATATTTTTTAATACCTCAGGATTTCTATCCTTAGCAACAGACTTAAGAGATTCATTTATTTTCTTTAATTTTTCACTATCTAATTTAGATGAATCATCTAATTTTTTAGCAATTAATTTACCAACTTTCTTTATTCCAGAAATAGCTGCTGATTTTAATCCATATTCCTTCTGTTCTACTTTCCAACCTTCAGAATATAATTTCTCAACTAAATCTCTACCAGTAAAAGTAAATTGTTTTTGAGAATATCTTTTTATGATCATAATTCAACAATTTAAAATTGAAAAATAAAAAACTTAGAGAACTTGACAGTAATCGTGCTTTTTATCAACACGAAAGTAAGTTCTCTAAGTTCTATTTTCTTTAATACTTACTGTCAAATTCTCTAAGTTTAAGTCTAAGAAATTCTACCGCTTCTGTTGTCGGTAATTCCCTAATACTATCTACTTTATCAGTTCGAGTAGATTCTATCCTATGAATCTTTTCTCTGAGATAACTGATAATACTATCCCTTGATATTATCTCTACTTCAAGGGAATCAATTTTATTTTTTTCAGGTTGTATAATTTCTGGAGGAGGTAATATAGTTTCCCCCTTAGATTTATCTTGAGAGGAGTGGGAGTAATATAATACCCCCAATCCAAACCCAAGTAATAACAGTAATGAAATTAAAACAGCCTTCTTAATCGTTTCCAACATCTTCTGTTACGAATATTCCTACACGATATTCCAATTCGCCTTCCTTTTTATAATTAATATATTGATGGAATATTCGATAGTCTCCGGAAGCCTCTTTTTGAATCAAATGAGCATCCCAACCATGTGTAGAAGTTAATTTATCTATCAAGTCTTGCAACCTGGAAATCTTAGGTGCATACTCTTTAAGGATATCTAAATCTTGAGACGGATTCATCAAGTTCTTCATTCTCTCCAATTCTGCCTTAGACTCCTCCTCTCCCATAATATCCTCTGAAAGATTTGTAATTTTATATTGTTTAGGTCCGGTAGTACATGTAACAGTATTTAAGAACTGACCTGCTACCTTCTTAGATTTAATCTCTGCCAAAGTCGCACTATAACCTTCACTTCCGGAAATAATGTTCTTGATATCTTCTAAGACCTTCAAAGACGTAGTTATTCCTAAACTTACAAATACACCTACAGGCTTTACAAATGTCTCTCCATCTACTGAATTAACATAGAAAGTCTTAAATGATGGTTGATAAAATACTTCAACCAATGAATGGACTTTGTCTCTATTTATGTTTCCATTATTAATAGTTGCCATTGTTTTTAAAATTTTTCACTTTGAAATATTTAAATTCTTGATTATAATTACTATATCCATAATTAAATCCGTACATGGTATAGTTAGGCATCTTTAGTTCTTGTTCATGCCATTCTTCCAAATAATCTTCAAAGTCTGATATTAAGATCAAGATAGCTTCAGGTCCATAATTCTGTCTGAAATATTCCATACCTCTAGCCATTCTTGTTCCACCTCCCATAGAGATTCTTGGAACACCCTTTCTCGGGTCGATATCTTTAATATGATCTCCAAGCTGTGTAGACCATGAAATAATATTATACTTTAATCCACGTCCAATCTTTTTCATTTTATTGGCAATAGTATTCAAAATTCTATCAACCAATCGTGTATCCATAGATCCCGAAACATCAATTAAAAATACAATAGTTGGTTCATTAGACATGGTTACCTTTCTTCTAATAGTTGGAGCAATAACAGAACGATTAATACCACGATTATAAAGATACATAAGATCTTTCTTTGTATCAACTTTAACCACTCTAGATTTATAATTTAACATTACTTCATCTAGAGCCATATCTACTTCGTCTGTCTTATCCACAAGTCTCGTTGCATCTGGAGCTCCACTAGAACCACATCCAACGCCACCTCCTGAACGAATTTGTCCAAGCTCACGTTTTTTATCGGCATCGTCTCTAGAGTCTGTTCTGTGATCTTTATGAGTTCCACCCTCATCTTTACCGTTACTGTTCAAATCACCTGAACCAGAATCTCTCTTTCCTTTATATGGACAATCTTTTGGATCACCTTTACCTTGCTGATTACCTTGTCCAGATCCCGAACCACTACCAGAACCATCAGTCATACCCATTTCCTGCATAAGATCAGAAAGACCTTGCATTCCACCACCACTTTGCTGATTACCTTGTCCAGATCCTGAACCATTACCTTGAAGTGCATCTTGAATATCTTGATTTGTAACTTGGGATGTATCACCGTTTCCACCTTTTTTAATAGAAACCAACATCTTAACAAACTGATCCAAGTGTTGAACAATTAGCATCAAATATTCGGGGTAACTAAGTTCACTCGGGAAAGGGTTACCTTCGGATATATAATATCTTTCTGGAACAATGAGTTTAATTTTAGCCTCATTTTCCATCTTCTTTATCATATCATCAAGAGCCTGTTTTGCTTCTTCATTATCAGTGTGATCTCTATTATATTTCAAGAGCTCAAGTTGATAATTAGGAAGAACTGATGAGATATCTGATTCCATCTCCTCTACATCTTCAGTACTTAGGATTTTAGAATTTACTTCCATATCCATAGCAATATTATGAAGACTGTGATTAAGAACTGGATCATCTATTACTCTCTCAATCAACTTCTCTGCAAAATCAATTCCACACTCTTTATTAATTCGATCAATCAATTCACCTCGATAATCTCTGAAGGTATTACAAATCTGAGTATCAAGCTCTTCATGAATACCATCAAGATGTCCTAAGTAAATATGTCCGTACTCATGCATAAGAATACGAAAATCAGTACGTGGAATCTTAATCTCTGAGCAGACAATTTTATAGATAACATTTCCTGAGATATCATCTTTATATTTAAAACAATATCCAAGTTCAGGATTATCAGGATTAAATGGTTTTTCTGTATTAACCATTAACATATTCCTGAATCTACTATAAGTATTGTCAATGAATCTTTTAATAAATTCTAACTCTGTCTGATTTCTCATAATTTTAAATTTTGATATTTTTCTAATAAATTAACCTTAGAGATCCACATGATCATTACATATTTTTCTCTAAGGTTAACACTCATATAATAGTATAATTATTTAAAACTTCTAATATCAGGAACCATACTTCCCATGCTCGGATCTTCCTGAAGAATAATCTTACGAATTGATCTGAGTTTAAATCCAGAAGTTCTAAGGTCTTCTTGAGTATTCTTCAACAATGCCAAAGTATCATCCTTATAACCCTTAGAAGAATCTGTAATCAGACTTTGAATAGAAGTCATAAGATCTGAAATTGTATTCCAATAAGATACATATCCGATGAATGTCTCTACTGGTACTTTATCCAAGAATTTATCAGTAGTAGATACTTTAATCTTGGTAATAGAAGAACCAGAATCCTTACTCAATTTAAACAATTTCTCGATGCAAGCTGGATCAATCGGACGTTCGATTTGTTCTAAGTCCTTATCTGATTTAAGTTCTGATAACTTATTGATTATTGCTTGCATTTCAGGAACTTCTAGCTTTTTCTTTCCATCTATGATTTCGTTGAAGAACTTAGTATACTTAGGAAGTTTATCATTCTTCATCTTTTCAATATCATTAACGATATTAACCATAGTATCATAGAAGTCCTTAGAAATCGGCGTCTTAATCAAATTCTTTGTTTTTGGATCTCGAGAAATACCAATACCACAAAGACCATCGATCATATTACGATAGTTATCTGAAGTAATACCACTCTTACCAAAACACTTGAAACTTGCAATTGTAACGTCTCTAAGATAATTCAAAGTTCGGAAAGTTGTAAATCCATAAAGCTTAGTCTCATTTTCGGCATCAGCATAGATACCATTAAGTTCTGTAATTGCTAAGTCTACAGGTTTACCACCAGAAGTCATCAATGCTCGAGCAGTTTGTTTAATACCACGTTCGATATACTCGCCAATCTTATTATATTGATCAGCCGGAATTTCTACTTCCTGAGCATCAAGTTTTTTCATCGTATCTCTAAGACTTCCCATGAAATCTTTAACCTTACCTTCTGATGATGCAATAGCTCCGTCATATTTACAAAGGAACGTATCCAGGTCTGTATGATCCGGAGTAATGTTGTAAATCATAAAACGATTCATTAACGGAGGTAGCATTTGCATAGAATTCGAAAGATTCTGTGCATAATTACCTGCAGAAACAATCAATGTATTCTCTGGAAGTCTTTCTGAACCCACTTTACGCTCAAATACTAAATGCAATAAACTAGCCTGTACGTATTCGTTTGCTGTGGTGATCTCATCCAAAAATAACAGTGATTTACCTCCTTTTTCTGCAACTTTTAAGATTTCAGTATACCAAGAAGGTCTAAGATGTCTAGTTGTGGGGTTTTCTTGATCACTCGTAGCCACATCATATCCCATAACTTCTTCTGCAGTTGTACTATTACCTCTAAGAAGGACTAGGTGATAATCTCGAACTTCTGCAAACATTTCTACTGAAGTTGATTTACCAAGACCTGGATTAGACATAATAAGTACTGGTACTCTTGAAATCTCACTAACTTTCAATGCTGTAAAAATTGAAATGTTAATGTTGTCATTTTTTGATTTTGCCATTTTTCTAGCTTTTTAATTTGTTTATTTTTCTTTATAACTTTAATCATTGAGGGGAGGTTTCTATATAATATCCCCTCATTTATTAGATTTTGAGGGTTTCTGAAGTGCTATTTATTATACTTCAAAATTAAAAAGAACACTAGATTAATCTATATTTTTATAAATTTTTCTAATGTTCTTCTCAATTGTAAGGCTTTAACCTCTCTTAAATAGCAAAATTCACTTTTTTAGGTAATCTTGAATTATCTTATAATCTACTGAGAGAGTTGAAAATAATTGTTTAGCTTCAGATAATATTTTCTGGAGTATAGGTTTAATAAATTCATCTTCAAACAATCCTGAATAAGCTTGATCATAGAATACAACACTTTTACCTCCATCCGATAAGAAAAATGTAGTAATTCTCTTAGCAATAATTCTAGGTGTTGTTCTTTTTAGTGAATTATAATATCCTCCCAGAACTAAATACTTATCTTCTATTTTAAATTCAAGATCTGTTATATATTCAATTCTACTTTTAATATTATTCATTATGTAATACATGTTTTAACTTTTCCTCTAAGTCATCACATCGTTTCTCGGTTTCCTCTAGCTTTTTCCTCAAGTCTTTAATCTCTTTCAAAAACCAAGGATTATCCATAGTTTCCTCTAAACAACCTTGAAGATATCTAATGACTAGCTTTAAATCCTCTTGAAGGTCAGTATCTTTAGAATGCAATATTTCTTCTAAGATAGCTTTTGAATTTATTTTTATACTACTATCCAAAACTGCTTTAGTATGATCAACGTAAAAAACTTCTCCAATAGGCATTAATAACGGATTTGAAATTGTACCCTTACTACTACTCATGATTTCTAAACATATATAATTCATTAATATCTAAACATTTATATATAGTATCCTCAAGACTTGATGTGATTGAAGTATGAAAATGTCCAAAGAACCAATACTTACATCTTACTCCTCTAAATACCTGATCTAAGTATTTTCGATTTTCTAAGTCTCTGAGGTAAACATCTTCTGCTTCCTCTTCGTGACGTGTAATAATTGGTTCAAAACATAGTGGAGCAGTATGAGAAGCTATTATATCAACCCTCCCTGGAAGATCTTTAATAGGCTTCTTAATTATATCTTCTGTCTCCCACCATACTCTTTTAGACGAACCAACTCTCTCCATCAATCCATTATAATTCATTCTCCATTTATAATCTACTGAAGTTGCTCCCCCGATCGGATATATTGTTTTCCCCGAGAGTTCTACTACTTCATGATCCTGAAGAAACTTAATTTTGGGGAAATCATTTATTAATTTTTCATTCCAGTACTCTAGGTTATCATGATTTCCTCTTATAAAATAATATGTTATATTATTTTTCTCTAGTTTAGTATTAATTCTTTCAAACTCCTGATTATAATACCCTGGCTTAGAAAAACCTAATCCTACATCTCCAAGAAAAATAATATTAGCATCTTTAAGTTTATAACGTTGAGTTATAATCCATGTAATTTCTCGAAAACTTCCATGAATATCTGCACAAAAGTATAAATCTCTTTCTTGTTCATTTTTCATAATTTCTTTTAGGATGGAAAGCTTTGATTCTCTTTCCATCAATTATAAGGTTTTGCATTTTTAAGAGAAGCAAAAAGAAAGAACCACACTCATCGCATAGTTCTTTCATAATAGTTTTAACCCTAATAACTTTTATCTTTTTTCAGGGTGATCTTGATTTTTGATTCATTATTACTTTGTTTTAGTTCTCACATAGTTTTAATCCACATTAGTAAGGAATTCAAGGGAGAAGAAAAAAGAGAAGGAAGCATTAAGCTCCCTTTTTCTCCCTTGCTACGATGACATTATATTCATCATCAACTTCTAAAAAATCCCAACCTTCTGGAATCTTAACCAACTTCTTAGTCTCGAACTCATTCATCATTTTTTGCATCTCCGGTTTGATAGATTTTACACTATCAATATGAGACATCAAATAACCTTTAAGTCCGTTCTGAAGTTTCATTAGGTTCTCAATAGATTCCATGAAATTATCTATCGTTTTTCTTATAGTCTTCTTAACGGGATTTTCGTTTTCTCTTGATTTCTTAAGCACCTCGTCCATTTTTGTAACTGATAACATATAAAATTGTCCAAGGCTTCTCAAACTTTCCAATCTATTATCTAGTAGATTGTAGTAATATTCACATGCAAAAATATGTTCTGGACTACCCTCATCTAGCTCCATATTAATTTTTTGCAATCTTGTGAGGTGTTCTTTACATAATTGTTCATATTCACGATTAAATTCCTTTGCAATTAGATCTAATTCATCTAACCAAAATTTTAACTTTTCCATAATCTCTCTTTTAAGTTTATTTCTACATATATAAGGCTTTGAAAGATTATTGCACGGAAAAGCTAAAATCTCTTCCAAAACAAGACAACTAACAATGCAATCGGTAAGAAAGGCATAAAATTAACAATAGTCTGTCTCATCTTCCTATATTCATCTTCAGGGAGTATATTTTTTATATTATCTAGAGTATGAATAAAGAATAATCCGATAAATATTGCAATAAGAAAATAATAGAATAAAAATGTTATCATAATTGATTATTTATTATTTTTAAGTTATTATATGTTCCTTGATATTCTGGTTTTACTCCTATAATTTCAATACCATTAATTCTACTTTTATCTGGAAGAGTTATTTTACACTTTTTTATTTCAAAATAATTTCCTAAATCAGTAGCTTTAGGTGTTGCAGTATAACTTATAGATGTATAAAGATCAAATAATTTTTGTTTAATATCAATTTGATTTAATTTATCTCCTACGTTAAAATTAGTAAAAATTGTATTAATCAATAATTCTTTATTAAAAATCACAATTCCAAGTTCCCTCCTAATCTTTGTCATATTATATCCCAAAGCTTTTATTTTTTCTGGTCCAAGAGCTAAGAAGTGAGATTTAATATCATCTTCCTCTGATATCTGAGCTAATATTAAATCTAATGCCTCTTTAGATAAATTAGTATTACATAATAACTTCATTTTATCGTAATAGGTTGTTTTTTGCTCAAATTCATATAAAACAGATGAAACTTCTTGATTAATAATATCATCATTACAATACTTTTTTGTCTCTTTTCGCTCTATCATTTTTCTATATTCCAAAGTACTTTCAGAACCATAATCTTTTTCTATATAATTTAATATATCTTGAATATTTTTAAGATTACTACCTAAATCTTCTATTATCTTCTCTATATAATCTCTTTTGCTTTCTTTTGGAATTATAGAAACCCAATAAACAACGTTTTTTACTAACTTATTTAGCTTCCAATACTTCCTTCTTTCACTCATAGGACTTTTAGGAAGAGATTCTAAATCTATCTTATCTATATCCCTAAAGAAATTTATTATATCATCACTATAATAAAACCATTCTCTACCATACTCTGAATATAATAAATTTCTAAATTTATATTGAACTCTCTTTTCTACATCCTCTGAAAGATTAGGGATTTCATATAGCAATTTAAATCCAGGATTATGCATCTTATAAGCCATGAATCTGATATCTTTTCTAGAATCTTCTGTATAACCTATTTTAAGAAGGTCTAACACTTTCTTAGTTTCTTTATTATAATATGTTGTTTCTATTAAATATATCATAATTAATTATCTTTTCTTTTTAATAATTCATATCCTCTTACTCTCTTCTTTTCCCCATCTATAACCTCAGTAGATTTATATTCTTTTATCTCAAAATAATTAAGAATATCATTAGCTTTTGGTACTGCAGTATAATTTATCTTTTCATATAAATCTCCTAATTTTACTTTTAAATCAGATAAACTATATTTTTCACCTAGATTAAAATTCTGATGAATTGTATTATTAAGTAATTCTGAAGAGAATGTTACTATTCCAAGTTCCTTTTCTATATAATACTTATCATATTTCAATGCTCTAAGTTTTTGAGGACCAAGTGCTAAATAGTAAGACTTAATATTATCATGCTCCCCAATTTGATCTAATACTACTCCTATTACTTCATCTGAAAACCCATATTCACATAACATCTTAAGTTTTGCTTTAAATGTACCTAATTTTTGATACTCTCCCAAGAATTCAGATACCTTTTGATTTATTATATCATCTGAGGATAGAGTATTGTGAATAGTGGAGAATACAGTAAACCTATCTTTATAATCTATTTGTTGTATTCTGAAAGCTCTAATCTCATTAACCAGAACGAGATTATTAAGAACTGGGACTAAATTTGATCCAATATGCTCATTTACTGCTATATAATCATCTTTATAATTATAAGATTTAGTATTTTTCTGATAAGTTTTAGCTAAATTATATTTAGCATCATCTGGTGCAGATTCGAAAGATCTTAATAGATCGCTCGTAGCTTTCTTTTTTCTTTCAAGTTCTTTATCAAATTCCTCTTGACTAATTTTTCTGTAGTCACAAGTAGATCTATAATAAAATATAGCTTCATTCTTCCAAGGATTATCAAATAATCTTTGACGACCTAGTATTTGGGGAAGATCTTCACTAATATCAACAGCTAAAGAGTCTATATTACTATCACTAAATATAAACGATCTTGCACATGTAGAATAAAAGTCTGCCCCTAAGTAAACCGTTCTAGTACAAAACGTAAACATTTTAGGTTTAACTCCTTTTAGTGGAACATCCCCTATTGTAAAACCTTTCCCTAAACGTTTTTGAATCTTCTTGAGATTTTCAGGAGTATTACTACAAAGAATATTAACCTCTTCTGGTTGGAGATCACATTTCTTTATAATACTAACTATATGATTAACAGAGTTTACATAAAATACAGCTTCATCCGATATTACTCTAGTAGGATACCCATTTACCATTCGAACTGCGGATTCAAAGTTACCATCCTTGTAAGACTGAATAATTTCTGGTAATTTAGTACCTACTGATTTCATTGTTAACACCTTAAGAGATGGTTTTAATACTCTGGTTGAATCTTCCTTACTCCAGTCCATATTAATATATGGAAGATCATTAAATTCATCTAACATATTAAGATACTCTTCCAACATAGGGGTAGCACTAACAAATAGAGCTGAATGAGATTGCTTAAGAATATCTAAAAATTCTAATTCTGTATCCGATTTAAATTTAGAATCATGTAGGATAGTTTGAAATTCATCTATAATAGTATAGAATGATTGGAATATACCAAGACTTTCTAGGATATCTTTTACAATTCTATAAGAATCATATGTTACTAGAATTTTATAGGGTTTTCCATAAGACTTTCTAAAGTTAATATAATCTTTAATTTCATTCATTAAACGATTATATACAGTATTTTTCCCATTAACCATCTCATCTAATTTTTCCATGAATACTTGAGATCGAGTTTTGTCTATTTTGGATAGATCTTTATCTACCTCCGTTTCTTTTTCAAGCTCATTTACAACTAGATAAACCTCAAATTCATGTTGATCTTTTTTATTTTTTAAGAGCATTTTTCTGGGACTACATAGGATAACATTTTCAGGACCTCTAAGACAGTATTCTGTAAATCCACATCCAGGTAATTGTTTATTTATAATGCATTTTACTGGGAATTTATAAAATCTAAAGTCTGTTCCTAATTCTGATATAAATCTTATTCCTCTAGGAACTACATAATCATTTAATTTTAGTATTGGCATACGTATAATTTTATCAAATTTATTATAATCTAATAGAGAATCCAGTTAAAAGAACTACTATGTCTTTTAAAATCGAAGACATAGGAGGATTCCCTTTTCAATCATAAGGAATTGAAAGGATATTATACGCAAAATCGTCATTTAAAATGGGGTAAAAATAGGAATACATAAAGAAGAATGATATCTGAAAAAAAAATTCCACTTTTTATTTTAAATAAGATCCGCCTTTAAGAGGCGGAAATCTGAATAAAATCTATATACTTAAATTTAAATAATCGGAGAAAAACCTATTATCATTCCTATATATCTTTTCAAAGTTTCTTCCTTAGATCCCCTCAGCGGTAGCGATCGGAGGGGATGGATAATGGGAAGCTCCTTTGTCTTCGAACTTTAAGGACAATTTTGCTCTCTACAGTCCTTTAGATTCTAATATATGAAAGAAAAACCCCAGGCACATTTTGCCCAGGGTGTATTTGATTAATTAATAACCAAATTGAAAATAGCTATCAAAGCCTTCAGTAATATTTTTACTAAGACTGAAGCTACCAGGGATATCACTACGATACTCCCAGCTATCCATACTACAGCGAATAGTATGAATAGTATTACGTTAAAAATCTCAATGTTCATAATAAATATTTAATTGAGTTTTAGTTAAAAATATTAGAGAATAGAACTATTATATCCAATTTCTTTCAATACTTTAGGATTCTATAGTTTAACTTCTATTCTCTCATATATAAGGCTTTTAGCATTTTTGAGACGGTTAGGAGAAAAGGGTGGTATAGGTATATGTGCTATCCTTTTCTTTTTTCTTTAAGGACAAAACAAAAGAGGGATTTAATTTCCCTCTTCTTTCAGTGCATCATTGATAGATTTTTTAATTAGTTTTTCAAGTTTATCGTTATCAGTTATTCTCTTTCTTACTTTTCGCACTATACATTCATTTATTTTTATATTATATTTGAATCCTAATCGATTTCTTTCATAAATTGCATAACTTACTACCTTGTCTGTAACACATTCTATAAGTTTACCTGAATCTATTGTTTTATTGAGATCATAATAGAATAAACTACGATATTCTTCGAAGTTTCCAATACCATGATACTGTTTACTTATTGCAGTAATTCTTAACATATCAGACTCTTTCTTTACTATTATTGTGTATCCTAGAGTAGTATTTTCGCTGTATAAATTTTCCGGGTATTTAATATTTATCCCTAATTCATTTAATCTTTGGGTAAAATTTACGGATCCATAATAAGTGTTGTAATAATCACTAAGTCCATAACAAATACCTTCTATACTATAGTTGCTTTGATCTTCAAGCCTCTTATCTAATTCCTCCAGCGTTATTGTTTCTCCTGGAGTAAATTCCATTATAATTTCTTGTATTCCTAAATCTATTTTTCCAAATCTATCAAAATAAACTGTTTCTGTTCCACATATATTGCTATCCTCATTATACTTCATAGCAATAATATATCCCCCTATTTCCATAAGTAGCGGGACATGTTTTTCTGAGTTGTATCTAGCTAGTACAACTTTAGGTTTTTCGAAATTTACTACGTTTTGTAAAATCTGTTTCATATTCTTTTTCCTTTCTTTTAAGTTTATTTTATTCATATATAAGGCTTTTAAGAATTACTACCAGGGAGAAAGAAAAAGGGGAGATTTTACACTCCCTCTTTATTTTTTAATTTTTCATTGATAAGTTTCATTAACTCTTCATCACGTTCATCCCCTAGTAAATCCACACTAGTACATGTTATATCGTAGTCATGTAAAAATCCAAATATCTCTTTACGCATATTTATTTCAGATTTTAGTTTTTCAACGAGATCTCCGCAAAAATAATCATATCGTCTGCTATAGTCTTCCTTCTCCGAGTAAGGATAGAAAGAATTGCTATCTAAGAATTCAACTTCACTTACTAAATGATCAAAATCCTTAGTTTCTATACTAGCAAGGCAATAATCTTTATCCTCTCTGTAAGTAACTACATTTAGATCATATTTCAGTACAGTATTTTTGCAGTATAAGTCCTCTGAAAACTCAAAATTTATATCAAACTCTGTCTTCAATAACTCACAAACCTTTGGAGAATTAATTCGATATCCTCTTAGGTAATTAAGTTCTTTTACGTCATCCTCTGCTACTTGGCGTAATCTTTCAAGAATATCTACTACTTGATCTACTGTTAATGTTCTAGGGATATATTCTATAACTTTTTCAACCCCTGGATTTACAGTTTCAGACTTGTCAATGAAAAATGTTCGTGATTTTATAAAGGCGCCATGTTCATTATATACCATCTCTACGATATATCCATTAAGTTCCACAAAATCATAGCAGCCTTTACTGTCTTTTCTTGATACTAATGCAACTTTAGGTTCATTAAAGTTGTACATGTTTTGTAAAATTGTCTTTTCCATAATTCATTTTTTTAAGTTTTTATTACACATATAAGGCTTTGAGAGGGGAGAGAAAAAAGGATATAGGTATAAAAAACTTATATCCTTTTACGACGTTAACTAAAATCTTCAGCAATGGTGAATCTTAGACCATCGCTATAAAATTCTCCATATTTATTTGGTTTATATTTTTTTAGTTCTGGAGGGGTTATCTGAGAATAGTCAAAATATGAACAGATTTCGCTTTGGTGTTCATTATAGTAGCTCTCTAAGTCATATCCTTTATCCAAGATTCCTTTTAATTCACTCTCCCAAAATTCCTCGGCCGTATATTTACCGCCATATTCATCTTTTATTATGACATTATTTTTCGCGAAGAACTTATTTATACCTTCGCGAGTAAGTTCATAATATTTTCCGAGATTGGCGTTGAATAAAAACTTCCACCCGGCCGATCTTTTTCCTAGGTGTATCTCTTTTGTTATCTCCTCTAAAAAATCAGCTGCTTCTTTGAATTTGTTTTCGTCAATTAATTTTTTTGCTCTTTCTTTATCCCTTTTCTTTACCGGGATTACTGCATAAAAATTCGTTCCCATAATGTATATCTTTTTTCGTTAATAGTACATATATAAGAAAATCAAGGGAGAAAAAAGAAATAGAAGAACTTTTTATCGTCCTTCTACTTTTCTTAGGTTGACCTATATTAGCTAATGATTCTTTTTGCCTTTCATTCAACAATCCAATGTTATTTTTATTGAACTGTAGGATTGCCCATCTAGAGATTTTTTGAGATTCATAATCCCCATTCTCTAGTGTTTCTTCTAAAAACTCTAGATTCGTCATTGAACTAGGTTTTTGTCTTAGCAGGAAGAAGAGATTATCTACTTTTTATCCCATTCTTCCAAGCTTTGTTTTTCTCTGAACTTTTCTTTATATTGTTCAGTCTTTTCTGCGAGACTCTGGAACATATCAAATATTTCCGGAGATTTCTCAAGTACCAAACCCACAAATTTTCCAATGTTTTCTAAGGTTCGGTTTGCTCTTTTTTCTGCCAACTCATCCAATTTTTCTTGAGCGGCTATTGATGACGTTACTGTACTTGTCACGTCAATCTTCATTTTCACTTCTCCTACCTTTGGAATAGGGAAGGTTGTTTCAAAATTTGATGTAGCATGTCCTGTAATTTCTGGCTTAATCAAATCAGCTGTTATCTTGCTGTTTACTACATTCAATTCATTCATTTTGTTAATCTTTTTCATAAGTTTTTCTTTTTAAAAATTAAACTCCTTTAAGCTTTTATCATTGCTTAAGGAGTATTGTTTTACATTATTTTTTCTCATATATAAGGCTTTTAGCATTTTTGAGATGGAAAATATTTTTTAATACAGAATCCAGTTGAAAAAAATAAAATAATTAACTATTATAAATCTAGAGAACTTGATCAGGATTCTAACCTGAGATTCTAAGATAAACAATTATCTTAGTGTTTTGACCCGCTAAACTATCTTGTCTATAGATTCAGTTAATTATTTTCTTGTGTTGTTGTGTCGTTTAAAGTTGTTTAATTTTGCACCTCATAAACGTAGAAGTTCTGAAGAGATTAGTGAGATTTAAACCTTACATGATTTTTCAGTTCTTCACAAGCTCAAGCTATACATTACGCATTTCTTGAGACGCCTATGATGTCTTTTTTTTGTTATTGTGTCTTTTAATACATTTATAAGATTTTCCCGGTTTCTCAGACGGTCGAATTTTTTATTAAACAGAAAAAAAAATAACCGAAGGGAAAAGAGTTTTATGTATTCAATTCATCTCTTTTGGCGCCCCTTCGGTTGTCATTTAATTTTTGAGTAGGTTTATTTATACCATACTCTTTTTATTTTATAAGAAAAGAATAACAGTTATTTATTTTATTGGCAATAGTTATATATTATTGATTGATATTCTTTTCATATATAAGGCTAACAGGTTTTTTTGGGCGGTTAATTTCCTTAATATTGTAATTATTTAAAATTAGAAATATGACACAGGAAGAAGTTTGTAATTATTTTGAAAAGAATTATCCAGAAATGGACTTGTATGAAACTGAAAAAGGAAGTTTCTTTGGAGGATATGATGGAATGGATCAATTAGAAATTTTTGGAACTAATCTAGTAGTATTTTGTATAGAAAAAGTTAGAGGAAAATATGTACCTAAACAAAAATATTTTTCTTTCGTAAACAGTACAGAGGAAGAACTAAAAGAATTTCTAGAAAAATATCTTTAAGAAATAAAAAGAGAGGTTTAACTTGACTTTTAATTAGTCAAGACCTCTCTTTATTTTTTTTATTCTGTATATTCTATTATATGTATTTCAGGAGTATAATTTTCTCTAGTTTGTTGAGATACATTCATAAATTTTATCCCTGATATTTCACCTCTTTCCGGGTAATGTATATGACCAAACACATGATACTTTGGATTGATCTCTAAGACTCTTTGTGATAATGCTAGATTTCCAGGTTCATCTTTTCCATACCACCTCTGAGATTGTTTTATACATTCAAGTTGATATATTCTAGGGGCTTCATGAGTTACTAAAATATCTATCCCTTCCGGAATTTCTAAGATATCAGTATTTCCAGGTTTATGTGGGAAAGCGTGTAACCATAAAGAAGTTCTAGGATTTCCATATATCTTTACTGATTCTCCAGTAATTCCAGAAATATATTCATACCCTTCATCAACCAGAACTTTAGTAGAGTATCCAAATATCTTTCTAAGCGTGAGGAAGTCATCATAGTGTCTCTCAATCCAGTAGTCATGATTTCCAGGAACTATTATAATTTCTTGAAGATCCGGAAATATCTTCTTATTCATGAATATATTCTGATAATTATATTCAAGCCACTCTTCTTGATACATAACTTCATCAGTGGGACACAGATCTCCAGCAATAATTAGAAGTTCAATCTCTGGGTAACATTTTGTCTGTAAATCATAAACATAACCATGAATATCCGATAAACAACCTATTTTTATCATTCTTTCTTTTCCTCCAACATAAACTTCATAATTTCTATAACATCATCTCCAGTGGTTATATTCAGTTCATCTTTCAAGCGTTTATATACATCATATCCCATAGTATCATCATCTCCATAATTAAATTCAACTGGTCTAGTTTCTCCTGTTACATATAGTACTACTTTACAGGGTCTTCCAGGATTAAAAAACGATCTCTTTGGTTCTGAACGTTGAAATACTACTCCGTATATAGCAGATTTTCTAAGTAATGATTCTCGAATTTTCATACTATCTCTTCTTTTGTGAATTCTACTTTATGAGTACCTCCTTGTTGTGAAGGTAGTATTAAAAGTCCACCATTCCTTAAGGCTTTTCCAAGAGGTGATCCAGAAGTAAACCATTCTCCTAGGGGTTTAAGTTTTCCCTTAAGTACTTTGATTTCCCTCTCGAGTTCTTGATACTTTTTATTTTTCTTATTATACTCAGATTGTTTCGACTCTAGTTCTTGAATCTCTTTCAGAATTGGTTTGACTTTTTCTTCGTAATCTTCTTGTGAGATTAAGTTTTTAGTCTGATTCATTCCTTCTTTTACATACATTACTTTGAATGTTTCTTTAATTAAATCTTTCATAATATTTCTTTTAATAAATCTTTACCAAATATTAATTTAACTTTAGATACTACACTATATAATTTCGCTTCAGATACTACTGTATTGTTCGGTTCTTTATAATATATAATATTATTTTCGAAGTCAAGTTTATATACTTTCCTTAAGTAAAATTTTCCAGAGATACTGATAACAACTTGATCATTTGGTTCTAAAGAATCAATATCTAGGACTAATTCTGTTGCTATTATCATATTCTTGTAAAATTCTTCTTGACCCTTCTTATCTCCAATAGGGTGGAAAAATAAATAATCCCTTTTGTCGTTCTTATACTTGATTAATTCTTGATAATATCTTTCTTGGCGAGTAACACATTCTGAAAGTTTATATACCTTCATAGATTGTAGGATGATATCAACTTCGGAAGTTTCATCTATCCAAACATCACGAACAAAAATTAGATCTCTTCTTCGTTTTACTAACCATACATAAAATAATATATACCATATTATTACTGTAATTCCAATAAAACCTAAAAATAGTAATTTGTCATTTTCTATCATAATTTTTTATATTTTTATTATACATTAATAAGGAAAATAGAGTCAAAAATTACTCCATTTCAAAATCCTTAAAGGCCTTATATATGAAGATAAATAGATATCTTACTAGAGAGAATTAATTGATATATAATAATGTCAGTTAGTTCTCTTTTTTTACTTTGAAGAGACAATAACAATAAAAATATAATGGAAAGAGAATTTAGATGTAGTCATTGTCAAAAAGAGCTTCAGATTCAAGGTAGTCTGAGGAAACGAGCTGATTGGTATATGATAAAATCGGAACTTTGGGATTTAGTTATAGAGAATAATAAAATTCCAAAAGATAAATGGGGACATACCTATTTATGTGTAGATTGTCTTGAACAGTTATTAGGTCGAAAATTATGTTTAGATGACTTATGGGTTAAAGATGGTAGAGAAATTCCAGCTAATTATTGGTTAATCAGGGAAGTTATGGAGACGGATCCTGAACTGGCTAAAACAAGAATAGATAACTTGAAGAAAGAGTTGGAGTATTTATTATTATCTCCATTTAAACCCAAAAAAGCAATTAAAGAAACAAGAGATCTGATTCAAGATTTAGAACAACTACCTCCTTTGTAACAGAAGAGGAGGTTTAGAGACAATTAAATTAACAAAAGTGCAACGTCCGAAGCAATTAGAGGACAGAAAACAATTAAGAAAATGAAAAACTTAAAAGAAATTTGGTCAGGAATTCGTTTAGATGCAGAATTGATCAAACAAAATTACAATGCAGAACTCTTGGGTATAGGAGTTCATGGAATGACTAGATTGGCAGTAAAACTTGAAGATGCTGATCTTGAATTCATACAAGGCTCGCTTAAAGAGCTCTATGTATCAGAGAACGATAAAGATTATACAGTTAGATCTTTCGTTCGATTTACAGAAAAGAATGAAGAAGGAAAATACGGAACTTATTATATGGTGAAAATTGAACACCTTAGAGATAGTGACAACTTTCGGTTTACATTACAAACGGGAGGTCCGGATCCAAATAAAAAGAAAAGACTTGGAGTGGATATGTTTGAATGTACATCAACCGAAATGAAGAATATAAGATCCTGGAAAAGTGTTTTATCAGGGTTTTCTTGTTTAGTATAATTCTTTTTCCATTCTTGGCCGGGGATATAAAGTCTCCGGCTTTTTTAAAAAACAAAACAAAAAGAGATTTATTAACAATTTAAAAGAAAGGAATAAAATTATGATTACAATGAACATGAACAGTGATGAGATCTTTAAAGAATTGAAAAGAGATTATCAGACTATACTAGATGTAGTTAATAGAGAAATAGATAAAAATAAACATAAAATATTAAAGATTTATCAACAAACGAAGTCTCCAGTTCCGTTTAAGGAGACGAAGATTATTAATGTATCAAGAAATCAATATCGAGCAATTATTGAAGCATGGCCTAATAAAAGAGAATTTTCAAAAGGGACTACCATTTATACTATCGTAAATAATGGAATAACTGGAAAAAAGAATGCTATATTATTCCCATCACTTGATGTTAATTTGAGGAATATTGTAATATTCGAAGCACATTTTATGAGAAGGTATCGCGAAAGATATCTAAAAATAGATAATATTGACTTTGAAAAGATTGTAGATATTTATCTAAGATCTAATTCTGCAATGATTACAACAATAATTCCTGAAGTTCAAAAAGAGGGAGAATGGAATTTAGAAGGAAAATTGAATGATGGAGTTGCCTTAGGAATTTTTCAGAAAGATACAAAATTTTTCCGTTTTATTACATATGTTAGTAATGAAATGTTAAGGGAAAATCAGATACACTTAACTGATGATTCTCCAACAGGACAAATACTTCAAATGTATCAAAAATTAAAACAGGAGGATAGATTTGCTTGTAGTAATGCTGTTTTATCAGCAGGAGGTCTTGAAGGAGTAAATGAATATTTTTAATGGAGGGGATTAATCCCCTTCTTTTTTTCTTAAAATATTATATATGAAATAAAAATATAATTTATTTTTTGTGATAAGTAAATTTTTTTTTATTTTCCGTATATAATTTCCTTAAAGCCTTATATATGTAATAAACTTAAAAAAGAAATTATGGAAGAATATGAAGAATCGTTTAACTTCGGAGAAACAATTGTAGAAGTAGCAAAAGAGAAGCAAAGGACTATGAGTGATGAAGAATATCAAGAGTGGCTTTGTCAGTTAAGTGATGAATTTGCTTTTTTAGATTGAATTTGGAATAGGTTTAGTGGTGATGAAACTACTAAACCTTTAATTTTCTTATATATGTAGTAATAAAAATAAAATTATAAATGTTAACATTAGAAGAAATTTACAATAAGTATTTAACAATGGATCGTATAGAAGACGATCCAATAATAGAAAAATTATTTAACGATTTTTCTCCAAAAAGTGAGGAATTTCTTTCAGCAGAATATATAAATACTGTAATTAATAATCCTTTAATTAATAAACAAGAACTTAAGAAATTATATAAACCGGGAATACCAATTATTCCCATTGATAGGTTTGATTTTTCTATTGTGGATTATCCACCTGTTTTTCTTACACGAGAATTAGAAATTACTGAAGATTTAGGGAAATTAATATTTTCTGAAGTTATCGAAAATAATCCAGATACTTATACTTATAAACAGAAAATTGGTGAGTATGAGTGGGAGTGTACGATAGATCGCTCTATATCTTATTATAAAGTTATTTATAATTATGAAGTTCGTAATAAATATAAAAAATATTATGATGATTATATGAGAACCCAGAAGATATACATATATTATCTTCCTTCTTTTAATATTTTTAATAATAAGCCAATTGTTAGGGAAGTATATAAAGATCAATATAGTAGAGAATTTAAAGATTCTAAAGGAAAACGTATAATAATAGAGTGTAATTATTGTGTAGCGTTTTCAGAGAAGATGCTAGAAGAACAATTTAATGTTTTTAAACGTATTGGAATTAGAAATATGTCAAAGAGAATTACAAAAATGGAAAATAATATAAAGTCTATAGAAAAAAGATTAGAAGAACTTGTTAAGAGTAAAGATGAGCTCTTAGAGAAATTTTTCTATGAAGAGGAAAGATTGAATGAATTATTTAAATTATAATAAAGAATATGGAAAAGTACTTAGAATTATCAGATGTTATGTTAGTTCCTGATAATCTTAACTCAGGATGGACTAACTCTGGAAAACTTGATTATTTTGTTTTAGATGATCAGGAAGTTACGGGAGTGCCAAAAAGTTTACCTATTTTTACAAGTCCGATGGAAGCTATTGTTGGAGTTGATAATTGGAAAGTATGGCAAGATTCTGGAATTAAGCCTATCCTCCCTAGAACTGTTGAACTTGGAACTAGACTTGAAGCGTGTGGATTTATCTTCTGTGCGTTTAGTCTTCAGGAGGTAAGAGAAAATTTTATAAATATAGATCAAAGAGGTTCAACTCAACAATTTCATATCTGCATCGACTCTGGAAATGGTCATGATGTAGCTCTTATGGAAATTGGACAAAGATTAAAACAGCTCTACGGAAAACAGGTTATCTTGATGGGTGGAAATATAGCTAACCCTAAGACTTACGAAGTGTATAGTGGCGCCGGATTTGATTATGTACGTGTCGGAATATCATCTGGATCTTTAGTTGATCAAGATAAGTATGGGTTTCATTATCCTATGGCATCTATTCTCGGCGCAATTAATTCACTTCGAAAATCAGGAAAAGGTAGACTTCGGGATGTTAAAGTTATTGCAGATGGTGGTATTACTTGTCACTCGGATATCCTAAAAGCTATTGCCCTTGGTGCTGATTATGTAATGATTGGTCGTGAGTTTGCTAAGATCTTGGAAGCATCTGGAACAATTTATAAAAGAACAGTAAAGTCAGATCAGGATATTATCGAAGAAGTTCAGGAGTTAGGAGGTTTAGTTAATATGTCTCCTATCGAATTATCTGAGTTAGATTTAGTTAGACAATATTTCGGAAATACTACCCCTGAGATGCAAGCACTTCGAGCTGGTTATTCAGATGTAAATTCTTGGAGATCATCAGGAGGAAAGCCAAGAGTAAAAGTATCGGATTCAGAGTGGACTTGGGTAGAAATTGGAACTACCCTGAAAGATTGGATACAAGGTTTGAAAGAATGTATTAACTATGGATTTATGATGTCAAACGCTAAGTCTTGGAAGGAATTTAGAGAAAATACTTTAGTTATTAGAGTAAGATGAAATTAGGTGAAGAAATAGATAAAGGTGTATGGGGAGAATATCTGAAATTAAACTCTTCAGTTCCGATAGTAGCTATTCGAATTCTTGAAAAATATTCGTTAGTAAGTTATAATTGGGATGATTGGAATGATTTTTATACTGATCTTAAAGAACAAATTATTTGGATGAATAATAAATACTTTCAAGATAATCTCCTTAATCCTCCTAAGATAATTTACAAAGAAGCACAACTTATAAAAACTATTAAAGAATCAGTTGAGTTTTATTTCTTTAAAGGACGTAGAATTTATACTGCATCTGAATTAAATATTATCGAATTGATATCTCATTGTGGAAGAAGAGGTATTATGTCTGGAGATATGTGGGAATTTTACAGAAAGGAGTGTATGCCTGTTAAGTTTGATGACCTAACTCACTTTGTTAAATGAAGACATATCTTTTTGTAAAAGAAATATCTGATTTTGATAAATTAGGAAATCCTATATTTTTCAGAGAATTTATGACAATTATTGCATCCTCCGAGAATGAAGCTTGGGAAAAATTTGAAGAACAACTAAGACCTAGATCTCCGAAAAGAAAGAATTATGAACAAGAATTCAAAAGATGGAAAATAACAGAGGAAGATATATTTTAATATTAAAATTGGATATACTTATTTTTACGAGTGAAATGAGCGATTGGTTTCCAATAACACTTAATAATTCTGGAGAGATTACAGATGAAAAACTTAAGGAGATTAAAGAATTTTTTCTATGTAGATGGAAATATAAATATCCACCTATTTTAAAACAAAAAGATTTTATCAAAGAACTTAGGAATACTATATCTGAATCTCGAGTGTTTTATGTTCCTTGGGGAGTTACAGCAGAAATAGTTATATCTAATTGGATTGATTATTTTTATCATAATAAACCAATTTCTCCTGAGATTGAAAAGATTTTTATTAACTCAAAACCTATAGAAAATTTATGGCAACTTTTTTGATAGACTTCGATGGCACTTGTGTTCCTAATCTTCCTGAACCCGGTTTTTCAGAGGTTGATACAGGAGCTGAAAGGGTTTTAAAAAGGATAGTTTCTGCTGGACATAGATTGATTCTTTGGACTTGTCGGAATAATTCTAGAAATAATCCATATAATTATATTGGAGGAAAATTTAGAACTGAAACATCATTAGAAGAAGCTGAGAGATGGTTTCGAGAAAGAGAAATTCCACTGTATTGTGTAAATGATAATCCAGAGGAAGAAGGTGTAATAGGATATGCAAGAAAAGTTTTAGGAGATTTCTTGATAGATGATACAGCTCTTGGAATACCTCTTAGATGGGGTGAAGCCGAGTATGTAAATTTCGATACTGGAGAAATAAAAACTATATATACCTCTTGTGTTGATTGGGAGGCTATTGAAACAATTTTAGAAAGAATGGGAATGTTATAGGAGTTATGGAAGTTTATAAAGTAGAAATAGAGGCGCCGGATATTGATTTTTGTTGGTATTTTATATTTGCTAAATCTAAGGAATCAGCTATTAAAATTTATGAAGAATATTCAAAATTTATTATATTACCGGCGCAAGGTACTGATATTCTAAAACTTGGGGAATATAGAGCCTTCCTAAAGAAATTTGGAAGGTTAATAAGACTCCCTGGAATAACTTCATCGTCAAAGATAGAAGGAATAAAAGTTGATTTAACTGATAGATCCTTTTCTTGGAAAAAGTCTTAAAACCTTACTTTTGAGATAAACCAATAAAATCCAAGAATCATGGAAAAAGAATTAAAACAAAAACAAGGAATTAATTATGTCAGAGAAGATGGAATCTTAAGAATTGGGGTTAAACTTGTAATATCTCCAGAAATTATCGGTTTTCCTGAAATTGAAAGAGAAAAGGAGTACAAAGTTACTAATGTTGAAAAAGTTATAAAATTGGATTCTCCTAAGCCAATTTATTACATAACTCTTGATGGGTTAGGTGAAAGAGTATATACAGATGGAATTTTTTCAATTGTCCCAACAAATTTCAATGTTTATAGATGGAAAGGATATTACATCTTAGCACTCTCTGAAGAACAAGCTCAAAGAATCTGGAATACGTGGATAGATAACTTAGAGATTGTAGCAGCTGATGGAAGACCTAAGATGTATAAGTTTGTAAATAACTTACAAAATCGAGGAGATCAAGAATTATTTCCTAGAATCATCCGACGATTACATTCAGAATATTCATTTCCTTGTATCGTTGAAGACTTAGAATTCGAAAAAGAGCCTGTTTATGTTTATAAATTTCCAGGTTAAAACCAAAAGAAGACTGTGAGAAATCCGGTCTTCTTCTTTTTGCTCTTTACAGCGATTCAGAATCTTAATTAATGGTAAACATATAGATGTGTTTTGTTTGTTAGTATTAGTTTTTAAAGTTTAATAGAAGTCCCTAGTCTGTGAAGATTGGGGATTTTTCTTTTTCTAGGCTTCAAAATCTTATAATTGAATAAAAACATTTAATTATTATAAATTATGGAAAATAAAACAATTAAAGATTTTAGAAGTTTTTATAAGTCTCAGAATCCTTTTAAGATGACTAGTTTTGATGATAAACTTCATAAAATGTCAGAAGCTAGAGGAGGTTATATTAATCCTTATATTCTTGAGGAATCTGAGAGAAATATGTCTCAGTTAGATATTTTTTCTAAACTTATGAGCAAACGTCAAATTTTCTTCGGTACAGATGTAAATTCAGATAGTGCAAATATAGTAGTTTCTCAATTATTATATCTAGATTCTGTAGAAAATGCAGATATTACTATGTATGTGAATAGCCCAGGTGGAGAAGTTTATAGTGGAAATTCAATACTTGACTGTATGGATTTTGTAGAATCAGATATTAGAACTGTTTGTACTGGTTTAGCAGCTTCATTTGGTGCTATGATTTTGATGTGTGGAACTAAAGGTAAGCGTTCAGCACTTAGAAGGGCAACAATAATGTGTCATCAACCGCTCGGTGGGGCAAGTGGTCAAGCAAGTATGATAGAAATTGAATGTAAAGAAATCTTGAGGCTAAAAAAAGATCTTTATGAAACTATCGTAGAGCAGACAGGAAAAACTTATGAAGAGGTTGAAAAACTTTGTGATAGAGATAGTTGGATGACTGCACAGGAAGCATTAGATTTTGGAATTATTGACGAAATCATTAGAAAGAAATAATAATCAAGAGAGTTGTTTGGAATTTCCAGGCAGCTCTTTTTATCTTCTTATTATGGAAAAGAATAATATAATAAATATTTTGTCAGATCCTGAAGTTTCAATGGATCAAAAATTTCATGAATATTGTAAGTTTTATCAAGAGTATATCACAACACCATTTAATGATTATCTTGAGCCTATAATTTCTGACGCAGTTCAGGAATTTTATCCAGAGTTTCATATTTTTCGAACTGTTTTTTGTTTAACGGGAGGAAAGTTTGATTATAAGATCTCTTTCACCAGACTTAAGGAGATATATAGATATTTTTCAAGTAAATATTCTTTTGGTGGTAGAGAAATAGAAACGGAGGTCAAAACATTCAAACATGATTTTACAAGAAACCTAGAAAAGAGTTTTAAAACTCTTTTGAGTAATCCTTTTATAAGTGATGGGAATGATGCAAGAGTAAATATCTCCGGGTTAGATAGCTTTTATAAAGGAAGTCTACCTTATGGACATAATTACACTACTTTTGAAAATAATGATGAATTTCCTTTACCACCTGAGAGAGATTGGAGGATCAAGGTTTTAGATATTTCGCTGTTTTCTTCCGGCCGTTTTGTAATTACTCCATATTTAACGAATTATATTATACATGATAATGAAGGATAATGAGTTTTTATTAAAAGTCTTATGTTCTGGATTAGATTTAAATAAAAAGTTTAGACAATATTGTAAGGTTCGATGGGAAAATAATACGGCCGAACTTATAACAGCGGATCCTAAGATAATTGAAGAGTTTTATCCTGAATTTTCTGAGCTATATGATTATTTCTTTAGTTTAGGAGAAGTAAAAGAACCGACACATCCAATTAATGAGAAATATCTTAATGTTTCGAGGATGCTATCATTAAAGAAAGACCTAGAAGAATTAGTTATGCCTTTTGGATTTATTTCAGGAAGTTCGATTTCTAAAAAGTTTATAGAGATTGTTAATATATCTAAATCATCTATAATAACTAACTTTTATACTAAAGATTATTTAATAACATCCTTTAGAAAAGCTTGGAAAGAAGTTGGAGTTAATAGGAATGAATTTTGGGAAGGTGATTTATTTTATATGTCAGGTGGTAAAATATGTTTAGTATTAGTAGATCTAGATAATAATAGATATATAGCAGTTAGTAGTAATTATGATTAGTTATATTTCAATTTATACTTCGGATGTAAAAAAAGGATTACAGTTGTATGAAAAATGTTTGAAAGTAAATCCAGAAAAACCACCTTTGTATGGAAAAGACCTAGAAATTTTAATTCCTTGGGCTGATTGGAATAATTATACTAATATTCTTTTTCCAACTCTCGGAGAACTTAGGTCTCTTGAAATTAAAGAGTATTTATGGGAGACAGATCAGAAATTAGAAATTTTATCTTCTAAAGCAATGGAAGGATTATATAAATCTAAGTATTTTGATCTCTTAGGTAATTTTATTGGAGTAAATCAACAGAATGAGTTTTGGTTTTTTGATGGAAATAATAGATTAAGAGATGTTTTTTCTATTCGTTTCAGTGATATTGGTACTGGTATTGTTATGGGTTATTCTTTAATGAATTATTTTGAATTAGGTTATGTTGTAGAAAAAGAAATATTCTATAGAAGATTTATAAATAGTGATCCAAAAAGATTTGAATCCCTTAATAATGTAATTAAAAAATATGAGAATTATGAACGAACAAGAAATGGACTTTAGAATAAATTGTATTTTAGCTAGAGCTAGAAACATAATTTATTATAGAAGAATTGATAATCGTCCTAGATGTCAATATATTCACACAGTACGAGGACTTAGACAAGATACTAGAACTTTATCTCTAAGTCTTCCTGATACTGAAAAATATAAAGATATTAAGGAATTATTTGGAAGGATAGTAAGAACAATTCCTCCAAAAGTAAAATCGGAAGAGTGTGAGGAGGTTATTATGAAGGTAGCAGAGATCCTTATGACTCCCGAAGAAATTCAGCAACTTCCAGTATTACCAATTTCAGAAGAACAAGTTTTCGATGAGTGAAAGTACTAATATTGAACAACTTAAAACTTTACTCTCGATTTTAAATAATGAGGGTTGGTGTATTCAAACTAAATTCGAAGCTTTTATTGGTTATCCTAGAAAATCTGAGATCTTAGATATTATTGATGATTCACCTTATTCTAGTTTTATAGATATTTTTTATCAGTATGGAGAAGAGTTGTGTAGAAGCATTAATTATGATGTTTTATATGCAGCCTATGATCTTAAGAGAACTTTAGGGTCAAAAGAGTATAAGGAATATGTTAAATCTATACGGAAATGTATTGAAGTTATAGTAACTGACTATAAAATTAGTAATATTGTTGCTTCCGTTAATCCTGTATTAAGAGATCCTCGTGAAAATTTACAAGGTTATTTTGGAACTATAAGAATATCTTCAGTTGATAAAATATTCTTAAATGGGATGAAACCTCAACTTGGGATCGGTTTTTCTGATTATATTGATTTCCTTAAAGTAATATTTCGGAAAGATTGGAAGTTTGTAATAGATGGTAATAAAGATAAATTATTCATATATAAAAGAACAGTATGACTAGTAGTAAAAGAAAAAAAGAAAGACGTCATCAAAGATATCTTAGAAACGTTAGAAAAGAAGTAGAGTATAAAAAAGAAGCTTGGGAATCTGGAAAATTAATTGAAGAAAATCATAACCAAGGACCATATTCTGCTGGTTATAGTATTGAACTTGGAGATAGATTGTATAATATTATTCAGTCTTACAAGGAACAAGCTTATCAAAATCCAGAGTGTCCAGGTGGAGATAATGATTTTATGTTGAAGAAATTTAGAATGTATAGAATGAAAATTCGAGATTTCATTTTACATTACAATCCTGACATCCCAAAGACTAATGCATATGAATATTTGAAATCAGCAATAGAAGCTTATTGGGATCGACCAGAAAAACTACTTTTACTATTATGATAACATTAGAAAAATTAATTTTTACAAAAGAATTGATTATCTCAGTATCAATTGAAAAATCAATTGTTTTAGAAGAAAGATATCGATTTTATCCAGAATATACAAAAAAGTTCCTTGGGTTTATCAAATGTCGTCAAAAGAATTATATGAGAGATATGATTTACTCACAAGAATCTAGAAAATATGAAAATATTGAACCGGGACAATCTATAAGACTTCCAAATTCAGTATTTTATTGTGGTGTTAAGGATGGAATAATAGGAGAAGATATGTATTCTGATGGATCTTATAAAGTATATAGACTTCCATATATTATAATTTACTATAAAATCGATATGTATGGGAATAATATAAGAAGAAAAGAATATACATTTAAAACAGAAAAAGAATTAAATGAGTTTCTTAATCTATTATATGAAAAGGGTCTACTTACTGATAAGGATTTATTTTATGATAGAACTTCAAGTAAATTAATAAAAAATGTTAAATTATGATGAAAATAGGAAGATTATTTAACGACTTACCCTCAATTAAAGATTATAGAGTTACAAAGATAGAAATAAATCCAGAATCATTAAAACTTGAAGATCATAAGTTCTACTTTGTTTATGAAGAAAAGTACACAACAGAGAAAAAAGTTTTTGGATTCTTTAAGAAAACAGAAACACATTCTAAGATGCATAATAATGTAGTGGTTACTGGAGGAAGTTCGGACACCGAAATAGTAAAGAATTTTAATTATCTTAAATGTATTCCAGGAAAAACAATTCTTGATCTTTACAGTTATACTAATATTTCAGGAGAATGTTTGATTTCAGAGTCTCAAAATCAGGATGGTTCATATGATTTAGTAAGACTTCCATATGTCAAATTAACTTTTACATATATCGGAGATAAGTCTCAATATTATCATATAACAAATATAGTTTCATTTAGTAACAGTGATGATATAACAAAGCTTTTGAAAGATTTAGTAGATGATAATTTAATATCTGATGAATTATTTCAAGATAAAGAGACTACAGGGTTAATTACAGATGTTTATAAATATATTAAAAATTATATAAGAAATGGTAAATGATGATATTCTTATAAAATTCGCCAGAAAAAGAGGTTTTTCTAAGACTTGGCCAGATCAAGTTAATAAAATGAAGTCCAGAATGACAGAAATGAAACTTGGATTTCCAGGAATAGGAAATGATCATCTTAGTCTTATGGAATATCAAAATCTAAAACCTGGTGAGATATTTATATATGATCCTTATGTAGAATCAGGTGCAATTGGAGATGAAGCTCCTTTGATGTTAAAGATTTTAGATAATGGATTGTGTTATATAGAAGGTATTGGAGTTGGTTTAGATAGTCAAAGAGATCCAGAACGTATAAAGTTTAGATGGAGAGATACAATTCAGCTTCCACCACTTCCACCGGAATTTTTAGTATTTAGAGTAGATCCAAGACCAACTTTAAATGGAGGTCCAGGGTATTACTATTTTTACAAATCTTATCGAGATTTTAGATACTAATGGAAAATAAAAGAATTACTAAGATTTTCGAAAATATATGTAAAGAGCTAGGGAAAGGGTCATTTCAATATTATTCTACAGTTGTTAAGACTCATTATCTACAACTAACTGGAGTAAGAATTCCAACAGTATTCTTAATTCATTCTGATGAGATAGGACCTGATGCTTCTAAAGTACCTATGTATATAATTAGAACTGAACCAGAAGGTGAACTTCCAACTGAAGAACTTATCACTATATCCTATGAAGATATTGAGAATTATATATATCGTTACTTAGCAGCATTATGATAAATCTGAAGAATATAGTTAAAGAAATATCAGATGTTTTTGGAGATCCTTTGTACGTTGCTAATGATTATCCTGATCAAATAACTTTAGTATATTCATCTATGGTTTTATTTGAACTGAAAAGAGAATCTTCAGATATTATCGAATATACTATAATTTATTTAGGTACCGGTGAATATAAAATGAAGAAAATAAAAACAACGACTGAAAAGGTGATCCTAGATTCGATTCTTAATTCAGTTGCTGAAGGACTATAAAAATAATAAGAGAGGTCTTGACTAATTAAAAGTCAAGTTAAATCCTCTCTTATTTTCTTTTTTTATCCCATTACAATAGATGTATGAGCTACTTCTTTTTCTTTATACTTTACTGTATTTTCTACAAATGTTTCCAACTCTTTCCGATAAGCATTTTCTGCTTTTAGTATCATTCTTCCTCGTTGAATTCCTTCTGAATAAACTAAACGTTTAGCTTTAGATTCAGCGATACGTCTTCCTTTTGTCTCATCGAATTTATCATCTTTGTGACAACGGGCAACTGTTATAACTTCGAAAGGTTCTAAGAATCTCTCTTCCCCTTCCCATGTAAATCGGAAATTGTTTTGACCAGACTTTCTATCGTCTAATTTTGCAGTCATAACACAAGTTACTGTTCTTCTTTTTTCGCTCACATAAAACTTTGTAGATAAAAATCTTACTTTCATAATTGTTTAATTTTTTTTATTAATACATTTATAAGGAACTCGGGGTTAGTACTTTAAAGTAAACTCTCCATGTCATTTTCCATTTTACAAATTTCCATACTCTAAGTTTCACTCCAAATTTCTTAGCTCTTCTGATATAATGTTGTATTATTTTTCTTTCATCATAGACCCTACATCCATAACGTTCTTTTGCTAAGTTTTTATTACTTATTATTCCTCGTTTATCCCCGAAAGTCATGATTAATCCTCTATTACAAATCTTAATTGCATTATCAAAACATTTCATTGGAGTATTAAATGGATCTAGATCTACAACGTCAAATTCATATTCTTTCTCATATAATACCTTAACAAGATCTTCAGCAGGAAAATGTAATTTAGCTGGATAATCTTTATTTATATCATTTGTTAATACTACTCTTCTTTTTTCATACTTTGTCCAAAATGGCTTACTCCCCGAATAAGCGTCTAAGATAGTCATTACTCTATCTTCTTTTTCAAGATATTTTAAGAATTTATCGTTAAGATTATATTTTTCTTCTATATGACCCTTATTATAAGTTCCATTTTCTGTTCTAAACTTAACACATCTATTTCTAACGGATGTTTCAGTTCTAGATATAGATTTAGCGATTAATCCATAAGGTATTCCTAGGTCATTAAGTTTCATAATATATGATAACTCAGAGTGGGTGTATTTATCATTTCTTTTCCTCTTCTCAAATAATACTGGAAGTTCTTTGATAGATTTCCCACTAATTTTACCTTCTTTTAGATTTTTTTAATACTTCATTTTCGAAAATTTGTTCTAATCTTTCCATTCTTTTAGGTTTTTATTTCAAGTATAAGATTCTCAGGCCAAAAAAAAATAAGCCCGATCTTCGCAGACCAGACTTATTGACTAAAGCAATTTTCATTAACAATAATTTCCATATATAAGGTTTTTAAGGGAAATGTACATAAGAAAGATATAAAACTCTAATAGCCTTAACTATGATCAAAGAAAATTAAAATGAGAATAAAAAATTTAAGATTAAAAAATTTTTTCGCATGTAAAGAAGAAATATCAATAGGATTTTCTCCGACTGGACTTACAGAGTTAATAAGCAGTGATGTTGATTATAAAGTAGATATATCCTTAGATGAATTTCTCAAAGGAATTGGTAAATTTTTACTGAAAAAAGTTAGTAAAGTAGATTTTAGACCATATGATCCTATAGAACCTATTGAGATGTCTATAACTCTTTGTTCTGAAGATTATGATATAGGATATAGTGTTATCTTTACGTTAGATGAGTTTATATCTGAATCCCTTGTTGTAGATCAAAAATTAGCTGTATATGTAGATCAATATGAAATAAGTATAGGAGCAGGATTTAAAGGAACTGGGGAGGATGAAGAAATTTTATTAAATTTATATGAAGTTTATAAATCAACAAAATTTATTACTTCTTTTATTTCTAATTTATCCTATGACTATCCTAATATATCTTATGGAATAGGTAAGTTTTTTGAAAAAGATTTAATAATAGCTGATTCAGGTGAAGGACTTAAATGGGGTATTGATCCATTTATTGAAAAACTCATGAAATATCCTGAATCAGTTCAAGAGAAAGTAAGAAATATTATTCCTGATTTAGGTTTTGGAATAAATAAAATAACTGAAGACTGGAGGATAATAACAGATCATGATCCAACTGGATTATTAAGTATAATTGATCATGGATCAGGATTTAGAATTCTTATGTATATGCTTCCTATAATATTTAGTATTATAGAGGATCCTGAAGAAAGGTGTTTATTTATAACATCAATGTCGGGTCTTCATCCAACTCTTAAAAGGGGTTTGATAGAAAATATTAGATGTGAACTAGGAAATAAAAACTCACAAATATTATATAGATTATGAAATTATTAGAAAAAGGAAACAGAATTACATTGTTTGAAGGTGGTATTGTAGTAGATGAAAATTTATTAAAATATAAAAATCTAGTAAAAGATACAACCGAAAAAGTAACTTTAAGTTCAAAGGAAGACCTTAAGGAATCTGAAGTAAATATAAATTTTAATAGAATAGTAAATACAGATCCTGATTCAATAACTCCAGGACAATTTCTTTTCTTAGAAGGTGAGAAAGAAATAGAAGCTACAGATAAAATTCTAAAAGGTTTATCTAGAGTTAAGGAATTTCTTGGAGACTCAAATGCTAGGAAATTTAATATATCAATTTCAGAAAAGCTATTAAAAATTCTGAAGGAAAATAATTCTTTAATCTCAGGTAGAATTCGGAATCAAATTTTCGTAAATAATAATGATGATTCTGTTAAATATGTTAATACTAATATGAATTCTTCGGGGAATAAGAAAGAGAAGAAAGGTTTCTTAGAAAAATTATTTGGAAAGAGAAAAAAGACAATTACTGAGGATAAGATAGAGGAACCGAAAAAGCTGTATGAAATAAATGTAATAGAATTGTTTGATCAAGTTAAGATATTAGCTGGAAAAGAAAAAGAGTTTAAAGAACGTACTGAAGCTTATATGAGCTTAATTCATAAAGCTACTGTATTAAATCAACAAGCTCAACTCGAAAAATTAATTTCAGAATTAGTTATACATATTTATGAATCAGTTCTAGCAGTTTCTGGAATTAATCATTATATTACAATGTCGGATCTAGTAACTCTTCAGAAAAAATGTGAAAAACAACTTGATATTGATTATATTAAGAATTTCACAAGAGTAATTCCAGATTCAGTTGCTGAAAAGAAAGTACTGGCAGATAATTTACAAGTATTTGATAACTACGTAATTCTGTACTATGATCCTACCGGAAAATCATTCAGTTTAACAGAATATGAAAAAGCTGAAGAGGAGAGAATTAAAAAGGATCCAATTCTATTTGGTGTTATTAAAGATTCGGATAAATTATATTATATTGATTCCTGGATAGATGATCTTTGTGATTTAACATGGGATCAAGTAGTAGAGAAATTAAGTGAAGATAAAACACTATGATTGAAGATAAAGAATCTTTGCAGAAAAGTTATAATATGTTTTTTGATGAACTTCCAGAGGATGTTAAAGAAGTTCTTGGAGAAATGGGTTTATCTGAAAAGACAGCTATGCCAGAACTTTTGAAGTGGCATAAGAGATACTTACGTCTTAGTGCTCTTTACAGTTCTATGAAAGAATCTAAACTGCCCTTAATGAATGGAACTTATATGCTTGTGTCGAAACGATTAGCATTTGTAAGATCCATTTGGGGTATTTATTATGATATCTTGGATGGCATCTCTCATAATGATCCTACTTTGTCAAAAGAGTTATTAAGATTAAAACAAGAAAAGAGAAAAAATGAGTTGTAGATTACTTGAAAAATACTTTGCAGAAAAACATGGAAGTAGTATTGACAAGAGTTTTAGAGGAATACCTATTGGAATGAGTCTATATGATTCATTGAATTTCGTGTATGGATCCCTTAGAATATCTACTTATGACAGTTCTTGTTTAATTATAATTAATGATAGTCGAGTTGATGAAGAAGAGAGATCTTTTACTTGGAGTAGGGTTTCACATAAATCTGTTGGTGAACTTATAACTAGTGGAATTTATGAAGGTGATATTTTAATCCATGAAGATTATCCAAAGTATCTTTTCGAACTTCAATATATTAATGGAGGATGGAAACCTTGTGTAATTTATGGAAGTGAAGGAACTCCAGAGTTAGGTGGTTTTCCTGGAGATCTTAGAGAATATGAGGTTCATTCATGGAAATATGAACATCACCTTTGGTATGCAGATTCCTCAATGGGAGTTAAGAAGCCTAGAGAAGATCTTATTTTCTTAGGGTCTATTGAAAAAGATACTGATAATCTTTTTTTAACTCCAGGAGATGATGGAATATTTAGAGACTCTTTAAATATATTTTTTGAATCTGATATGGGTGATTATGGAAAGATAATTATTACAGAAACCATTTTTGCAGAAAACTTTCATACCTGTACTTATCCAGAGAAAACTATTAAAGATGCGATAGAATGGAACTCAGTAGTTGGAGATTTGCTTAGAAAAAGAAAATTAATAAGTTTTTAAAAAGCCTATGGAATATTTATTTATGACTGTTGTAATACTGTTATTAATATCAGTATTTATATTTATTAAAGTTAAAAGACGATTGAAAAAAGATAAGCCGAATATATTTTTCGTCTTACCTTCGATTATGGCTATATTTATTGTATTTTTTACATTTACTTTAAATAAGCCAGTAGATACAAAACTAGTTGAATACTCAGCTAGGTATATAAAACATTACAGTAATTGGATAGAAAAAGTAGATGGAAAAGATGTTACTCATAAAGATGTTTATTACCTAGTTTATGATGATTTTGATACTGGTGAAGAAGTAGAGATTGAAATTTCGAAAAATACTTTTATGTATTTTCAAGGATTATGGAAAAACAAGGAAGATATCATACATCCACAGAATAAGAGTTGGCATATGTGTAGATCTAAGTGGAATAGTAATCCTGAAAATACATTAATATTCTCAAAACCAGTTAATTACTATAACTACATGAATAATATCTTACCGATCTATAAGTTATATGATGTAGATATATCAGAAGCTTTGAAGAAAAGATTATTTGTGAGATATAGTATTGGTAGAGTTGTAAATTCAGATAATATTTTAGAACCTAGACAAAATTTCGTATATGGTATCAATATTCCTGATTCTCTAGAAAGAAAAATTGGTTATATGTGTTCCCTTGATCCTATGTTCAGACCTATTCTTTTAGTTTGGCAAAATAGCTATAAGAATAAAACAGAACTTCAAAGATCATTCTGGTCTGGAGGAAAAGAAAATGAAGCAATATTTTGTATAGGTATTGATGAAAATGATACTATAACTTGGTCTGGATCTTTTAGTTGGGATAGAGATAAGAAGTTTGAAAAATATATTTTGGAAAAATCTCTTAAGCCTGGAACAAAGTTAAACATAGAAAATTATTCAGATTGTTTACTTAGTGGATATCAAAAAGATTATTGGAATCATATTGAATTGGATTCTTATAATTTCATTCAAATACCTTTTATAAATTTAATTACTATAATTATATCTGGATTTATAGTAATTCTTAATCTAGCAACTATTATAAAAGTATATAAAAAAGCTGAACAACAATAAAATATTACTACCTTGGAGAAAATAAATCTTCCAGGGTAGTTTATTTTCCTTATATGTGATTAAAACAATAAACGATTATGAAGAAAAATGATTATGAAAAAGCAGTTGAATTATTAAAAGAAATAGTTCAAGATTGTAAATTCAAGGAAAAAATCTATCTAGTTGGTGGATGTGTCAGAGATTTAGTTCTAGGAAAAACTCCAAAGGATATAGACCTGTGTATTGATTATCCAGAGGGAACAGATCTCTTTATAGATTTTCTAAAAACAAAGCCTGAATGTTCTGGTTTTGTTACTTATAATAGATTTAAAACGGGAAAATTTTCATTAGACATAGGAACCAATGAAAAGATAGATATAGAATGTGTTGTGCCTAGAATTGAAACTTATAATCAGGGACCAAGAAGACCAGATACAGTACAGCAAACTAATATCACTGAAGATGCTTTTAGACGTGATTTTTGTTGTAACGCATTGTATAAAAATTTATTAACTGGAGAAGTATTAGATCCAACGGGGAAAGGCTTAGATGATTGTAAGAATAGAGTCTTAAGAACACCTCTTGATCCTGAACAGACTTTTAAAGATGATCCTCTTAGAATGTTAAGAGCAATCAGATTTGCCTGTACTAAAATGTTTACTATTTCTGAGGAAACATACTCTAAGATTGATAATATTCCAGAATATTCAGCTCTTAGTATGGAAAGGATTAGAGATGAATTTACTAAGATTCTAATGTCAAAGAATGCAGTACGGGGAATTATAGAATTAATTGGAAAATGTCTTATGTGGAGAATTTCTAAGATTTTTCAATTAAATATCGGTTTCGTACAGAATAATAAGTATCATGATAAAACTTGGGGCGAACATTCTCTTGCTGTATTGGGTCATGTAATTCAAGGCGGAGCAAATCTTGAACTTAGGTTAGCAGCCCTCTTTCATGATGTTTCTAAACCAATATGTTATCAAGTAAAAGAAGATGGATCATTTTCATTTCATGGACATGATAAAGAGTCAGCAAAAGAAACAAGAAAAATCCTAACTAATCTTAAATATCCGGGGGAAGTAATTGATAAAGTCGTTTTCTTAGTTGAAAATCATATGTGTATTAAACAGCTATATGACTATTCTCGGGGATTATATACAGGAAAACCAAAGAAAACTCGTCAACTTATCAGACTTCTTGGAGATAACTTGACGGATGAAATGAAGTTAATTGAAGCTGATAATATGAACCATAAACCTTGTTGGAATATGCCAGGTCAAACTGAATCATTTCTCTCCGAAGTTGAAAGAATAAAAAATCTTCAACCTACTGCAAATTTCACAGTTCCAGTTACAGGAGAGTGTATAATGACAGAATTTAGATTAGCTCCTGGAAAAATAGTTGGAGAGATAAAACAAATTCTTCAAGATTATTTCGATGAAGATCCGGGACTATCAACACCGGCTGATTTATTAGAAAAATATAAAGAGGAGTTTAGCGGCGGAAGTTTATGGTTTGTTAAAGAAGGAGATAAGTATTTATGTTTTTCTAAGGAACCAAAGAAAAATGAATATGGATACTGGAACACCCCAGAGTATGAAAAACTTGAGATAGATCCTTCTGAGGTAGTTATAACAGATATATCCGCCGCTTCTGATCACTTTATATATGTTCCGGCCGTATTTTGTCCCAGAGTATGGAGAAAGAAAGCCAGACAATTAAAGGCTCGAGAAATTATGAAGGAGGTAATAAATAAAGTATTCGAACTACCTCAAGAATTCAGAGAAGATTTTAAAAACTTAGAATTGAGATTAGATAATGCCCCAGATGTATATGCTAGGGTGAAGTGGAACGATAATACTATAGAAGAATGGATGTAAAAGTTTATCAATGTGTTATACAAAATGTATTCACAGTATATTATACAGTACTTACAGAATCAAATTCTACAGAAAAAATTACAATACCTTATGTAGATTATGGTAGATTCGAAGTGTTTGCAGAACCTGGATTTAGTTTTGAAATTGTACAGGACGAAGTAAAATTAAAACCATACTTAGAAAAATTCGAAAAAGAAAGACCAATACAATTAATGGATTTCTCTAAAGTAGGATTAGTTTTAGCATCCTCAATTGACCGTCCAAAAATTTCAAATCTTAATTCTATGTCAAAAAGACTTTATAAAGATCCAATGATACAACTTTCATTTATAATGGAAGTAGAATCGTTGAATAAACAACCAGGAACCCGATTAATCAGGGAGTACGAATTAAACTCATTTACTAGAAAGGATATTCTGACTTCTGTGGTTCCTATCCCTGAAAAGAAATTTAAAACTGTAACAGGATTTCTAAAAACTATAATCTTTCGAAATTATCTTATAGATACTGGAAAAATTACTGGAGAACCAAAAATAAATTTAAAATGGGGAAAGTAAGTATGTTATTAAGTTATATAAATTTTAAAGGAGCAAAATACACTTACTTAGAAATTTCTTCTTCAAATAAAGAAGATTTATTATATACTTTTCCATTTTTACGCTCAAGATATATTTTATCTAGGAATAATTATAAAAATCTTTTTGATAAAACTTATGTGTTAAAATTTTTTGAAGGAATTCAATTAGAAAAGGATGTACGTCTAGCTTCTTTATCTGAGGTATTTTTATATCTTGTTACAAAAGAATGTATTTATAAAAAACTTTCTTTTAGAAAATTAATAAATATAATAAATCGAAAGAAAGAATTAATCTATACGGATTCAAGATTAGATATCAGAAATAATAACATTTGTAGGGGAGAATATTTACTTGAAACTTCTTTATTTGAATTATTAAGAAATTTAAAAATAGATAGAGAATTTGGTTATTGTTCACCTGAATTTGTTGAAAATCTTCTTTATCGAAATTATCTAATTGACAAAGGAATTATTAATGAACCAAGAATAATTTAATATGAAACCAGAAGAATTAGTAAAGAAAACAAAATTAGACCGAATTACTGGAACTAGATCTGTAACGCGTAAAGATGGGTATATGTTTGTAGAACTTTCAGAAGGAGATAAGAAAGACTTAGAAACTATTGATAATCTAACAGGGAAAACACTTTATATAGTAGAACATGGTGCATCTCAAGTTATGGATCTCTTTGAAGAAGGAAATTCTCAAGTAGTCATAGATGATTCTACTGGAAAAACAGGTTTAGCTGTAAATGTTATTGATATTTCTGGAGATTTTATGTTATATCAAGTAAAAGATACAAATAAACCAGATACTTTTAGATGGTGGAATACTAAGGTTTATATAGATGCCAAACGAGTCGATCTTCCATTTCTTAAAACACCGACCTTAGGAAAAGAATCAAGGATTTATATAGTTGTAACTGAAGATTATGAGATTTATAAGTTTCCGAAGTTAATGTATCCAAATCCTATAAAAGATTTCTTTAAGTGGTTGAAGAAGAAAAAGAAAATTTCGATAAAAGTAAAATCAATACATGATCGAAATGAATCCTTCGAGAATTGTTTGGGGTGGGTCCCAAAAAGAAATATTAAAGGAGAAGGAGAAATTCTTGAGTACATAAAAGAACTTGAAGGTGATACTAGTTGGAGAAGTTGGTGTAGTGATTGGGCTAACAAATTTAAAAACATAAAAGATATAACTATTACTCAAGAAGATATTAATGATTATATCTCTGAAGCAAAAAATAGATATAAAATTTACCGATGATTTCCTTAATAATGTGATGATAAACATAATAAAAATTAAACAAATAGAAAAATGAAAGATTCATCAAAATTTGAATTATCCCAAGAATTAAAAAAGTTTTTCGAGAAAGCTCATGAAGAAGTAGTCTCGTTTATGGGAAAAGAAATATCATTAGATCATATAGTTTCTCAGATAGTTATAACTTATCTAGATAATGAAGGTGATATTCCAGAACTAAGAGATTATCTAAAAGATCTGTTTATCGGAAAACCTAGTACAGAGGAAGATCTTAGAGAATTTATAATGGATGTAGTGGCCGAAATTAGAGAAGACAATAAATTTACAGCGCCTTCTGAATTGTATACTGGCGCTGATTCAATTGTCTTGTCTCCGGCCATTAATTATATCTTGGATAAACTGACAGATATAAATTTAAAATCTGAGATGACTGATGATATTGATACACTAGCTTTCCTTATGTGTTCACTCCCAGAAGCAGAGTTCAGTAAGATTGCTAAGTATCTTGTAAATGAATTAGACGCCGATGCAAGAGACCTCACGAGTTTATTTTGGAAGATAAATGACTTCGATACGAAACTTGGAATAAAAGACCAAGAAGATAATTGTGAGGAAAATAACGGCGGCGAACTTAAAGAAAAAACTCTCGATTATAACCAAGGCGACGAAGACTCTGAAAAACGTCGCGAAGAGGAAGATCGAGAATTTGAAATGGCTGGACAAGGAAGTAATGAGCCCGAAAACCTAGATCCAAATTCTAGAACTCCTTTTCTTGATAAATTCTCTACTGATATGACTTTAGCTGCAAAAAATGGAGAATATGATCCAATTGTAGGTAGAGATAAAGAAATTTCACAGATTATTGAAATTTTATCTTGTCGAAAGAAAAACAATGGAATTTTATTAGCTGAAGCTGGTTGTGGAAAGACCGCGATTATTGAAGGATTGTGTCAGAAAATAGTAAATAAAGAAGTTCCTAGAGAATTGATAGATAAAAGAATCTTCTCATTAGATTTAAACGCTTTAGTGGCTGGTTGCCAATTCAGAGGTTGTGATTATAAAATGGCCGTTTAGAAAAGTGATTTTCTAAATTATAAGCTAGTAAATTCGGCGAATAACCTTAACTACTTACGCTTTTAGTTAAGTAATTTAATGCCGAGCTAAAGATAATAACTCTTTAGTGTAACGTATAAAGACTTGCCAAGTTTAGATATCTATAAACTTGAAATCATATACTGATCTATATGAAAATATTTTCATATAGTTAACATAATGCAATATGAAGAGCGTTTAGATGCTATAATTAAAGAAGTAGAGAATAATCCAGAAATAATTATCTATATTGATGAAATACATAATCTTGTAGGAAATGGTTCGAATGATAGTAAAGGAGATGGTTCGAATATCCTTAAGGGTCCATTAGCTAGAGGAAAATTTAGGTGTCTTGGGTCTACTACAACTAGGGAATATAAGAAATATATCGAAAAGGATAGTGCTCTTAAAAGAAGATTTCAGACGGTTACAGTAGATGAACCTAATAAAGAAGAAACTCTAGAAATATTGAAAACACTTAAAGGAAGATATGAGGAATATCATAAAGTGAAATATACAGATGATATTTTAAAACTTTGTGTAGAGCTTAGTGGAAGATATATTTACGATAGACATTTTCCTGATAAAGCAATAGATTGTATTGATATTGCAGCTAGTGCAGCAAAACTTAGGAAAAATATTGATACTAGTTCTATTGATAATCTTGAAAAGGCAATTGATAATATTGTTAAAGAGAAAATTGAATTAGTAGAAAAACAAGAATTTGACGAAGCTCAAAAAAGAAGAGATACTGAAATATTACTAAAAGAAGAACTTAGAAAAGAAAAATCTAAAATTGATTGTGAAATTAATGATTCTACTAGATGGCCTGAAGTAACTGAAAATGATGTTCTGATGGTAGTTTCTAAGATCTCTAACGTTCCAATAAATAAAATGAAGGATTCTGAAGCAACTAAGATCAGAAATATGAAGAAAGTTTTGGAAAAAGAGGTTATTGGACAGCAGGATGCAGTTGATACTATGGTTACTGCAATTCAAAAGTCTATCCTCGATATACAAGATCCAAATAAACCTATTTGTACGGCATTTCTTGTAGGGCCTACAGGCACAGGTAAGACACTGATATCCAAGAAGATAGCAGAACTTTTCTTTGAAAGTGTTGAGAAAAACCTACTACTTATTAATATGGGAGAATATACTGAAAGTTATTCTATATCCCGATTACTTGGCTCGCCTTCGGGTTATATAGGATCTGATTCAGATACAGCAGTTTTTGAAAAAGTAAGAACTAATCCTAATATGGTAGTAGTATTTGATGAGATTGAAAAAGCTCACAAAGACGTTTATGATCTATTATTAGGAATTTTGGATACAGGTAAAGCTAACTTAAGTAATGGTCTTGAGGTAAGTTTTAAGAACTGCATTATCCTCCTAAGTTCGAATATTGGAAGTAAGCAGTTATCTGAAAAAGGAAATGGACTTGGATTCAATAAACAAAGTCAAGATGAAAGAAATAAAGATAATAGATCTATAGTAATGAAAGCTATGGAAAAATTCTTTAGACCTGAATTCATTGGACGACTTAGCAATATAGTAATATTCAATGAACTTGGAAGACCTGAAATGATGAAGATATTTGATCTTGAAATAAAAAAACTCAACGATCGTTTATCTAAAAAAGGATATAAACTTAATATATCTGAGAAGTTAAAAGAATTTATCATTGATCAAGTAGATACTAAGTATGGAGCTCGAGATTTATCAAAAAATATTTCAAAATATGTAGAGGATAAGTTAGCTCTTGCAATGGTAAATGGAGAAATTTTAGGAAGTATCATTAATCTTGATTTAGGGAATAATTCTGAGGTAATTGTATCTGATTCTGTAATAATGGAATTAGATATTGAGAAAGAAAAAGTAAATAAGTAAAAATAATATAAGACTTAGGTGAAATATCCTAAGTCTTTATTTTGCTTCCCTGAGAAAGTTAAACCCTAATATATGGAAGAACATTAGAAAAATTTATAAAATAATAGATTAATCTAGTGTTCTTTTATTGTTAGTTATTCATTTTAGATTAGGGAAAAGTAGGAAATAATAGAGATCCGGAAACTTTATTATTTCCGAAATTCCCTTCTTGTGATGTCTAAGATGAATAGTAAAAAATATAATAAAAATGAATAACTTACCTAAATCTCAAAGCGAAGAAAAGTCTGTCGTTGAATCGGGAATGAATAATAGTAATTCGTTAGATTTAAAAGACTTTAATACTGTTGAGGATTTTCAACAGTTTATAGATAAAAATAAAATTACTAGACCATTAGATTTTAAAAAAGGATATCCAAGTATTTATAATCGTTTAGTTAGAAAGAAGTTTGCCGATAAAGTAAATTATCCGAATAGAAGAACTAGTTTATTATATAGAGATGTAAATTCTCTAGAAAGGATTAATAAATTCATTGAAGATAATCAAATTATATCATCCTCTGATTTAAAAATTAACTATCCAATTATATATAACAAGGCAAGTAATTTAAGAATTATTTCTAAATTAATATTTCCAGAAAGAACAAATCCAGAAGAATTTGTTGATTATTATCAAAAATTTATAGATAATAATGAAATACAGAATCCTACTGATTTTAAGAAAAGATTTAGTGGAATTTATCAAAAATTATTAAAAAATAAATTTGCTGGATCTGTAGTATATCCTAATAGATTACATACTAATATAAATAATTGGGATTCTATATATGATTTAGAATCAGCTCAGAAATTTATAGATGATAATGAAATTCAAAATCCTGAAGATTTTAGAAATCGATTTTTAAGTGGATATGTTAAATTATCCAAATTAGGATTAAGAAGTAAGGTAATATATCCAAATAGAATTAAGTATAATTTAACGGGTGAATTCGATACAGTAGAAGATATTCAAGAGTTTATTGATACACATTCAGAAATATATTCTGCTAAGTCTTTTGAAAGAACTTATCCAAAAATTTATGGAAGAGCAAAAACTTTAGGAATCAGAACGCAATTGAGATATAAAGCAAGTATTGTTAATTGGGGTGACAAATATAAAACTCCTGAAGAAATGCAAGAATTTATAGATAATAACAATATTCAAAGTCCTACTGAATTTTTAATTAATTTTCCACAGGAGTATCACAAAGCTAGTAATGAAGGGTATTTATCTAAATTAATTTATCCAGAACGAAAAGAATCTACTATAGAAACTATTATTAGGAAAATTTTAGAATCTTTAGGAATAGAATTTATTCCAAGATGTCATACATTAGATTGGTTAGTTTATAAAAGGAATTTAGAATTAGATTTTTATATTCCAGAATTAAACTTAGCAATAGAAGGTCATGGAGTACAACATTTTGTTCCTGTAAATTATATGGGAGGAGAAAAAGGATTTAAAAATCATAGACAACGAGATTTAATAAAGTATAATTTGTGTAAAGAACATGGAGTTGATATAATTTATTTTGCAATTCCTAAAATATTAAAAAGAGAAGGTAGAGACTCAACAAAACATTTTTCAACTATTGAAGAAATGTTAGATAGTTATTTTGCACCAATAATTTCAACCGAAGAAGACTTAATAACAGAAATAAAAAGATATATCAATAAAAATAATACAGAATCCGCTTAAAAATCTTATATATGAAAAATAAATAAAAAACTATGAAAAAGATATTAGGATTTATCGCAATTATTCTCGGTTTAATAGGATGTTTAGTAGCCTGGATGAAGGAGAATAAAAGAAATTGCTACAAAGAGGCGGGTTTAATTGATAATGAAGAAGTTATTGATGATGATTTCCCTCCTGTAGATGAATAGAAAAATAATAAAGAACTTAGAGTAAAATCTAGGTTCTTTTTTTATTATTTGTATTAGAGAAGAAAAAAAATAAAACTACAGGATTTCTCTTGTAGTTTAGAATTATTTATATTTTTTAAATTACGTGGCGGTGATCGTTACAGTAAATCGCATAGTTTACAAATCTATAATTTAGTAGTAACTAATAACATGAGCCGCCACGTATTTAAATTTAAAGTTCGGAGATCAATGCAGTATTAAACTTGCATTCCATATAATAATTAGTAGTAACTAACATTGTAAGCCGAACTCGTTCTTTATTTAAAAATATAAAATCATCTTTTTCTTTAAAATTCTTTTTCATACATTAATAAGAATTTCGGGGTTTCTGAGATTCCCTTTTTTATTGTCTTTTAGATTCGTTCTTTATATGATTAAATGTATATTTATATCTTCTTTTGAACGTATCCCAAGGAGTATGATCACGATAGGCATAGCCTCCCCAATGATTCTTAAAGTCTAGGTCTGCGCTATGTATTGCTTCCCATACTTTTCTCGGATTAAATCTAAAATTATAAATAAACACTAAAAACACGATAGGTACTACTATAGCCACCTCAAGAAGAATTCCAATAATAACTAGAATTCCCCAAATTAACTTGTGTAATCTTAATAGTTTAATCATCGTCGTCCTTTCTTTTTGATTTTCTTTTAATAGACTTACCGCTAAGAATTTCTAACATATCTTCATAGTTAGGAATTCTATAATTAATAAGAGCTATCGTTTTTCTTCCTTCTTTCAATAATTTTTCGAGAAGGGCGAGTTCTTCTGATTTGTGTTTATTTTTCTTATCTTCTGATGTAGGATGTTCTTTTCCATAACACTTAACTAACTCTGCATCATAAGATTTTTTCCGTTCTTCCATGACTTTTTCCATTTCACTAGAAGATTTCAAGCAATTTTCATATTCTTCTTGAACTTCTTGCAGTAATTTGGCTCTCTTCATTGAAAGTTCCTCATATAATTTCTTTTGTGAGGGTAATTTTTCATTGAGCTCACATAATATCTCTTTCTGAGATTTTAATACTGTTCTCCTAGATTCTTCACTAGAAAATGTTGCTTGATGTGACTCAATTCTTGATATACTATTTTCCAAAGATTTAATTTCTTTTTCTTTGGAATTGATAGATTTTTTCAGGTAATCACAGATTAGAGTTAGATGTCTACAGTCGATATAACCTTTTTTATTCTTTACGATTACTTTGAGTGTAGTTCTATTTATAGCGATATATCCATTCTCTAATCCAAAATCAAATATGTTGGAGTGCTTTTTCTTACTTTCCATTAGCGTTATTTCATGTTCTCCGCTATTTACAAACCCCATATAAACACCATCTCCTAATGATGTATAATTCTTAGATTCCCACTTTCCAATTACATTCAGTGAGTCATCTATTACCAATTTTCCACCAGAGAATTTAAACTCCTCTGTCTCTTCGTCATCAATATCGATAATATCTACAATATTATCCTTGATTTTTTCTTTCTTAGTTATTAATTTGTTAACTTCTAATGTTTCTTTTTCTTCTGATTTTTCTTTCTTCATAATTTTTTATTTTTAATTTGTTATAGTTTCAAACGGTTGGTACAATCGGTCCATCTTTTAGTAGAGTCCATCCATATCCATCTATTACTGTTATTGTTTTTGGAATATTTTCTTGAACGATACCTTTTAAGAATGTGAAGTTATAGACCTTTCCTAAATACTCTATCATTCCAACATGTCCACCGAATTTTCCTTGATATACACCATCAGGAACTTCAGGAAATGAATTTGTTGATCTAGTTTGCCCAGTTACATCATATTCTTTTCTGATTTTATGAGCGGCCGGAAGTTCTAGATAATGAGTCGGCCGGAAACATTCTTGACATCCTTCACATAAACAAGTCATCCAACCTTTCTTTTTATAATTATAGTATCCAATAACATATCTGTCAAGTTCTCCATTAACGGCCGGAACAAAACAAACACATATCTTAGAATGGCCGCCTTTATATTCTTTTGGTAATCCATCTACAGCGATTTTCTTGAATAACTCGACCATCCATACTTCATAATCTTCCTTATTTCTTTCATCCGACACCCCAGCATCATAACCCTCAAAATAAGAAATATCAGATAGTATTTTTGCATCTTCATAAACTACCAGATCTCTAACTTTCGGATCATGACCTTCTTCTAATAAGTCATTTATACTATTCAGGTGTTTTCCTAAATATTTATCTCCTTCTTTACTTTTCATCCTTAAACTCTTTTATAGTTTCTTCAAGTATAATCTTTATAGTATCTTTTGTAGACCCATTTTGAAATTTCGCTAATATACTTTCCTTAAGCAGATCTATTACTTCATTTTCAGCCTCTTCTACTGCTCTAACTGCATTACTATAATCAATTATAGATTCATCTACTTCACAATAACACGGTTCATAGCTTAATGTAGATAAAATTTCAAACGCTCTATTACTTTTCATAACTTCTTATTTATTATATCATATATAAGGTTTTTAGTCTTTATTCCACAATTTAGCACTTAAAGATAGAGCAATACAATATAACCCAACACTTCCAAGAATTAATGTTTTATATGAACTCTCTGGAATACCTACTAAAAGATTAGCAAACTGATTTCCAGAAAGACCAGCAAAAGCCCAAGCACTAAGTATTAATCCATGAATCTCAGATACGTCTTTCATTCCATACCTATCAGCTAGAACAGAAGGCATTATTGAAAACATTGCCCCATACCCAGCATTACATAAAAGTACAGCTACTGGAATAAAACCTGGAGCCATAAAAGCTGTAATTCCCGAAAGAACAGAGAATGTTAAGATTATTCCAAAAAGTTTTCCACGATTTTTAAAATAATCAGACCACCAAGCAACTCCAAAACGACCTAGAGAATTAAAAATAGCTGAAAATACTAATCCTAGAACTATTCCAATTCCAGCTGTTTCATAGTAATATTTCTCATAACTTATAATTGCTAATCCAGAAGAGATATTTAAATAAAAAATCAACCATATAGTAGTAATTGCTGGTAGATTTAGGAGTTGTTTTTTCCTATTAAACCATTCCTTAAGTGATTTAAATTTGGGTCTTGATGTATTCTCTATTTTTCCTTCTTCTATTGGTTTTTTAAGAAGTATTGCAGCAAGTAACATAATCAAAGTATACCAAACCCCAAAAGAGAAGAAAGTACAGTATATTCCACATCTTTCTATACTCCAATTAAGAAGAGGTGTTGCTATTACTTTCGCTAATCCAAATCCCATAATAGCAAGTCCAGTAGCAAGACCTTTATTATTCTTGAACCACATCATCAGGGTTTTTACTGGGGTGATATATCCAATTCCAACTCCAGTACCCATAATTGCTCCGTAACTAAGGTAAAGAAGTGGAATAGAGTTTATATAACATGCTACTCCAGATAAGATCATTCCAGAACCAAAGAGGATAGAACTTATAGTTGCAGCTTTCTTTACATTCTTTTCTACTAAGGGACCGAAAAAAGCTGCAGAAATCCCTAAGAAAAATATGGCTAAGGAAAATGCCCAAGTACAATTACCAGTAATAGATTCTTTTATATAATCATACAATAAGGACCAACAATAAACAGTTCCTATACAGCCATGAATTAGTAGAGCAGGTATAGCTCCATGTAACCATTTTTTACTCATAATTCTTTGATAAAAAATACTAAGAGGTTTCCCTCCTAGTATTATTCTGTTTTTAATTACTTTTTCCTTCTATATTTATATAGTTTACACTCAGATGTACATTCCATAATACACTGACTTCCACAAAAAGTATCAAGATCTGATACACTATTAGTTGAATAGTTGAGATTATTCTCCTCTATCTTTAATGGTGTTAGATAGCCTCGTTTAATATACCTAACTCTAAAATTAGAACGTCTTTCATTCTCTAAACCTCCAATTACTCGAGTCACTACTAACATTGTAATATTTTTATCACTTACTTTAGCGTTGTGTGATAATTTAACAAAACTATCCGTATTAATATCTCCATACATATTAATTGGCCCAATTACAAAACCAATTTCATTATCTCTAGTATCAAGAACTAAGCTTCCTGGTTTAAAATCAGAATATTCTTCCGATAAAATTCTATCTCTAGCTTGAATACATTGATTGATATAAGGAATAGCTTCATCAACGTTATCTAAACCTAAACAAGTTTTTAGATCTTTAAGTATTTCTTCCGTCATGATATTAGTTTCTTTCCTTCAAATAACAATGCAACTAAAGAAACTACATCTTCAGTCTCTTTCATAATCTCCCATGATTCTTGAACTTTCCTAATCACATCTTTAAGTACTTCTTTTGTTGTTTTAACTCCAGAATAATAAGATGCAATTAGGTGAGGAATTTTTCGATCTAGGCTTGATACTTCTGAAATATCTGTTTGATTTTGGATAATTGCTGGAAGGATATACTCTTGAACGAAATCTACTGAATATTTGGGGAATTTTTTTGATAATCTCCAAGACATTAAGATAAATTCAATTATATCATCATAAGTTTTAACATACCCTTCAAGATACCCAAGAGTTTTTCCTGTATTTACGGCAACTGAATATATATTATCAGACCAGAAAGACTCTTCCTTATTAAGACTCTCCTTAACAGTTTTTATTGCTTCTTCTATATCAGTTACAGGATTTACTGATTCTTTCATTTCATCCTCTGTTTTATCTTCTTCAATAAAATCCCATTCCAAAACTTCAGGAGATCCACAAAGAACTTGATAATTTTTCTTTGTATCTTCGATATCAATACTAAGAGTTAATGTAGTATTCTCTTCGAAGTCTTTACTCATCTCTAAAGAACTTAATACTTTTCCTAAGTCTTTACTTTTTACTGTTAATGTTACTGTACGATGCATGGTAAAAAATTTTTAATGTTATTTTCCATATAAACTATTTCTTTTTCGCATGATGGATCTAGATTAACTACTCCATCATATTTAAGGAAATCAACGCCATCTGGATACTTACAGTGAGCATGAATTGACCACCTTCCTGTAGGTTTCCATATATTTTTTGAGAAACATTTATCATAAACATCCATATCTCGATTTCCATAGATAACATTTCCTATAAATTTAGGACTAAGTTGTTCAAGATATTTAATTCCAGCATGTGTACAATAAAAAACAGTATCGTCTTTTTTAATAATTATATGGGTTCTTAAGATATCATTTAATCTCTTCAACCATGTCAATGCTTCTCCTGGAGTTAAAGATCTAAATTCATCAGCTGTTGTTGTTAAAAAGTCTGTTGGAAGTGAATTATAAAGCATCTCAGCAATAATAGCCCTACTTCCACCTGAATTACTACTTGCAGCCCATCTCCAGAACAAGAATTTTCTAAGTCTACGTTCATGATTTCCTTCTAAGAAAATATTATAGTGTGATGCATTCTTAAAGATCATTTCTATAAGTTTCCTAGATCCACCTTCCTCTGGACCATCAATATAATCTCCCAAGTGTACTCTTATTGTTCCAGGAGAGAGATTAATTTTTTGATAGAGAGAATAATTAGAATGAAGATCGGAGAAAAAATACATCGTTTCTTTTCTTGGAATATCTAGAATTACTTCTTTCTTCTTCCAATAATCAGTAACATCAGAGTATTCTATAATTTTCTTTGTATATCCAAGTTGAAGATTTAGAAATGTAATAACTTCTGCTTCTAATTCCTCTTTTGTTTTTCTTTTAAATCCTACCGGACTATACTTTTCTGGATTTGATGTATAATCATGAGGGATATTAAAGATTTTATAGAAACAGGTATAACCATAAATCATACCCATATCTTCTAAAATCTTGGTTTTTTCTTGGTCATAATCAATAACAACTAGACATCCAGATTCAAGTTTATTATTAATCGCTTCAAACCATGACTTAAAGATGAGATTAATATTCGTTCTCCCCAAGATATCAGTTGTTTTATCTCGATCTAATTCTGGCATACTATATAATCTCTTGAAAATAGAATAATCCAGGAAAAAATTTTCTAGACCTTGAGATTTAACCCATTCAAGCTTTTCATTTTTTGCTAATCCCTTTAAAATAATAAGTGTTTTCATTTTCTTTATTCTGGTAATATATTATTTCCTACTTCTTGAAATTTAGGGATGAAACTAAACATAAGACTGAGAATTTGATTTACAGTTCCCATTTTACTACCAACCAATGGAACTGAACTAGCATCACAAGCCATTCTAACTAAAGAATAGTATTTATAATTCTCTGGACATCTTACAATAAGTTTAGATGAATTATTTAAATACCCCAACTGGTAAAGAGGGATAGGACTCTGAGATCTCCCCAAGAAGTTTATAAAGATGCAGTCTGCAGCATTCATTGCCATTCCTTCCCACTGAAACTTATTAGCCATTTCTTGATTAAAAATATTAGCTTCTTTGTTTTGTGGGGAATACCAGTTATTAAGAATTACATAATTATATTTTGTAAATAAATTCATTAATCCTTTTTGTGGGTCTACTGCATTAGCTAGTCCAGCTACGAATTTGGACTGCCAATTCATCTCACCTGTAGGACCTAGATCAATACTACCTAATAATAATATTTTTAGTGCATCTTCGGTACCTGGAGGAATCTGATCTCCTACATTCAGTACCATTACATTATTACTAATTTGTTCCATATATTATAATAAATAAAAAGTGTTCCTCTGATATAAAAACCTGGAGGAAACACTATAAAGTTAATCATTTAAATCCATTCACAATAACTCAACTGCGGATCTAACCATCTTCTAAGTTCATCCATTTTTCCAGAATTAATTAGAAGAGCTACATCTGCATATTCTGAGGTACCGTATTTGATTAGTTTTTGGGTAAATTGATACTTTCTCTCCTCCGACATTTTTTGATACTCTTTATAATCTCTGAGAATGCAAAAGTTTCGTTTATTCTCTATTGCAGATTTAATATCTTCCTGAAGTCCCGATAATTCATAGTTGTTAAGTGGAAGGAATTCTACTGTTTTTAATGTTTTCCGAAGTCCACAATTAACAAACTTATTTATTACATCATTTAATTTATCTACAACCTCTGGAGGCATAGAAACTAATGCTTTATCTCCATGATTTATCATTTGAGAATCTGATGGAAGTGGAAAAGATACCATAGCTGAATCGGTGTTTACTCTTTCAACATTAACCCCCTCAGAAATACTACTACTATTATTCCGAATCATACCACTAAAATTGTTATAATATTCAGCTAATAATGGTGTAGTAACTGTAATTTGTATCATTCTACTTTCTGGGTTTACTCCTCTTTGAATTTTCATGATCTGTTAATTTAATAAAGTTTCTATTTTATTATATACTATCAATAATAAGATTCTCGAGGGTACTAGGAAGCGTTTAATCGATTTTCCATAACCCTGAACTATCTCCTCCCTGTTCTCTTTTTCTTAAGTCGCCGAGGAAATCAAAGGGACGTGGATTTTGAACAGGAACTTTAGATTTGAGAAGAGCTATAAATTCTTTAAACTTACCCTTCTGTGTTGTAATTTTCTCTAAGTTATATATTCTGAAGACTTCTATTCCAAGCTGTTCCAAGTATTCGTCCCTAAGGTTATCGGCGTCTAAGTTATGATAGTCAGAATCCAACTCTAAAGCTAAGGATAACTCTGGAAAATAGAAATCACATAAGAAAAAACCTCCAGAAATGCCAGGAAGTCTAAGAGAATTCTGAATAGGTACTAAAAATTCCCTATAAACAGTTAATGGGTAAAAATAATCTATGTTTATTAAGAAATCTACTAATCTAGCTTGTTGAGATCTCCACCTCAATTGTTTTGCACGAGTAAATTTTTTAGCTGATTTTCCTGGGTATACTATATTTTTCAGAGAGTATAAGTTTCCAGATTCCGATATTGAATATACTGGATAAGGTTGAGTTGGAATATCTGAGAAGTAAAATGTTTCTAGGTGATTTTGCGGTTCTCTCTTTTTTGCCATAATTTTAAATTGAAATCCTTATTAATGTTAAATAAATAAAAGCCATGGAAGAAATAGAAAAATACTTTAATATTGGTATAGAGTATGGTAGTAGATACATAACATACGAGGTACCTGATAATAACAATATTAGATATTGTAAAGTATATATTGAACTAAATTCAAATAGCTTTCCTAATCTTCAAAGAATTATAAGTACTCCAATATGTTTGGATAATACTATCAAGATAATAGGAATAATTGTAGATCAAAGAGAAGTTTCAAATATTGATAAATATTTAATAAATAAAAATTCTAAAACTGACACACTTATTCTACTATCTCATGAAATAACTTATGATGTTGATATATTAGAGAGACTTGAAAAATTTGGTATTGAAGTAGGAATAGATGGACTAGGAGATCTAACGATAGATATACCTACAAAAGAAATTCTAAAGTTATTATTAAAAGAAGGACGATAAATTCTCCTTTTTTATTTTTTCTATAATTTTTACCATAATATTTAATCTGCTAATGTTAAGTGCCAAGTATATGTATATCTGGATGAATCAACTTTACTATTAGTATATCTAATTATATCCCCTTTAGAAGATTCGAAAATAGTAATATTATTTCCTACAATATTTTCAGATACACGACTTAATAATCTAATTTTTAATTCTCCAGTATCTCCATCTAATATTTTTAAACCTATTATATTCGAATTTTTAAAATTCGAAGGAGGTGTATCGGTATTTACATAATTTTCTATACCTATGTTTATCTCTTTTATATTTTTTCTAACAAGAATTCTCTGGATATTGCTGGAAAAAATAACATCGCTATAGTTGTCAAAAATACTATCTTTATATAATTTATCAAATTTAATAATACCGTATTGAGTAATATTAAAATTTAAAGGTATTATTCCTGTTACTATATTATTACTCAAAGCAACTTCACTTATAACCCCCCCCCTCGATGACATTACTAGAAGAGTTTTGTATATTAATTTCTGTTCTTACACTTCCATCATATTCATTTCCTTGGATAATAAGTGGTTCTGGATTTTTAAGAGCCGTTGGAGTATTAAGAATAGTAGAGTACTTATGTGTATGTTCTAGATTTGCTTTATTATTTAATGCCTCTTGTGCAGCATTAGAGATTGGTTTATTTAAGTCTGAAGTATTATCTATATTACTTATTGCCTCATTTACTTCGGAGATTGTGGGTGTTCTTAATTCATCACCTATAATTTTTGCCATAATAATTAAATATTAAATTATAAAACCAAACAAGAAGATTTATAAAGTCCTCCTGTTTGGTTAATTTTGTTTTACTTTTTGCCTTTCTTTGTTTTAGGAGCATTAGGATCAACTACTGTAACATTGATTTTACAGAAAATACTATTATCTTCTGGAATAGTTGCTGTAACTGTGATTATTGAACTTCCAGGACAGCATCCCATCAGTCTACCATCTTCGATAAATCTAGCTACTCTAAGATTACTAGATTCATAAACCAAAGGAGGTAAATTAGACATAGCAGGTTCACTTACAATTTCAATAGTTTTAACTTCACTTTTAATTAATTCCAAACTTTCTCCACCAACAAATTTAATACCTTCTGAATCAGTAATATTAATTTCTTTATCAGTCGGAAGAGGTTGTGGAATAGTAGCATCTTTCTTAATATCAAGACTCTTAACTACTTCAGTTACTGGAAGTCCTGCAGCGGGAGAATTCACATCACCTGCAGCTCCACTCAATAATGCATCATTAATCATAATCAAAAACGTTTTTAAAAATTATTACAAATAAATTCTATAACCTATTATTTCTTGTATCTCATCTAGGTCATAATAGTTAGCAGCATGTTTTCCTAAAGATTCTGCCATTTCTTTATATACTTCCATCCCAGCTCCTTCAATTTTCCCTAAAGCTGTTAATCTGGTGTAAAGTTTATTTAATTCGGAGTTCTTTTCATCTCCAGAAATATCTCTATTCATAAATGCCCATATTCCAGAACATCCACAATAGAGACTTAGATCGGCGAAGTATAAAAGTTCGGGCCGTATCATTGTCGGGAGCATATTTAAATGATGTTCCAAATATTGATCAGTGGCTTCGTAGAGACATGAGAAATAAATCTGATCTTCTCTTGTCCAATCATGATATTCTCTCCCGATAAAGCCGGCCCAAGAGTAGTTCCATTCGCCGTAAGTTCCATCTCCATAACAAAATCCATAGAAGTCAGGATCCCAAGAAGAGTTCATAAAAGGTTGAGAAAATACTGGAAACTTAATATTCCCACTAAAATATCTCTCAAAAACTTTCATTCGCTTTTCCATACATTCCTTAGCATCCTCTAATTCTTTGCTCACTGTACAACCCCAACCTATAGAGTTCATAATTAACCTACGTCTTAAAACTTCATAGGCACAACTTAGGTATTCCCCAGTATAACTCTCTTCAGGCAGTAAATTTCCATGAGCAATATCTAGTTCAAATCCAAGAAGTGTTCCGAGTGTTGTAATTTTCCTAGGATTTGAAATGAGAGTATATCCGAATTGTTCAGCTATCCATGTGTAAGTTATGTTTTCGAAATTCTCAGATAACACTACAGAACATGCTTGATAGTCAGAATCTCCGGCCGATAATGAAAGCTTATAGGAAAGAATATTATCAAGGATCGAAGTTCTAACAATACCATTACTATCCTGGAAATTTTCAAAACATTCAGATAAAATTTTTCCTAGACAATCTCCTGGCTGTGGATTTGTTTTATACTCGAGGTAATCTGTTTTACTATATAATTTCATTATTCTTTTATTTTACTTATATAATCTAAAATTCCTTGGACATGAAGATTAACTATTGCTTCTTTTCCTTCAGGCGATAATAAGAAATCTACATCTTCGTGGTTATCTTGGAAGAGATTTTCTGTCAAAACTGTACTTGGTTTAGTGTTCTTACAAATATAAAATCCACTAGTCCAATAAGGAACTCCAGGATACTCATAACGCACTCTAATCCCTTCTTTTTCAGCCGCTTTCGTTAAACATCCAGCAAGTTCTTTTGTTTTCTGTCCAGCTCCTCTATAAATAAACGCACTCCATCCTTTAGCATTCATCCATTCAGAACCATTTCCTGCTGCATTTAAGTGAGGCGAAATACAGAAGCAATCCCCAGAACATTCATCGTAGATTTTATTAATTATTCTACATTGTTCACTAAGAGATAATTCTTTTTCTGTTTCAGGTATAGGATTAATAGCTTCATATCCTAAGCCTCCCAATCTTTCTATCATCTCACTAATAATTTCTCGAGAATAAGAATACTCTCGTAAAATCCCATCAGGACTTCTTTTTCCTGGAGTAGTTTTATGATGCGCTGGTATTAATAATATTTTTGTCATAATCTATTTTATTTATTCTTCTGGTTTAAAATCTCCTGCTGTTCCATGTCCTAGACTGAGTACGAGTCTTACAGCTTCTGGGACACGTAAAACATACTAATTTCTGTATAAAAATTTAGTCCATTGATTTAGATTTGGCTCTATATTTTCTAGTTTTAAAGCTTTTTGATATTCCTCATTATATATAATATCTGAAAGATTATCTATAAGATAATGATTAGTATAAAATTTATTATCTCTATTACAACATAGAAATAAATTATCTTTTTCATTAATTAATTCGATTAAATATTCTATACTTCTAATAAAATTATAACCACACTTATTCAGAGTTTCTTGATCGAAGTTAAAATCATTATTAATTATATGAGAATATATAATATCTCTATTCAGATTTTCATTTTTAATTTTTTCAACAACTTCATCCACTTCCCTACCGGTTTCCGGAATAGTATGAAAAGTTACATTATCTAAATTCTCTACTAATCTTTCAAGTCTTTTTACATAATCTTTTAAATAAAATAACTTATGATTAAATATCCCTAATTTTTTCTCTAAAGATATTGTATAATTTCTAGAATTACTCATTATTATTATCTTCTACATCTAATAAACTCATATAACGAATCTCTTGCTTCTTGATCAATGAAGTAAGGTCCTAGATATGGCATAAGATCCTCTGCACTATAATTACTTGAATAATAATAAGGTTTTTTTACAACACGAGATAAATTTTCTTCCCAATCTGACAATATTAGTTTATCTGAATCAGATTCTGCAATTCTGTTTAACGCCCTTAATACATCATAAGCATATCTCATAGATAAATCATATAGTAAGTTAAAATTTATATCCATTAATTTTAACTCATTATTTTTATATCTCCCAATATAGTCTAGAAAAATATCTCTTGCTTCATGATCTTTCAAAATTCGATTCTCTATTTCATCTAAATCTACAAGATTAGCGGATGAATAAGATCTAAGTGATATACTTAATTCATAGTTTTTATATTTTTCTTCAAGATAGAAAAATTTATGTCTAACTTCCTTTAATAAATCTTCAAACTCAGTAGCTTCTTTATAAGATGTTTCTACCTTATAGTCTCCATAGTTATAAATTCCAAGATCTTTTCCGATGAATCTAATTTCCTCTTCCAAAGATTGATACATTAGATCCTTTTCCTTCTTTCTTTTCCAACCAAACATGATTATTTCTCCTTATTTTTCCTAAATGATTGAAGTTTATTAATAAATGGAGACTTATAATACATTTTATGTTCTTCTTTGTAACTCTCCAGGGATTTATCTAAACTCTCTTTTGCAAGTTTCAGTTCATTCTCACTTGCTCCAGATTCCTTCAATAGCTTAATAGCATTTTCAGAGGCATTCTTTTCATTATTTACTACTTTCTTACCTTTGAAAAATCTTTCTACTGATTTCCACAGACCTTTAGAATTATCTCTTCCTCCTGGAGAATCTGCTGGTTTATGAAATTCTTCTATTATATTTTCAGCCTCTCTATCTATTTTTGCGGCCTTTCCTTTAGAATTTCTATTTATTACATGTCCAATCTCATGAGCTAAAGCTGGATTACCTGAAGATTCTTTAAATAAAATTAAATCATTACTATTATTAAAATGTTCCATATCTTTTCGACCATCGAATTTAAGCTTTTTTCTAACAGCTTTCTTTATTTCTGGATTTCTTATATCAATAGTTCCATTTTCAAAAGATTTTCCTGAAGTATTGCTTTTATCTTCAAGTATATATGCTTTATTTTTAGCAGCTTCATTTTTTAAATTATTTTTGATAGATTTTGCTGAATCTTCATTAGATAAAGATAGATCTTTAATGGATTTATCTAATTCCTTAATCTCTCTATCCAATTTAATTCTTTTATCTAACGAATCTTCAATAGAATCTTGCGTTTTATCGATAATTTTCTTTCCCATTTTCGACCTACTAATCGGCTTTACTATTAAATTATCTCCTAAATCACTAATAGCATTAATTGCTCCTTTTGATAACTTTTTTACTCCAGAAAGTAATCCATATTCTCGTTGTTCTACTTCCCAACCTTCAGAGTATAGTTTTTCAATTAAATCTCTGCCAGTAAAAACTCTTACTGCTACAATATTATTTCTTTTTACTCTCATCACGTTAATATTTCTTTAGATTCTTTTATAAGCTTTGCTCTAATTCTACTATTTCCATCGGCGATATTGTTAATTAGATCGAGAGTTGCTTGAAGTGATTTGAGTTGATGAGGTTCCCAAGATTCACTTTCGAGAATTCCAATCCATACAAAACCAGTACCGGTCGATAAACATTCCCATACCGAATTAACCATCTCTGCTATACTATATACACCACTCATCTCCGGGGTTATGATATAGAGATGTGTATTACAAAGTTCGGATTTTTCGATGTTTTCTTTTTCTATACATTCAGGAGTCCAATCAGGTACAACGGGATTAAAATATTCAAATCCAAGTCTATCAAGTTCTGGAATTAATTCATCTCTCCAGGCCGATCCACCACAAGTACCTCCCAAGAAAATACGTTTAGGTTTGTCTTCTTGATCAAGTCTTACGTTAAAAGTAGATTCAGTTAAGTATAAACATGCATATTCTGAAGTAGATTTAGGGATAATACTTTTAACTGCAGAAATCTCAACATGAAGATTGTCGTCATATCTCTCAATACCCAGATCCTCTTTAACAAATCTGGTCCAAATATCCTCTATATTCTTATAGTACTGAATATCTATATATTTAATATAAAAATAGACTATATCATCTAAGGAACTTCCCCTTAGTCTTATATTTAGTCGTTGAAAAATTATATCTTAGTATAATTTCTGCTGATTTATTCTCCATCACTTTTTATAACCTCCCTTTATATTATGGGCGGAAAATATATGTGATGTAATTTTCCAGCATTTTAATAAGATTTTCCTAAACAACATAGTATCATTTAGGCAACTACTTTTTAATTGGATGTATCAGAGTTAGTTATATTTTTCTTAAAGATAAATTGAATATGAAGTTTGAATCCGGGGGTGGTTCGGAGCCATTCTAGATAATCAGAAAAATCGATTGCCCTGAGTTGATCTCTAATTTCTCTCTCAATTTCTACTGCTCTCGGATTTTTATAAGTACTGGGGACTGGTCTACCTCCTACATACATAATTCTTGCTTTATACAGAGAGTTAACACTGACAAATCTTTTTTTAATTTGTACTACTACCTTAATTTCTTTCTTATTGCTCATAATAGATTTTAATATAAATTAATGGATAAACAAAAAGAAAAATATTAAAATCAATTCATAAATTTTACTTTATAAAATTTTTCTAATATTTTTCTGCATATATAAGGTTTTTACTCTATAGAAAACGCAAAAACTTATTTATAAAAGGTACGATAACTCATTTACTGTATCTTTTTCATCTTTCTTCTATCTGTAACATTTTTTCGAAGACTAAGGAACCCATGTAATACCCCTTCCACTCCGCTATTCGCTACGTTCCAGGTCGCTACGCTCACGAGACTGAATAAGATATATTAGGAGTTAAAATAGAAAATGGAATTCGATCTCCCTTTGGGAGGAGATCGAATAGTGAGAACTTTTTCTTTATACAAATTATATATTATATATTACCAAATAAGCTGAATTCAAGTTCTCATTTTGCTTCTCTAGTAACTCTAAACCCTTACAATTGAAAGAGGATTGTGTGGGTATCCCTAGTCCTCGGAATTATATAACTGGATTCTGTATTAGGTCCAGAAAGATTTAATAATTAATTTTTTAATAAATAAATAAAAGATGGATAAACAAAAAATTGTAGTACCTAGAGGAATTAGGTATATTGGCGAATGGAGGGATTTTTGTTTTTCAAATTTCTCTAGTAAATGTATAATAAATAAACAACTTCCTGGATGTGGCTTTACTGAGTATTGTATTAGAGGGCCAGAAAATATTATTTTATGTAGTCCTAGAAAGATGTTATTAAAGAATAAAAAGGACCAGCATATAGATGATGTTTATCTAGTTGTAAATGAAATGGAGAAAGAGGTTGAAGTCGATAAAGATCTTACTAAGGAACCTAAGAATGTTAAATTAGAAGATGTTGATATTAAGAAAAAGGATAATTCAGAGATCTATCAGAGACTCTATAATGAGATTTCTGACTATACCTATAAAAGATACTTAGAGAATAAACCAGCAAAGATATTAGTTACATACGATTCCTATAGAATTGTAAAGGATATATTATCTAAATTAAACATTTTTGATAAGTTTATTACGGTTGTCGACGAGTTCCAATCAATACTTCATGATGCGCGTTTCAAGTCTGATACAGAATTAGGATTCTTAGTACACCTACAACAATCGCCTACTGCATACTTTGTATCTGCTACTCCTATGATGGACGAATACCTAGAAATGTTAGATGAGTTTAAAGATTTACCTTACTATGAATTAGACTGGTATAGTTCAGATTCGACGAGAATAATTAAACCATCTCTTAAGGTATTGACAATGAAATCAGTAGGAACTAAGGCAGAGGAGATTATTCAGAAATATTTATCGGGAGATTTCGAAGAAATAGTAGTCCTTAGAAATAAAATCCCTATAAAGGTAGTATCAGATGAGGCAGTTTTTTATGTTAATTCAGTCAATCATATTACATCTATTATTAAAAAGAATAATCTTACTCCAGATCAATGTAATATATTGTGTTCAGATACCTCAGATAATCTTAAGAAAATTCAAAGAAAACTAGGGAAAAAGTTTAAGATAGGAGAGGTACCATTAGAAGGAGAGAAGCCTAAGATGTTTACATTCTGTACTAGAACTGTATATCTAGGAGCAGACTTTTATAGTTTATGTGCTAGAAGTTTTATATTTTCGGATTCTAATATAGATAGTTTAGCAGTAGATATCTCTGAAGACTTACCACAAATTCTAGGGAGACAGAGATTATTTGCAAATCCTTGGAAAAATAATGCTACTTTTTACTATAGAGTCACTGCAGATTATAGGGAGATGAAGCCAGAAGATTTTCAAAAAATAATAGATAGAAAAAGTGAAGATACTAGAAATTTATTGTTAGCATATGGATCTGCAAAAGACAACTCAGTTAAGTTTACATTAGCGAAAACATATCAGAATAATGCAAAAGCTTACAATTATAGTAATGATTATGTAGCTGTAAATAAAATTATTAATTCTCAAACAGGAGAGGTAATTCTTAAACCTGTATCTAATAAATTAGTATTAGTAAATGAAATACGAGCTTTTAGGATACAACAAATAGACTATAAAGATAGATTTAGTGTATTTTCTAGTATAAGATCAAATCTAACTCCTGATGATATAATAAATAGAGATGTAACTAAATTCTTATGTATTTATGAGACCCTTACTACTATTCATGATAAACTTAAAATGTTATGTGAGTATAGATTTATGTCTGAAGATATTATTCAGATAGTATTAGGTCAAATTCCTGATTCAGATGAAGTTAAATCCTACTATCTAGCACTTGGACCACAAAGGCTTAGAGCACTATCTTATAGTGTTACCTTTATAAAAAAAGAATTGGGGATAGTTACATTTAGTCCGGAATTATTGATTAATACTATTACATTAAATTTTAATCCTGGAGAAAAATATAGTTTAGCTAACCTTAAAACGAAACTTGGAAACTTATATTCCAGTATTAATTATACAGCTACTCCTAAGGCTAATGATATTCTTAATTATTTTGAGGTTAGAGAGATTTCGATATATGAAAGAAAAGAAGATGGATCTAGAAAGAAAATTAGAGGATATGAATTATTAAGCAGAAAGGAAGTAAAGTTATGATATATTTAATTAAAAGTTCCGGATATGATGAGAATGATAATTATATAGATCTTCTCAAGATAGGATATACAGAAGATAATAATAAGGATAAAAGATTTCAATTATATAAACTTCATAATCCTACCTGTAAGGTTCTCTATGAAATACCTGATCTCCCGGAGGATATAGAAAAGAAAATACAGTATAAGTTTAGAGGTCTAAAATATAATGGATATGGAAATGAATGGTTTTATTATAGTGAGGATATAATAAATTTCTTTAAGGATATAGATAACATAGACTTAGAATCTCTTCCTAAATCTCCTAGAAGACGAGAGATAGAATTTACTAATCTAAAGAATGAAGTAATAGAAATAATAAAATATTTATTCTTAGCAAAAAAGGAGTATTTAGATTACCTAGAAAATCTTATTACTACCTTAGGGGATAAGTTTAGTGTATCCAGTGTATTAGATTATATAAAAACAGATCCTTTAGTAAATAAAGATTTATATTCTAAGTACCTAGAGATAGTTAAATCTAGAGAGACCGGTATGTATAGTAAGGATGATATAATAAATCAAGAAGTATCAGAATTTCTTAGGGTATATACAGGATTAACCACTATATATGATAAATTAAAATTATTATGTGAATATGGGTTATCTCAGGATGCAATTCAGATTGTACTTGGACAGATAGCGGATAGTGATGAAATTAAATCTTATTATACATCATTGAATCCAGATAGATTAAAAACTTTAGGATATAATGTAACTCGAATAAAAAGAGAATTAGGAATAGTTACATTTAGCCAAGAATTATTAGAGGCTAAAATTTATTCAGAGTTTAAAGTAGGAGATAAATTAACACTGTCTAATATAAAGGATAGATTGGATTATTTATATTCTAGTATTTCTTATACTGCTACTCCTAAAGCAAAGGATTTAGAAAATTATTTTAAAATTAAATTAATATATGTTACAGTTTTTGATAAAATTACTGGAAAGAAAAAACAAACAAAAGGTTATGAATTATTATCTAGAAAGGAGGTGTGTTAATTATGGAATTAGGTAAATTAATTTCTAAAGCAATTTCTTGTGTGGATTAATATAAGAATCCACCAACAGAAAAACAATTAAAGGATAAACGTAAGACTGAGTTTTATGTTTATATATCTCAATTTCCTGAATTTATGGCAATGAATATATTAGATGAGATTGAAAATATGAAAGGAAATATATTTGACAAAATAAGAAAAGCATCTAATAAATACATAGAGTATATGATTGCTTGTGATGATGTAGCCAAAGAAGCGCAAAAATATATAGATTGGGACGATAACGTTTCATGTGAATATTATCCGGCTGATGGAATATGTATAATGATAGAAGAACATGTTTGTTATGCCGCAATATTTTTTGATTTGGTAGAAGAATCGGAAAACGGTATGATTGACAGGGAAACTTTATGAGAAATTGTATTTGACATGGAAAGCTATAGGATTGTGAAAGAAATAAGGTATAGCGGCTGTATTCCGATAGTCGTGTATTGCGTACAAGTAAGAAAAGACAAACGTCTTTTGTCTGAATGGGTGAATGTAAAGGGTTTTGATACCTATAGAAAAGCAAGAGAGTTGTTGAATGTTTTAAATGGTGATTGATTATGAGTAAATATAGATACAGAGAAGTAAAGAACTATATCCACAACGAATTAAAGTTGACTAAAGAGGATATAAAGGAAATTATGATTCCAATCGTGAAAGAAGAAGTAAAACGTGTCTTCCACAATACCTACGGAAACGACGTTGATATAGAGAGGTGGGTTCGTTGTATGGTTTCTGACGAGATAAAAAGAAACGGTGATTACTCTATGATAAGGAATTTGTGCAGGGAGATAATTAAGGAGGAAATTGCCGATAGGTTGTCAATTGATATAAGCCTTAAAAGAGAAGGAGATAAAATTATGTTGAATGAACAAGAACCATAAAACACATAGGAGGTAATTATGAAATATACATTTTCTAAAATTCATATTTATAGGTGCTTACCACCATATAGTAAATGGTACAGCATAACAACTGATAGTGGAATAACCAAAGACAACATTGTAATTGTTGGTAAAAAGCGATTATTGAAAGTCGCCTTTGCCTTGATACTTATGGTTTTATTTAATAAAAGAACTACTATAACCAGATGATTATGGAACAAAAGGACATAACTATTGAATGGCTTAGATTGGAGTTTTATAAATGCAATCATGCCAAGTACAGAAAGTATGCTGATGAATGGCTGAACAACCTTACTGACGCACAGATAGAGGGATTTGAAAGACAGCGTATAGGACAAATTGATAAATCGAAATGTGTATGAGTGGGAAAGATGTACTAAGGCTATTACTTATCAGTTATGGCTTTTGCCGTAATATTGAGATAAATACTTATATGGGTAACGGTGGATGGATTGGTTATGAAGTATCTGCCAACAATGACGATGGCGTTGAATACTACGCAGTAGATTGTGAAGGTTTGCTTTTTCATATATACGAACTACAGAAATTTATGAGAGATGAAAATATTGAACCTCGTATAATGTTGGGTAATTTTAGTAATAAGCATCTGCTTTCAGACGAACATTTGAATAATATTTTAAAACTGAAAGAGAATGAAAATTATTGTAAAACAAATCCGAATAAGTTATGAAACAGACAGTAGAAGAAGCTGCAAAGAAAGCAAGAATGGCAAGTGCTGAAACATTGACTACCTATGGTACACATAGGTCACTTGATGATTTTACATATTTATCCCATGATGAAATTGCAGCAGCTGCCATTCCGATTGCAGGAGCTATTCTTGGTGCAACCTATGGATATCAAAATAACCTTAAGAAGCAGCGGAATAAGATAGAGGATGCGGCAGGAGATAGGGTTGCTGGAATTATTAAAGGTAAGAAGAAAAAGGAGTAAATTATAAAATGTTATATTTATTTGGATCTGGCGCATGGAAAGGAATAAGGAAGGTTGTAAAAATTGGATATACCGGAGACTTAGAAAAACGAAAAAATCAATATCGTCTTCATAATCCTCTTGGAGAAATAATATCTACACGAGAGGGTTCAGAATTAGACGAACTTAGACTTCACCTTAGACTATATGATTTTAAAGTTGAATTCTTAGATGAATGGTTTTATGATGAGCAACCAGTTTTTGAAGTCTTTGAGCAATCCTTCGAAGAGATAGATGAGTGGCTTTGGAAACATAGAAGTGAGACGTTGCTGTTTCCACAAATTCCTCTCCCTGGAACACTAAAAAGAAAATTACTTGACGAACTACAAAAGAAACATAGGACCATAACTGTAGAAGGCGAGAAACTCTTATAAGTGTAGAAAAATAAACAAATAGAAAAATGGATGAAATAAATGAATTAATTAAAAATGATTTGAAAGATAGATCATGGAAAAATCATTATGATAAACTGGACCTATCAAAACAACCTCATCTTCCAAGGATATATTTCTTTGGGAGTGTTTTTGGGGTAATACTTTTCTTAGATGGTGATGGGAAAGATAGAAAAGATACTAGTTTTTCTATTATTATGAATCACTCAGCAGACATTCCAAGTTCATGGATATTAGTTGAGAAAGATTGTACGGCTAGTACTTGGATAGATGATCTCATAAAACAATTCGAGAGAGCAAAAAAGTGGATGAAAATTTAATTTATAAACCAAAAAAATATGGCAGAAATGAAATTAAACAAGGAAATTATTGCATTTCATAGAGGATGCGTATTAGTAGTAGAGAGCAAGGAGTTAGTAGATCCTAGAAACATGGAGGAAAAGAGTAAGAGAGTATTAATCTCACTTCTTCAAGAATTAAAGAGATATAGATATTTTCTTTCTCCCGAAGTAATATGTAGGATGACGATTAGTGATATGGAAAATCTCCATACAAATCTACTTCCATACATCCACGAATTGTATCATTCTGGGGAAAAGTTTAAACCTTTGTATCCAGGATTTCCAGAACAAGTAATTTCTAAGGATAAATCGGAATTGTGGTTAGATCAAAAAAGAGTTTATTCTGGTGATCTTGAAGGATTTCTAAGAGATAATCCTTGGACAACTAAAGAAGAGAAGGAAATAATTGATGAAGAGCCAGATCGACAGCTTAAGATTATGACTCCTTCTGAATTTATGGATATTCCTCGGCAAATGATGTCGGCCGGAAATTCACTAACAGGAGAAACTAGGGAAGAGTTGGCATGGTTCTTAGAGAATTATCCAGAACTTAGCATCCCAGAACGTATACCATTTAAAGAAACAATGTGTATAGTAGCTAAACATCGGCCGGAATATAAAATTGCCGAGATTAATGATGTTCTGAGATATAGTTTGTACTTAATGGGAGCTGATCCAAGTCTTCCACATGTTCCAAAAAAGATACAAGTTAACTCTTGGTCTAATAAAAAGACTGATAATCCTGAATGGAGAAAACTTGATTCTCTTCCTAGATCAAAACGTAGAGAAATTTGTGGAAGAATAGAAAAAATAATTGAGGCTAAAGGAGTAGAAAACTGTATACGAGATGCAAAACATTTTTATGGACATTGGGTATTACTATCAGAACGTGTACATCCGAAGGAATATGTAGTAAATTATCCTGAGTGTGCTGATTTCTTTGTAAAACTTAAGAGTAAGGGTTTATCAAAAGAATATCGTACATTTAATTCTCAAGTACAGAATATGTATGATACTGGTAAAGATATTCTAGAAATAGCTAAATTTATTTCTACTCATCCAGGGGAATTTATTAGAAAATTTGATTCTCTCTTAAGAAGAGCTCTTGAAGAAGGTAAAGAATCTGATATAATGGATATCTTTATAAATACTTCAGGGATGAAAAATAAAACACTCTTAGAAATTCTTAGCTACTACGATATAAGAGATCAATCAGAAAGTACTCCTAGAGTGGTAAATATTCCTGGAAAAGGTTTATATATACTAGATGGATTAAAACCAATTAACCCTGGATTCTTAGAAACTATAAAAGATAATATAATTCGAAAAATATTTCTCAACATAGATTCTAGAATTACTGAGAAAGATTTAGTAAACGAGATTGTATATATCGATCCAGAAATTAAGAGAATACCTATTCCGAAGGGTATGAGAAATCAAAATGTATCTGTCCCCAAAGGAACAAGATATAAAATCTCTGGAAATATTGTTAGGTTTTTTGTTCATTGGATTCAGAAAGATAGAGAGGAAGACTTAGATCTTCATGCATTCTTATATAAGTCTAATGATGATATTAGCAATATAGGATGGAATACTTCACTTAATTCTAATGTTGCTGTTCATTCTGGTGATGTATTAAACCGTCCAGGAGATTGTGCAGAGTATGTAGACGTTGATCTAGATAAGTGCAAAAAGAATGGATATAAATATGTGGTGATGGATGTTTGCAATTATAATGGTCGAGGAATGGATACTCTTCCTGTATGGTTGGGGTATTGTACTAGAGAAAAATTACAGGAAGGTGATAAAACTTGGCATCCGCAAAAGGTTGAATTAACAGTTCCCGTTACATCTAAGACTGATTCGATAGCAGCAATGATGATTGATATCGAAAATAGAGAAATGATTCTCTTAGATTGTGAGACTTCCGGACTTCCAGTTAATAATAAAGATAATTATTCCTTACAGAAAGCAATAGTTAACTTTTTCTCTAAACAAGAAAAATACTCATCTTATGATATCATTAAGCAACATTATGAATCTAGAGGTGCTGAAGTTGTAGAAATATTACCGGATGATCCAGATATAGAAGTAAAAGAAAAAATATTATTTGAAGATATATCAAAGAATTATGTGAAAGTACTTGATATTATCGGCGAATAAAAAAAAATAAAAAGATAGGTCTTGACTAATTAAAAGTCAAGTTAAATCCTATCTTTTTTTATTCTTCCTTTATTCTTCGATTATCGCACCGAAATCTTTAACAGCATCTTCATATACTTTCAAAGATTCAGAATTTTTATCAATCGAAGCCATACATTTATTTAGGAACACTAATTTTCCTGATAATCTTTGTTCCTTCATCATATCTTTCACCGACTCTGCTACACAATAATCCTTTGCAAAACCAGCTATATAAACTTTGGTATAATCTTCTCTAGCAATTTTATCTAGGAATTCATATCCCTCAGATTTTTTAGCGCCGTTTGCATAAGAAAAGGCAGAAAACATCTCTAAGTGTGGATTTCTTCCCTTCTGAATTAGCTCATATTCGGCGCCATGATTACTGAGGGACCATAAATTTAATTCCTCAACTAGATTTTTGGGCAAACTCCATCCCCAAGAACCAGCGATACAATGTTCAGGCCAAATAGTATGAACTTTTCCTGTCTTCTCTAATTCTTCAAGGTAGGCGATAGTATTTTCTTTATTATAAAAAGCTGGAGTATATTTTCCCGATTTTACCATCCCTGAAGTAATAGTTGTAAATGCTTCAGGAGTTTGTTCCCAATACATAGAATGCCCAATATGATAAGACATATGAGTATCTTGTGTAACTATGATTTTTTCCAAGATTTTTCGTTTCCCAGATATCCATTTACACAATTCTTTCGTTGCTTTCTCTGCTCCAGGAACATAGAGAGTTCCTTTGGGGTTACAAAAATCATACTGTGGGTCTATTATCAGTAATAGACTTTTTTCTTTTTCTTCCATAATTTAATTCTGATTTTAAAATTGTTCTTATTATATCTTCATTATCTCTAAATATCTTTTCATCTCTCAAACAAATTTCCCAATGATATTCATTAACATAATCATTAGCAGAAAACATTAAATCTCCAATATACTCGGCAGAAATCTTAATAGTTATTTCCTTGAGATCATCTTTTTCAATATATTGATGTTCTTTAAAGTATAGCGAATGAATGTAAGAACTATTAATTGTGCATTTTGTTTCAGAAATTAGATCATCTTCTGTAATATTTTCAAGATCAGTTATTAATCCAAAGACTACATAATTTTTTCTAGTTATTTGAAATTTCTCAATCCTACTAATATCATATTTATCTTTTATATTAGTAAAAGTATCTTCCATCATAAAATAACTAAAAGCTGGATCTTCATCTTCTTTTTCTCTTCTAATGACTGCTCTGAAAAATCTTGGATCTCTTTTGAATTCTATCATAATCCTTCAAATAATTCTTCTCGTGACACTTTTATTACTCTGGAAGTTCTTCTTTTAAATTCTGATCCTTGAACTCTATTCCAAATCTTCATTACAGTATCCATCCCATGAATTTTAGATAATTCTGAAATAGCTCCCGAACCTTTACAAATCAAAGGAATCAAAATTTTATCTACTTCAGTATAATCCTTTCCTCCAATTTGTTCAAGATCAGAACTAGAAATTCCATTACCATCAGTGGGTGTAATATTAATAGCTTTCTCTAGAGCTACCATCTTATCGTACGAATTTTTATTTATGATTTCAGTATCTAAATAAGATTCTGAATAATACTTCGCATGTAACCACTTAAGAATAGAGTATACTTCTGTTTTCCAGAGACCACCCATAGGATTAAAATCTCCTTCATCTCCGTGAATAGTCCAAAATCCAAGATAATGTTCAGTTAAGTTATCAGTATCAATTACAATACCTTTCTTAATACCAGCTTGATTATATAGGTACATCATTCTAAGACGTGCCATAATATTTCCGTTGGCTATTTTTGTTTGTTCTGGCATCATCCCCTCTATCTCGGATATACTTTTTCCAGATAAATCACAAAGAATATCTCGATCATTATCACAATAATCGTAGTTATAGAGATTTTCTATATAACTTTTATAGAAATCATACTGTGCAACTTCTCTATAAAAAGTTTTAACACAAAAAGCATTTCCTGTTAGATCAGACGAAGTAAGTTCATCTGGTTTATTCTTTATTGGAAGTGAATATCCGTAAAAAGGAATTCCAGATCTATTTCTAACTTCATTACATACAGCAGCCATAAGAGTACTATCTGCTCCTCCTGAGATACCAAGAATTAATGCTCTTATATTATTATCTATCACATATTTTTCGGTCTTTTCAACCATCTTATTAAATATGGCTTCTTGTTCTCCATAATTTAATTTTCTTTCATAAATGTTTGTTTTCATAATTATCAATGTTTTATTGTTACATTAATAAGGATTTGTCGGTTATCTTAAGGAGAAAAATAAAAGGGAAAATTTATTCCCTTTTACTTAAAAATTTTATACTAGATCCAGAGTTTCTTCTAAGCATCTAAATATATTAAGAATATTAAAATAACATAATTTAGTGCATAAACTTGGAGAATAATCCTTATCATAAAATAAACCAGCCTCTCCCGCAAGCTCAAACATTAAATCCATTGTAAAATCTTTGAGTTTATTCTTAGAAATTCTAATATTTTCTGATATTATCCTAGTATTGTCAAGATCTCTCAAATTTATTTCAGAATCAAATTTAACTTCATAGAATAAGCACAAGCCTTTATCAGATGTGCGCTTTTTCAGAAATTTTGTTCCAGGATCAATTAGAAAATATACAGATTCTGTTTTTAGACAATCCTTATACTTTTCCTTCAGATAATCGTCAATATTTCTTAGTTCCAGCTCATCCTTGAAATTTTTCTCAGAAATTAATTCTTTATCGACAAGAGCTAAATTATAAACTGGAAGATTCTTGATTTCTAAAAATTTAGATACCCAATATTCTTCATTATTGTCAGTATAATAAACTCTAACTAAGATATCACCTTTCAATCCTTTGGATCCATAATTTCTAATCCATTCTTCTCTATCCATTTATATCTCATATATTTTAATAATTTAAATTGATTCTTCTTAGCAAAAATTTGTATGTGTTCTGGAGATAAATTCTTTGCTTTAAATTTCTCTAAAAGAATTTCAGAAGGAATATCTATAACCTTAACATAAGAACTATTATAGTCTTCAAAATGCTGTCCTGTTCGTTCCGACCTCACATTATATGATTCCGAGAATCTAATAGATTTCCCAAGTCTTTTATAAGGAGAGGAAATAAGTGATATTGCAATCTGAATAGTATCATTAAGTTCTCCATAATAAGATTTGAAATAATTATCAATATCTTCATTATTTTTTATAAGATCTAGATTAACATGTTTTAGATCTCCACATTTTGCATAGAAGTAAATAATGAACTTAGGTTGTCCGAAAGAATAAAATTTACGTACTAAATATACTTTCATCTTTGTAAAATTAAATCCCCAAGAATATTTTACTATCCTTGAGGACTTTTTTATTATTATCTTCTGCGCATTCTATGTATCCTATGAGCTCTAGATTTCTTCCTAGTATACTTCTTTTTTGATGTCTCTTTAATTTGTGGTTCTTTTGTTAAAACTACTTTCTTTTTAGGAGACACTCTAGCTTTTACTCCTTCTGAAATACCTGAACTTATAGATCTAGGTGGAATCACTGTTTTTCCTGATCCATCTGTATAAGAATTTGTTTCAGGGTAATATCTATATCCTCCAGAACCCAATACCCATGCTCCAAGTGCTGCATTATAAGCCCAAGAATTATTATCTCGATCACGAAAAATTTGTCCTTGTGTTGGTTTCTTTGGAAGTGAATCTGAAGTAGTTGTCCAAGTTTTTCTTCTCTCAGGAGATTTACTACATCCTCCAAAAATCAATAATAATCCTAAGATGAAAATTATTAATATAAAATCAATTGATCTCTTCTTGTTCATCTTTTCTCCTTTCTAATGGTTTAACTCTTTTATAATTATCATAAAACCAGGATAAAAGTTGTTTTGTTGCATACTCTACTTCATCCGGTTCAAGTTGAGATGATTTATACCTTATCGACCAATCAAGCATATAAAACTCAAGAGGCATAATGAAACTGTCTGAATTCATTACTACTTTCAAACATAGTCCTGGAGAAATGAACCCTCTACCCGAAACAAATCTCTCTTTCCAGATGTTATAAAGATTATACGGAACTTTATAGGTTTCATCATATTCAGTTGGAACTTCTCCTGTATCATTTACCTCCCATTTAACATCTTCAATCTCATAATCATTAAAGATCATTTCGAATTCCGTCTTGAAGTTTTCCTCATATATTCGATCAAGAGCTCCATAACCAGTTTCAGAAACCACGAGAATTAATCTATCGGCCGAATCAACTGCTATCACTTGACCTTTATATAAGAAACAATTTCCAGGTTTTAATTCAGGATCTTCACCTAAGAAATCTCTAAGCTCAGTTCTTACTTCAATTTCTTCTGAGTTTTCGTCGGCCGGATCTTTTTTCTCGTGTTTAATCTCTTCTGGAAATCTGCAAAAATCCCATTCTATTACTGCATTAAGTTTTACCAAGATTCCAGGGATAACTAAATCAGCCATTCCTTTCTCACAACCACAGCGATATTTCTGTGCTAATACTTCAATAATCATAATATAATAAATTTATTTAACTATATAATTACCATTTTCAGAAATAAAATCAATTTTTATAGCAGGATAAGAACCACCCCATATATTAATCTCTCGCTCTTTCAAAATTTTTCCAAGTGAATTAATCTTAAAACATGAGAATTCCATTTCCATTCGGATATTACTAAGATCGAGAGTAGAAAAATTAGGTTTATTAAGAATTGTTCTAAATATTTGTTTAACATTCTCTAGAAAACCAATCTTAAGTAATTCTTTGGCATAATATTCAGCTGAAGATTGATTATCAAATACTTCATCCGGAATTTCAAAAGATCTAATTTTTCGAAGCATTGAAATTACTTGACTTTTAGAAATTATATCATTGGTTGATAATTTCTCAGTACATTCATGGATTATGCTATCAATATCCTCAATAGATTTATCCACTACTATTCCTGTTACTTGTTTTGTTACCATAATTTATTTTGTTAATATTATACATCATATATAAGAATTTCAAGGGAGAAAGAAAAAAGAGAGGGAAATTAAATCCCCTCTTTATCATATAGTACTTTAAATCCAATATAATGAGACCTTGGAACAAATACATCTCCTACTAAAGGTATAAATCCAATCTCTCCAGTAATTTCATCTATATCTTTTGACTGTCTTCCTTTCTCTATATATAAGGTAGAACAATTAAAATCAAACTCCTTAAGAACTTTTCCACTTTTTGAATAAGCTGTAATCTTAATTAGCTTTTTATTTTTCTTCGTAATAAATCTACCAATCATTTTCGAAATTTTCTCAGTTCCTTGAATAGATATTAATCTAAGGTTATTTTCTCCTGGTTTAATTGTCTTTGAATTTATCTGAGTTAGTGTTGTATATAAACTAAGACCACTCATTTCTGGTTTAAAATTACTAGTTTCGAATAATTCATTTAATTCTGCTGCTTCTTCTTTTGTTAATTTTTTCATAATCTTTATTTTTATTTATTCTTTTCATTAATAAGGCTTTCACGGGAAAAATAAAGAGCCTCAATCCAATGTTTCCAAAGGATTAAGACTATCTTTTTTATTTACTATTTCTACTCTATGTGGCATCCAAAATTTCAAAGAATCAATCTCTTCATGGTGCAGTAAGAAATCAATTCTATTTGTATGCTTAGAACCCATAAGATCTTTTACTATCCATTCACCATTTAAACCTGGACATTTCTTAGACTGGATTAGAACTGTATCTCCAAAGTTAAATTTCCCACTCCTTCTGAGATCTCTAGAGACTGCAATCCATCTATGTTCACCTGTTTTAACTTTTTCAGGATGAACTTTACTTCCATCTGCTGTAATGCTTCCCGATCTAGCATAATAAAATGTAGCTAATGGAGTAGAATCTAAGTCCTTGGAGGGGCTATAAACACTCCAACCAAGGACTAGAACTATTATGATAATTAATCTACGCAAATTTCTTTTCTATTAAAACTTTCCCATTCAAGCTTTTTCAATGCTCGATTCAATTCAGAAAGTTTACCCTTTGTAATAGACCATCTATCGGTAGGATAGTCTAAAGATTCAAGATTTACTGGAAGAGGATTTTTCATATTCGGATCTGTATTACTATATAATCCGACCGGTTCAATCCAAACTTCCTCTTTTCCTTTTTCACCACAAAGTTTAAATACTGCATAAGTTTTAGCAGTCCAGAGAATATCAACATAATTTCCAGGATACAATTTATAATACTTCCATCTCATTGTATCTCTAAGACCAATAATTACTGATTTCTGGATATTATTACCATTCTCCATTTCAATCAACGGAAATCCAGGAAAACCATTATCAATTACTGGTTTATCTCTCCACAGAATTCCTTGCAAGAACTCAACTGCCTTTTCTTCAAGACCTTCACGACTACCAAGACACATAGAAATAACATCTAAATGTTCACGAATAGCTTTTTTCTTTTGACTATCACAGAATTCTTTTGGATTTCCAATTTTTGTTCTTTCACTAATCTTTTCCAATGATATATATGGAATAAGATCTGGACTTAAACTAGGACTCACAATTCTGTACAGATAGTATGATGGATCTTCGACTAGTTTGTTATTACTCAAAAAAATCGGATAAATATTACCGATCATACTGTTTGTTACGTTGTACTTAATCATTTCTTTTTTGATTTCTTTTTGTTATTACTACTATTTTTGTTATCACTATTTTCTATAAGAGATAATCTAGTAACAATCCGTCCTTTTGTTAAATCATAAGGACTTACTTCAATTTTCACTTTATCTCCTGCTAGAATTCTTATATAATTTTTTCTAATTTTACCTGATATAGTACATAATACTTGATGCTCCATAGAATCTAATTCTACTGAAAACATAGAATTCCCGAGCTCTTCAACAACTTCTCCTGTAAATGATAAATTCTCTTGCTTAGCCATATCACTCTAATACTCCTTCTTTATCAATTAACACTTGAAGATTCCAAAATTTACTTGATATAATTTCATTTACAATAACTTCTGGAATATTTTTAATACCTCCATAGTACTTAATCAAGTCTAAAATATCTACTTCAATTGTTGTATATATTTTCGGAGATTTTTTAGTACCGGTATTAGTATCATAAAAAGTTCTTACACCTAATCCAAAATTATTTCTAGCGTTTTCTATCAAATCTTTAATATCCAATAATAAATTAGGTGTAGCAGAGAATAAATCAGATAATTTAACTACCTCTAGAGTATAATTTGTTGATTTAATTCTTTGTCTACTAATCTTTCTGGAAGCATCTGTAAAGTGATTTTTAAAATAAATACTTCCTAAAGATACATAATTCTCAATTCCAGATAGTATTAAACTTTCTGGATTACCTTGACTTACTACCTCTACTGCTATTTCATTTATATTTATTCCAAGATCTATAAAGAGTTTTCTGTAATACAAATTTCTCATTGCATTTCCATCTTTAAAATCTTGATAAAATCTCCTTACTAAGTTTTCTGCATTCTTATCATTATTATTTCCTTCACCAATATAAATGTCTTCTCTATTCTTATTCAAATCCCAAGAACATAATACAACTTCATGTAACATATTCTTAATCATTTCAGAAACAGATTCAGGAATAAGATCTGCATAAGAATCTGATTCACTTGATTTCAATGAAAGAATATCAAGAATATATTTAGGATTTGAATAACTAGAAAATCCATAATCTGAAGTAATTGTATATTCCTTCATTGAATTATCAAAGATATATTTTTGATAATCTTTCAGACAAGTTATATCATTCTCCAAAACATTTCCAGAATCTACAGCGCTTGGAAGAGAGTACATAATCTGAATATCTTCCGGTCCAGAACCAATTTTTCTGGTTTTTAGAATGTCAGAGATTTTTTTCTCATCTCCAAGTTCAGAAACATATAGATACGCTGGAACCATTGAAGAATCTCCAAGAAAATCAGAATTTAACTCGTTCTTTTTTCTACTCTTAAATTCTCCAAGATAATAATACGTATTTGTTAATGTATCATATCTTCCACCAGGAATCCACTTCTTTACTTTTTTATTTAAAGTACAATTCATTCTACGCTTCATCTCTTCGAAAGCACTTTTATATTCCGCCATTTCAGGTGTCATAAAATAAACACTTTCTTGAGAATCTTCTGAAAATACTGCTTCAAATACTGTGTCTCCAAAATTAGCTTTATCACTCTTAACCTGAGTAATTATATTGCCAATCATAGGAACTCCAAAAGCTGTCCGATACATATTACAAACTAAGTAATATTGTTCTGGATCAGGAAATTCATCACACTTTACATAAACACTAAGATCATTAGATACTTTTAATTTAAATGAATTAGATTCAATAATCACTTCATCAAAAGCAGATTCGATATTCTTTTGTACTGCCGCTTTATAAGACTTTTTTTCAGGAGAGGCTAAAAAAACACGCTTCCCTGCTGAAACTGATAAGTCACACGGAAAATAAGCTATCAAATCACTTGTTAATCTCCAAGAATTTTTCTTCATAATTTTTCTCTTTTACTCAATTGTAAACTTAATTTTTTTCTTAACATTATTGAATTTTATACAAGATCCTCCAAGATAATCATGAATCCTGTATATCTCATTAATAAGATTTTCGTTTGCTCCTATCAGCGTTTTTGGATCTACAAGAACAACTGATGCAGTAGTAAACCTTCTTTTTGCTGTATCAGGATCAATTAATTCTGTACAAGAAAATAAATGTCCGTCTGTTGCTATTACTGCATCATATAATTCTGGAATCTTAGAACACTCATAATTAAACCTAGCTTCTATGTATTGTTCAAAGCTAACACATCTCTCTCGCTCAGCATATGGAGTTCTCTTAACACTGACATAATCTTTCTCATAATAACTAAGAGTACTATTAACTCTTGCTATCAGTTCTTTGATAATTTCTTCCGTTTTCATTTAATATAATTGCAATTAAATCTTCAATTAGTTGTAATTTAGGTTTATCTGATAACATTATCTCTGATTTCTCTGGAAATGCTAAATATGTACTTTTCCAATAAGCATCTGGATCTCCAAGATTATTAGTTAACGAAAAATCCATTGAATCTTCAGGAAAATCAGAATTAATCAACCTATATTTCCCAGAAGTATACACAATTTCAGAAGTACTTCTATCAAGAAGACATTGAAAGTTCCCTATTTTAAAAGTATTCAAAATATAATCTTGCTTATGTTCAGAGGGTTTCAGTTCTTTTATTAAACTTACCTTCCAATTACTTAATGTTGTTTCTGAAGCTAAAATTTTATTATATAAGTCATCTGAATTTTTATACATTCCTGGAATTAATAATACTTCGAGGGAAGGAATATATACAAAAACTTTATTTTCCTCTTCCAAAAGAAAATATATACATGAAGACTCTGAGATACTAAGAAACTTACTCCATCTCTCTTCAGGAAATACTACTTTAGAATATTTTACATAGTCTTTATAAATTTCCTTTCCAAGAATTTTATAATATCTACTCTTTGTTATTAACTTTATCATTTTTATAAGTATTAAAAAATTCTAAAATTTTCATATCATTCCAAGAAACTCTAAATGAATCTCTAGAAGTAGGTGCAAATATTTCTGAAACTGCGTCAACGTACATAGTATGAGTAAATTCATCTCCCATATACATTCTCTTCCAATCAGCCTCTGTTATACAATCACGTACTCCAAGCTGTTCTATCGCTAAATTATCAAATCCTATAGTAGCTGATAGATTATTTTGTCGAGTATACAAAATTCTCTTTAAAGTCTTTTCCCACTCCTTAAGATCATACTTGGGTGGATTGCCGAGAGCTCTTCCCCAATTTTTATAACCAAGAATTAATACTTGTCTTCCAGACGTTATCAGTTCTTGGAGATCTTCTGGGGGAAATATTCCGGCAATGATATGATATACTTTTGTTTTAAAATATGTAGTATATTCGTCTTCTAAAGTATTTATTAACTTTTTATCAAACCTATCAATACTTACTCCAAATACTTTTACCATATCAAGTTTATCATGAAATTTCTTACGCTTCTCTTCAGTATTTAGAGACCTAGAATTTATGGTAAGTCTTGGAACAAATCCATTATCATCTGCCCACTTACATAAAACAGCACAATCATCTATAACAGAATCTTCAGTTACATCTCCACCTCCAATAGCTAATTCTATTCCAACTTTAGGAAGCTGAGATAAAACATCAATAGTTTTCTGTAGGTCAAAAGACTTTCCTTCAGAGATACTAGATTCATGACAAAATGGACATCCTATAGAACACTTATTTGTTATTTTCAAGTCTATAGAATCAGGAAACTTTGAAATAAGCTCCTCTCCTCTTCTTAATGCTCGATAAGTTTTTGTACCTGATAAATTATTAAGAGTAACATAATAATTTCCGTTTATATAAGAATATTCATCTGTTATCATAGTACTTTTCCGAACTCTTTTGTCATTACTGTATATGGTAAACTAATCCAATGAGATCCCCAAGTCTGAGTATCTTTTATTAACTCTTTAAAGATTTCATTTTCATTTGTAGAAAGTGAGTATAGTAAGGTTGATTTTTGTTTTTTACCATCACCTTTTATTATTGTTTTATTTATAATCTCTTTTTCCAGACTTTCACTAATCCAATATAATTTTCTATCACTAAGAGAAATAGGTCTAAAAGTAAGCTGATTATCACTATGAAATCCTCTCCACTTTTCCATTCCAAGATTTTTTTCAAATTTTTTGGTTTTGATATTATAAACTATATCTGAAATTAAAGATTCGTTTTTCAGATAATTCTCTATATCACAACCTACTGATTTATTATATTCAAAATCAACTCTACCTATATCTCCTCCATAATCAACACTAACGATAATTTCTGGGTCATCAGTTTCTTCTTCATAGAAACCCTCTGGAGCATCTGAATTATCATTTCCTAAATATAGCCAAGATCTTGAATTAAATATAAAATTCTTAATTGATCTAGCTGATTCCATAATTTCAGGAAATATATCAGAACTATTATGATCTATCTCAGGAGCACCAGAATCCCAGTAATAATCCTCATCCTCTTCAACAATATCATCACTTGACCTGTTTTCTTCCCAGTCAAATACTATATCCTTTGCTCCAGTATATCCTAGGACAATTTCTTTTAAGAGTTTTACTTTCTTCCGATTACTCTTATATTTCCAAATTATACCACATACATACTGAAGTTTAGTCATTGGATCATTATATTTTTCATACTCCCAACCAAATGATTCAGATCTTCTAGGAACATGTATAACTCCCTCTGAATCCATAGGAAGTGTATCAACCAATGAATTAGGATCAACACAGATTACTACAGAGTGAGACGAACTACTATTAGTCTCAGGTAGATTTTTTCTAATTACTTGTTTTATTCTTTTCATAATAAAAATATTTCATAATCATTTATAAGGAAAATAGGCTCTTCTTCAAAGCCTTATTAGTGTATAAATTAAAATTTAAAAGAAGATGAAAAAAGAAAAATGGATTACAAGAACTGATGCTGCAAAGTTAGCAAAAGTAAGTACACAAACTATTACAAACTGGGGTAAATCTGGTTTAATTACTATCAGAGTTATTAAAAATATGACATATGTAGATAAGAAAACTCTGATTGATTTATTGGAAAGCAGTTTATCTAAAAAGACAACTGATTTAGGAGAATTAGAACGCCAGCTAGATGAAAAGATCGAAAAAATGAAAAAAGAGATCAAAGAAGTAGAAGATGTTACAAGAATTATAAGAATTGGATATAGAAGATACTCACACTGCAAAGAATTAATTATTGCATCTTTAATAGACAATATTCATTACTATAATGATAACTCAGATTTTCACCGCATCAATGAAATTTTATGGAAATACTTAACTTTTCTTAACTCTATTAATAAAGGAAAAGGAGAAAAGAATGTTGATGAAATTAAGAAATTAGCAGATTCTTATGGTTTGACAAAAAGTGATTTTACTAAATATATTAATGATAATATAAAATTTTTATATGATAACAATAAACTAGTTCTCGAAAAACTTGAAAAGTTAACAAAAGAGAACATGACCAAAGACATAGAATTAGCTGAACTTAAGAGAATCAAAAATGTAGAAAATATTGATGTTACTTTAAGTGAAGAGCAAGAAAAGAGAATGAGATTATTAAAAACTAGTATAAGAGACTTAAATCTTTCTCGTAGAGCACTTAATACTTTAGTAGATTATGATATTCAACATAAGAATATGAAAACATTAGGTGATATTGCAACTCGTACAGTAAAAGAAATAAGGTCTATATATAATCTTGGTTATCATACTTATATTGAATTAAGTGATGTAATAGAACATTATGGTCTTTGTTGGAATATAGATATAGATTATTTCATTTTAACTGGAAACGTAAATGTAAAAATAAAGGAGGGTTAATTCCCTTCTTTTTTCTTTCTCCAAATGATGTTTTTGCGCTCCTAGGAAACCTAAACCCTAATACATGACATAGAACAATTATAAAAGAAATTTTGTAGTTGTTCTTTTGTTTTCTTAAGAAATGTGTAGTGTTTATTTAATATATAATAATTATTAAAATATTATGAATGATTTTTGCAACTGTGGTTGTGGATTCAACCCTGGAAGTGATTATAATGCGTTCGGGGATATAGGTTACAATCTTCCGCTGATTTATGAAGTCTATTGCAAAACTATTCAGGAAGTAAATGGTACAGATCCAGATACTCAAGACAAAAATAATAAAATTTATGTCAAGAATGGAGTATTATACCTTCCTAATAGTTATCATGCAAGTTTCAAATCCCCAGATACATTGATGATCTACGATGAAACAGTAACTTACAAAGATTCTACCCTAGGTCTTGTAAATGATTAAGAAAATTTTATTAAACGTTTAATTAAAAGAAAGAATAAATTATGAGCGAAAAAATCTCTAAGATTAGTGTTGACGGAGTTGTATACGATATCGCGTCTACAGGTGGTGGAGAAGTTCCAGGTGATATCCAAGAACAACTCTCTGCTCTAGAAAATAAGGTAACTGAAGAAGCTAGTGCCCGTGAAGAAGGTGACGCTAAGTTATCTGAAAAAATTGAATCAGAAGCTTCTCGTGTTGATGGAATGGTAAATCAAATCAACGAAAATGTAGCTTCTTCTATCGAAACTCTGAATAATAATCTTGTTCAGGCTATCGAAACTATTAATAATGGTATTGCAGCTGAAGTAACTAATCGTGAAGAAGGCGATGCTAAACTTCAAGCAGCTATTGATGAATTAGCTGAAAAAGTAAACGGTGAAGGTGCTGATCTCACTGAACTTGAAGGAAAAATTGAAAAAAATGCAGCTGATATTGCAACTGTAAACAATAATCTTGTTGAAGCTGTTAATAATATCAATAAGAATGTTGCAGACGGTTTCAGCACCATAAACGGAGGACTCAATAATGAGATACGTCCAGAACTTGAAAAAGCTGTTAAATATGAAGATACAGCAACTGAACAAAATCCTGGACGTAAGACTATTTTCCTAAACAATCATGATAATATTTGCGGAAAAACTACTGATGGTAGTGCTGTGAATATTGCTATGGTTTCTAAGTGGAATAAAGTAGATCTAGGTTCTAGTTCAGTAGAAATCAACTTAAACGGTTCTGCTGAAAGACCTACTTATAACGATTCCAAACAAATTGCCCTTCTTGAAGATGTTCATGGCAATATGGAAACTATTGCATTAGTTAAGAAAGATGACTTAACTTATGAACTTCAAGTAGGTGATAAAATTGCTGGTACTATTAATATTCCTGCAGACCAATTCTTGAAATCTGTTGAATACTCTGCAGAAGATAAATCATTGACCTTTGTATTTAACACTTCTGAAGGAGAACAAACTTCAGTAGTTGATCTTAGCTCTTTGGTTGATACTTACGTAGCTGGTAATGGTATTGAATTGATTGAAAATGGATTCTCTATTAAATTAGATCCTTCCAGTGAATCTTACTTGAGTGTATCTGAAGCAGGTATTAAAGTAGAAGGTATCAATGAAATTAAGAAGAATGTTCAAGAAGTTGCTGCTAACCTAGTAACAGTTAATGAAAATCTTACTTCTTCTATCGATGCTATTAATAAGAAAGCTGTTAAATATGAAGATGTAGCTGACTCTAATCTCCCAGAACGTAAAGCTATTGTTCTTAAGAATGGTGATGTTATTTTAGGTGGTAACTTAGAAGGTGGTACATCTAGTCTCGTTCAGCTTAATCGTTGGGGTGTAGCTGATTTTGGTTCTTCTAGCATCCCATTTAATATCAATACTCCGAAAGATGTACGTCCAACTGTACAAGAAGCAGGTCAGTCTGGTGAAGAAGCTCATAAGATTGCGTACCTGAGTGATGTTGAATCTAGTTCGGCACAGATAGAAGAAGTTAAGGCTGCTCTTGAAACTAAAGCTGATAAGGCAGATGTTGATAGTGCAGTAGAAAATATAAATTCAGCACTTGATCAAAAAGCGGATAAGATAGCAGTTGATGCGATTACTGAACAATTAGCTACTAAGGCTGATGCAGAAAGTGTTGATAATCGTTTTGCTACAGTTAACGAAGGTCTTGATTCTAAGGCTGATAAGATTGCTGTTGATGCTATTACTGAAAAGGTTGATGGTATTTCTGCTGATCTTGAAGGTGTTGTTAAGTATCAAGAATTCGGTGAAGGTCGTAAAACAATTCAACTTTCTAATTATGACAATATTTCTGGTATCGATACTAAGGGAGAAGGTCATAATCTAGTAATGTTGTCTAAGTGGGATAAAGCTGATTTTGGTGCTCCTGGGGTTGAATTGAATCTTAATGGTTCTGCAGATCGTCCTACTTATAATGATACTAAGGAAATTGCTCTTACCGAAGATATTGAAGCTGCAAAAGAAGGATTGATTTCTTATAAAGTTCTCGAAGATGGTTCTAAGACTATTGAACTTGCTAATGGTGATTCTTTAAGTGGTGTAAACTCTGATGGTGTAGCTGGATTTAATTTAGCTAAAGTAACACCCGAGAATAAAGTAGAGATTGGCTCTGCTGGTATGGATCTTAACTTAGTTGGATCTGAACCTCGTCCTCTATTTAATGGTTCTAAAGGAATTGCTCTTTCAGAAGATTTAGAAACTAAAGCAGCCGAACTTCAAGATAATATTAATCTTAAGGCATCTCAATCTGATCTTGAAGCTTATATGAGTGCTACTGATACTAAAGTTTCTGAACTTGAAGCAAATTTAGCTAGTGCAGTGAAATTTACAACATCTACTTATGAAGATAGAGATAAAAAAGTCATTACACTAGATAATGATGAATTGATCAATGCACGTTCTAATTCAGAGGATCTTGAAAATAAAGTAAATGTAGGTGGTAAATCAATTAGTTTGATTCAACTAAACAAGTGGAATGTAGTAGATCTCGGTAGTCCTTATACTATTACTAATATCAATACTCCTAAGGGACAAAGACCTACAGTTCAAGAAGCTGGACAGTCTGGACCTGAAGCAAATCAAATTGCATATGTATCTGATGTAGCTGGTCTTAGCAATACTCTTGAAGCTTTGAATGCAACAGTTCAAATTCTTCAAAGTAAAGTTGATGTTCTTACTAAAACAAATACTGAAGTTGTAAGTGTTGACGGTTCTGCTGGTGAATTGAAAGATTCTTCTAAGGATTATATCGTATCAGGATCTATTAATGAAAATGCTGAAATCGTTGGTAAGTCTATCTCATTAAAATCAATTAAAGTAAGTGATAATGCTAGACTTAAATTGAATGCTGGTGATGTAGAAGCCAAAGATCTAAATATTTCAGGTTCATTCCCGAAAGCTAATGGAAATACTGTAATAAGCGTAAATAATGCTGAATTTATCGTATTCAAAGATATGGTATTTGATGCATCTGAAGTCTATAACGGTATTGAGATTGGTCTAGCAAGCAATTCTGTACTTCCGAAAAATATCTTGTTCGATAATTGTAAATTCCAAGGTGAATTCAGTAATAATGCTATCTTAGTATTCGGTACTCAAGACAATGCTATTATTACATTGAATAACTGTTATTTCGAAAAGATCAGTAATGCTCTTAGATTAAGTAATAAGTCTAATGCTTCTGGTGTAGTTGTTAATATTAATAACTGTACTGTAGATCAATGGGAAACTAGAGCTCCATGGCAAGGTTTCTTGATTTGCGAAGATTATACTAATAAGACTGAAGAAGAGGTTAATGCTAATAACTTGTTTGGTGACGGTAAGATTACTGTTAACTTTAATAATTTAGTTCATGCTGGAGTAAAGATTAATCCAGCTGATCCTGCTTCAGTTTGTGGCACTAAAAATGAAAGTCAAGTAGTTATGGTATGTCAAGATGCTGTAGCTGGTCCAGAAGGTGATTACTGTTTATCTTATGACGCGGCTAAGTTCCCAGTTGTAAGCTTTAAATAAAAAAAATAAATGGAGAGGGATTAAATTTCCCTCTCTTTTTTCTTCTCACTCAATAACCAAAAATCTTTAGTTATTTTCTTCATTATAACAGATACCATTCCAGCTAAGATAAATAATTTAGGTAATGATTAGTGAGTTATTATAAACCAACTACTTACTATTATATCTGCATCCCTAGCATAATTTTCTTGCTCTAGTGACATCTTTTCTCCAAGATTCTTAAATTCATTATATTTAGTGAGATACTTTTCTGCAAATTCTGCTCTTTTCTTTCTCTGCTTTCTTATTTTCTTTAAAAACTCTTTCTTTGTCAGCCACTTCTTTTCATAATATTCTTTTAATCGATTCTCTCTACACTGACATTCATGAAGTTGTTTTTTTAAAGATAGTTAAGCTTTGTTTTGCTTGTCTTGTAATTTCTCCTGTTTCCATTTTTATTCTCTTTTAAGTTTATTAATAAAAAATCTCCCTAAGCTATTTCATTGTTAGCTTAAGGAGTTTCTTTCTCTACATTAATAAGGCTTTAAAGGACTCAAAAAGGAAGAAAAATAAAATCCATCTATCTTCACAGACCGATGGACTAAATAGGGTACAACAATATTACAAACTTAAAAGAACCCGTTAATTCTTTTCTTTATCGTTTAGTAACTTGTCTTCTTTTTCCTTTATTTTTGTTTCTAAGTTCTTATTAATATCTTTCATCCAGTTAATTGCTTGATCTTGTATAAAAGTGTTCATCTTATTTTTTACTTCTGAAACACCATCTATTACACTATTCGTCTTCTTAACTGCTTTATATATTAAATATATACCTCCAATAATTACAGAGGTACCTACAATTACTTTTACTGTTTTCATATTATTTCTCACATTTATTTTTATTACATATATAAGGCTTTTAATCCTCTTCTTTTACCTCCCTTACAAGAAGATTCATATTCCTTGCAAGAGATACCATATTCTTAGTTCCTTTATTCTCTGCAACCGAACTAAAGAAAGCTATACATGCATTAGCCACTTCTGCCATTTGTTTATTTCTCCTATACCCAGCACTTTTTCCATATCTATCCCAATCAGCTGGATAACGCAAAACTTCATAACCTTTTTCTTCAGCATATTTTTCTCCAAGTCTATCAGCACCTCTAGCACATCCACTAACAATCACAATCTTTTCCGTTGGGTCTGCTGCTTTTCTTGATAAAATAAGATCACACTTCTCCTTAAGAAGATCATAATCATCAAATTCTCTAGAACCACAAATAATTACTCTAAACATCTAAATAACCCTCCAATGTTTTAATTATAGAATCAAGTCCTTTATCTTCTCGCTGGGTAGATGACAGCCCAGATAAATAACCATGTAAATAATAACAAAAATTCTTAGGTAACGAAATCATGTCATCTTTTGAAGAGATTTCCGGGCTGAGATAATCCTCCAGCGGTCCATTACAATTATACCCATTATAAACATACCACTTTCCTGATTCGAAGATATATAAATACTCTTCAACTCTCTTAGGTGGTTTATCTGAAAAAGCTGGTTTGCTATTCTCCCAACTCTCACCTCTTCGAACATAATAGTCACAACCCTCAAGAGACTCTGCGATGGAACTGATATCACCACCTAGAATTAACTCAAAAGCTTTCTCAAATGAATCATAATAACACTGCAAAATCTCTCCAACACCATCTAAATAACCGTCAAAGTGACAGTAAATAACCATATACTCTCCTCCTAGATAAACTTGATGTCCATGAATGTTCTCGTATACCTTTCCAATCATTTCAGTAGGTATCTTAACTGAAATAGTACTTCTTGTTGACATAATAATTTAATTTTTATATTTATTTTTCTTTCCTCTAACAATATCTGCAACTCTATCTCCTGCAGCATCTTCTATTTTATCTCTTTGTTTCTTGAGATTATTATCACGACCATAAACTGCACCAATAATAGCTCCAGCAATTGGGATAGCAGCTGTCGCAATTTTTAGCTTTCGTTTCTTCTTTCCAACTGTTTCTATCATATTTTTACGGCTATTATTAATTATATCATGTTTACCTCTTCTAACCTCATCTATTACAGATTTTTCAAAAGGATCAACAGAAGCATTAATTCTCCTTTGCATCTCTGTTTCTACTTTCTCAGTTCGATAGTCATGAACTTTATTTATTCTAGCATTAGTAGCATTTTTTAATTTCTTAATTGAATTAATCTTCTCAAGCTTCATTTTACCAGCAACTCCAGCTGTAGCACCAATACCAGCTCCTAAAGCAGCATCCCATCCTTTATCAGATTTCTTTCTCTCTACTTCTTTAGAGAATAATTTACGTTTTATTACCATTTAACAACTTATTTAAATATTTAAAAAATTTACTACTAAATTCTGGATCTTCTGATTGAAAACACCATCTAAGTATTTTTCTATCATAATTTTCCATACTTGAAACTTCCCCATTTAAGTACGTTTCATTTAATTTTATCACTCGTTTCCTAAAATATTCCAAATCTTCTTTTAGAACTTTATTTATATTTCCCAAACAATCTGAAGTTCCTTGATATAATATAAGAACCTTCCACGTTTTTCCAGCTCTTATATTATAATAATCCTCTGATAAAATATCCATTTCGAGTTCCTCAATTTCATCTAATATATTCATTGCCATAAATCCAGGAAATTGGGATATATAGACATAAAACTCAGTCTTATGCTTATCTTTTAATTCTTTTTCTGTTGGTGGATTAATATAAGAATCTATACAAGATATTGCTTTAGAAATTAATTTACCTAACTTCATAATTAACACACCTCCTTTCTAGATAATAATTCATAACCTCTTACTCTTTTTTTCTCTCCATCTACAACTTCAGTAGATTTATACTCCTTTACCTCAAAGTAATTTTCTAGGTCTTTTGCTTTTGGTGTAGCATCATAATTAATACTAGAATATAAATAACCTAACCTATCTTTTATACTAGATAATGTTAATTTATCTCCTACTTTAAATTCTGAATAAATATTAGACTCTAATAGTTCATAGGAAAATGTTACTACTCCCAACTCTTTTTCTATGTCATACCTGTTATATCCACAAGCTTTAAGTTTTCGAGGACCTAATGATATATAATAAGATTTAATATTATCATGCTCCCCTATCTGATCTAACACTACTCCTATTACTTCATCTGAAAATCCATATTCACATAAATATTTCAATTTACTCCTAAAGGTTCCTAATTTTTGATATTCTCTCAGAAATTCAGATACCTCCTGATTTATTATATCATCAGGAGATAATGTATTATGGATAGTAGAGAATACTGTAAATCTATCTTTATAATCTATTTGTTGTATTCTGAAAGCTCTAATCTCATTTACTAATACTAAATTATTAAGTACAGGAATCAAAGTACCACCTTGATGTTCATTTACTGCTACATAACTATCTTTATAATTTTGAGTTTTCGCAAGTGTTTGATAAGCTTCAGCTAATGTTAATTTAGCCTCATCTAATGCAGTACTAAATGCAGATAATAAATCGTTAGTAGCCTTCTTTTTTCTTTCTATTTCTCTATCAAACTCTTCTTGACTAACCTTTCTATAATCACAGGTAGATCTATAATAAAATGTAGCTTCATTCTTCCAAGGATTATCAAACAATCTTTGCCTACCCAAAATCTGAGGCAAGTCTTCTGATATATCAACAGCTAAGGAATCAATATTACTATCACTAAAGATAAACGATCTAGCACAGGTAGAGTAAAAATCTGCTCCTAAATAAACTGTTCTAGTACAAAAGGTAAACATTTTAGGTTTAACTCCTTTTAATGGCACTTTTCCTATAGTAAATCTCTTTCCTAATTTCTTTTGTATCCTTTTAAGATTTTCTGGTGTATCACTACATAATATATTTACCTCTTCTGGTTGGAGATCACATTTCTTTATAATACTGGTAATATGATTAACTGAGTTTACGTAGAATACAGCTTCATCACTAACTATTTTAGTAGGATATCCATTTATCATTCGAACTGCACTTTCAAAATTTTCAGATTTATAAGATTGAATAATTTCAGGAAGTTTTGTTCCTACACTCATCATACTAAGTACCTTTAAAGCAGGTTTTAATACCCTAGATGGATCCTCCTTACCCCAATCCATATTAATATAAGGTAAGCCATCAAACTCATCTAACATATTTAAATATTCCTCTAACATGGGTGTAGCTGATACAAATAATGCACTGTGAGATTGATGTAAGTGATAAAGGAAGTCTAGTTCTGTATTACTTTTAAATTTAGAGTCATGTAAGATGGTTTGAAATTCGTCTATAATAGTATAAAAACTTTGAAATATACCTAAAGATGTTAATATATCTTTTACAATCCTATAAGAATCGTAAGTAACTAGAATTTTACATGGTTTATCTCCTAAGTATTTTCTCTCATTTAGGTAATCTTTAATTTCATTCATTAATCGGTTATAGACAGTATTTTTCCCATTAACCATCTCATCTAATTTTTCCATAAATACTTGAGATCTAGTTTTATCTACCTTGGAAAGATCTTTATCAACGATTAATTCCTTTTCTAGTTCATTCACTACTAAATAAACATCTCTACCATGTTGATCCTTTTTATTTTCTAATAACATTTTTCTGGGAGAACAAAGTATTACATTTTCAGGACCTCTAAGACAGTATTCTGTAAAACCACATCCAGGGAGTTGCTTATTAATTATACATTTTACAGGTAACTTGTAAAATCTAAAGTTTGTTCCTAATTCTGATATAAATCTTATCCCTCTAGGAACAATGTAATCATTTAATCTTTTTATCATACTATTTAATATTTTAATTGTTATTTTTAATACAGAATCCAGTTACATAAAAGTGAAGACATAGGAGTCTCCCTTCTTCATTAATTAGAGTTTGAAAGGATAAGAAGAACAAAATCGTCATTTAAATAAAGTAAAAATACAAAATAGTAATATATATTAATATGATGAAAAAAGTTCCACTTTAATATTTAGATTAGATTCGCCTCCTTGGAGAGGCGAAAATCAATAATATAAATCTTTATAAATATCTTCATTTTCTGAGTTTATTCCTATATATCTTATTCAATGTTTCTTTTCTAAGACACCCCTAGCGGTAGCGATAAGGGGTGTAATATAAGGGAAGCTCCTATGTCTTCATAAATAAGTTACAATAAAAATAAAGAAACCAAGGAAATAAAATCCTTGGTTCTTATAAAAATGAAAGTTTTTTATTAATTTAATTTATTATAGATTCTTTTTAATACAGAATCCAGTTACATAAAATCGAAGACTAAGGATACCCTTTATAATCTTCATTCAATTGTAAGGATTTAAAGTCAGTAGAAGAGCAAAACTACACTTTAAAATTTAATAAAATGGTAATATACTATATATTCTTCTAAATAAAAAAAAGTGCATCAATTGATATATTCGATCTCCCTTTGGGAGGAGATCGAATTCTTATAATCTATTTATTCCCTATATAGTTTATTCAATCTAGAGCCCGTAGGGCCCTGGAGTGAACCTGGAGCTGTGCGTAATGGTGAACGGAAGGTATGATAAAGGGTTCCTTAGTCCTCATAAAAATGTATCAAGAAAAAAGAAACCAAGGAAATAAAATCCTTGGTTCTTATAAGTTTTAAATTTCACAATCCTCTATTAAAGTCTTGAATTGTTCAAAGTTTAAAGTACCACCTCCAGCACTTTTATGTCCAAAAATAATGCCTCTATATCCAGCACAACTAAATTCTGGAATTCGATCAGGTTCTTTATACATTGATATACTATATACTCCTTTATCTCTTCGATTACATACTATATAAATATCATAATCATTTAAGACAGAATTAAAGACTGTACTTGAAAATGCAGTTCCTATTACACAAACTCCTCTATATTTTCCAGCAACAGTAACGGGAAATGAGAATGATTTAACTACTCCTTTATTAATTTTATCCTGATTTTGTTTAAGAATAGTTCCAAGTTCTATTACTTCTGTCAATCTATCTTCCCAGAAACATAGATTAGGAAATTCATAGAGCCACGTATCAGGATTTAAGCCATATTTAAATTTCAAACCACTCTGTAAAGGAAGTATTACATCTTGCCAATCATCTTCCCCAACTTCATCTTTTCTCCAAGTATCATATACTCCAAGAAGTCGAATAAATTCTGGAATATCTTGACCTGGACAGAAAAATCTCCAAGTTAATTCACAAGCAGCTGGTCCAATCTCACGAATACCTTTAATTCCGGTGTAGTTATTTTGTATAGAACTTTCGATGGATGATACATGATGATCTATGAATATAAAGTTATCTCCATAGTGTTCCCAAACTTGTAACATAATTTCAGGAGGGAAACTTATATCAACCATACAGATCAGGTCATAGGGTCTTCCATTCTTATCTACATACATTTCTGGAATTTCATCTCCATAATTATATCCGGTTTTATCTACTTGGTACCCTTCATCGTATAGTGATTTTACTGCTATACACATACTGGATGTTCCATCAAAATCTACCCTATGAAAGATAACTAACGCTTTTTTATTTCTGTTCATATCCTAATAATTTAATTAATAAATCAATTTCACATTCTAGTTTTGTTAATAATTCTATAGCTTCAATCATAATTTATAATACGTTCTATAAATTCAGACTTCATAATTGCTCTCGCTTTAAGATCTACTATATGATTTAAGAGATCAAGTTCCGCACAGTTATACCAAAACCATTTTCCTCCAGAAGAATATTTAGTATCTTCTCTTTCTCTTCGTTCTTCTATAATTTTTATAAACTTTCGATATACTTCCTCTTTTTCTTCTGGGAGGTATGCTATTTTATAATCAAACGTACTAGGATATAGTTTTAATTCCTCCATAAGTTCTCCGGCCGTATATCCAAAATCCTTAGCTACTTGTGAGAATGTAGAAATTTGATATCCGCGTTTCTTTAAGTAGTTCTCCATTATTTCTTGGGAGAGAGTTATACTAAATACTCGATTTCTACTATTATATTTCGTTATCATCTTCTTTCTATAAATTTAACTTCAGATTCGATTATACCACGGCCGGATTTTTCATGGAGGGTTTTTGTTTTAGGTATATATCCAGAGTCCATAGGTTCAGTCATATAAAATAAACTAGTTCCTCTAAATGTAGCTGTTATTACTTTTTGGCCAGGTTCTACTTTTACTTCCATAGTTCCTCCAAACAATACAGTTCTTTTATTCTCTGGGAAAATAAATACAAATACTATATATGCTACAGCTATGATTATAATTCCCCAAAATATTAATGTTCTCTTTTTCATTGTTGTTTTATTTTATAAATTAATATTAAATTTTTATTGGTAGGGGAATATAAGTATACATTAATATTTCCTAAAGTATCAGAAGTTATTAAAGAGTTGTTATTTGGTTTAAGATCTATAAACTTTTCGCCTTTAGGAAGATTAATTGTTACTGTTGTTGAAGAACTAACATCTTCGACCTTTTCAACGGATTCACAACTTACTAACAATAATGTTGTTAACGCTAATAATGTTAATAATTTCTTTTTCATATTTTTTAATTTAAATTTCATATATAAGAATTTCAAGGAGAAAAATGAAGAGGAAAACCTTAGTCTTCCTCCATTACTAATAATACTATGTTATACAATTCAAGCTTTCTTTTTATTTCGTTCTCACCATTTCCTATATTCCATAAAAACAATGGTCTTAGTTTCTGTTGATATCTATATTCACCCCAATCCATCTCTTCAATTTTTATACCCAAAGTGTCTTCAATCATCTTCTTTAATTCTAGATGATTATAGGTTATTTGCATTTTCTTATTTTCATGCATTTCCAATAATCTAAGAATTCCAGAAGACGCCCTAACAGATACTATTTTCTTAAGATATTCACAATCAAGTTCGGTAAGGCTATATATCTCCAGTAATATATTTAATTCTTTTTTTAAGTTGTCGAATGTATAACTTCTATAAATCTCTAGGGTATTTGATACACTTCTATAACACCCCATTCCATAACTTAACCAACAAATAAACCTAGTTATTGTTGCCTTTAATTGTAATTTAATTTTTCTAATAATTTTTTCCATATTCTTATTTTTTTTTAAATAAAAAGTCTACCCGAGTTTTTCTTCGAGTAGACATTTCACTTATGATCTATTATCTTTTCACATATAAGGCTTTGAGGGATTCTGATCTGATAACATTAATAATTTTTTAGGAATATCATCTTCTGGATAAAGATAGGATAATACATCTTCTTTTTGATATTTTTCAATCATTTCTTTCCATGATGTATAATCAATTAACCTAAATCTTATAAACCTATCTTCTACTGGATACTCTCCTCCAATTATATATTTATCATTCTCTTTTACATACCAAGATGTTAATGGTCTTTGTAAGAAACTCTCAAGTTGATGATGTGGATCTTCTCCATAACATGTATCTAGTACAATCTTATAGTGCTTATCCACATGTTGAAGAGGTATAATATCAGGTCCTAAACTAGTTATCATACATATAGACATGTAAGTATTAGGAACTGTACAACCTGATTCCTTAAGAGCTTCTATAGTATGTATCTTAAGAAAATTAGTGAAAACATTTTTGTAATCTTCTATATTTATTTTATATCCTAAGTATAATCTTTCAGATGGTTGATCACTTAGGATAGATCTTGGATTTTGAATTTCTATAATATTATCATATATCCAAGATTTTTTATTTTTCCAGTAAGTATCAAAAATTATATTAAATAAATCAACACTAACTTCAAACCATTTACTAATCATATATTGGTATTTTAAATAATTCTTTTTCTGTAACCCCATCCAGAAATAATAATTCTCCAAAAGATATTACAAATATTAGATCTGGATTATTAAAACCTTCCCGATAAAATGATAAGTCCCCTGGATAATTTTTGGTCATTATATGATCTGGAATAAAGAATTCTACTCCATCATCAAATAAGAATCCCATTTTTATTCCATACTGAAATAAGAACTTATCAACTTCAGATAACTCAATATCAGGATAAATGTTTCTTCCTAGTTTTATTTGCTTCATAATGGTAGAATGGACAATCTTCGCTACATTCATCAGATAAAATGCAACTATTATTACAAAATGTTTTTATATCATTATACATATCTTTTACTGTATATATTCCTTTTTTCTTCTTTTCTTCATTGATTCCACAAATTGTACAATCTTGAGAACTAATCTGAAAAACTTTATTCAAGTATTTACGACGTCCAGCAACTTCATAATACTCTGCATAAATTAAGTACGTTATATCGTTATCAGACATTGCTTCTTTCTTACTAGAAATATAAGATCCAAGTACTGTCCCAATAAATTCAGCACAATCAAACATCCAAGCATCATTTATAGGAATATATACTTTAACTTTAGTACCAATCCTATAGGTTATTTGTGGATAAAAATCAATCTCTCCAGTTGATATATTTTTCTTGATGATATTAATCTTTTCATTGATTTTAATATAATCCTTATCTTTCTGGCGATTTATTATCCATAATATATCCTTTAACCATTCATAGATCTTTTTCGTTCTTCCCATTTTTCTTTTGCTAATTTTTGTAAATCTTCTACAGTATCAGTCTCATCTACTATTTCTATTCCGAGTAAATTTTCTATAACATCTTCGAAACTAGCTACTCCAACAAATGTTCCATACTCATCTACTACTATTGCTAAGTGTTGTTTAGTTTTAAGAAATTTTTCGAACAATACATTAACACTAGATGAATCTGGAATAAATATAATATCAGAATCATAATCTGTATGTTTTATTGTTAATCCTGGTTGATAAACATCATAATCTTGATATATATCTGACTTATATGCTATTCCGACTATATTATCTTCAGTATCTTCCCATATTGGTATTCTAGAAAATTCAAATTCATCTGGAAAATCCTTAAGAAAAGTATTAGCATCAAAAGATTTTACAACAGTTCTAGGAGTCATTATATTTCCAACAGTTAATTTATCAAGAGCAAGTAGATTTTTAATTATTTTACTTTCTCTTCCTGTAAATATCTTCTCTCGCTCTCCGATTGTTGCCATACTAGATATTTCTTCTCGAGATATAGTAGCTTCTTCTGTTTTTGGTGAGAATATAGCCATTATATATCTTGACATCCAAACTATAGGATATGTTATATAAATCATCCAAGTTAATATGTTAGCTGTAATTGAGGTCATTCTTTTCCAATAATGTGCTCCGAGTGATTTTGGTATTAATTCACTAAGTACTAATATCAAAAAAGTCATTATTCCAGAAATAATTGCAAAATTTTTCATCCCAAAAATCTCAACTGCCTCTATACTAGCTAAACTCGTACCTACTGCATGAGCAGCAGTATTTAGTGTTAGAATAGCAGAAATAGCATCATCCACTCTTTCATTTTTAAGCTTCATAAATTTTATTGCTGCCTTAGAACCAGAATCGATTTTGGACTGAATAAAAGAAGTTGGTGTGCTTAATAACGTCGCCTCAAGAACACTACAAATAAAGCTAATTGTTATAGCTATACTAAAATAAAAAATCATTCCAAATAAAGGATCCATAATTTTTTCTTGTTTTAAATTTATTTTATTTTATTATTATTTTTATATCATATATAAGAATCTCAAGGAAAATCTAAAAGCCTTATTAATGATGAAAACATATAAATTAAAATATTATGAAACCAAAAAAGAATAGAATTTATTGTCCATTAGCTAATAGAGCTAAGATGTTATTTGAAAGTAAAGATGAAGCTGATAGATTTATAGAATTCAACTCAGAGGATTTTACAGGAAATAAGAAACCTACTAGAGCTTATTATTGTACATGCTGTGGAGGTTGGCATATTACTTCTAAAGATAACATTCATATTAGTGAAGAAAAAGATATTGAAGAGCAAGAAAAAGTGATAAATAAAATGATTCAAAGCTATTCAAAAGATATTGAAAATCAAAAAGAAATAGAAGATATTAATAGAAGAAAATTAAATAAATAGATTACTTCTATAGAGCAAAAAATTGGGAAAAAAGATAAATATAAAACAAAATCTAAAGAACAATTATTATCTTATTTGGATGAAATAAAACAGGTTGAGGATTTTATGAATGCCAATAAAAAAGAAACATTGTCAAGAGCAAGAGCTTATCATAGATTAAATTTATTGAGAGATAAAATTTTTCAAGGACTTGTTTTTAATGTGTATCGTAAAATTGTAGATGAAATACGAGAGGTGAGAAAACTTATATTACTTTTTGAAAATAAAGAAAGGACAGATGAAATGTTAAATGAAATAGAAAAAGAAGTAACTGAATTAGAAGAAAAACTTGGGTATTCTAAATTAACAGAAGATCTTAGAAAGCGAATTATGGACACTAGGGAGGGAAAATAAAATTCCCTCTCTTTTTCTTTCCTTCAAAAACCTTTAAAAATCTTATAAATGTAATAATAACTTAAAAAATTTGTAAAAATGAAATTGAGTAGAAAAGAAAAACAGGCAAAGAAGAAATTAATTGGTGTTTACAAACAATGTATCGATGTAATGACAAGATATATGGAACCAGTTGCTGTTATATCCACTACAAAAAAGGGAGGTACTCAGATTACAAGTATGAGATTCCCTGACTATCATTACAAGAAAATTATTAAGGAGAAAATTCAAAAAGTAACAACAGAATTGAGTAATAACCAAGGTTAAAAACTCAGAAGACTTAGCACTTAGAAATAGGTGTTAGGTCTTCTTTTTGCTCTTCTAGAACCTTAAAGAACTTATAGATGTAATTATTAAACAATAAAACAATATGAAAATCGTAAAATCAAGTGTATCCATTCTCCCTCAACAACCTGGGGTGGATGGATTAATGAAACATGTAGAGAAAATTGGAAGATTGGCTTATAAATCTGAAGATAAAATCACAGAAGATTCATGGGAAAGGTTTGACAACATGCTTTTTTCTAGAGGTCATTGGGCGGTTTTTAACTCAGGAACTGTATATCTCAGTATCCCAGAAGAGGATAGATACTACTTGGAGATCTTTTTCAAAACTGCTCCTTACACTAGATGGTATCATAACTCAGTAACTGGAACTTATGAGGTTACTACAGATCTAAGAATTATTTATCAACATAATCTAGAAGGAGTTATGAAAAAATATTGGTGTGAACCTACTGAAAACCATTATCACAGAGTCACAACTAGATGGATCTGTAGTAGAGGTATATCTCATGAACTTGTTCGGCATAGAACGTTTTGTGCCAAGTAGTGGAGACACTACAAGAATAATCTAGAGAATTGCTGAAAAGTATTAGATTATACTAACCAGCATCCAAATCAATCAATAGAATTGAATGGTTCAGAGACTAATAAGTACTAGACATCTTATTGATAATAAAAGATGATGATATAGTCCAATTTTTCTTGAAAAAGAAATAAGTAATGAGAGCGTTTTCATTTCTTCAAGAATCTCAACGTTATGTAAATTATTCAAAAGATAGATTTGGAGGGGAACTTACCTTTATTCTTCCTCAGTGGATATATAGAGTTAGAGAAGATATTGCATCAACTATAGATTCTCAAACAGGATTATCTCGAAGTTATATTCATGACATAGATGGGCAGGAATTATGGGAAGATCTTACAGTATGGGATAGAACTATTGCAACTTTTGATAGATCATGGAGGAATACAGAGATCGATTATTTATATGCAACTTCTACTGACGAAGGAGAAAAACTAAAACCAGAAGAAGCTAGAGGATTACTTCCAAATGATATAAAAACCGAACTATGTATGACTGGTTACATTGAGGATTTTACATATATTCCTTCTGAAGATACTCCTGAAAAAGCTGGATTCTTTTCATTAAGGTGTGCTAAAGATGCTCATCCAGATATGCAAATTTTAGCAAATGATTTAAAGCAACAATTTATTGATACAGGATTATATAATTTAAAATAAATGGAATGTATTTGGTGTGGATTCAAAAGTAATGATCCAATAGAATTTGAAAAACATCTATCCGAAGAACATTTTTTAAGTTATCAAGAGTATTGTGAAATTGAATTAACACATCAAAAAGATCTTGATAATTTTTGCTTCAGATGTAATAAATATAGAGGTCCATTATCTACATTAATTAAAGATTTTTATTATCTTCCTTGTAGAATATGTAGTAACTCTATTACAAAGAAGACAGAAAAACAAGAATTAATTAAAACTATTATAAAGAATATAAAATCTTTTTATGATTATATTCTTAGTGATAGATATTTACAACTATTCTTGATTGATAGTATTTACCATTTAGCTACCTATTCTCATGATTATTTAGAATTCAAGAAAGTTCTAAGTAAACTAGATCTTCCGAATCGAAATGATATATGGTTTTTAGATTGGGTACCGGGATATCCAAAAATTATATCTATTCCGAATTTGACTGGTATAAAAATAGTAAATCTATCAGAGAAATATAGAATAGTATCAGGAAAGAATAATATAGAGATTAATAATTATAAAATTCTTTTCCCTGAAATCGTTCCTTACGATAAACAGCATTTTAGTAGATATAATATTCTTAATCTTAATTCAAATAGAAAAACAAAAAGATTAAAATTAGATAATTCTCCTAATTGTGTTAAGTTTTTCAATACTCAAGGTTATGATACAAAATCAATATTTAAAGTTATTGATACTAAAACAGAAGAGCCAGTAAATCTAAAAGAAATAAGTTATCAAGATTATACTATAATAAAGTTAATTCTTTTAAGAAATAAGAACTATATGAGATTTGTATTTTCTATTTTCTTAGAATTACTTGGAGCTTGTAAAGTATTTAAGGATTCAGTATTTCTTAAGAACAGTATTAATTTAAATTCTGAAAAAGAACCAATAATTAATATCTCTTGGCTCCCTGAGAAAAATGAAACATTATCTAATAACATAATTAATATATCTATTTTATGACAACAACATCAACAAAATTTAAAGTACAAGGGGTAGGGTTAGATACTTCGAATATGACCATTAAACCGTGGGTAGATCCTGAAGATGAATACTCTTTTGATTATTTTCATACATCTATCTCAGCTAATAATGATTTTTTGATTTCTGAATTTATAAAGAGTTTTTCAGAAAGTAGCTTAATCACTTCTATTGATTTTTTAGATAATCCTGAAAGAGCACTCCTTGGGCATCTTCTTGAACTTGGAAGAAAGAAAGTCGACTTGTTATTGATAGATTCTGAAGTAGTTCTTAAAAATCTGGAAACTATTAAAGAAACTATTAAACAACTTAGGGAATATAAAATAATTGGAGAGTTTGGGGTAAAGAATCCAAAGACCGCCGAAGATCTCAAAGCCATAGAAAAAGCTATTGAAGAGAAAATTAAATTCGTCTCTCTTGATTTATGTCCTTTGAATTTTAATTATGATATTGTTAATTACTGTAAGGAAAATGCAATAGATTTACTTGGCTTTAATCCTCTCGGCGGATATATTAACTCAGCATCTGTAATCTCTAGCTTTACTATTCCTTATCTTCTTGGTTTTGCTGGAAATTATTGTTCTGTTATATTCTTATCTGGACGTGATTTGATTTTATCCAAAGAATCAATGTTGTATATAAAGGATAATATAATTGGATCTGAATGTTCTAGTAAATTTTCCCTTAAAAAGAATGTGTCTAGACTTCATAAACCACTTAAGAAAGTTGTGGATACTTCATTAATATTTAATAAGAATCTAGTTTTAAGTGTAGATTCTCCTGAGTATTTATTTCCTTTAGAAGATATTAATATAAATCTAGGTTCTCCAGTAAATATTGTTGATGGAGTTGATCCGAAATTAAGAACGGAATTAGAAATGTTTGTGGATGATCTTTTGGAGGTTACAGAATTTCCGAAAGATGCTACTCTTCAATCTAAATATGCTATAGTAAGGTATCAAGTTTTATCAGCTCTTCGAATGAAATTTCCGGAAACTGATGGATGGAATATTCATATAGTAAATACGGGAAAACTAATCTCTGGAATTTTAGTGCATAGAGTAATCGAAGAAAAAAAGAAAAGATTCTTTAAAAAGAAAAATTCTCAAAAAACTGAATCTAAACATTTTCTTTGTGCACTTCCTAAAATTGATCTTCCAGTATTTATAGAAGAGCCCGATGATAAAAACACAGTCCTTGAGAACTCAAACCCTAATAATTGAGAAAATCCGGAGTTAGTTGTGTACCCCGGAAAATAAAATAGAAAACATTAATAAATAAAAATTATGAGAGTTTATAACGGAACAAAATCACAAATTAATTTACCTTTATCAGGTACTCAACGAATTACTATCCCAGCACATTCTGTTTCTGGTGATATTATGCCTAGTAATGAATTTCTAAGTTTACTAGTAAGTTCTTATGATTACAATGAACTAGCATTAATTGTATCAGGACCATTTGAAATAAATATGTGTGCAGGAGTATCAGGATCAGTAGGTTTTGTAGTTCAATCCCTTGATGAAGCTATTGAACGTTTTGCACCAAAAGAATGTCCGAAGTGTAATCAAGATCCTTGTGTTTGTAATAAGGAAAAAGAAAAAGAACCGCAGCCAGTAGATAAAAAACCGGCAGCAACTCCAACAAAACCGGCTGAAAAAGAGAAAGAAAAATCAGTACCTGAAACTAAAGAGGAAAAAAATAAATAAAGTATTATAAACTATTGGAATCTCATAGAATTTTATCTAAGGGATTCCATTTTTATTTCAAGAGTATAATTTTTTATGGAAGATAAAAATTTTATATTTAAATTTGATAATAATGAAATCAATTTTTCATTAAGAGGAGATGGTAATGGAACTATGATTAATGCAACCGAAATGGCTAAACCCTTTGGAAAATTATTTGCAGATTGGTATAGACAAAAATCAACGAAAGAATTTCTAAAAGCATTAGAAAGTGATATGGGAATTCCCATATCACAATTAGTAGTAGTAATTAAAGGTAATTATGGAAATGGAATAAAACAAGGTACCTGGTTACATGAAGATGTTGCCCTAGAATTTGCTAGATGGTTAAATCCTATATTCGCTATTTGGTGTAATAAGAGAATAAAAGAAATAATAATTAATGGTTATTCTGTAATTAATTCAAATAGAGAATCTTTTGAGAAAGCCTATACAGATATTCAGCAAAAATTAATTGAATCTAATAATGAGATAATCTACTTAAAGAATACATTAGATACTCAAAAGGATTTAGTAAATTTTGCAAACCTAGTTATCTCCACATCTGAGAATTTATATACGATGACAGAAATTACAAAAGGGCTAAACTTATGTAAATCTAGTAAAGACATATATAATATTCTAGAATCAAAAAATATAATATTTCATCAAGGTAATAAATGGTTTCTTAAAGCCCCTTATGATACTCTTGGATTAACAAAAGATATAATGATTGCAGGAAAAGATGGAAAACCTCACAATCAAAGAAGATGGACTGAGAAAGGAAAGTATTTTATCATGTCAGTTTCATTATAAAAATTATGGTAGACTATAAAGAAGTAAAATTAAAAGATGGACGTGTATTAGTGTTTTGTAACTTCGAAGAACTTCTTAAAGATTTTTATGGAGTATCTAGTATGGAAGAAGTAGAACCTCATGCAAATTCAACAGGACACTATATTATTCATTGTCCATTTTGTAGAGATTCTGGACATACAAAACATAAATTATATATAAAAACTGACTTAACTGTTGGTACTTGTTTTGTATGTAATCGAGCCTATATACATGTGTCTGATGAAGTTGATACATCATTTAAAGTACCTGATTTTATGTCATTGTATTATGGATATTCAGGTCATCCAAATGTAGTTAAACTTACAGAAGATCCTATATGGACATTAGATAAATACTGGAATGAATTTGATAATTTTGATCAAAGAGGCTATGATTATCTAATGAGTAGACATCCTTTTATGAACGACATCTATAAACTCCTAGACTTTAAATTTGTTGATGGAAATGTAGTAATGCCATTTAAATATCATGGGGAAGTATTTTATTACCAGATTAGATTTTCTGGAAAGACAAAAATTAGATATCTTTTCCCACAAATATCAGCAAAGCCTCCTTATGTAATAGATCATGGTCAAGGTCTAAGAAAAATAATAGTAGTGGAAGGGGTATATGATGCTATAGCTGCTTTAATTATGGCACCTGATTATATACCTTTTGCAGTTTTGGGAAGTTCTATATCAGATTATCAATTAGATTTTCTTAGTGAGTACGTTCCTGAAAAAATTTTATGTTACTTAGATGATACTGAAAAATCTATGAGTGTGGCTAAAAAAATAAGAAAAAGAATAGATTATTGCCCTATTAATATCATAAAATCTAATGGAGAAGATCCAGAAGAATGTATGAAACGAAAACTTAGGGCTGGAAATAATTTACAATGGATTAAATAAAATGATAACAGCATCGATAGATAATACTATAAATAAAATAGTAATAAAAACCGATGACCCTAGTGTAAAATGTCTTTTAGAATTTAAAAGAAAAGTAACTAAGTATTCCCCTTGGTTGAAATCTTGGAATACAACTGAAGAAATAGCAAAACTTTATGATAACCCTAGATCATGCGGACCTAAGAAAGGAATATATACTTTTATCTTAGGAATGGGATGGGCAGCTTATATTGCTAATGTATTTAAACCAATCCTATCAGATACGGATTATAATACAATTCTTAGAACAATATTTGCAGATTATTATCGAACCTATCCATTTCCAAATCTTAGGGATTATCAAAATGAAGATATGTTACATGTGTTAAAATATAAGAGAGCAATTATTCAAACTAATACCGGATATGGTAAAACTGAAACTATAGCAACTCTTATAAACTATGCACATAATGAACTTGGAAAAAAAGTATTAGTTATAACTCCAGGAAAAAAAGCGAAAGATGAAATTGTAAAAAGATACGAGTCTAGATTTGGTGGTAAATTACCTACATCAATAGATGGAGATCTTGGATGTATAATTACTTCAGGGTTTCTAAATCAAAAGAAAATAAAAGATCCAGACCTATGTATTTTAGAGGAAGAGAAACTTAAGAAATTCGATTGGATTCTAGTAGATGAAGTAGAGTATACTATTAATCCTTCTGGTGAATGGATATATGATAGACTAGTGAATGCTGAAGTTATGTATGGATTTTCTGGAACTGCAGATCGAGATTCAGGAGTTATGATCACATTTGCACAGGGAATTACGGAAACAGTAGTAAGAAACAAGGATTTAATTAAATATTTCGGACCAGCATTAGTTTATAGAATGCCTACTAGTCTGAAAATAAATAGTATCCATATAAATACTATCGCTCTAAATAATATTAAATTTACAGAAGAGGATTTTAATGAGGATAATAATGTCTATAATACAATAATGTCAAAAATTTGGGTTGATCCTGGAGTATGTGAATTGATTGTAAAGATAGCAAAAAAATATCCTAAATTATATATCCCAATAAATAATTTAAATAATATTATTTCAACTTGGATAGATAACTTTTTTATTGGAGTATTTAGAGTGCTCTTAATTTGCGGCGAAGGATATATTTATTATGACTTGTCTGGAAATAAAACAAACCTAGATCTTCAACAATCATGCGAATATATTAAAAATGGAATGGTAGATATAATTCCTAGTACCGCCGCAGGATTTAGAGCACTAGACCTTCCTGGATTAGAAAATATATTACTAGTTTCTAATATCAACGCTGGATCGGTTCTTCAACAACTAGGACGAACAGCAAGAGGAACTAATATGAACGTTCTTGCACTAAAACCTAAAATACCGAAAAGAATCCCGGTATATACAAAAGGATTCGAACAAAGAGATGAACTATTACATAACTACTATAAGTATTGTGATATTCAAGATATAGTTATTAATGAAGAAAATCTTTAAAAATATAGTATGGATAATGGTAGTGTATTTGATTTGATTTTTAGCTGTTTTAATCAATATTTATTTCAGGATGCTAAAAATAATATATTAGATCTTCAATATTATTTTCAGACTAATCCACAAACAGCCGGAAATGGTATGGTCTCTCAACTCGTGGATGCTATAAAGACTTATCCTCTAGAAAATATAGATGAGCCTTTATTTAGGAGTATCTTATTTAGATCTCAGAAAACTCCACAAGAGACTCAAGAGGTGATGAATGAAATTATAAAATGGAAAAAATATACAAAAAGTCAAATTGAACCAGCCAGAAAGATTTTAACTGATGTAATATATTCAGTTAATCTTCAAAAAGCAAACAGACTCTATTCTCAAAATCCAGAAGAATATGTTAAGTTTGTGAAAAATATAAATGTTAAAACTACTGCTGATCTAGATAATTTTAGTGAGATTGGATTTACACAAATAGATATTAATTCAATCATCGCTGAACAGGCAGAAGGCGGTGCACCTAGTAAATTTGAATGGATAAATAATTGCTTTTCATGCGGAGCTTATGAATTTGGACAACTCGGGCTAATTGCGATTTGGAGAAGTCGCCTAGAATAATATCTAGGAAAATTCTATTAAAATGCTGGAAAGATAACAAATCAAATCAGCATCAAGGAACGTTAGTTACTTGTTCAACGACTAAATATAGAACTATGAAGGTAACATTCATAGATGATATAGTCTATAACATATTGAATATCAATAAGTTAGCTTAGGCCTCCAGGAGTTGGAAAGAGTTTAATGGCTATGCAGGAAGCATTGAATATGGCAATACAAGGTTATAAAGTACATTACTTAGCCCTTGGGGATCTCAAAATGAAAGATTTTATTATCAGATTAGGAGCTCAATTTAGTGGTTGCTCTTTTAGTGAAGTATCTCAAAATATAGGGCCAATCTATAATAGTATGTGTCAGATAATTGGAAATAATCTTAGCATAACTATATTACCTGCCGGAAAAATTTCAGTGGATGAATATATAGAATTCATGAAAACAAAAGATTATAAAATCCTGTTTATCGATTAATTGCTTAGTCGCTTAAATAATAAAATTTAAGAAAATTATACTAAAATGCTGGAAAATGTAAGACATAAATCAGCATCAAGGAATATTAGTTACTTGTTCAACGACTAAATGTATAACTATGAAAAATAGATGATATAGTCTAATAATTTAATACCATATTAAATTTAGTAATGTATGATGCGGGATTTAAAAACGCTCACGGTGGAGAGGATGGATCTATGTATAAATCTTTCGGAGATATTTATGATAAGCTTACAGAGTTAACTGCAATGGGAAAGTTAGTATTTATATTGTCTCAGTTAAAAATTGGAGCATATAGTCAAGAAGTATTAGATATGTCTTATATAGCTGGGTCTAGCCATAAGGTTGATGTGGTAGATTTTATTATAACACGCTCTAAGGGCGGTGAGAAACCCAACCCTAACAACCTAGGAATATCAACAATTACGAAAAATCGACGTGGAGAAACAAATATAATTGATTATAATATAAGACTTCAGAATGGTAGATTTAGAAGTTTACCAAAGAAAGTATATGACGATATAAGAATGATTCAAGAGAAAAGATGTTTTTCTGAGGCAGATATAGATTTAATGATTAATAACTATAATATTCAATATAATCAAGCTCAACAGAGTATATACAAACATGGAAGTGGGCTACAACAAGGAAACAATATTAATATACGACAGACTGTTTCTGGACCAACTCCATTTAATAGACCTTAAAGTGAATTTTTGCGTTTTAAGGAAGATTAAAACCTAATATATGAAGAACATTAGAAAAATTTATAAATAAAATTATAAATTAATCTAGTGTTCTTTTTATTTAGATTTCATAAGAATAGGGAAAAAGTAAGATTAGTAAAGGTTGCAAACTTTATTGACCTGAAATTTCCCTTTAGTAAAATTCTTATGAGGTTTATAATTATTTTAAATATTTTTTAATTATGAAATCTAAACCAATAGAAGGTATAAAATCTACCGAAAATCCAGGGATGAAGTATAGTAGTTACCTAGATGAAAAAGATTTTAATGAGATGATTCTAGATGGGAGAACTGAAGAGGAATATCTAGAAGATTACTGTAAATTAATAGATTAAGCCCTTCAGAGAGGATTAAAACGAGGAAAAATCGAATTTTATACAGAGAAACATCATATTTTACCTAGGTGTATGTCAGGTGAAGATGAGAACTATAATTACGTACTTCTTTCTGCTTTAGAACATATAATAGCACACGTTTTATTATATAGAATTCAATCAGATAATAATAAAATATTATCTGCTCTATTTTGTATGATTAATGTAAATTCAGTATATACATCCGAGCGAAAATTAGTAATAGAGAAATATAATATTACCCTTTCTGCTGAGTTAAGAGAAAAATATATACGTTCTATCTCATATCCTGTTGTTTGTCATGATTTAAATAATAAAGTTTATAGAGTATATAGTAGTATTTCAGAAACTGAAATGGATGGTTTTAATCACACTTCTGTTAGTAGTACTGTAAAAGGAGATTACAATACTTCTAGAGGATATAAATTTTCTTTATTAGAAGATTTTAAAATTAATTATCCAGAAAAATTAAATGAATTTTATTCATTAAAAGATCTACCAAAATTAAATTTAACACCTTTAGAAAGAAATACTGTATTAGAATATAATGATTCCGGAACAAAGATAGTATGTTTTGATAAAAACTTCAATGTTTGTAAAATATATAATACAATATCCTCTATTAAAATAGATGGATTTAATCCAGAGTATCTTAGAAGGAGTATAGAGAATAAAACATTATATGGAGAATATTACTGGATGTATTACAACGATGCTATTAATTTATATTCGAATAGTATTCAAAAATTTTATGAAAAAGGAGCAATTTCTAATATAATAAAATATATTCCTAGAGAAACTAAGAGAAGTAAAAAGATTATTTGTCATGATAAAGACTATTTAATATATAAAATCTATGATTCAGTAAAAGATGTTATAAAAGATGGATTTTCTGAATCTTCAGTATCTGCTGCAGTAAATCGTAATAAAACAAGGACATCTTATTCTGCTATAGGTAAATACTTTGATTATTATTGGACTAGCCTAGATGAATGGGAATATCCAGATAAATTAGATGAATACTATCTTAATAAAGAAACAAATAATTTACCAAAGTTAGTTGTTAAGTTATTTAGAAATGAAATAATAAGAACTAATCGGAATCATGAGATTATAAAAATATATAAAAGTATTGGAAATGTTAGAGAAGATGGGTTATTTCACCAGAATGTATGGAGAATCTTAAATAAAGATAAAAAATTAAATACTGAATCCTTATATAATAATTCATATTGGTTTAAATTTTCAGACTTTAAAGAAAAATATCCTGATAAACTTGAAGAATATTACAAACAACAAGAGCAAAAATAAATTTCATTTCTTCTATTAACTCCAATTGGTTAATAGGCAATAAATTTAATAAATTCATAATAAAATTAATCCCAACCTCCTGTAGTGATTATAGTGGGTTGGGCTCTTTTTTCTCCTCCAAATCAATAAAAAGGGTGATTTCTAAGGGTGATTTTCTTATATATGAGTAAAAATTTAAAATAAAATTAATAAAAATGAAAGTAATTCAATCTAAAGTATTGGTCATAGTAGATAAAAAAGATACTATGACTCAAAAGATAGGAAATTTTGTTGTTCCTGCGAGTGAATGTGAAAAAGCTGAGGTTATTGGAGTAGGTGAAGAAGTTAGCGAGGGAGTATTAAAACCTGGTGATACTATCTTGATTTATCCAAACACAGGAAAATCATTTACTCAAGATGGAACAGAATATCGTGTTATAACTTTAAATGAAATTATTGTAGTACTTTAATTAAAACGAAACATGTCAGAAGGAAAAATTATTAATCACGGCTTTGAAACTCAGGCCGAAATTATTGAAGGTGTAAAAAAATCAGTAGAGGCAATTAAGAAAACACTTGGCCCGTCAGGTAAAGCCGTGTGTATTTCAGGATTTACAGGTCCAGAGGTGTCAAGAGATGGAGCTACTGTTGCTAAGTCGATTTCATTTAAGAATCAACTTCAGAATACAGGAGCTATCTTTGTAAAAAATGCTGCCGCTCAAACAGAAAGATTAGCAGGTGACGGTACAAGTTCAACTTCACTATTAATCAAAGAAATGTGTGAAAAAGGACAAAAAGCATTACGAACTGGAGCTAATGTAAATGAGGTGAAATCTGGTATGCTTAAGGCCGGAAAATGGATGGCTGAGTATATCAAAAATAATTCAATTCCAGTAAATGATGATATGGAAAAGATCAGAAAGGTGGCAACTATTTCAGCCAATAATGATCCGGCCATTGGAAATCTGGTAGTTGAATGTATGGAGAAAGTTGGAATGCTTGGTATTATTACAGCTGATTTCTCTAGTGGTCTTGAAACTACTATTGATGTAACTACTGGAATGAAACTCGATCGTGGTTGGGCTTCTCCGCAATATGTTACAAATCCTACTGATGGAACTTGTGTAATGGAAGATCCTTATGTAATTGTAGTAGGAGAAAGATTATCTAGTGTGCAGCAAATTCTTCCGTTAATGGAACAGCTTGTACCTACTGGACGTCCATTCTTGTTTATAGTAGATGATATTGATGAAGTAGTAAATACAACTCTTGTCATGAATACTCTTCAAGGTGCAATTAGATGTTGTGTTGTGAAAGGTATTGATTTCGGAGATTCAAGGAAAAATATTATGGCAGATATTTCAATTTTAACTGGCGGTAAGTATATTTCTCCTGAGAACGGATTATCAGTCACACAAGCAACAAAAGAAGATCTTGGAGTAGCTAAGAAAGTTGTAATTTCTAGAGATTCATGTATTATCTATGAAGGTGGCGGTGATTCTAAAGAGATTGCTGAAAGAGTAGAAATTCTTAGTACTAAGCTTACAGATCCAGGAATATCAGATTATGATAAAACTAAATTTGCGAAACGAGTAGCAAATCTTAGTGGGGGTATTGCAGTAGTGAGAGCTGGTGGTGCTTCTGAAACTGAAAAACAGAACCTTAAACAGACCATTGAAGATTCTATTCTAGCATCTAAAAGTGCTATCGCCGAGGGATGTTCTTTAGGAAGCGGTTATATCTATTATAAAGGATCATTAGAAGCAAAGAAAGATAAAACATTCTGGAAATCTTTAATCGGAGACGAAGTAGAGGGTGCAGAAATTGTATTCTCAAGTCTTCCAGTAATTCTTAAAACAATTGCGGATAATTCAGGAGTCTCAGGAGAAGTAGTTCTAGAAAAAGTTAAATCATCTAAACCAGGAATTGGATATAATGCTAAGACTCGAAAGTATGGTAATTTACTTGAGGAGGGGATCTTAGATAGTTCTAAATCTCTTCGAGTAGCTCTTGAAAATTCTATTTCAGCAGCATCAATGATTCTCTTAATTGATTGTACAATTATCGATGATAATATTTCCGAAACTAAAATAGAAGGTTAATAAATAATAATATACTACACCTCATCCTGGTTTTGATATTTTATCCCAGGGTGGGGTTTCATTATTTTATGACAAAGATAATAATTAGTAATACCAATTCAGTTTCAATTGGATTTAGTGACGAATGGTTATATATGTCTTTAGCAGATGGTAGATATCAAGGTTATATATCTAGATTAGCATATCTTTATCGAGAAAAATATAGATCAGATACCTCAAAACTTCCAAATTTTGAGAAAATTTTAAAATTAATTAATTCTCAGGATTCTTTAAGAGGTTATAGGTTTGAAGCTAAAAGAGAGAAATTATTTTATACGATTACTCATGGAGATAATTATAAAAGGATTGGAGTGGAATTTGTTAATAAATTTTTAAAAAGTGATTTATACAATTTCAATGGAATTTCTTCTGAATCTGAGATATATTACTATAGAACAATTCAAGGAGCTTATGAATTAACCGACAAAATTTCTATAAATTTTCCTGATTTTATAGAAAATATATTATCAAAAACAAAAGATGATATGATCGATCGTTTTGGAATAAGTTATATTATAAATTACATGCTTAATACGCAGCCGAGAAAGCTTGATTTTCTAATTAATGAGGTTAAATAAAATAAAAAAATTATGAAAAAAGAAGATGATAACGACTTTCCTCTCTATGATGGGGAGGAAGGAAATATTAATTTTGATGAACAAGAAGATGATTTCGATTTTGAGCCGGAAGATTTACCAGATTGTCCACTTACTGATTTAGTTATTAGTAATATGATGATGTCTAAACCTTTCGGAATGCACTGGGATTATGATAAGATGAAAGAATTTTTAGTAAAACTTGGATATAAGATAATTACTAGATATTCTGATCGTCGAGAAGTTGAATATGAAGTTGCAATAAAACCTAACTCATCTTTTATACCAGAAGATGACTTTAGTAATATTAAAAAAATGTTTGACTTAGAAGTCCAAGATATAATGATTGGATGGCTATTAAAAAATAAATAAATTTATGTGTGTTACAAATAATATTACAGAAAAATCATTAGAAAAATGGAAAGACCTTATTCTTGCATGTAAAAACTATTACATTGATTCAGTACCTACCGGAATGGATGATGCTGTATATGATATGTTAGAAGCTAGAGCAGCGCAAGAAGATGGATTTTTTGTCAGAGATTATGTTTATCAAACATATTTAAAAGGAACTAAGACAAAAAATTCTTATATAGAAAAAATTAAAAAGAAAAAAGTTGAAGAAAAAACTATGTTAAGTGCTCTTTCTGAGTTTATGAATGAAAACTCTGGAAAATACTGTGATTTAAAGTATGATGGATCTAGTATAGCAATTTATTTAGATTCTTCAACTGGTATTCCAAAAAGAATAGTTACAGTCGGAAATTTAAATTTGGATAACTATGGGGTAGATCAAACTTGGAAATTAATAAACTTCCTTCCAAAAAGATTTCCGAAAGGTATAGTAGCAATTCAGGCAGAGGCATTAGTTGACATTAATCGACTTTCTGATACTGATCCTGAAACTGCTAGACAAAGAGCCAATGGACTAATAAATTCTAAGTATTGTGAATCTGAGGTAAATAATTTATTAACTCTTAGAGCTTATAGATATTATACTGATGATTCAATAGAAGGACAAATACTAAGAAAAACAGACTATCGTGAAGTTTTAAAAATGTTTGAAACTGTATGTTCAAAAACTGATGGACATATCTTATTTTCCCCTGCCGATGTATGGACTATAGAAGAACTTATGAGCGCCGGAAATAAAGAATATACAGAAACAGATAAAACAGTTACTTCAACTGGTTACTTCTTAAATGATGGTTGGGTAGTATATGATGAATTTGGAATATGTCTCGGCGCCTTAAAATTTGCTGGTGCTGGATCAGGAACTGAAGCTTTAAAAACTACAGTAAGAGGTATACGATGGAATTCTCAAGTAGCTAAAGGAAAAGATTCTTGGTCAGCTAATATTCTAATCGATCCAATTCAAGTAAAAGGATGTACAGTAAGAAAACCAAGTGCTGGAAGTGTGGGAAAAATGGTAAAAAAGAAAATTACCCCTGGAGCAATAGTAAGTATTATTATGGCTAATTCAACTATTCCAATGGTAGGGGATTCTTTTACTGAAGGTAATGGAGATTTTATGTGGCCAACTTGTAGCTGCGGTTATAATATGTCAGAAAAAGATGTTTATGGAAGTCTTTTGAAATGTGGAAATCCTATGTGTACTGAAAGACTAGATCGAATGAATAATTATATAGGATCTCTTAGTAATATTAAACAACAACTAGATCTTAATAAATTACTTGTTATAGATCGATTTAAGTGGGAAAGTACTGGGATTAATATAGATCAATTGTTGGGAAGTGTTGAAAGAAATGATCCTAATAGTTACTATAATCAATTAAGATCTTACCTTAAAACAGATTTACAAGTGAGAAATTTAGATTTAGTTTGGAAAGCAAGTTATACAATCTTAAGAAGTTATTATGAAAAGTCTATTGGAATTTAAACAAGAAGCAATAATTGTAGAAAAACCAAAAGAAGAATGGAATAGACTTTATCTTGAACTCTTAGACTTAATAAAATCTTGGGGCTTGGAAGATAAAGTTAACTCTTTTAAGTATGAATGGAAAGGATCAGGAAACTCATTTAATAAATTATTCGAATTATCTTTTCTTCGAGAATTAATATTTTACGTACTCGATATAGATTGGAGAGATCCAATTTGGGGAGATATATTTGATATTGAAAGGATAAGTAGTACTCCTAAATCCTATCACGGTTCAGGAAATGATATTACTATTGAAACTTACCTATTTCAACTTGAAGATAAATCAAAGGTATTAAATAGTCTTAATGGAAATTGGGTATTTGATCATTATAAAGAAGTGAAAGATTTTATGGATCAATATAATGATAAATATTTAAAACTGTTTGAAATTAAGAGATTATTTCCATTAGAAGTAGAGATAGAAAATGTTTGATTTAGAGCAAAGAAAAAATTATATAAAAACAAGAAATGATACAGATTATACTGATACAGTGAAAGCAGTATATAAAATCTTAGTATCTAAATATTCCTACCGAGCAAGAATTTCAGATATTTTTCAACTCCTTAAGGATGCATTTGGAATTAATGAATTTATTATTCTTGATTATCAGCAAATGAATAATGCACCCTTCGAATCTTGGTTAGTTGATCAGTATATATCTTGGAAAAATGGTAAGGAGATAGATTTTATAGAAATATATAAAGCTATCTTAACTGTTGGAGATTTTACTACATCTGAAAAAGAATTGTTTGAGTCAGGTCTGATTGAAGAGCGTTTATGGGCTATTTTCTTATTAGTTGATAGCCCCGAATTAAATATTATATAAAATAACATTAAAATGATTGAAGTAAATTTGTATTCTATTCCGGCCCAAGAAATGAATTCTATGGTAGGCCGTTGTGTTGCTCGTAGCCGTTTTGATAAAGAAGGTATGGGCGTAAGTGTTATGGAATTTGTTAAGGGTTTTTTAAAGAATAATTTAGCAAATTTCGAAAATAGTATTGGTAACGCTGAATTAGTAAGCTTTATTAATTCAGAAACTACAATGAGTACTAAGGATTTTTCTTGCATTAATTATTGGTTAGCTCAAGTTGGTTATCTTGTTCAGATTCAAAATGTAGCTGATGATGAAGAAAATGCAGCCGGTATCCCGACAGGTGATGTAGTAGAGTGGAATGTAATCGATTACAACTTTATGCAATATGATTACCCAACTGCAACTAAAATTATTCCTGGTGAAGGTCTTGAAATTCCAGCTATCCTTAGGCAGATTGTAGAACAGTCTGGTTTGTTTGATCCTAATAAATTAAGTGGTGTTAAAAATCCATTTACATTATTGTTAAATAATATGGATAAAATTAAGAATACTACTGGATCTGTATCACCAGCTATTACTACTCAGATCTATGATCTTTTAGATCAGATGGGTATTAAAGTATTTTGTGCAACTTCTGAAGATTAATTACAATGACTACTCTACAAAATGATATTCTAGAAATATATAATTCCTTAGTAGAGTTTTCTGATAATACAGTAAAAACAAACTTTCCGATTCCAATTAAAGTAAGATATGAAAAAGAAACTAGATTACTTATATTTGAACAGAAAGGAAAAACGGTATATCTAGGTCTCCCAGTCTATTATTGTTTAGCACTGGAGGACTTAGAAAAACCGACTTATCTATTACCAGAAGATTATGATTATCTAATGTCAACTCTTCAATCTTTAATAGCATCTGGAGAATTGATAAAACCTAGAACTTGTCTTGGCCCTGAAAACTATGGATTTAATGTTTATTCAACTAATATTAATGAAATGTATAAAGGACCTGATGTAATTGGACAAGTAAAGTTTATTTCTGGAACATCTTGGTTATTTAAGTTTAGAACAAGAAAAAAGTATAAATTATGAATTTTAACGGAACGATTATTATCACAGATCCCTGCTATATTGCAGAAAATAAGGATTGGGGAAACGGATTTAATTATAATAATATGACTATCTCGGAAGAAGTAGGATTCTCTGATAATTATATTTGGGAAGATACTGGAGTTGGAGATGGAAGATGGAAAGTATCAAAACTAAAAAATATTCTTGGCTTACTTGAGCTTGAAAAATTCATAGATGATATTGAAGAAGCTTACTATAATCTTTACGATAATCCTTCAATTGAAAATCAGATTAATCTTGAAAAATTAGTTAATCAGAGGGAAACTATTGGAAGATATTGTGTAGATTCTGGGACTTTTGGAGTATTTTATCTTGACGAAGTTTTAAAATATAAGCCAGATTTTTTAGTAGAACATGGAGATTGGTGTTATACAATTATTAAAGACTTTATTGGGGATGTAAATGTATATACTGATTCTCGTGAACAAAAACATTTTTTAGGTATAGGTAATAAAACATTTTATAGTAATACAGTATCATGGTTGTAAAAATTATTAATAAATCAAAATTTCCACTTCCAAGTTATGCAAAGCCTGGAGATTCTGGAATGGACCTTAGAAATATCGGTGAAGAATTTACATTAAAACCGTTAGAAAGAAAATTAGTTCCTACAGGCATATATGTTCAACTTCCCCCTAGAACTGAAATCCAAGTTAGAGCTAGATCTGGAGAAGCCTTTAAAAAAGGATTAGGAGTTTTAAATGGACCAGCCACTATAGATTCAAACTATAGAGGAGAAATTGGAGTAATTTTAGTTAATCTTAGTCCTGTAGAGGTAACTGTAGAACATGGAGAAAGAATTGCTCAGATGGTTTGTGCAGAAGTAACTCATATGGAATTAGAGGAAGTTAGTAAACTTGATGAAACAGAACGAGGAGGATCAGGTTATGGCAGTTCCGGAATACAATAACGATATAAAACGACTTCTTGGATTAAAAGGAAATACTAGATTAGAAATTCAAAATCAATTAACCCAACGAATCTTAGAATATGATTATATAGATAAAACTCCAGGAATAGGATTGAGATTTTTAGAAACAAAGAAAAGAAATCGAGAGGCTGGTGAATGGATTTATTATAATATTCTATTCGAAGCTAGAAAATATCAAGATACTCCTGAATATTTAGCACATATTCTAGGATCACTATCAAAAGTAGTAAAGACCTGGGGAGATTATTCTAATATTGATGTAGTTGGAATTCAAGAAGTTGATTGTGAAGAAGCAGATTATTATTATATACTAATTTATATTTTAAGTGATGGAAAAGACAAAGAAAAACTCGAATCCGATGGAGAGTGAAAAAATGTCGGAAAAAGATTATGAATTTCTAGAGAAAAGAAGAGTATGGGGATGGGATAATGCAATGTCTGTAGCAAATGATTTATGGGCTAGTATTCATAATTCATTACTCGCTGGAGATTTAGTATTTGCTTATAAAGATACTACGGGAGAGTCAGGATTAACTCAGATTGTCGTAGTAGCACTTAATCAACCAACAGAACACTTTTCAGTTGGTATGGTTACATCTGGATATACTGCACTTCTCCCACATGTACCATTTGATTACCTAACTAATACTGTTCTAGGAGATCTTAAAAAGTATAAAGTTGATAAGAATATAATAAAGGCTTACGAACAAATTTTAGAAAATTATAAAAGATGAGCAATTTGAGAATTTTAAGTGTTGATGTTGGTTTCTCTGCTATTAAGTGTTCTTTTAAGGATTCCAACGGTTTAATAAAATTTGAAAAGTTTATTAGTGCAACAGCAAAACTCCCTGAAAAACCACTTGAAAGTGATGATGATATGGTATTTCCATTAGGAGGGGATTATTATGTATTAGGACCTGCAGCATTAAAAGTACCTAGATCTTATTTACTTAAACTCGAAACTTTTGAAGATTTAAAAGCAGTTTATGCCCCATGGTTGTCATATTTAATAAAAAAATATGGCGGAGATGAAGGAATAAATGCATTTGATAAATTAGCTATTGGTTTATCAATGGCTTTTAATACCAATGATAACGTAGATGAATTATTAGATTATTTATATGAAACATTAAATATAAATAAAGAAGATTATATATATTGTTTTTGCCAAGGCTTATCATGTAAATATACCTATAATGAATATGGGTTAAATGTTCGTGAAGCTTCTAGACGTAATGATGTTAAGTTAAGAAATGCATTAATACTTGATGGAGGATTTGAAACTTTAGATTTCTGTAGTATTATCAACGGTACTTCTTCAGCAGGTGCTGCTGTAGGAGTAAAAGATTCTGGCGTAATTAGAATAGTTTACGATCTCGTTGATTATCTATATAAAAATTATTCGATATCAATTTCAATTAAAGAAGGCCAAGTAATTTTAGATACTGGAGTTTTAAAACGCAGAGGAAAAACAATAGATTTATCTAGACAAGTTGAAGAGTTTTCAAAAAAATATATTATCGAAGTTTTTCAATATTTAGATAAAAATTATGGAGAGGTACTTGATGCTTTAGATGATGGTATTATTGTTTTAGGAGGATTAAGTTATTTTATGAAAAAATATCTCCATGATCCTGAAGTAGAAAAAGAAGTAGATAAAATATTTAGTGTATCTGAAATAGTATATCCAGAGGAAGACTCGGAATACTATAATTGCATATCATACTTAAGATTAGCTGAAAAAGTAGCTAGTGATAATATGAAATGATAAAAATGCACTTAGAGAAAGGTTAAAACCTAATATATGAAAGAACATTAGAAAAATTTATAAAAGAAATATTTATAGATCGATCTAGTGTTCTTTTATTGTTTCATAAAAGTTATAGGGGAGATAAGTTTAATAAAGGTTGCAAACTTTATCATTCTAAATCTCTCCTTTTTATTAATAACTTTTATGATATAAATATAATTAAATAATTTTAATTAAACAAACTTTTTATGAAACATCACACAACAGAAAATCAAGATGAAGTGAATAATAGTAGCTTATACCTTGATGAAACAGATTCAAACGGAATACCTCTTCTGAAACGAATAGAGAAATATCCAGACCTTCCAGAGAATGAATTTATCCCAATAGAGTATACTCATTCTAATGGGACATACTGTAAAAAATATCTACTATATTAATAAATTAGGACAGATTAAAAACATAGAAACAGGAAAATTATTAAAATCTTCTAAAATTAGAAATTATTATTCAATACATCTCTTTAGTAATAGTGATGATAAGAAAAGATTAGGTATAAGATTACATAGATTAGTAGCTTCTACATTTTTAATTAATCCCAATCCAATTATTTATAGTGTAGTAAATCATATAGATTATAATTCAGAAAATAATAGTTTATTTAATCTTGAATGGACAACACAAACAATAAATAATAGTATAGTAAAAGGAAAGCGCAGATATATTTCTAAAGATAAGTTAATGGAATATACTGCTTTAGATGATAACAGAGAAGAATTATTTACTATAAATAGAGTAAATAATAGGGGATATAATATAGATCAGATTGCTGTAGCTATTTATGAAAAATGTAAATATAAAGGATACTATTGGAAAAAATCAAGAGAATCTAAAAAAGAAGAAGCTCTTAGGTTAATAGGATACTCAGGAAATCTAGATGACTATGAATGGCATGAACATTGGAAGTATCCTGGATTATTTGTATGTAAAGAAGGATTTATTAAGAAAATTATTCGAGGAAATCATAGGATTTTATGTACAATGAGTCAAGAGGGATATATTAATATTATCATCGGAAAAGATCATGGAAAAGAATATAAAGCTCATAGAATAATAATGGAATATATTCTAGGAAGAGATCTTATGGATGATGAAATAGTAGATCATATAAATTGTATTAGATATGATAATAGTTTTTCTAATCTTAGAGTAACCGATGCAAAAGGAAATATGAATAATCCTTTAACTATAGAGAAAAGAATTAAAAGAGTAGTAGCAGCTGATTTATTTGGCAACTTTATATGTTATGAATCTGGAAAATATATTTCAAAAAATATACTATCTTTATCATCAACAATATACAGTTCAAGTGCTTTAGTAAAATTGAAAACTCCAGGAGAAAAGATAATTGTTATAAAACCTGGAGATAAAGAAGGGTTATTAAATAAGATGAAAACAGTAACATATGTTTTTAATAATGAAATGAAAGCTATTGGTGCATTTATTAATATTAAACTATATAAACAGAAAGTAGAAACTAAAGTAAGTTGGGCTATTATTAATAAATATCTTAATTCAGAAAAGTTAGCACCTGATGGAAATTATTATTTCAGAGGAGATAAAGCAGTTGAATTAATATTATCTCAAGGTCATGGAAGAGCTTGGGAATTTGAACCTGAAAATAAATAAATAAATAAAAAATTGATAAACAATGAGTAAATCAAAAATAATTAAAGGACAAGCATTTATTATTGAAAATGCTTTAGTTCAAGAACAGATTTTATTAACTCCAGGACAAGCAAGTACTACTAATATTGTGGAGCTTATTAAAAATATATGGGATGACCTTAAGACAGAAGGTACATATAAAAGTAATAAAAAGAAAAACTACTTTTATTGGGAATATGAAATGACTGATACTGAAAATGAAGATTCAGTTATTAAAGTAAAAATGGAATGCCCCCAGCCAAGAGAAGGATTATTTGAAGAACCATATGATCCTGAAACAGTAGAAGGCGACTATGCTAAATATTGGGTAAAAAAACTTAAAGAATCTACTGAAAATTATGAATACAAGGCAGCAATTCAGAAAAAAGAAATAGTTTTCCCTGGCACTAGATACGTAAATCAAGAAGGTGAAGTAGTAGAAGTAGAAGGAACAAAAATCAGTAATACAGATATAGGAGATATTACTAATTTACTTGGATTGTTTTAATAGAAAATAAATTATGGAAGAGGAAATAATAGAATCAATCAACGAAGAAAAATTACCAACTATCATTAGTAATGATGAAGATGTCATAGAAGAGGTGATCCCTGAAGAAATCCCTGGAACTAGTGGCATAATCGGAGGCAATCCCTTCGGAAACATAAGAATACAGATCAATGGTCAAGATATTTTTATGTAAAATAACATAGAGAGGTTAGATACATTTTCTACCTCTCTTATTTTTATATACTTGAATTTTATATTATTAAAACTTGAAACTTACAAAACACGTAAAATTTAAGTTTTTTCTCTTATATGTGTGATGAAAAAGATGTTTAATTTAGAAACTATTTTTGTTATGTGTAAAGAAAAACCATTTAATCGCCAAGATCAAAAATATCCAGATCTCCCTGACTATGAATTTATTCCATTAGTATATCCAGGTATTAAGGATATATATGAGATTAATAAAAAATCTGAAGTTAGAAATAAATACACTAAACAACTATTAAAACAACAACAAGATGAATTTGGATATACTACAATCTCTCCACAATATATAGAAAAGCATAAAAGAAAAGCAAAATCTATTCATATAATAATGGCTACCATTTTCTATAATAATTCAGAACCAAAAATATATAATATAGTTAATCATATAGATCATAATCCAAGAAATAATAACCTATCTAACTTAGAATGGGTTACTAAAAGTGAAAATAATAGTCCAGATAGACGCTTACCAGTTCATAAAGATAAACGAATTAAATATACTGCAATGGATAAAAAGGGAAATGAATTATTTACAATAGATTCTTTAGATAGTAAAGGATATGATATACGTTACATTTCTTCGATTGCTAAAAAAAGTCAATATAGCTATAAAGGATATTATTGGAAACGACAAGAATCATTAAATAATCAAAAGTTTTTTGATCTTATAGGATTTTCTGGAAACTTAGATGACTATACTTGGTATGAACACTGGAAATATCCTCAATGGTCTGTGTGTAGTGAAGGATTTATTAAATCAAATAGATTTAATAAATTAATAGGAACACTTAATAATAAAGGATATATTATAGTTGATAGTAATAGTACTAAAGCGCATACAGTTATTATGGAATATCTCTTAAGAAGAAATTTAAAAAAGGGAGAAATAATTGATCACATTAATACAATAAAAACAGATAATAGTTTTTCTAATCTTAGAGTTACTGATCAAAAAGGAAATATGAATAATGTAAATACTCTGGAAAAATTATCAGAAAAAATAGTATTAGCAGATCTATATGGAGACTTTTTAAATTTTGGTTTTTCGAGAGATATCCAGAAACTAGTTGGAAAAGACAATATTAAAAGATCCAGAGTAGATAGGTTATTAAGTAGTAATGTAATTTCTACAAAATATATTTGTATTAAACTTGGAGACAAAGAGAAATTACATAAAAAGATGGAGAATATAATATATAAATTTTCTAAAGATAAATTAAGAGTTCTTGGAGCATATAATTCAATTACATCTGCAAAGAAGGAATCAGTTATTTCTACTAAAAGTATTAGTAAAAATTTAAATTCTGAAAAACCTGCGCCAGACGGATATTACTACATGAGAGGTCCTGAGGCAGTAAAGTTAGTACTATCGTTAGGACATGGAACAGCTGGAGATTTTAAACCTGAAAATAAAAAAAGGAATCTCGAAAACCCCTAAATTCTTATATATGGAAAAAGGAATTTCAATTCTTTTTTAATTCTTACAAATGTATGTAAGAAAAAAAAGGAATTTTTGAGGGCCTCAAATTCTTATATATGGTAGAGAAGATTGAAAGATATTATTTACAGAATCTGGAGATCTAATTTTTATAATAGACCCTGAAACTATTATAAATAAAATCTATCAAAAAAGACACAATATAACAACTAAATGCCGGAATGATGAAATTGGTAGACATGAGGGACTTAAAATCCCTTGGGTATTGCACCCATACGAGTTCGACTCTCGTTTCCGGTACGAGACGTAAAATAACAAATTTTCTCGTCGTCTAATGGTTAGGACGCTCGGCTTATACCCAAGTAATTTAGGTTCAAATCCTAACGAGAAAACGTAAAGACTGATAATCAATGAGTTACGATTATCAGTTCTATTTTTCTTAATTATTTTATTCACTAATTAACTATGAAAGAAAAGTCTAAAGGAAATAGAGGAACACGTTCTATCCGTACTTGCATAAATTGTGGCGAAGAGTTTTCAGAACTTAATACAAAAATTAAAGCAGGTAAGGGAAAATTCTGCTGTAATGAATGTTATCAGGAGTACAGAAAGAAAAATAAAAAGGATGAAAAAGAACTTAATAGATTACATCAAAAGAAATTTAAGTATGGATTATCTTCAGAAAAATACTATAGTATGTTTGAAGAACAAGAAAATAAGTGTGCGATTTGTGGGAACGAATTTACAGATAAAAATAAAGCTTTTGTAGATCATTGTCACACTACTTCTAAAGTACGAGGATTACTTTGTACTAGATGTAATTCTTTATTAGGAATGGCAAAAGATAATACAGAAATATTACAAAAAGCAATAGATTACTTATTGAAAAATAAAAAAGACGAATAATAACAGAAGAAGCTATTGAAGAAAATCAGTAGCTTCTTTTTATTTCCCCAAAATCCTTATTAATGTAATAAAAACTAAAAGAAAGAAAAATTATGGAAAAAGATTACGAGAAATTATTTGCAGTAAAATATGTTTTACAAAAAGAAGGCTTAGAAAATTTTAGAAGGAACCGTAAACATATTACTGAATTTGAAAATGTATTTTTTGAAGTTGTAAGTAAAGAACCCAGACCTATAAGAAAATATAAAATTTCAAGTAATATACAAAACTATATTCGATTTTATTCACTTAATAAAGAACGGCTATTTTCTAGCAAATTAAGAGATATAGTCAGTAAAAAGAACTTAGAAGACTTATTTAGAAATTCAGAAAAGAAAGCTAAATTTGGATTGATATATAATTCTAGTACGAAAGATAAACAGGAAACAGACTATAATGCCCACTCTATTTTTTGTATAACAAATGAATATATTATACTATATGCATTTATTGGAAAGTGTATTATGGGCAATGATAAAAAAACATTTAATTCATTAGGAAGTGTAGTAATAAAAAAGAGTGATTTATTAAATTTTTCTGAATTAAACTTAGAAGGTTGTTTATATAGCATGGATGAATTTGTTAACTCATACAAACTTTGTAAACAGTTTAATTGTTTGGATAAATTTTTTAAAAGTATTCCTTCAAAAATGATGAATGAGTTTACTTCATTAGGATGGTCAGATACATTAGAAGATTACTATAAAGAGGTAATAGATAGTCAAGAAGATTTATTATCAAATAATAAAACTATAGATGATCTTATTAAATATTTTAAAAATAATTATAATCAAACTTTATATTCGGTTGAAGCTAAGGAATCATTTAGCATAAAATACAGATTTATCTATGAATCATTTAAAAGTTTTATATTTTTGATGACTTCTGAAATAAAAACTGAAACATTTGAATCTGTGTTATCTGGAAAAGTAAAAAATCCACCTACATAATTTGAAGATCCTAATACTGGCCGAAGAAATCAAGGAGTAATTATAGTAGATAAACTATACGATACTGAAATAAATATAGATTGTCCCTTTGGTGTAAGAGGTCATTGGAGAAATCAATACTACGGAAAAGATGCGGCCGGAAATCCAATACATAAAAGAATTTTTATTGAAGCATTTGAGAAGAAAGGTTATCATAGAAAGGCAACAAAAGAATTAGTGGAAAGCAAATAAAAAATTAAGAGAGGAAATTAATCCTCTCTTTTTTAATTTTTCTGCTCTTTTTTATAAATATTCCAAAACTTTTCCACTTCAATCTCTACTTCTAAATAATCCTCTTCAGTAATAACATTAGAGAGTCTTTTATTAAGATTCTCAAGATCTGATACTTTAGAAGTATTATTTTTTGATTCATAGAATTTAAACATTACATTTAGTTTTGGTTGAAGAGCATCAATTTTCTTTTCTACTTCTTTACTAGGATAACCACCTAAAGCTCTACTTATAGCTTTTCCTGTTCCATAAAGAACTTTTCCAGCTAAATAACTAGCAATCATAGTTGCTATTACTCCTCCTGCTTTCATAAATTTTCTATATTTAAGTTTTTTATTCACATATAAGGCTTTGACATGAAAAAAGAAGGGATAATTGTTAAATCCCTTCTTCTAATTTTATTTTCAAGAAATAAATCCCTCGAATTTGTAATAAACTATGTATTCCTCTTGATTTTCTCCTTTTATATAGCGAGAAATTCTAAATACAATACTTTCTAATGGTTTATATTTCATAAGAACATATTCAGTTAAGTGTCGTATTTTTTCTCCCTTTACTTTCTTTTCAAGTTCACTCAAAATCTCAAACTTTCCTGTAGTTCCTATCGAATGCTGAGTTCGGTTAAAAAACTCATTAAGATTTTCTAACTCAACTCCAACAACAATTCCTTTCTTTGGTAATTTAATTTCTGATTCCATAATATTAATATTTTGTTTATTACTACACTTATAAGGATTTGATTCGTTCTATTTCTGCCAACAATTCTTTCTCTGATGTGTAAATATACCAGGGATATCCATATTTTTCTACTAATAGTTTATCATAGCTAAAGTATAACAAAGTAATTCCTTGCTCTCTACACCATCTATTTTTCTTTATATCAGATTTTCTTGTTTTTAAAAATGAATTAAAACTACCTCTACAATGTTTACTGTAATGATTTGGACCTTGTACTTCAATAGCTATATTAAGATTTGGCAAAAATATATCTATTTTAGAATAAGATGAATATGAATCTAATTGAGTATTTACTATTAATTTATCCTGTAAAAAACTTACTAAAGATTTTTCCCAAGATGATATTTTCATATTTACTGATTTCTTTATAAACTTTAAATATTTTATCCATCCATTATTATAACATTTAGTACATAATCCTGGAAATTTATCATGCAATTCGCTTTTTGTAATTAAATTATCATAAATAAATTTCTGCATAAGTTCAATAGAGTTAATTGATTTCCATGAAATTTTTTCACGTTTAGTATAGTTTATATAATTAAGATCTTTTATCCATCCATTCGTAGTACACAAATTAGTTAATCCAGGATATTTATTTCTAAAATCTTTGGGAGACTCTATATTATTTTTGAAAATAAATTCTTGTGCATCTTGAATTGTTTTAATATGCTCCCAATTATTTTGTTTTTTAGGAAATTTTAGATACTTAATCCACCCTTTCTCACAACATCTATTATGTAATCCCCTAAAATTATTATATAGATACATTGGATTAGGTATATTCTCTTTATCAATAAAATTTTGAACATCTTCTATGGTTTTATAGTTTTCTGACCAATTAGTTTGTTCTTTTTGAAATTTTAAATCTTTTAGAAATCCTTTTAATCTAGCTCTTTTATATAAACCTCTATGAGGAGAACTTTGAAATTCTCTTCTGGTTTTTATATCATTGTCTATTATGTATTTTTGTGTTTTATTAAAATCAAACTCTTTCCAATTCATAAAATAATAAATTAAAATAAGGAGGGAATCAATTCCCTCCCTAAATGATTTATTTAGAATTAGATTATTAGTATAGTATATTAATGAGAATCATATATTTTTTAATCTAATTCTGAATTTTCTTTTCTCATATTTTCTGTATGAAAGAAGTAATCAATAGCATTAAATGTAGTTAGGTTATATCTCAATCTATCTACGGGCGTATTACTAGGTCCATAGGAAATAACAAGATCTTCAAATGATACAAAACTTTCATTTAGTATTAAACTAATTTTAGGATCCTCAAGATATTTCTTTGCTGTTCCTGGTTGAAGTTCAGCAAGAGATATATGAGGTGTATAAGAATACTCAGAAACAACTTCATACTTCGTTCTTAATCCTTTATTGATTAATCCAAGTGTTTTATACAATTCACTAGTTTGTTTCATTTTCAACACTATATAATCACTATCATTCTCAAAAGATCCGATCTCAAAATTATTTAAAATTCTTTCAGTATTTTCAGATCTTATATATTCAATAAAATTATCAAATTCGGGTTCTCCTAAGATAGTTTCGATATCTCCTAGAATATTCATCCTAGGGATTTCTTTTCCTTGAGCGTATAATAATGTTATATGTGATTCATTTTCAATTCCAGTATCTTTAAGATCTTCTCTACTAAATATAGCAGATAAAGATACTGGAAGATAGAGCGAGCAATTTAGCATTAAACAGCTATTATTTTCCATATCAATTACCTCCCATATTTAATAGGTTATTTTTACGACGGAATTTAATCTTTAAATCATTTAATTCTTTTTTTAGACTTGCTTACTAATTATTATCTCTAATAAATTTTAGTACTAGACTATATCTTTTACAAATTAGATTTCAATTTATAATTGTTCACATAGTCGTTGAATCTAGTTTTATAAATCTAGACTGCTAATTAAACTTTCTCATTAAGTCTTTCTAGCAATTCTAACAATTCTTAAGTTATATCTCAAACTTTGGACCATTTTATTTTTAATCCACCTTGATTAAATCCCTTATCATCTACTACGGTTAATCCTAGACCAAGTAAATTATTTAAAAATATTTGATTATCTTCCTTCGCAGTGTCTTTTCTAGCACCGCTGATAAATTGATCCGCATTTCTAGAAAGTAATACGGCCAATTCCATCTCACCAATTTTCTGTCCTGTCTGTCTATAGCGTCCCTTTCCAAGTATAGGTTCATCTCGTTTAGCATTAATATCTACGCCATATAGACTTGATGTAACCTTATTACTATATGATGGTATATGGTATAACTCTTCAAGGGTCATGAATCCCGCCTGCAAAGGTTTATCTACTTCTCTAAACTTACCAGACATTCCAGAAACTAATTTATCATATTCTTCTGGTTCTAGATTTTCTTTTAATTCATCGAGATCTGTTAATTCAGTCTCAGGCATAAGAATTTTACTCTGACTTTCTACACCTAAATCTTCAGCCCATTGATTTACAAGTTCTGGAGTAAATTTAGTAGAGAAGCAGCCAACATTGAAATAATACATATCCTCGATTTTACTAGTATTATGACGTTCTATAATTTCTTCTACATCCATACTAGTAAAACGTCCGGGGTAATATGTTTCAAGAAGGGGCTTAATCTTCTTTTGCCCTGTTTTTGTTTTCTTATAATTATCTACAAGATCGTGCAGTTTGTGTGCTATATTTCCGAGTTGTAATTCCATAAGGACACTCGGAATTTTACGATTTATTGTGCTGTAGGGGTTCCAAAGTTAACATATACTAACACTATATGATTTAGACTATATCATCTTCGGTTTTCACATCCAAAGTTATACATTTAGTCGTTGAACATCTCGCTTTCGCTCAATGATGCTGATTGATTTACTTCTCTTTCCAGCATTTTAGTATAATTTTCCTAAATAATATTTTATTAATTTAGGTGACTTTTTATTAAATCACAACCTCTACTCGTCTTTGTTTCCCATCCTTATCTACCATTATTGGCATCATATCGTCGGGTTTCACAGCACTTACAACCATTACTATTACTAGATTATCCTAGTAAATTAGAATATAAATTTAGGTATTATTTCAACCTAGTAAGTCTTTATTCGTTATACTAATAAATTATTATATTTTATTAGCTTGGTATTAGAATTTTACTTCCTTCACCAAATTTACTTACTGATTATTTAAGATATTACTACCTTAAACGGCCTTGTAATTTGACCTTTGCCTCCATCGATAATACTTTACTTAATTAAGTAAAGTCTAGACTATATCTTAAGGAAATACTCCTTCTTTGTACATAGTCGTTGAATATATTTTATTTAATTATTTTTATATCAATGAGCGATTGATTTTTTAAATGTATTTAAATCCTTTTTCTGGATGATGTCTTCCCAGATTAACCTTTCTTAATTTTTCTCTGGTTTCTTTTGAAACGATTTTTCCAGTATGTACTTCTGAAGCTCTTCTTCTATGTTCCTCAGATGGACTCCAACCTTTATGCGATTCTGACATCTTTTTTCTAGATTCCTCAGAAAGAGGCTTTTTATGAGTTTTCAAGAAAAGCTTATATTCTTCTGCCTCTTTAGAATTAGAAAATGTTTTTACCTTCTTCCCATTTTCTATTTTAATATGTAGCATTAAATATATAGAAGAATGTAAGTAGTAATTATCTGGGTATAATTTACACAATAATTTATGACAAACTATATGTTCTCTATAAGTTAATGCAACTAAGTTATCATTTTCATCAGTTCCTCCTAGGCATTTAGGTAGTATATGATGAATTTCTACATAAAAATCAATTTTATTTTTATCCAAACCTCTTAATCTAGCGCGATCAATTATTTGGAAATATACTTTGCGATACCAATTTTGATTATGTATTAATATTTCTTCTTCGCTCATTGTTCAATTTATTATTAAAAATTAATATCGCTCATATTTTACTCATAATTAAACATAAATATACTGCTGATTTATCTATCCATCTATTTTATTTAGATTTTTCCAGCAATTCACAAAATTTAGTTAACTTTTATTGAAAATTAACTAGACTTATATTAAATCTAGAGGTAATTTTACTTCCGATCATTCCCACAGTTCTTTTGATGAGTCTCACGCGAACAGTATACACAATCTTATACGCTTCTGGATCCATATTAATAGGATCTAATGTATCAGCTGCAATATACTCTGGGTATTTCTCGTAGATAATTTTTCGAGATTTTGTTTTTTCATATTCATCTATAACATCCTGAGAGGTATGTGTAAATGAATAGTCAGGTGATTTTACTGATTTAGGAATTTTAGGTTTCTTCATTTCCTGTATCATTACATCAGAAACTATTGCCTCGTCTATATTATTAGGCACAACTAAATGATCCTCGATAGTATATTCGGAGAGATCATGTCCTTCTCCGAAAAGTCCTCCGAGTTTTTCTTGTAGTGCCTGATTTATAGCATCAAGACGAACAGCTTTATATAATGTCACTACTGCATCTTTTGATTTAACCTTTGTTCCAATAGGGGCGATCCACTTAATAGCACTAGTACTCTTAACATTAATCATTAAGTCAATTATACTATAAGATGCTATACGATTTGCAAATGATTCTGATATCACCAAAGCATCCTCATTTACTAAACCATAATAGGCGTGGAAAAGTACCAGAGCATTAACGCCGGCCTTATATGTTTCAGGAGTATGTCCAACTGCACCAGTTATAATATCTCCCTGTTTTACTTTTTGGCCGATTTTTACTTTAGGCTCTGTAAATACCGCCACGTCATTTATACTCTGAATCGCTGTTCTTCGTAAAATATTTGTCTCAGTTCCATCAGGCAATTCAATTATAACTTCATCATTAGTTATTTCTTTTACTTTACCCTCTGGATAACTGAACTTTTCATTTAATATATTATCTTTCAACTCTTCATTCCTTCCAGTGTCAACAAGTGCACGCTCCGCATTAATTAGAGGTATACTCTGTTTAAGCATTGATGTCAAATCTTCTATAATATACTTTTAATTATAGTTTAGAATATAAATTTAACCTTTATTTTGGTTAGTAAGTCTTTATTCGTTACACTAAAGAAATCTATTATCTTTAGCTCGGTATTAGAATTTTAATTATTCCTTCACCGAATTTACTTACTAATTACTTAAAATATTACTACTTTAAGCGGCACATAAATTAGTACCCATGCTTATTCTGACACTATCTGTATACACTTAAATTATTTTTAACTTAAGTAGACTATATCATCCCAGGTTTTAGTTCCTAGGTTATACATTTAGTCGTTGAGAAAGGATTTATATTAGTAATCCTTTTTGCTGATTTGAATCTATCTTTCCAGCATTTTAGTATAATTTTCCTAATCTACTATAAAATTAGGCAACTATTTTATAATTGACAAAAGGAATTCTTCGAGTTGTACTAGATAATCTATAATCAGGCGCCAAATCGATCAACTCTATTTCTTCGACTGGAACCATTTTTCTTTTCATCCTATATTTAACTTCTACCTGACCATCTTTATCAGGTTTTAAAGTATTAGTTTCATAATCTACATACTCACTGGCAGCTACTTTTTTATTAAGATAGTCTATATAAGGTATAGTGACCTTAATAAAATTTGGATCATATACATCAAATAATACATCATCATCTGTAATATGACATGAAACTGTTAAACTGTTTTGTAACAAAATATCAATAAATATATTTACTGAATTAGACTATATCTTCATCCATTATTTATTATGGAGCTTTGTACATAGTCGTTGAAAAATAGATCTATTATCTATTTCTGCTGATTTATATTTTCTTATTTTCCAGCAATTCACAAAGTTTTTATCTATAAGTCTCCTAATAGATCAAACTTACTTAAAAATTTGTATTATTATTAATAGGTGTCGTTACTAAATAATATTTCTATTATTACTAGACTATATCTTAAAACATTAATTGTTTTCTTGTACATAGTCGTTGAATATGATTTTATTTTGGATTAATAAAGACTCTATAAAATAGTTAATTATTATAATACTTATATCCTAGTTCTGGATGTCTTTCTATCCAAGACTTTATTGTTTTATCATTTCTATTTAATTTCTTAGCACAATCTTTAATACTACTATAAATAGTTCCATCAGGACCTATTACTTTTATACTTTTAGATTGTCTATTAGTTTCAATAATTTTATAACCTTTTTCTGGTCTATTTTTTATCCAATCCTTTAAAGTAGTTTGAGCTATTCCTGTTTTCTTTGAACACTCAACTATTGAACTGTAAATATCTCCATTAGGGCCTTCCACTGTACAGTGATATCTACTTTTCTTTAATTTATTTTTCGTATCCTCTGATAACTTATTACCGATATGAGATTTAGATAAATTTTTCCTATGAGATTCCGAAATTTCTTTTCCTAGTTGCTCTTTCGAAAACTCATCCTTATAATTAGCGTAATTTTCTCTAATGCTAGTAATAGTTCTTAAAGAGATGCTAAATAATTGATCTACTCTCCCTCTATTTTTCATAAGAATAGCAGAAGTACTTCTAACTAAATTTAAATTATCTGGGTAAATTCTTGATAATAACATATGAGCTAATATATGTTCTTTTGCTGTTAACAGAACATAATTACTATTTTCATCTTTTCCATCTATACATTTAGGAAGAATATGATGTTTTTCATAATAACCCTCTAATTTAGTTTTATCTAATCCTCTATTAAGAGCTTTATTTATTAAATTATTATAAACGTTGTAATACCATAATAGATTATGGTATTCAGTTTCAATATCTTTTGCTATAATTTTCATTTATTAAGAGTCTTTTTTTTTATTATAGCAATCTTTATTAAAAATCTAAATAAAATCATACTGCTGATGAATCCTCTTTCACAAGAAGATATTTCCAGCAATTCACAAAATTCTATCAGAATATTATTTTCTGAACGGACTAACCATTAATCCGCGATATCAACCAGATCCGTAAAGGTCTGATTAAATGCTACGCTCGCAGGGATAACAATTTTTTGGGAAATAGCCTCTAAGTTAATGGAATTTACTCCGGGGGGAACTTGTAGGCTAGAGTCTCCTTTGTTATCGCTACTTCCTTTAAAATAACGGAATGCTAATGTACTAATTGCAGTTACTTGATCTTGAATTTTACCATACTTTGTAAAATATGATGTAATTCTTCGTCTTGCTGCAAAATAATTTCTTCCGTTATTATTTCTAAAGATATATTGCATAAAACTGTTAGGAACTGATTCTAATGTTTTATCAATGATTAAGTCTTTTAGTCTATCATCTCCAAAGGCCAAACATTCCTGTATTAGTTTTTGTGTAATATATTCAGGTTTATAATCCAAGTCAAGTTTGATCATTAATTTCTTGGTTTGTCTTTCAGTTAACTTCAAGATCTCCTTTTTATCAGTTTCCAAGTATTTATCAATGTCTTCAAACTTTATATCAATTGGTTTATCTGCAATTCCAAGTTCCGGATTAATTCTTTTTATCTTCAGAATCTGTTTTTGAATATCGTAAACTCTATCATAGTCGAAATTAACTTTATAATCTCCTGTACCAGACATTTTAATACGACAGTCATAATCAGATCCCATTCGATTAGTTGAAATACGATAAGCGCCTTCTATAATAAATGCACCATCAATTTCTTTAGGAACTTCGAACTCTGCATACTTCATTTCAGGATCTTCTTTCCCATCCGTTATAGTTGTATATTCAATTCTTACTTTATGTGTAGCAGTTAATCCATTTTCAATATAGTAAGAAGCTGGTTGAGGAGGTTCTTCTATAAATGAATATCCAATTTTTCCAACTTTTACTTTAGGATTATATGCATCAACTTTATTAAAAAATCGATCTACTATAATTTTTGCTCCAGTGTTTCTGAAATATTGATTAAAATTACTCATTATACTAATGGTTTTATATTTAATTGCTTATATTCGCAATCTACTGAATTAAAAAATGTTTCTAATTCTGATTTAATACTATCTTTTAAGCTACGAGCCTCTACATATTCTCCCATAGGTTTACCATCAAGAGATCTAAAAAAAGCTTCATAAGTAACAAGATAATTGAAGTTATCTTTAAGTTGATGTAATGTAAGCTTTACCGAAAATCTTTCATACTTCGGAAAAATATCATCTCTAAGTTTTTCATATAATATTTCTCTCGCCTGTATAATATTCGGATCTTGACTGTCTAAAATGTTATATGGAATTTCATATGATAGTATAATTTTATAATAATTATCGTTCATAACAAAAAATTCTCTTCTCTGGTTTTAATCATCATATATCCAAGTTCATCAAATTTCCTCCCCTTCGAGATGTAGTTGATGCTTTCTTGGGTTTTTCTTCTTTTTGTTTATCTCCATCCACAGAGATACATTTTTCTTGCTCGGGTTTACTTCCAAGGCTCGATAAAAGATTAGTATTATTAGATTTATCCACAGAGGAAGATGAGGTAGTAGTATAAACCACCTCACCGTCTCTATGAATAGTTACATTAATACTCAACTCTTTTTCAAATTCTGGAAGATCTATTTCAAATTTAATAGTTCCCATAATTTGTTTTTACTTTTGTTTTTCGTCAAGTTTATTATTTAAAAGTAATCCTAATATAGTTTCTGTCATTACGTCACCAGAAAGATTTAATTCCCCTTTGAGAGCTTTAGACACGACTCTAGAGCTATAACCATAAGACAGTACTGTATAGAATGATTTCTTATTTAAAACACCACTTTGAGTCCCTAGATACTGAATGTCTTCTATCTTCTCAGTCTCCGGATCTACAGTTACATCAGTCAAACCAGTAAACAAAAGCTCAATAAGTTCTTCCTGTGTAGCGTGAAGATCTGTTAAACCCGTAGATACAAAACCTCCATCTGTTAAAGTGTAAAATTGCTTTCTGAAGATTAAGTAAATATCATTAAGATTAGAACCCAACTCTGCAATAACATGATTCATATTGCAAACTCCGCTGGAAATTCTTTGAAACTTCTTAACCTCCGTACCCTCTGGAAAGTAATACATACAATCTGGATTATAGTCATACTGAGTATCACTAATCCAAACTTCAGTATCACCTTCCTTGGTCTCTTTGTAATGAATAACCCCATCATTCAAAGCATAACAATCACTTACAATAACATTATCCTTCTCAAAATATCTTGTGCCATCACTCAATTTATCTATAATTTTCTTATTATAGTTTAGAATATAAATTCAACTTATAAAAAAGTTGGTAAGTCTTTATTCGTTATACCTTAAGATTCTAATTATTAATCCAAGGCTTGGTATTACTAGTTACTAGCTTCACCAAATTTACTTACTTATAATCTAGAGAATTACTTCCTTAGACGGCAATTTTATATTCACCTTTGGCACGCATTAGCTTAATTTTCTGATAATCAATCACTTAGATTGATAAGATAGACTATATCATCCCTATAAAATAAGAGTCCCATATATAGTCGTTGAATGTGTAAAATTTTATAATTAATTCAAATACCTAAATCCTTTTTCTGGTTTCCGTCTACACCAATCTCTTAAAGTATCTGTACAGATATTATGAAAATGTGCAGCTTCTTTTACAGTATCAAATACTCTTCCATCAGGATCTATAATTTTTCTTGCTTTATTATTTTTCCCACCTAGTTTTGATTTTGACATATTTTCTCTACATTCCTTAGAAAACGGAGCTCTCTTTTTACCTAATTTTGATTTAGATATCTTATCTCTCGTTTCCTTAGGAAGTGATTTTCCAAAATTAGGGTTATTAGGACCACTATTTTTCTCTGAAATTATCTTTTTAGTTTCTTCAGAATGATGTTTTCCATAAAATGTATTCTTAGTTCCTAATTTTGCCTTAGATTGCTTTTCTCTAGTTTCCTTACTTGGAAATACATTTTTATGAGAATTTGACATCTTCATCTTAGCCTCTTCTGAATGATGTTTTCCTTTAAATGGATTTTTTCCTTTTGTATTTATCATAACTTCTTCTCTAATTAAAGATATTAATCTAATAGAAATTTTACTTAATTCAAACTTTCTAGATTGATCTTTATTAGTGGATAACATTCTTTTAGCTGCATATGATAATTTACTATTATCAGAAAAAGCTTTCATTAAAAAGATATGAGCAAATATGTGATATCGGATAGGCATTCTTACTAAATTATTCTTTTTATTTGTTCCACCCATACACTTAGGTAATATATGATGAACCTCCGTATACACATCTTCAGGATAACCTTCAGACTCCATTTGTATACATTTATCAATTAATTTATTATATTGTTTATAATACCACAATTCTGTCATAATTAATTTTATTTTTACACACTGCTGATTACTTCACAGTTTTCCAGCATTATAATGGGTATTTTCTTAGGTTTTTATTTCCTAAGCCTCAATTAATTTTTTAAGGCATTGAGTTTATATCGATAATTCATATTAATTTTTTCTTAATATGTCAGACTATATCATTGGAATAATTATCTTCCATTTCATTTATAGTCGTTGAAGAGATATAATAAATATCTCCTGCTAATTAGATTTATTATCTTTCTAGCATATTCCTGAAATTGTCATATAAGAATTTCTCCTATATTTCCGACATATAATTTATCGGTGAGGTAGTATTATAAGCTCCTCCGATCAAGTCACCTTTCTCGAATTTTGTCTTACCTACTCCTACCCAATTATTAGGTCTCGGATATTTTAATTCCCCTCCTCTAACTTTTAGGTAAATCCATCTACCTTCTTCTCTAAACTCACATTGTTTTGGTGCTTTTAATAAACCTTCTGTATTTAAAACACGTTCATGACCCCCATGCTTAAGGCCAAGCGCTGATTGAGTAGTACCCTCAGTCAATGACGTAGCAAAAGATAATCCTATTGCTGCTCCATCAGTAAAACTGAATTTAGTACCAATCAAATCGGGGGTAATTGTGCTAAGATCCCCTTTCCTCTTAGTAACGATTGATCTAACTAATACTAGATCATCTTCTGAACCATTTACAAGAGGCTTGTCAGGTATCTTTTTTCCATTTAACATTGTTCTTCCTAATGCTTTATATCGTGGAATGAGTAATCCTGTGTTTTCTGGATCTTCTCCTTCATGATATATAAAACTATTTAAAAGGAATGAAATTTGTCGTGTTAAATATCCTGAACTAGGCCATTCAAAGAGATTAGATATTATAATTTTTAAAAGACGTCTTCTAATCTCTTATCCTGCTTACGCTTATTCACGTAAGATTAGACTATATCATGATTAAAGAGTTTCCTTAATCTAACAATACATAGTCGTTGATCTTATCTTTGTTTTCTTCTACTATTATACCTTTTTGGTCTTGGTAGATATTTTACATTATTTTTCTTATTCTCTCGATAAGCTTTTGTTTCTTGAATTTTTCTATATTCTTCAATTCCAGAGAGTATAGTTCTTGCTATACTTCCAACAAGCCTTAGAGTTTCTAAGAATTTTTCAAATCTACACATTAAGTTTTAAAAAGTACTAATAATTCATCTTTTTCTCGTTGATAAGTTGCTGATTTTAAAAAACTTTGACTTCGTCTGTCTATTATTATTTCCAGCATTTCTTTGTTATTTATAGTGGGCTACCATAAAGTTCAGGTTTTATTTCTAACTCCACTAACTTTTCAGTGATATCTTTATTTATTCATAAAGACTTAGACTATACCTTTCTTATTCACATAAGTTTCTACATATAGTCGTTGAATTAATACAAAACTAAATCTTAATTAAACTATGTAATCATAAATATTAAATGAATTAACTATTCCTAAACTTTCAGATAATTTAGTATACTTTATATATCTAGTTGTGAATAGTTCATTTTCAGATAATATAATATATTTTATATTTCTTTTTGCAAAGTATTTCTTCGCTGCTATTCTTTTGGCTAAAATCACCGGATCTTTTTCTATTAGATTTGCTGGTTTTAACTCAATAACAACTTGAAGACCTGATTTAAATTTGATGTAAAAATCAGGTAGATATCTATGTTCAGTTCCATCATCCCATTTATAAATAATAGAATCTAAACACCTATCAAATATTTTTATCTCACTTTGCCATTTCTGCTTTTCAAAAAATTTTATAAAATTAATTTCCCAAGATGAATCATAATTAAAATCTTTATTCCAAACTTTAGAATGATATATACCTGTTTTATATTTACCTCCTGTTCGTTTGTTATAATAAGACTTATCTTTCATCATTTCAATATTTCTTTCAGATAATAACCTACTAGAATTCTTTCTCATTTCTAATCCTTTTGGTGTCTTATAGAAATCTTTCATTCGTTGAGAAATTTGTTTTCTTTGTTTTTCTGAAGGACTCCATCCTTTATGTGATTCCCTCTGCTTTTCTCTAGACTCTTTTGTCTGTAATTTGTGAAAATTTTTTAATCCTTGTTCAGACATTCTACTATCTCTTAATAGTTCAGAACACTTTTCTGAACATGTTTTTAAATAACCTCTTTTAAATCCATCCCATCTAGATATTTTTCCACATATTTCACATTTAGGACGATCATTAATATTAGTCAAACCTAATACTATAACATCATAATAAATTTGAGGTGTTATTTTAACAAATTTGCTATTATCATTCAAATGTTTATATAAATGAGATTGAGTTACATAAATATCTTCATCTAATCCAGTAAACCATTTATATAAACATATTTTATAATGACCGCGATTGATAACTTTTAAATAATTATCAAAAGATTTTCCAGGTTGCGGATTTAAACTAATTAATTTATTAAAAGAATCTATTTCTTCTTTATCTGTTAATATAAATTTTTCCAATTTCCCTGCCATAATAATTTCACAACTTTATGACTTAGTTTTGTATTAACTGCTGATTCTCTTCACAGAATTCCAGCATTTAGTAGAATTTATAGTCAACTAAAGGTAAACTAAAATTGACTGTAGTGATCTATTCTCGATTGAATGAAGCTGATAGTCTTTTTCTGTATATCCTGACAAAAGTGTTCCTCGTGTAATAACAGGTTTTTCATCAACTCCACTAACAATAAATTGCAATGATACTTATATTACTTTATATAAGTTTAGACTATATCTTTAATATTATGTATATAGTCGTTGAACAAATAATTTAAGCTTTTACTTGATGCTAATTCTATAATTCTTACAGTTCCAGCAATTAACATAATTTTAATATAATGAGTTAATTTTCATTATATTGCCCAATTTTTTTCTTTAGGCATTGACATTGCTACAATCGAGTTTAGTTTTACACGATTTGCACGTGCTAATTCATTTTTAAGATCTGTACTAAAACTTTCAGAAACTTCTTTTTCATATTTCACTAACTCTTTATTCAATCAATAAAGGTAGACTATATCATTTTATAATAAGTACATAGTCGTTGAACAAATAGTTAATACTACTTGATGCTAGTTCAGTATTTTATATATAGTTCTAGCAATTCTCTTATTTTTCTTAATAATTAAAATTATTAAGTCGCTAAAAATAATTAACGAAATTCTTCAGTCATTATAAGAAGTTTTTGTTTATCAGTAAGATCTTTTGAATCTGCAACATTACATATTCTTTTATACGTCTCAGTATCACAATCAGCATATAACGTTTTCATTAATTCTAAATCTTCTTAATTTAGATAGACTATATCATCTGTATATAACTTCATACAGTTCTATATTTAGTCGTTGAACTCTATTTTATCTAAGAGATAGAGATGCTAATTCTACTTTATTCTAATAGTTCTAGCATTTTAATAGAATTTTCTCAAGATAATTTATTTCTTAAGCTACAATTTTATAGTCAAACGTAACTACTCCTGCTAATGTAACAATTCTGAGGGCAAGCTTCTGTAATGCTTTTCTTTTCTCAACTCCATCAGGAAATTGATTAAGATATAAAGATAATTTCGAAGCAGCTTTAGCACTGATACGTTCATATTTATTAGATAAAATCCCAATTTCATCCATATCTGCGTCTAGAATCTTAGAAATTCGAAGTCTACCATAACTTGTTGTTTTAGCGGTATATTCAACATTTCCAATTTTTCCAGTGAATGTAATTGGAGTACCTACTTTAATTTTTTTCTCTACTTCAACATCTTTAAGAAGTTGCACATAATCCGTATAAAAGTGTCTAGGATTTTCTAATTCATCCTGATCATCAAATACGTATTCTGATGCAACTGCAAGACCATTCAAAGTTTCGTGGTTAAATTTAAATACAGGTTCATTATTTTTCTTATAAACATTCACATATCTTGGCGACATCCTAAGATATGTTTCTTCTGCTGCCTCTGGAGGGACGAGTTGTATGGAGCACGTATCGCCATCGAAGTCAGCATTTAAAGGCTCACAAACAGCGATGGGAAATTCAATTGCATATGAATCATTAAGCTTGAGCTTCATGCTAAACATACTGTACTCGTGCAAAGAGGGTTGGCGATTAACTCTGTGATAATCAATACTTTAGCCAACTTATATTGATTACCCAAGATATCATTCTATCTTGCAAAGACTATATTTTCCATGGTTAAAACTAGGTTATCACAACACTAGCCTGGTTTTGTCCATAGTCGTTGGGTTGAATAGTTTATATTTACAGTGAGTTTTGTATTAAAAATTCTAGGTCTTTATTTTCAGAAACTCTATGTTTTAGGAAGTCGTATACTTGTTTTTTGACTTTTAGATCTAGAAATTCAGTATATTTTGTTCCGGTTTCATTAAGTTTCGTATAGTCTTGAAATTTAATAAGTGTATCAAATTCGAGGTCAGCTAATTCGGTTGTAGGTCCAGAGATGATTGCTATAACCTGTCCACCCAAGATATGATTCATGTGTGGAAACTGATAGTTAATTCTGCGATCCCAGTCCTTAGAGAATCCGATTTTAACTGACTTAGGAAATTTAACGAAGTACATATATCCTTGTTCTCCTTGAAATTTATTAAAAAGGAGGTTTCGGTTATTTACTCTCATTGCATATTCAGATCCATACCCTTTAGCATTTTTATCTAGGGCATTTTTAGTCATAATCTGAGCCATTCTTAATCTTTTCTCTTCGCTAGAATTCCACAGCCCAATTTTAGAAGTTCCGGTATATCGTCCTTGTGCGTGAAGCGCTTTCATATGTTCGGAACGATTCCAGGGGCTGTTAGAAGATAGCGAAGATGAATATAATTTTCTTTTTATCTTCATAAGCTCTTCTTTTTTAGGGTTTTGTTTTCTTGTAAATATAACTTTCAACTGCTGATTAGAAATAAGATTCTTCCCAGCAATACACAAAATTTAATACTACAGTTTTCAGGTACTGTAATATTCTAGGATTCACACCTAACGTACCAATTAGGAAACCATTAGTACGATTTGTTTTTCCGCATACTCTTTAAACATTTTCAGAGTTTCCGGATTATTATATTCTTCTTTTGTTGCTTTGAGTGCTTCGTTTTTGGTAAAATTCAGCTCTTTCATTAAGTAATCTAAGAAACCTTCCCGACACATTTCATAAGCGATATGTATTGGAACAGAGATTTCATCGATAGCTAATGTAGTACTAGGTATAATTGGGCATCTAGCAGAATTTTTAGTACGGACAGAATACAAGTCACGTGCTAGATTTTCTTTAGATGTATTAAGTAGTGCTGTAGCTTCTTTTTTCCCAGCATTTAGGAGAGCACGTAAAAGGGCTGTATATCTAACTCTTTCTCCAGGGGTATTAAATTTAGATGTAACTTCCTCATAGTTCAAGTCATTAGATTTTTTATCTTCTACGCAACAAAGTCTGATAATAATAGAGTACCAAATACTAAGTTTATGAGATCCCATTACTTTTTTCCCGTTTTTAATTCCGAGAGTAAAAGGTCTCATCATAGCAGGTTGTACTAGGTAATACCGATTAATTAATTTTTTAAATTCTGTAAGACGAGCGGGAAAATGTTCTTCAATAATTTTAATTAATCCTTCGTAAGAACATAGAGCTTCATCAGTAATAAATTCTGATATTTTTAGTTCTTTTGTTGTTGGATTATATTCGAACTGGCAGGTATCAAAAACTTTAATACCTAATTTCTTCGCTCCTCTTGCACTATAACCATTTCTTCGAAGATCGTCTCCAAAGAAATCTAATACAATTTTACTATCTTTAAAAATATCTTCGAAAAGTTCTTTAAAGATATCAAAACGTAAATCATTCAAGTAATAGAAAGGAAGTTCAATTCTAGCAAATCTTCTCAATCCCTCTTCTCTTGTAAATACTCTCGCCCCGCAATGAGGACAAGGTTCAGCAGAGGGTTGTCGAATTTTTCCACAAATACATCTATCTTCCATGGGTGAGCCAAAAATATCGACATCATAGACTCCACCGGCGATAGGTTGTATTCCATTGTACTTCAGGTCCAAGTCTCTATGATTAAATAGAACTTGATCTTTTCCATCACTTTTAGTATAATCGATGATAGCTTCATCGGTTAGTAACTCAAGAGATACTGACATAAAATTTTAATATTTTTTACTGTTTAACCATTCCTTCGACATCTTTCCAAATTATCTTAGTAGCTAGTTCAGAATCGTCAGGATTATTTTTTGACCAATCTTTATATACTTGTTTTACATCTGATATTGCATCTGATCTGGTCTTGTCTTTTAATCTTTCATAAACTCCTGCTTCTTTATCTATAACTACCTCAATCATATCTGAAATAATATCTTGAGTAATAGCTCTTGATGTATTAGTAAATCTGGATCTATATTCACGATAAACCAATACGTCGTCATAAGTAAGTTCGAGATCAGAGTATTCGGCTGATGATCTAATTTCGGCTGGTTCTTTATTAAACCATGATAACTGTAACTTTCTAACTCGATCTGCCACAGCCTGTCTACCCATTTCTTCGTACTTCTTTGCTAATTCTTCGACGATATCATACTTAGCTTTTAGGATTTTTCTCATTGCTTCTTTTATCTGAGTTGCATATTCTTCGGGCATAGTAGGACATTCAACAATTAAGTCATACATACCAGAAGAGAATAAGAAAATAATAAAAGCTGGAATTTGTCTTTGTTTTCTTCGCTTTGATATAATAGAGTCTTTGCTAATATCACGAGTAGCCAAAAATTCTATGAATCTTGCTATTTGGTTTCTCGCTTCTTCAGCATATCTCTTATTAAATCCAGAGTCATCCTCATCTTTAAAGTCTATATCAACATCTTCTCCGCGTAAAGGAGTATCAGGTGTATAGAGGCTATTAACCATACGAGAGTGACCTTGCTTATGAAACAAATCTTTAATAATATTTCCGACTGTATTAACTGAAGTATGTTTAGGATTAGCCCAAACTATAGTAGTAACAGCATCTTCAATTGCATTATCTTTATCCAATTTTCCTGCTGCTATTATGTCATCGTATGCTGTAGATAACCAAAGTTCGTCCTTAGTCATCTTACCTTCATACTGAGACTCATCTACTTTAATTTTCTTCTCATCCTCGTCATCTCCAATAATACTCTCATCAGAACCTTCAGAGTTATCGTCGTCAGAATCATCTCCTGTTTCGTCTGGACCTAGATATCCTTGATTTTCTAGGTCTTCTTCATCTAACAAATAATCGTCTTCCATTCTTTATTAGCATTATTATTTTTAATTAATTAGTATAAACCTTGAGAGGACCTGAAATTTCCTCTCAATTATTAGGGTAACACCTTCTGGGATACGTGTTTTAGAGGTTTAGAGGAAGAAAAATAAAGAGGGATTTGTTATTTCCCTCTTTTTCTATATTTATTTTCTACTTATTATATTATATATTTTTACTACCTTCTTAACACCATCTATTTCTACTCTAGCTGATGACTCCTTTACATTAAAATAATTTTCTAAGTCCTTTGCCTTAGGAGTAGCATCATAATTAATACTGGAATATAAATAACCTAACCTATCTTTTATATCAGCTAAAGTTATTTTATCCCCGACCTTAAATTCTGAATATATAATAGATTCTAGGAGTTCTTGACTAAATGTTACTACCCCTAACTCCTTCTCTATATCATACCTATTATAACCACAAGCTCTAAGTTTTTGAGGTCCAAGTGCTAAGTAGTAAGATTTAATATTATCATGTTCCCCTATCTGATCTAATACTACTCCTATTACTTGATCTGAAAATCCATATTCACATAAATATTTCAATTTACTCCTAAAGGTTCCTAATTTTTGATATTCTCCTAAAAATTCTGATACCTTTTGATTTATTATATCATCAGGAGATAATGTATTGTGAATAGTAGAGAATACTGTAAATCTATCTTTATAATCTATTTGTTGAATCCTGAAAGCTCTAATCTCATTTACTAATACTAGATTATTAAGTACAGGTATTAAAGTTCCGCCTCGATGTTCGTTTACTGCTATATAGTCATCTTTATAATTATAAGATTTAGTATTTTTCTGATAAGTTTTAGCTAGATCATATTTAGCATCATCTGGAGCAGAATCAAATGATCTTAATAAATTATTAGTAGATCTTTTCTTTCTTTCAAGTTCTTTATCAAATTCATCTTGAGATATCTTTCTATAATCACAAGTAGATCTATAATAAAAAGTGGCTTCATTTTTCCATGGATTCTTAAATAGTCTTTGTCTTCCGAGAATTTGAGGTAGGTCTTCACTAATATCTACAGCCAAACTGTCTATATTACTATCACTAAATATAAAACTACGTGCACATGTAGAATAAAAATCTGCTCCTAAGTAAACCGTTCTAGTACAAAACGTAAACATTTTATGAGAATCTCCTTCTAATGGAACTTCTCCTATAGTAAATCTCTTTCCAAGTCTTTTTTGAATTTTTTTAAGATTTTCAGGAGTATTAGAACAAAGGATATTTACCTCTTCTGGCTGGAGATCGCACTTCTTTATTATAGATATAATATGATTAACAGAGTTTACATAAAATACAGCTTCATCACTAACTATTTTAGTAGGATATCCATTAACCATTCTAATAGCACTTTCAAAATTACCAGATTTATAAGAATCTATTATCTCAGGTAATTTAGTACCTACTGATTTCATTGTTAATACCTTAAGAGAAGGTTTTAATACTCTAGTAGGATCTTGTGAAGCCCAATCCATGTTAATATACGGTAAGCCATCAAATTCATCTAACATATTAAGATACTCTTCTAACATAGGTGTAGCAGATACAAATAATGCTGAATGAGATTGATGTAGGTGGTATAAAAAATCTAACTCAGTATCTGACTTAAATTTAGAATCATGTAAGATAGTTTGAAATTCGTCTACAATAGTATAAAAACTCTGAAATATTCCTAAAGATGTTAATATATCTTTTACAATTCTATAAGAATCATAAGTTACTAGTATCTTAGCAGGTTTATCTCCTAAGTACTTTCTTTCATTTAGATAGTCTTTTATTTCATTCATTAATCGGTTGTAGACAATATCTTTTCCATTAACCATTTCATCTAATTTTTCCAAAAATACTTGAGATTTATCAATTTTATTTAAATCTTTATCAATAGCTACCTCCTTTTCAAGCTCATTTATAACTAGATAAACATCTCTACCATGCTGATCCTTCTTATTTTTTAACAACATCTTTCTAGGAGAACATAGGATAACATTTTCAGGACCTCTTAAGCAGTATTCAGTAAAACCACATCCAGGTAATTGTTTATTTATAATGCATTTTACAGGTAACTTGTAAAATCTAAAGTCAGTTCCTAATTCTGATATAAATCTTATTCCTCTAGGAACCACATAATCGTTTAATCTTTTTATCATATTAATTATATTTTAATTTTTTAATTAGTTGGTATGAATTCTAATACAGAATCCGGTTACATAAAATCGAAGACATAGGAGTCTCCCTTCTTCATTAATTAGAGTTTAAAGTTATTAGAAGAGCAAAATGTAGATTTAAATAAAGTAAATTTAACCATATACTAATATAATAAGATATGATTAAAAAAGTATACATTTAATATTTAGATTAGATTCGCCTCCTTGAAGAGGCGAAAATCAATAATATAAAATCTTTATAATATCTCTATTCTTTGAGTTTATCCCTATATATCTATTCAAAATTTCTTCCTTAAACACCCCTAGCGGTAGCGATAAGGGGTGTAATATAAGGGAAGCTCCTTTGTCCTCATAAATAAGTTACATTTTACTTTATACAGAGAACCTTCTCTTAAAGAACCTCTTGCTTCGCTAAAAATGTATAAATAGATATTACTACAAGTTTGGGAGTTTTTTTTACTTCTCTATATAGATTAATCGGATTACAAAAAAGCTCCCGAAAATAGTTAGGATATTATCAATGTTATATTTAGTTTTTCAAATTATCGTATTTGCTTTTCTTTTTCTCCGATTTAGGACAGATAATATAAAGTTGATCTAATGATATAGTAAATACTTCTTTTCTATTAGTCATTATATTATCTTCAAGGAGGTATCATGTTCAGTCAGTTTTATATATCTGTAGCATATTTTAAAAATTTAGAGACGGAATGAAACAAAAACCCCGATCTTCACAGACCAGGGAATTTTGAAACAAAAAAAATGTTCATGTATAAGAACTTGAAGGGATAAAAAAGAGAACCGATTCTCCGATTCTCTTTTAAAGATTTTGCTTAACGGTACATATAAGATTTTTCGTAGAAGATTTTTATTTCTCTTTCTAGTTTCTGGTTAAAAAGGAAATTTCTTACATATCCTTTCGATTCCAGTTTCCTAGAGAGTTCTTCAAACTTTTCTCTAAACTTCTCCATTTCCTCTGAAGTTGCTGATTCTTTGTAATTATCTAGTCCGCGTCTTAGCAAATCTCTCAATTCTTTTTTACTATCTGCTGCTATAGCACATACAGCTGCAAATACCATACCTGCAGTAAAACACATTAAATTTTCTGTACTAATCATAATTTTCTCCTTTCTTTTTAAGTTTATTGATATTTAATTACACATATAAGGCTTTTAAGGAATAAAAAAAGAAAGGGAAAATTAATCCCTTTCTTATATTGAACTTACTTCGACGTCGTCATGCCATTTCCCCTTACTTTCTCCGACGGGTTTTAAGATATCTATACAAAATTTATATCTTTTATTCATGGTATCTCTAACTTCATATATTCCATCGATACTTGGATCTGATTTACATCTAATTCTTACTTTTGATCCATATTTAAATTGTTTTCTAAGATCTCTAGATATAGCAATCCATTTAAGTTTTCCTTGATTTAGTTTTTCAAGGTCAATTTTTGAATTATCTGCTGTTACTAGAGGATCAGAATCACATTGACTTTCGACTGGATTATAGACAGTTGCAGTTACCTTTATTGTCTTTTCGTCTTTCAGTTCTTCTTCCTCTTTCATTATTGAGTCGAGGAATTGTTCATATTCATACTCCTCGTCTGATTGCCAAATTATTTCTTTCGGCTTTGGTGCAGGTGATATTACTATTGAAATTACTAATATAATTCCTACGATAACTAATACAGTACCTAAACACCGATCAATTTTTTCTATTAATTTTTCTAGTTTCATATTATAAAAATTTAAAACTCCCTAAGCTTTTTTTATTATTGCTTAAGGAGTGTATTATCATTTACTTATTTTTCTCATATATAAGGCCTTCAAGTTATATCATCCGGCCAAAATTAAAAGCCCTCTATTCATCACGAACCAAGAGCTTATAAGTCAAAGTACAATTTAAATATAACATATTATTTATTTCATCATATATAAGGTTTTTAGGCTTCTTTATCTACTGGCCGGAAATAAAAAAAGAAGGGAGTTTTGTATTTACTCCCTTTTAAAAATATTTAATTATATCTTCTCTTCTAAGTTCCGGATCTTGAAATAATTTTACCATTTTGTCATAGTATCCATTCTCTACATATTTTCCTTGATCTGATTTTCTAACTTGACTATTATTTATAAATGTAATAAATCTAACAATTCCAGTAGGTTCAACTCTTCCAAATACTACTCCATCTTTCATTCTACTTATTGTTCTGATATCTATTAACCTACTCGGATCTTTCTTATCAAAAATGGGAAAATACTCTAAGTTGAAGTATATCCGATTTCTTTTCAGAAAGGTTGAAACTAAGTCTTCAAATGTCACTTTTTCTGGTTGCACTGATTCTAAGTATCTTTCACGATATCTTTTTATAAGATGTGGCTCCAGTAACATTACCAGTGTTTTTGATTCGTATCTCGCACATGACTCTATAAAGAACATTGCTACTTTATTTCCAGACCAAATATCATTAGTTATTATAAATGGATGATATTGTATTAATGATTTCTTTATTTCTTCTTTTGGAGAACTTATATCATTTACTGCGATATTATAATTTGTACCTCTAATTTTCAACTTTCGATCTATTATAGGTACAGGCTTTTTTGTTCTATCATAAATTTTCTTGATCTTATATTTGTTATTATTTAAGATCTCCATTAATTTTTCATCAATTATTTCTTCGTCTTTTTTGTGCTCTTTTATCATATCTGCACAGCTCATTCCAAGTACTATCATAATTTATTTTTTATTATTTAACATTAATAAGGTTCTCAAGAATAAAAAAAAAGAAGTAGGGATTTTATACCCTACTTTTAAGTTTACGAGATTTATAATAGAAAGTATCGATTTCTTGTTCTAGTTTTTTATTTAAGAAGAGACTACTATATGAACTCTTCACTAGTTTAGCACATAAAGAATCGTACTCTTTATTAACCTCATCTTTTTCTTTTTCTGTAAGCTTTCTCGAATCACCTTCATAATTTCTCATAGCGTTTTCGAGTCTTCTTTCTAGTTCATCTTTTTTAGTTCTTAATATCACATCATCTAACATTATTTTTGTTAGAAATAGTGTTCCTGCTGTAACTAAAGCAGTAATTAATGTTTCACTCTTCATTATTGTTTATATTTTTATTGTTTACATTAATAAGGCTTTTAGGTGAGTATTTTATTAATGCACATCCTTTTATACAATTCTTTCTTAGGGTACATCTTTCTGCACAGTATTTTATAAATAATTCTTCATCAATAGGGATGGGCCGAAGACTAGAAGTATTAATAGTCTTCTCCGAAAATCCTGAATCTTGAGCAGAATGAACAATTGAATAAATCGGCCCTAGAATATCGATGACGTAATATTCTTCAGGGTCTCTTTTTCCAAAATCTCTAATGATCTCTAGAAATTCAGCCCAACCTATAAATCCATTATTCTGTGGATTAATTTTTACAATATCACCTTCTTTCATTTTCTAACCAATTTAATATATCTTTCCATTCAGTCCATTCGAATCCAGCTTTATCATCTAAAAGAATATCATAGTAAGGTTTAGTTTCAAAACAAGAAATTCTTCCTGATCTTACTTCTGGATTTTGATTGAGGTATTTAAAATTTATTCCATCTTCCCTGAATTTCTCTTGGTACATTTCTAATTTTTCAGGATAACTGGATGACCATATTAATAATATAGTATCTTCTCTAGCTGATAATTCCTGAAGTGCTTCTTTTGAGGATCCTAAGTATGTAAAGTTCTCAGTTTTATTCCATGAAGGTTCAAGAATGGTACCATGAATATCTACTGCAATATAGATTTTTTCATATCCAAGTTCATGATTTTCTTTATATGTTTTCTTTAAGTATTCTAGCATAATTATTTATTTTTATTTATACACTTATAAGGAAATAAAGAAAGAAGGAATGAACTTTCTCACTCCTTCTTAATGGGTTTTATTCATCAAAAAATAACCATCCTAAAATTGCTCCTCCAATTAAAACAGATAGACCCGCCTGAAATCCACCCTTGCGGTATTCATCAATAGCTAGTAACCCTATTCCTGCTTTAAATATATTCTTAGGAGATACTTTAATTAAAACTTTTTCATTCTTTTTCATGATTATAATTCTTTTTTAATATGAATAAATCCGATAAATTGCTTTTCACTATTAAATACTCTTACGAATAGGTTATTTGTCATTTCGTAAGTATCTTTTATAGTTATTACTCTACTCATCAATTTATCTTTAATGAGTTTTTGTAATTTTATTTTTATTCTCTTTCCTAGACATACTTTATTTACTATGTCTTGAATTTTAACACTACTCCTGCCATTAAAAGCAAGACTGTATTCTCCTTCTCCCGGGAATTTAAATTTTACTGTCCCTAAGATATTTCCTTCTTCTGGAAATATTTGTTTTTCATAATTCTTTTCCATTTTTCTTTTCTTTTAAGTTTTAATTACATTAATAAGGCTTTTAAAGGATGAGAAGAAAAAAAGAAAGGAGATCAAACTCCTTCCTTCATCATTTCCTCGTCTTTTATGGCATCATGTTCTCTTTTCGGTGTAAGGATAAATTCTTGATATTGTTTCATTAAGTCTCCTGTAGGTTCTAAGTTTTTAACTAACCTGTGAAGACTACTAAGTTTATTCAATAATTTCCCTCTTACTGAAATTGATACCTTTAATTTCTTTTCGAGTTTTTTGTTTTCTTCTACAAGATCCTTAATAGTTTTAGTTTGGATCTCGTAAGTTTGTTTTAATTCTTCATTTTTTGCTGTGAGATCTCTGATAATCTCAGTTTGATCTTTATTAGCTTGTTTTAATCTATTAAGCTCCTCTTCTTTGATTTCTAAAGAGTGAAAAAGCTTAATAGATGTTTCTTTGTAATAATTCATTTTTTCCTTACAGGTTTTATTACCTATAAGTTTTCCTACTATACCGGATACTATTGCCGTTCCGGTTGTAATTGCTATAAATTGTTTTGAATTCATAATACTTTTGTTTATTGTTTTTCATTAATATTTTATTATCTCATTAATAAGGCTTTTAAGGAATAAAAAGAGGAAGTTGTCTCCTCCCTCTTTAATTATCTTATTTGAATAGATATATTAAAAATATATTTCCTATAAATAGACATATTAATTCTATCCAATCAAATTTTTCATATACTTCTTCATCTTTTCTTCCTGTTAAGAGAGCAAAGATAGAGTATAATACAGCTGCTCCAATTATAAATACAGAACTATCTTCTACTACTTTTCCTATTCCAAACTTCTCTACTATATAAAAATTCCAGTAAAGTTGCCCAGTTATTGCAATCATAACAGTTGCAAATATACCCTTAAAGAAGCAATTAATTAGTTTTTTCATAACGTCTTAATATATTTTGTGCGGTTCCAGAAGTCCATCTACCTTTCCGAATAAATGCGATATCTTCTGTTGATATAGTTGTCATTGCTGAATCTCTTTGAACATCGTCTTGATAACCTCCGGCCGTTTTAAATAACATAGAAGCTAAATATCTAGGTTTTTCAAGCATATGATAAACTGTAACTCTTGAATGATTCTTAAGATTATCTCTTAACCAATCTTGAGCTAATCTATCAACTCCGATACATTCAGCTACTACGAATTCTGAATCTTCGGCCGCTGCTTCTACAAGACGAGGAACATACCATTCTTTAAATTCTTTTTCAGTAATATCTCTATGTCCTGAAATAAAATAAATTTTCTTTTTCATTATTATTCTTTATTAAAATTTTATTACATAAATAAAGCTTTAAATCCCTTATAAATGTAAAATAAAATAAAAAAATATGAAAAATTTGAATATTCCGTATGAAATAACATTAGTTTATTTTGACCATGGAACAGATTTGTTTCCAGAAGTTGTAAATAAAAAGGACTTAACAAAACCATTGCGTAATAAAGTATATAATAGTGTTAAGTCAGATAATTTCAATTTGAATGGTAACAAAACAGTGGAAGAGAAAGATATCTCTGAGGTTGTTGTACTTAACTCTGGATTTCATATATCTTTAGCAGAGAATTCACTCTTTTCTTCATATGGAAGATATAATGTTAAGTATGGAGAGGGTGGACATAGAGTAGCTGTAAGGATTCAAAATGATGAATTAGATTCAAAACTCCCAGGGCGAAACGTTTATATTTATGTAGCTATTGAAGGATTTTTTAAGATTCTTCAAGATACTAGATATGTTTCTGATGGAAATCTACACGGAACTTTCTCTTTAGGTATTGGATGTTTTCCTAGTTTAAAATTAGTAAAGGAAGATTCAACAAATAAATCATTTATATATTCTACGGAGATTGGGAAATTGATTGCAACAAAACCTAAAACGACAAAATGGAAACCTGGATATGTATATGCATTATCTCCGATGGAATTAGTTCTTTATCTAGGAAGTTATATTGAACCTTTTTCGCTCAAACAGTTCAGTTATAGTGGAGGACGTGAAAAGGTATCAAGTATATTTTTAAATTTCTTTGATTCATATTGGTTAGATATTGAATCAGATCGAGAAATACATTTATGTATTCCGATAAATAAGAGAAATAATATTTTAGAAAAATTATCAGGAAAAAATAATAATATAAAGGATTTTATTCAAGGATATTTCTCTGAAAATCTTGAAAATGTAGATAATATAAGAGATGGTATAACTAGAGGAGTTTTAGATATTAAGAAAACTGCTATGAAAGGAACAGAAATCGAGCAACTTTTGGTAGGTGTAGATGATACTTATAACCCAAGAGATGTAATTGTGGATGTTATTGAATCTCTTTCTCATGTAGATTCTATAGATTTCTCTGCATTATCTAGTAAACCATTAGTGGATTTAAATGTAACAGATGGGTATTATCTTAGTATTCTTGAGATTGATCTTAAATTTTTCTTAGGAAATTATCCGAAATTAAAAAAATTTTATATAGAGAAATTACTTGAAAAGGATAATGTTGAATATAAACGAATCTTACAATATAAAAGTCTTTATAGTGATACCTCTCTAGATAGTATTCTTAATCTTACTCAGCATTATAAAGGAGTATTTATTCTTAAAAATCTTAGTAATTATTTTGGTTTAACTGAAGATGATATAAAACAATTAGTAATAGATAAAGTAATGAAAAATTAACTCTATGGAAACTATTAAAGAAGCTGTTACAGAATTAGGTGATATTAGAAAATCAATAAATAACTATAAGAGTATCAAAAACAGTATTAAGAAGACAATTACTGAAGGTTTGGATGAGATGATTAGATTTCTCATGGTTGGTCCAGGAGTAGTTAGTCCAGAGGCAACAAGAACTAGATGTAATAAAGTTATGGATTTGATTAAAATTTGGTATAAAAAGCCTGAAGATAGGGATTGCATTGAAAAAATTTTAGATATTAAGCGGAAGTTTATAACTCCCTCACTTACGGCTGGAGACTCTGAAGAAAAATCTATATCACAAAGGGAAGAAGAGATAGTAACTAGATCAAAGGAGTTAGAAGAGAAAATTCCAGCCGATCTTAGGGAGAAATATCTTCCGATGTATATAGAAAGACTTAGACCTGAAACTATTGAAAGAGGTGATGTAGCATTTCTTCCTATTGGACCTATACTTCACTATTGTATTGTTTTTAAAGTAGTTGGAGAGATATCATTTGTCTTATCAATTACTACATCAGGAGAGGCTAAAGGGTTCGTAGGATATCAACTTGAAAGATCTAGATTCTTTAAAGGAACTGCTCTGTATACTCTTCACCAGGTTCCGACTGCTTTAGTGAATAGGAAATTTGTTATGCCTTATGATAATAAAGCAGAATTAGGAAGAATTTTTACAGGTTGTGAAGAATATCTTAAAACAAATGTATTAAAAAGAACATATAATAAAAGAAAAAAGAAATGAGCACTAAGATTGGAGTAATTGTTGGTAGATTTCAAGTAGATAATCTAACAAGAGGACATAACTATTTATTAGATAAAGTTAGAGGAGATTTTGGAAATAATAATGTAGTTATTTTTATAGGAGAAACAAAAAACTCAGAAAGAACTGCACATGATCCTCTCCCTTTTGAAGCAAGGAAAGAAATGATACTTGAGTCCTATCCAAAGATGAAAATATTTAAAATTAGTGATCTAGGTAATTATCCTAAATGGGTTGAAACGCTAGATCATAGAATTAATTATTTAAAAAGTCTTGAGGAAATACCACAGGATTCTGAAATTTATATCTGTGGTTCTAGAGATTCTGTAGCTGAGAGATATAAAGAAAATGGAGGATTCTATAATATAAAAATTTATCCTGATCAAAAAGATGATGTGCATGTAACTTATTCTGGAACAGAAATAAGAGGGAGAATTGTTAATTGTTTTACACCTAATTGGAAAGATGAGAAGTTAAGAAAATTTTTAATTTGGTGGTATGGAAGATCATGTGAATAGACTAAGAAGAATATGTAAAGAAACATATAAAGAATATCTGAGTTTATGTAGAGATATAGATACGTATTTTCACAGAAAACTTCTTCAGGAGGATAAATCTTTTGTAAATCTCATGGAACCTTTCAAAGTTTGCTTAGATCTCAGTGATAGCTCTAACTATTTAGTAGAATATTATACTGGTAATGGAAATTTTCTGAAGATAGATGAGCTTTCATTCTATTTCTTAGGAAAACTTTTTCGAGATTACTTAGAACCTTTGGATAAAATAATGAAATTTACTAGTAGAACGCAATGTAGATTTATGAGGTTTTTAGAAGATCTTATTAAAATTAATCCAGAAAGTAACTACATAAATTCAATTCTAGATAAATGTGAAATAAATTTTCAGTATATTCGAGATAGAGTGATAAATAATATTGGATATTTTGGGTATTCTGAACAGATTTTAGTATCAACATCAACATATAATGATGAAAACTTTATAACTGAAACTGTAAATTTAATAGGAGAATTTATAAAAATAGGAAGATTATATGAAGAAGAATAGAGGAAAAGAGTTAGCATATATTCTAAGACATAATCCGGCCGAAGTAGAAGGAGCGCTTGATTCAGAAGGTTGGTTAGAAACAAAGAAGTTAATTGATCATGGCTGGACTATGTCTGAACTAAAAGAAATAGTAGATACTGATAATAAAAAGCGCTATGAATTATCGGCCGATTTAAGAAAGATTCGTGCTCTTCAAGGTCATAGTGTTAAAGGTATTAATGCTAATTTTAAGAAGTATACAGGATGTAATATTGTCTATCATGGAACGCAAAGGAAGTTTTTAGAAAGTATATTTAGAGATGGGTTAGTCCCGGGGAGTAGAGAATACGTACACTTAAGTTCAGATCCTTTGACAGCAAGAAATGTAGCTCTTCGAAGAGGTCCTGAGATAGCAATACTTAAAGTAGATTTAGAAGGATTAGAAGATGAAGTATTTATTTCAGGTAATGGAGTTATTCTAGTGAAAAAAGTTAGTCCAGAACATATTATTGAAGTAGATTATGGTTCCTGAGAGAAATAATAACTATACGTTTATCATAGAAGTAGATTGTAATGAAGGTGAGGAAAATATATCGATTACTGAGATATCTTTAGATGAATTAAATCAAGTAAATCCTCTTCTCCTGGATATAAGAGAAAATCAAGGATATTATCCAACCGGAAATTTCTTGGTGTACCCTGATCCAAGTCCTGAAGAATTTTACGGAGCTAGGTTTAGAGAAAGTTTTGATATTTTAGAATCAAGGCTTCCTTGTCCGAAGAGTGGATTTAGGAGAATATTAGAAATTAAGGTATTTTCAGAATCCCCAATTTCCTTATACATGTAAATAAAATTAAATAAAATGGAAAACTTAAAAGACATGGAAAAGAATGGAAATTACTTTGTTAGAGAAGACATTGTAAGTGAACAACACGTACATCATAAAGATGAATATCGTGAAAAGAAAAGAGATAAAGTCGTTTTTACAAGTACAATTTTTGAAGAAACTACTCCACAGCCTAAAAGAAAAGAGGATTATGAAAAATCTGAATACTTTCTTGGGTAGTTAATATAGAAAAATGGTTTTGTTGTAGAGAGCTTAGGAGGAAATCTTAAGTTCTCTTTTTTGTTCCTTGCAAACTCTTATTAATGTATTATCATAAAACAATAAAACCATGAATTCTTTAAAATTTTACATTGACAAACTAAAAGATTGTGATGCACACGAAGTTATTAATTCTTTGAGAGTAAATCCAGTATTAAGTGTGGAAGAGAAAAATTTAATTTATTTATATCTTTTCCCTAGACCACTCTTAGACCGACAACTTCCAGAAAGAATTATAGCTTACAGAAAAAATAAGAACCCACAAGGATCTCTTCAACCAGATCTCGGAGAAATTGGATTACTTGTGGAGGCTTATCGTACGGAACAGTATAAAAGATTTATGAAACATTTATTCCACTCTTTTACAGATCCTGAACAACTCTTCCCTATTGCTGGTTTAGGACAATGTGAGTGTGCAATTTGTGGAAAAAATATGTATGAAGAAGGAGCATGGTCTGATTTATGCTCTAGATTTGAATATAATCAGCTAGAAAAAGAGAAAAAAGAATATCTTGCCTTTGGAAGCAAAAATTCTGGTATAAATTTATGTCTAGATTGTATTATTCAATTAAAAGAAACTTCAATACTTTTAGAAGAGATTGAGCCTGGTTATCTTCTAGATTGGAGAAGTAGATGTAAACCAGCGTTATTTGTGTAAAGAAATAAAAATCCCAAGCCTTATTTTACATAGGGCCTGGGTTTATTTTTTATAATTTTTGGAGATCTAAAATTTTAAGATCTCCTATTTTTTCTTTTCCATAAGAGAATTCATAATATTCTGCTTTAGAATCAATCAAGAATGTATACGTTTTATCTTTATCTTCATTAGTTAAAGTAATCGCATAATTATCTTGTTTATTGTGTTTTAATTTTAGTTTATCAATTCTAAAGTATAGAATTTCTGGAGTCTCTTCGTCAGTTTTAATCACTGCTGCAATATTATAATTACGTCCAAGAAGTTCAGATTGTTCTTTAGAGTTTGATAGATTTTCAAGAGCTTCGATAGATAGTGTTTTAGCATTATCAAATTTCGCTAAGAGTCTATCATAAAAAGCTTTCTCTTCTTGAACCTTAAAGTGCATTGATAACGGAAGAAATCTCAATGATTTTCCCGTTTCCTCTGGACTTTCAAAACTAAAGCCTTCCGGAATAATTCTAGTTTCTTTGACTTCCTCTTCCCCAATTATTTTATACTTAATAATTGAAGTTGTAGTCATAGGATCATAATCAGTTATATCCTCAACTTTTACTTCTTTAAGAGAATAGTCCCATCTTCCAGTTTCATCTCTAGAATAATCAATTAGTGCTAAAGAAGATCCAATATGTTTTGTTAGATCTCCTCCTCTAGGAACGTAATTTAGATTTCCTTCATAGAAACCATATAACTTTTTGTACTTGTCTAATGTTGTTAATTCTTTTTCTGGTTTAAATTCTAACATGATTTTATTGTTTTAGTTAATAAAAAAATATTTTCTTTCACATATAAGATTCTCATCCTATTAAAGGAGCAAAATAAATAACTACACCAATCCATAATAGACTAGTGTAGTTAATATTATTAACTGTTACAAATTTTTATTTCTATGTCATCTAAACGTTCAAAGTAGCCAATCCATGGAGTACTATAAGTAAAGAAAGTTCCATCATTTTTCTTTAACTTCAGAGAATATCTACTGTATTGTCCTTCTACATACCACCAATTCTTAGCAGCTTCTTTTTTAAGTTTTTCTCTTGATTCAGAAGTACATATATATTCTAAATCCATTGCAAATTTATAATGCTGTCGAATTGCTTCTTCATTTTCTTTTGCGATAGATATATTATTCCAAGGATAATCAATAATATCTACATCATTATGCGTTTCAAAAGAACTTCCTGTTTGGTAATAAATGATCAAATGTATGATGTCTTTTTCTTGAATATCATTGATTATTTCTTTAAGTAGATTCTTGGCAGCTTCTTCATCTTTTACTCCAAGCGCTTTTAATTTTTCCAAGTATTTTTCCATATAATCTTTGTATAAATTCTATAGTCCAAATTCCAATTACAAATAGGATTGCTAACCCACAGAGTAATATTCTAATCATAAAATGGTACTATTTTCCAACTTGCTTGTCCTATCTTCCAATTCACTTCTATATAAAAAACATTACCTTCATTTGTAATATATTTCACATAAGATCTCCAATCGCGAGTTATAGTTAACCATGGTTTTTTATTATAATTTACAGCATCGATTGAATCTAATTGTCTGTATATATCATGTTCATTTAAATATGTACAAATTTTTTTGGCAGTATCATAATCAAAAAATTTAGCATCAAATCCTACATCAAACTTTATGAAACCAAGATCTTCATTAGTATTTGAATCTATTGTTTTAATTTTATAGTATGTAGGAAATATTGCTTTAATTGGTTCTGGTTCTCTTTTTTCTAGAATAACTTTTGTTAATCCGTCTATAAACATTTCAGCCTCTATTCTGGACATTCCTTTAGAAATTAGCGTTCTTATGTACTTCTCCATAACGTTTTTGTTTTACTTCAATTAATTCTATTTTTACTACACTAGGAATAGTATCACAAACTATAATAGTTGAATCCTCAGCAAATCGTATAGATAACTCAGAGGCTTTAACGTACTCTATGACTTTTTCGGTATTATCTTTGAGAGTAATCTTAAGTGTATAATACTGAAATACTCTATTATTTACCCATTCAGTATAAATAGTAGATACAATACACGCTGTGATAAGAATTAGTCCAATTCCTAGCCATTTTCTTATTCTTCTAGTCTCAATTAAGAGAAAATAAACTCCTATTAGACATATTATTATTGAGAATATAATTACTATAATCGTCATTTATCTTTAGAATTAAATTTTTCTAATAACTCCGCTGAATGTTTCTTTAAAGCTTCTTCTGGGGTTAATGAATAATATTTATCAATTTCAAAATCCCAAGTTGTATCTCTGTTTCCTGATGAATTATTAACTCTGAGTTGATATGTTATAAGCGGTTCATCTCGATTTAATGATAAGTCTATATTTACGCATTCAACATCATAATACTTAAGCTCTCCATAAGTAACTCGATATAATCTTGTTCCTGGTTTATATTTATAATTTATTTCTATAGTTTCCATAATCAATCCTCATCACTATTTACTATAAAATCCCAAACTAATTTAACAACTCCTCCTGTTATGAAGAATGTAGTTAGCATCTCTGTAAATTCTGATTTTTCTGGAATTATTGAAAGAATAACTCCAATAATTATCAGAACTAAATCTTGTATAAAATTTCTCCATTTCATGATGTAAGTAAAAATTTAATTGCATTATAAATCACGAAAGCCATAAAAATTATTCCAATGATATATGCTGTAAGAATAAATACTCCTACTGATAGCGCGAATACAATCTTAGTTATAAATCCTAGGAATAAACATCCTAAGAACATTATTACCAAGAACATAAAACATCCTAGACAACTTTTTCCCAACATTCTATTATCCTTTCTTTTAAGTAATTAAAGTATTCATTAATAGATTTTCTTTTCATTTCCGACCATTTTTCATCTACTGTTACAGAATATTGATTTCTTATCATGTAAATTAAGAGATCTTGTACTGTTGTTCCAGAAGGCATTGGAAGTTTGTAATCGCCTAGAATTTCTTCAGAATCTATCATCTCAAGGATATATAATTCTAGTGCTCTAACAATACTACAACACATAGCTTTTCCTCTAGTAGGATATTCTCCATTATCTCCATATAATCCAGTTCCATCCATAAGATCTGGATCATCAAAAGTTTCTGGATTATAAAATGAAATTTGCCAATTCCAATTTATACCTTGACTATAAAATTCTGGTTGGATATGTATTATTACGTTATGTTCGTCTAACCATCCTAAAAGACCAATTAAATTTTTTGGCTCATAATCTTCTCCAAGTTTCTTAGCAATATATCTATATAGATCATTTGCATAAACTAATAATAAATCTAATCTTTCTTTTTCCATCTTTTTCTTGTTCTAAATAATATGTATGGAGTTAGAATAAATATTATGAATGGAGTTTGTGATGCTACTACCCAATCCATATCTTTGGTAGTTAGGTATATAATAGGATCAAATATAAATTTCCAAAAAAGACATATTAAAATGAGTTCACGACCTCCACCTTTCTCATCTAACCATTCCTCAAATTTAAACTTTTTCATATTACTACTCCTTTCCACATTCTTTTTTCTAAAGTATTTGTTACTTCTTCCGGAAAATCAGCGACGTTCCAGTGTGCATCAAATAATTTATGTTTACAGATTTTACATAACCACCATGGAAATTTTTCATATAACCATGCAAAGCTATTAAAAGCCCAATCACGACTTGATGCCCATTCCGTCGCTAAAAATCCGGAAGTATAGATTGGAATACACCCTTCTTCTTTAAATAACTTCCTTCGTGAGACTCTAGGGTCAATCCATGATAATACTTTAAGAAAATTATATAATATTTTTACACTCCATTTATATCTCAATTTTTCTTGAATCGGATAAGTAACTTCATAAAACCACCAATCTCTAAAATATTCAAGACAAGGCATATCATGATCACTTTTATGTTCCCAAAAAGTTTTATAATATTCTTGAATAGGATTTTTATGAATTTCTTCTAACCCTTGAATTACATGATATATTTCTACAGGTTTATCGTTTAATGTAATTCTGTATTCTATATCTGAACTACTAGGTCTAAATTTATCATACGTCCATTTGTGAATTAGAAAGACTGATATATAGTCCTCAGAATTATCACAATCGTAAGTTTCAGACCATCTCCCACATCCCCAAATTCCGAGATACCAATATTTAAGTCCTCCATTAGAAAAACTGAAAGACATTGTCATACTATTTCCCCACTCTTCATTAGGGGAAGTGTCGTCCTCAGATAAGATGGGATTTATTCCTCTTTCTTTTAGTCCATTCAAAATTAATTCTGTAATCTTTTTAAATTTTTTAATTTTTTCTTCATTAATATTTTCCATGATTCTTATTGTTTATCAATTTTAAGGCTTTAAATCCTTATAAATGGAAAAGAGAAAATCCTTTGAATTGCATATTATAGTGTGAGCCCCTTGTGATAGGTCGGGGTTTATTTTCCTTATATGTGTTATGAAGAAAATAAAAATAGAAAGTATTGAATTTTATAGATTACGATATAACAAAAATATTATAGTTGGTTATATCAGATTTAATCAGTTATTTAATAGAGAAGAATTTATAAAATTTATTTATGATAAAAATATATCTATTCTTCGAAATAAACTTTTGAATTATCATATTCTAAAGAACTATGAAGAATTAAATGCAGCTAGATCTCCAATAGGGAACTGGATTAGTCCTTCTGAAGTTAGAGATTTAGTAATGGTATTACCTGTTTATTTACATTCTGAGGATAATTATAAAAAATTAACAAAACGAAGTTTATTTAGAAAGCTTAAGAATAATCTTATAATCTCAGAAACAGTTCATAATAATCTTTACAAAGATATTATAATGAATATTAGTCCTTCTGATATAGAATTACGAGGTTTTATTGAGTATTCTCTTAGACTTCCAGATAAACCAGATAAAAGTTATCGTAATTTTATAATGAATATCTTGGATTTTTTAGAAGCTCTTGAAACTCTTACTAATGAATAATAAATAACAATAAACATAAGAATTATGGAAAAAGAAATTAAAATTAATGGTTCAAGATTAAAATTAGTAAAGTACTGTGATTATGAGTATGGGAAAAGTACTGAGATTATCCTGAGAAATAAGAAAAATCTAAAGTATCAATATGTACTTTTAGCAGATAAACTTAGTTCTTCTGGTAATCCTTGGTTAATAATGGATTCTTATGGAAAAAATAAAATAAGAGTTAGTCCTAGTGTTCATAATTACGCATCTGCATGGGGAATAGTAAGAGAAAAAAGAGTTGAAAGATACTCTGGGGAAACTTATTCAACCCAGGATCTTAGAATTATATTATCTTTTCTAGGAAGTACAATTAAACTTGAATACCTAGATACTGCTGAACTTTTAGCGCAAGCAACAAAAGATGAAATAGTTATCGAAGGTTTTTACGAGATGTACGGTCGTGTAGGGATGACTAATTATATTGAAGATCTTAATGATATTATTAAACGTTCCGAATATACACCCAAACCTATTGAAAGAAAAACTAAGTATCCAAAAATTTATTCAGATTATAATAAATATTCAATTAGTAGGTTAATAACTGATTTAATTGAGGATAATGCAAGTATTCTTATTAATCCAGAGTTGATCGGAGAATATAAAAGACTTTCTCCTAAAAAAGTGGATAGTAATACTGCTGTTACTTACCAAAAAGATAAATGGGCGAAAGTGACAGGAACGATTGGAAATAAAAGACGAGCTAACTTAGGAATCTGCTTTGATACTAATGTGGTAGTTAATATCCCAGAAAATACAGTCGGAATAGAACCCGGCGAAAAAACATATAAAACAAGACAATCTATATGTTTAGTAAAGGATGGTCTTCTTAATCAGTCTTTAATAGGAGTTATGATTTCCAATAAACTCGCCGGGAAATTTAAACGACTGGGGATAATAAAATCAGAATTAGTGTTTTCTGGAGAGTATCTAATAGATATCTCATCTCTTCCAGTGGTAACTAAGTGTGCAATTAGAGATATTAGTAGTTATTACCTTTCTCGATTAGAAGTTAAGTATAAACTTGCAGCAATAGCTAATGAATATATTCAAGAGTACTATCCTGAGAAGGTAACTTTAGATCCAAAAATAGAGTTTCTTAAATCTCTTGGAATAGTTGGAGATTATTACTTCCCTAAGAAGGAAACTGATAAAGAAGCTACAAGAAAATCAGAAATGATAATGGAATTGGTTAGTTTTATTTCTGGTATCCCTGGAGAAAAACAAAAAAGACAACTTATGTATAAAGAATATCAAAGAGGAGCATTACCAAAAAGTAGTGTAATCAAAGTATTCTTAGACTCTATTGGTTTTGGAAAAAGGCCAATCGAAGAGATTCGAAAAGAATGGAAAACTAATCTCACTAAATATAATGAAGAGCTTAGAAGAAGAAAGTTTCAGATCATTATGTCAAAAACAACGAGATTTAATGATAAACATTTTCCATTGATTGAGAGTACTAGTAAGACGGTTGATATCTTTTCTTCAGATCATACAGCAACAGTTTCTTGGAAATTTTTACTAAATACTATAAAATCATGAGAGTAATAAATAATTTAGAGACAGTAAAAAGTCTTCTAAAATTTAAGATATCTTCTAAAGGTAAACCGGAGATATATTATTTTGTGCAAGTTATACAAAGAAGAAAAGAGAATCCTGATTTACCTCTTCAAGAAATACAGAGATATGCTTGGTGGGTGACAGATTTAGGAGTTCTTGAAAAATCCTGGAATCGATTAACGGAGATGTGTGAACATTATAAAGCAAGAGCTTACATATCTATTACACCAAGATCTTTGGAAAAATTTGGAAAGCAATGTATGTTTGAATATTCTAAGAGAGTAGCAAACAATGATTATACAAATATACATAATCTTCCAAAGAAAGTAGCCTTAAGTAATGAAACGGTTCAATCAAAAGGAGTTGTAGATAAACCTAGGTGGATTTTAGATATTGATTCTGAAGATAAATTCTATCAACATGATATAGAAAAATTTATCTCAGGATATACTAATATTCTAGGAAAAATTAATACTCCAAATGGTTGTCATCTTGTGATAGAGTCATTTAATTATGGACTTATTAAAGATTATCTAGTTTCTAAAAAACGAGAGGACTATAAAATAATAAGTGATAATGAGGTTGAAAGACTATTTACTCTTAGAAGAGAAGGGAACACAATTCTTTATGCAGTAACTAACTAAACTAGAACATTTAAGAAGAAGGAATGAAATACTTCCTTCTTCTTATTTTCTTCTCCCCTGAAATTCTTATATATGAAGCGGAAATTAATACAGAATCCGCTTCGAAAATAAATGCGTAAAGAATTAAATAACATTAATGAATTAAATTATGAAAAAGTTAAAAACAGTAAAAGTTCCCACATCTAACGGAGAAAAAGTGGTAGTCTTTAGACCCATTGAGGAAATTCCAACATCACATTTAATTTGTGATAAAGAATGTCCTTATGGAAAATGTTGTTCTTTTATCCCTGATCCTAGAGATCCCGGAAATGAAGAACTATCATTTATCGATTTTTGTAATGATCTTGGAGCTAATGAAGGAGAAGATTCAGATTTAACTTCAATGGTTCCAAAAGAAGGCACTCTTGAGGAAATTTTCAAAGATCAGCCTGATATATTACAAAAAATCGCCGGAAATAAAAAATTGGTTTATCTCGACGAAGTAATCGATAAATGTTGCTCTGATATCTGTGAATATTATAATAAGGAACATTCAGAGTGTACCTTAGAAAATAAGATGTGTATTCTTCGCGGATTGTTTGTAGGTCCAGTTAAAGAAGACAAACCTTCTAAAGAAGAAACGCAGGGACAGGAAGCTGTTGAAGAAAAGAAATAAGTTTTAGGGGAGTAATATGATTTACTCCCTTTATTTTATATAAGTATGAATGAATTATTAAATTTTGAGTATAATGGATGTATTATTCCATTTGCATTGACTAGTAATGATGTCATGATTAATGCTACTGAGATAGCAAAAGTTTGTAAGAAGCAGTTAGGTCATTATCTTAGTAATCAACAGACAAAAGAATTAATCAATGAGGTCTCGATCGATATCGGAATTCCGATATCGGAATTAATAGTAGTTATTAAAGGAGGTATTCCTCAGAATCAAGGTACTTGGATGCATAGATTAATAGCTATTCATTTTGCTATGTGGTGTAGTCCTAAATTTGGAGTATGGTGTCTAAGAAAATTAGACGAAATTATAAATAATGGATTTGCTCTGAGAGACGCTGAAATTGGAAGATTAACCTCTGAAATTACTAACCTACAGATTACTATTCAAAATCAACAGCCTCAAGTAGATTATTGTAATCGAGTCCTAACTACTTCAGAAAATCTATATTCAACAAGAGATATAGTGAAAGATTTGGGTCTTGGAATATCTAATATAGAATTATTAAGATTATTAGAGAAGAATAATTTAATTTTTAGATCTCATGATAAAAAGAAATGGTACTTAAAGGAACCATTTGATAAATTTGGATATACAAAAATAGTTACTATATTTGACAAGGCAGGAAAACCAAGAAATGTAAAGAGGTGGACTGAAGAAGGACGTCATTGGATTTATAGTTTATCAAAGAAATTATAGGGATATGGAAATAACAGGAAAATATGGTAAAGCAATTGTCTTTACTGATAATATTGAACCAGAAGCAGTTTCTCAAGTCTACGAACTTTTAAATACTAAAATGACTGAGAATGAAACAGTTAGGATTATGGAGGATTGTTTAACAGAGGACACAGAAGTATTAACTGAGAATGGGTTTAAGAAGATAATTGATCTCGATAATACTGTTAGGGTTGCTAATTATAATCCAGATACTCAATTAGTTGAATTTTATTCTCCAAAAAATATTCTTATTAGAGATTTAAGAAAAGATGAAAAAGTTTATAAATATAATAACACTAGAGGATATTCTTTCAGAGTTTCTCAAAGGCATAGATTAGCATTGAAGAATAATATGGGAGAATTAGCAGAAAATATAGATTCTTTTCTCATGAAAGAAAACATATTTAATGCTAAAGGTGTTAGTACTCCGATAAATAAGTATACAGATAACGAGATAAGAATATTATGTTGGATTATTGGCGATGGAGTAATAGCAAATACACATAATCCAAAAAGAATATCTCGTAATATTCGTTTTGGGTTAAAGAAAGAGAGAAAAATAAATCGAATAATACAATTATTTGATGAAGAAGGATATAAATATGGAAAAAGTGAATATAATAAACAAACAGTAATTAGATTATCTGTTAAGGATAGTGAGAAATATATTAATTTAGTTACACTAAAGAAAAAATTTCCCTCTGATTTAATATTTATGTCTCAAGAACAATCAAAGATTTTTTTTGAAGAATTAATTCAAGTTGATGGAGACTATGAAAATTATATTAACAATAATCACGGAAGTTATAGAATAAATTCCAAAGATCTAGATACTTTAAATTTAATATCAGCTATTGCAACAATCAATAAAGGTTTGTCAAAAATAGTATTAAAGACTTTTAATGGATATAATGGTTTAAATCAAATACATTATATTAATATAATAGATGATTCTAAACTTAATTATTCAAGAAATGGAATACATAATTCAAAATTTCAAAGAAATGAAGTTGAGTATTGCGGTAAATTAGTTTGTATTGAGACAAATACTGGATATTTTATTGCTAAACAAGGAGGATTAACTTTTATTACTGGGAATTGTCATGCAGGAAAAGGTTGTGTAGTAGGATATACTCAAACCTACTCTGGTGGTCCTCTTGATCCTGATGTGGTTGGCTGTGATCAAGGTTGCGGTATGTTAAGTGTAAAATATAAAATGCCTTCGGGAGATCCAGAATTAGCTCTTTGGGATGCTAGAATTCGTAGAGATATTCCAATGGGTATGGAGATTAATGAGAAAACTGTTATCCAAGAAAAAGAATTCAAGAAATTTTTTAAAACAAAACTTGAAAGAGCAAGAAGTTTATGGCCTGAATTTGTATGTTATGAAGGTCTAGGAGAGATAGAGAAATTTATATCAAAAACCCTTAAAAGAATTGGTATGTCTGAGGGAATTTTCTATAAATCTCTTGGAACTCTTGGTGGAGGTGAGAAAAATTGATTGCCTCCAGAATGATTAATAGTCATTCGTTGTAAAAGTCGTCCATATCGGGAGAAGCTGAGATGCTAATCACCGAGGGAAGGTTATAGTGTTAAAACTTATACCCCCGTAGAGAGCAGAGGGACTTGGCCTGGCATAAAAGTCAGAAGGTGTGCTCCGAACTAGTAGGAAAAAGAACTACTAGAGATAGGCAGAAATGACCTATCCGATACTTGAAAGTAGTATTAGTAACAAAATTGAATCATTTTATAGAACTTGGACAGGTAGAAGAAGATAAAGAGTCTGTTTGGGTTACTATTCATACAGGATCAAGAAATTTAGGAATAAAAATACTTGCTTATTGGAAAAAACAGATTGGGAAAACTAGGATAATTGAGGCGGATATGAAAGCGGCCGAGAGAGGAATTAAGGAAAAGTATAAAGGTCAAGGGAAGAAAATCAAAGAAGAAATAGAAAAACTTCATGCTTCCGGCCGATATACAATTCCGCCTAGTAGATTCTTAGTAACACATGAAGATATATCTGGTTATCTTGGGGATATGTTTTTTGCTCAAGCTTATGCAGAATATAATCGAATGGTAATATCAGAGAGAATTAAAAAAGCTCTTGGACTTGGAAAAGAGCTTGAGAGGATTGAGTCTATTCATAATTATATAGATCCAAGAGATAGAATAATTAGAAAAGGATCCATTCAAGCTTACGCCGGACAAAAAGTAATTATCCCTATGAACATGGCTTTTGGAACTTTAATTTGCGAAGGTCTTGGTAATCCTGATAGGAATTATAGTGCTCCTCATGGTGCTGGGCGCTTAATGTCTAGGCGAGAAGCAAGAGAACGATTAAGTCTCCAAGAATTTAAAGAAAGTATGGGTAATGTATATTCTAGTTCTGTATGTCTCGCCTGTATTGATGAAGCGCCCGAGGTATATAAAGATCCTTCTGAAATAATAACTGGAATACAAGATACAGTGAAAATTTTGGAAATTATTAAACCTATTTTATCTATTAAAGCAGGAACTGGAGATGGTGAAGATTAGTTTTTACAGAAGACTTCAAAAAGAATTATCAACTGATATTGGAATTGTTAGTGGAAATATTCTTGGAGAGAACTTTATTTTAGAATATAATTTAGATGGGTTAGCGACTAAGAGAATAACTCCTAAACAAATTTATGTAAAAACTTGTCTTGGAAAATTTTGTATATTTCGATTTTGTGATGATACTTCTTTATTAGAACATCTTCGATATAGAAATATGATCGATTGCTTAATCATTCAGGAAGTTAGTGTTGACCTAGAAGAACTCAAAAAATCATTTATCCAAGGATCTAAAAATTGTCCTTATGCGAATGATTTGAAACATTTAGTAAAAAACTTAGATAATATAAAATTTACATGACAGGGATAATAGTTGATACAAACGATATGATTGAATTAAGAGAAGTAATAATTCGAACTATGAAAAATTTAGATATTTACATATGTATTGATGATCAACACTATAATTATCTTAAAAGACCTAGACGAAAAGATATATATGAATCTATTGGTTTTGGTAGGTTTTATTTTGAGTTACCGGAAAAAATGTCAAATAGATCAATTGTTAAAGTTTTAGGGACAGTAGAAGGAATAGATTATAAAAAGATAATTCAGGGTATGAAGAAAGCTTTTAATGATAAATTTTGGGGTGGTGATGACACTCAATTGACTATATTAAAAGATATGATAAATAATTCAAAAGAATATTTCCTATGATAGCAGATATTGTTATATCGAATTATTATTTTAAATTACATTCTACTAGAGATACATTTTTAATTCTTTCAACAAGTACAGGTCTTTCTATTAATATAACTGTTCCTGTTATATTAAAACGACCATCTTATGAAACTATCTACGCTTTTATTAGAGAAGGATGTTTTGGTATAGAACCGAAATGTACAAATGATAATAGATATATGATTATCGGAAGCGTAGAATTAGATGCTCAAAAAGTTATAGAATGTTTTAAGGAAGCTCGTAAAACAGAATTATGGAGACTTTATATGGAGAAGTCTCATTTAGCTAAACTTGATGAGCTTTTATTAAATCCGGAAATCCTTATAAGTGATAAACATAAACTATAAAACTTATGGAAGAAGATAATAAATTTAAAGAATATCTAAAGCCTGACTACTCTTCGGAAGAACCTCCATATGATTCAGGAGATGATGACGATGATGATATCAATGAAATCGATGAAGCAGAGGAGGATGAGAGAATAGAAAAAGTAGTTAAAGGTCAAAAAGAATTGAATGAAAAAATTATGCAACAGACACCATTTGGACAAAGTGTAGGTGGAGGTAATTGGGGTCAACCATCAACTCCATCTTGGAACAATAACGGAGGAGGATCTTCGTGGGGAGGAAGTAATAATCAACAGTATCCATGGCAAACAAAACCGGCAGGAGGAAATTCTTGGGGAAACTCAGGAGGATCTTGGAGTGGATCTTCTGGCTGGGGTAGTAGTGGTAATACTGGAGGATCCTGGGGAAGTAGTAATACAAATAATGGAAGAAAAGAAATTGATCGACAGAAACAAGTAATATTTTGTGATGTCTTAGATTGTCTAGTAGAAACTTTTCAGAGTAATGGAAAACCAGGTCTTCTTCCACGTGGAATTTATGATATTAGACTCCGTTTTGAAGTTTGGGATAAGATTTTATGTTTTAACCCAAATAAAGTTTATGCTATGGTTCCAAGAAATCTAATCTTAAGTAGTAATGGTTCAGATTCTTGGAAAATAATGTTAGAATATATTGTTTGTGCTTTATCAGAATATCTAAGAGTTCCGTATGATCATTGTCAAATCTTAGTACAGAATGATTTTGGACAATCTAAAGATAGAATGATGGATGCTGTAATTTCTAAGACTCGTGGATTTGATAAGAATTCAGCCATACAAATTGGACTTGAATCTGGTTTATATGGTCAAAGTAATAGAGATATATTAGCAGCAGAAAAAGTAGGAATTGATTATATAGATCTTGGACAACTTCTTAACATATATTTCTAATGATTAACCTAGAACAGAAAGGAGAATGGGGCGTATATTTCTTTGATATCGACCATGTTCTTATATATTCTGCTACAATAGAATTAACTCCGAAGAAATATACTAGGAATCCAAGTATAGTTCCTGGAAAGAAAAATAAATTGGTTATAGAATTAGGAGTTGAGCCTGAATATTATTTTAAGAAAACAGGGTTAAAATGTCTTATGAAGCGTATGGAAAGTTTAGGAATTATTAACCTCGAAGATAAACATCGAGGGAATACTTCTTATGATCCTATTATTTGTGATAAAAATTGGAAAAAGATTAATTCATTAGAAATATCTTTAAAAACGATAGTCGATATAATTAAAAAGAAAGATACATATTTAATTGTAGGAGATTCAAAAACTGTAATAAATATTCTAAATTCTTCTGAAAGCTTGAAATTCTTATAAATGTATAAAATATAACAAATAGAAAAATGAAAAATTTAGTAGCACAAAAATGGATTGATGAATGTGGAACTTTATTTCCGATTGATGGAAATACAGTACTTTATCCAACTCCAGGTTCAGGAATTTTTGAATTATATCAAGGAAAAGGTCAAGATAAGAGAATCGGTTTAAAAAAACTCTCAGAAAAGTTTGAATTTAATCACAAAATATATGATGTAGGTTGTGATAATTTATTTGATATAATTCAAAAAACTTGGGAATCAGATAAATTTGTTGAAGAGAATAAGAATCTTGGTGTTATTTTCACAGGATATAAAGGAACAGGAAAAAGTGTTGGTGCTAAACTATTATGTAATAGATTAGACATTCCTGTCATAATCATTCCTGATAATGAAATAGAGGGAATGGTAAGTTTTATTCAACAACTCGACTTTGAATGTATTGTTTTGATTGATGAAGCAGAGAAAACATTTAAGCGAGGAGAGAGTGATGAAGTATTACTAAAATTAATTGATGGGGTATATAATAGATCAAGAAAATTATATATTCTAACAACAAATACACTTAACGTAAATGAGAATTTACTTGGACGTCCTGGAAGAATTAGATATATCAAACAATTCGGAAATTTGTCAGAAAAAGCAATAAACGAATATTTGGACGATAATTTAAAAATTCCAGAAGAGAGAGAGAATATTCTTCAAAAAATCGATCTTCTTGAGATATCTACTATTGATATTCTTGGTTCGATTGTTGATGAAGTAAATATTCATGGAAAACTTTCTGAAGATACTTGCCTTAATATTCCTTTGGCTAAATATGTTTTCGATATCATGAAATTCCCTGTTGAAACAGAGGAAGATGTAACAAGGATTAAGGAAATTCTTCGTCCAGGAAGAGCTAATTTCCCAGAATGGCTTGGAAAAGATTGTGAGATGGAAGATAAAGATTCAGATACTAAGACAAATGAGGATTATTGTAGTAATATCCTAGATGGTTGGAAAACTAGAATGACATCTCAATTCTCAAGTTTCTGGAAAAATCAAGAACTTAGTATTGGAACCATTCTTGAAGATCCTGATGAAGACGGATTTATTCTAGTTAAGGATATATATGGGGATGGCGAAACATTAGTTAAGATAATTAGACAGAAAGGTAATCCAAGTTTATATCGAGGTGGATTAATGTTCTGATAATAAAGATATAGAGTATTTGAAGACAGAGGGTGGCAAGTCGTGAGATTATGGCTGCCCTCATTTTCTTATTTATGTAAATTATGGGAAAAAAGAAAAGAATAATAACTAGTTTTTCAGATATTATTACAAATTCAAGCACTGAAGTATTTTTAATTCAAGGACCAGATGCATTAAGACAGATGATTGGTACTGGAATATATAAAAAATATCAAAAAGATTTCCTTGTTCTAAAAACTGAGGAAGATGTTGAATATTTCTTTAGATTTCAAGGAAAGAAAGGATTTAATCATAATTATTCAATATGGGATTTAAAACCTCTACTAGGAAATCTATTTAACTTATACCTTGATATGAACAATGAATTCCCTGATAAAGAAGATGATATTTGGGAAATGTTTAAACCAAAGATTATGGAGAGATTAAAGGGAACTATTGTATATATTGATATTAAACATAATCAAAAAATTATGAATAGACTTTATGAACTGTATCCTGATGATAAAGACTATTCTTATGAGTTAGATAACTTAGAAACAAAAGGATTTAGATATGGATGGAGTCTTGACTGATACTTCGGGAATAACAACAAATAAATTCTATGTATATACAGATGAAAGAAACCCTCGATATTCTATTTGTTGTTTTAGACTTGGGAGTCAGGTAAAACTATCTCTCCCTAATGAACTTTTGAACCTATTTGGAGGTAACCCTGAAGAAAATATTTATGCTGTAGATCATATTATTTGTTTAAGATTCGAAATAAAACAACCTATCCTAAAACAACTAACATTATCTAAGGTATGCAAAAGTATAATTGATATAGTTGCACTTACTCCAGAAGAATTTAAGAGTAATGCTGGAACTATATCACGGCGCCTGAGATTACTAACGTTCAATCAGATAATTACAACGAAGGAATATATTAATAAAGCAACTTTCATTCGTAACTTAGGGACAAAAGTAACATTATCAGAAGAATTACTATATATTATAAAAAATTATGAGCAAAAGACGTTTAATCACTAGTTATTCAGATGTAATAACTAATTCAAGTACACAAGTTTTCTTCTTAGATATTGAAGAAAAATTAATAAATCTTCTAAATGAAAATAATATAACTGATAAAGTGATTATTATAAATTCTAAAGAAGATGTAATTCGTGCTGTTGAATTTTATCAGAAAGAAGAGGATAGTGGGGGATACGGAAATAGTGAGATATTCAATCTTATTAATTTCGTTTATGAGTGGTATGATATGTATACTGAATATGGTAAAGGAGATAAATGGAAAGAACTTAACGATGCAGGTAAAACCGATAGAGAGATTATTGATTTTATTTGGCCATTAATAGACGGGGTTATCGGAAAAGTATATTATTCATTTGCAGATGATTGTGGTATACCTAAAGAAGCTGATATTCTTTGGGAAAATGGATATAATAGTTACAGAGAATAATAAATAGAGTTATTATATAAAACTATACTTAAAATAATAGGTATAGTTTTTATTTTTCTTCCCTTAAAACTCTTAATGATGTAGTAGATAGTTGTGTTCTGCTACCGTAAAATAAAATATATGAATTATGGATAGAAAAGAAGAATTAATTAATCTTTTAGGTATTTTTCTAGGAGATTCAAAGAAACAATCAGAAGAAGTTAAACCTAAGATTGTTGAGATATGTAAGGAAAGATTTGATAAGATCTATGAAATTTATAGAAAATATGGATTAACTAATTCATGGTATGATGAATATGATCCTATTCGAGGAAGTCTTTGGTTAGATGATGATTACAATGAGGATGCTATTAATGATAAAAGTATTTGTTTAGAGTATACAGATCATTGGGGTTATGGTGGTAGTTGTCATTGCTATATGGAATTAAAATTTTCTCAATTTGAAGATTCTTTTATAGAGGCGCTAGATAAATCCCTTAAGAGTACAAGAATCGCTTCATTAAAAAGAGAAATAGAGTTACTTGAAGCTCAATTAGAATCTAAGAAAACTTGTTTAAAAGAACTGAAAAATGGCAATGAAAACGAGTAATACAAATATTGAATTAAGTAATGATATCAAAATTTCTGATTCTGTAGTAAAAGCTGTAGTTGAAAAAATTCTATCCTCTGCACAATCGGATGAGATTTTAGATATAGTTATTAATTATCTTCGAGGTTATCTAGAGAAAATAATGGATAATCCTGAGATAATAGTAAATAATGAAGAGAGATTAGTATCTACTATAGATAAAAGAATCTTTGGAGATTTTAATTTAATGCAAAAATTACATAATATAGAAACAGCTATAACTAATATTAATAGTGTTATTACAGGAAATAATATTTATTGGAATAGTAATCAAGAATTTTTCTGTAATTCTCCACTACGTGATATAGCAAGTGAAATAGCTGATATCAAATGTAGAATTGATATGTTAAAAAATGAATTTTATATGCTACAAAATCAAATTCCTTAGCATTCTGAAGAAAAAAAAATAAAAAGAGGATCAACTTGACTAATTAAAGTCAAGACCTCTTTTTTTCTTTGTAAATTTCCTTTTGTTTAGTTATAGTCTCTTGATATATAAAATCAAAAGGAAATCTTTAGTTTCCATTTCTGTTTCGATCTTGAGTTTAACCTTGTGATCTCATCAGGTTAGGAATTCACCTAACTACAAAAATGAAAATGGAGGGAAATTTTGTTATCCCTCCGGTTAGTCATCAATGAATTCTTCTTCATTGCTGTTAAATAGTTCCGGAATCATATATCTAAACCAATAATAAATTCCGGTAGTTCCCATAATTATTGCTGATATTGAATAAATTATATCAAATCCTAATATCCAAGCAATTCCTGCTAATATCATTGTCATAAAAATAATGACTTCTGTTATCTTTTTCATAATATATTAATTTTGTTAATTATTGTCTCTAAACCCAAGTTAATCCATAACTCGGGCTGGTTGTTTTAGCTTATTCAGCTTTTACTTCTTCAGCAGGTTTTTCTTTTCTGCATCCGGTTTTAGGTTGACGGTTTCTTCTACCAATTTTTCCAAATCCTCATCTCTAAGACCTTTCGGTTTGAGTTTTTTATAGGCTTTTTGACATCCTAAGGTAGTTGCTACTCCTAATGCCATTCCTGCTCCAGCTGCTACTGCTACAACTTTTGTTGCACCAAATTTCGTTACTGCTGAGTTAATTAGTTTCATAATTTTTCCTCCTATTATTTAAGTTATTAATTTTGTTAATTATTGTCTCTAAACCCAAGTTAATCCATAACTCGGGCTGGTTGTTTTAGCTTATTCAGCTTTTTTGTTTTTCCGGTTATTTAAACATTTTTTAGTTTTCTTATAACCATAATCAAATACTACTTTTGCTGCTATTCCTGCTACAAAAATTCCAACGTTTTTTACAACTGCTTTCATAATTCTATAATTTTTTGTTGTTAATATTCTTTTGTCTCTATTTTCTAAGTAAATTACTTAGAAATGGTTGTTTTTACTCTAAGCTTCTCTCTTAAAGATTTCTAACTTAGAATTATATATAATCTTTATAATTTCCTCATCGGTATTTATCATAGGTTATATATAATAATTTAACTGTATATTAAATCCCTCTAAATTCACATCCTATTACTAATAACTCTAGACTATACAGGTCCTTTGTTATTTTCATAGTTCACCATATATATTTGGCTACATGTCTTTGATATATTCCTCTTGATAATCCTTTATCAGGTTTATCTCAATATATCGTGGCCTTATAATATTATCTACTATAAGGAATTTATTTAATTTTTTATTTATTTTGTTAAACTCGGCTAAATGCACGTTATAAAATTTGTTAGTGCTTGCCAAGTTATGTGTCCAACCTTTATCAATTATTAAGTTATATTAAGTATTTTCTCTATTTTGATAAATAGTATAATTCAATATAGTAACTTAATATACTTATTTAATTACGCTCAGAACTTATCCTTGTAAAAGATATTTTAATACTATTTAAATATCTACTCAAGTGGTATAACAACTTCCACCTGTCCTTATATTATATTTCATAATTATAAGTTAGATCAAGGTGATGAATTTTATAAAGTCGTTCTGACGACTTCTAGGTTAGCAACTCCTAGTCTCTCCTTATAATACTCCGTCATCACACCTTTTGTATGTATTATAAGTTCTAGTTATATCTATGTATAACGCTAAAGTATAAAAGACATAATATATCTTTTAAATTAGATATACTATGTCTTTAGGTAATATCAGATATTTCTATCTTTTATTACATATATAAGGCTAATAGGGTTTCTTAGACGGTATTATTTTAACCTCTTAGGAACTCTATTTTCCTTTCATATATAAGGTTTTTAGTCTTTTCTAGACGGTGGAAAAATAAAGGGTGGAATTACCCACCCTTTTCTTACTTAACTGCAAGCAAAAACGTTTTATAATCAACAACAGACTTTCGATATATACTATCTATGTCAGCGCCAATCAAATAGAGGGATTGTTTATAATCTCTCAATGTTTCTGGCTCATTGATATAATATTCGACTAATCTGTTTACTATTGTTTTTATTAATCGCAGTTTTCTTATTACGTAATCTCTATTAATCGAAGGAACATCAAAATCCTTTCCTTCAATCGCATACTTGTTTAAGATAGCTGTATAGTTGTCATAACTATCTTTTAGTTTATCTACTATTCCATTGGATAAACTATTTTCAACTGAGACATCTATGTAATTTTTTACTCCGTCTCTTAATAATCCTAATGCACTTAATATTGTCATTAGTGTGTTAAGTTTTTCTATCATATTCCTTTTCTTTTAAGTTTGTTTTTTATTCTCACTTATAAGGCTTTCAAGGAATATCAGACTAGCAAAATACTTCAGCGTCGTAATAGCCTTTTTCTAGTGCATTTAAGAAAAATTCAACCTCTTCTGCAGACATAGGAGCAAAACCATGAACATCAACACCTACATCTAATCCAAATCTCTTAATCATTTGTCTTCCATGAATATGTCCAAAAAGATTATACTTTTTTGTAGAATTCATAGGTTCATGTACAAGTGCTATCTCTTTTCCTAGGAGTTTTGTTTCTGCTTCAGTTAGGAATACTTTTGAAAAACCAGAATCTATAAGCTCTCCTATAAAATCAGGTATATCTAGATTTCTTTCAGATTTTTCTTTAATCTCATAATTTCCACAAACTAATCGAATATCTCCATTTAAATATTTCAAGTAACTTCTATCACCAAAATCTCCAAGATGCCATACGATAGCTTTAGGAGGAACTTTAGTATTCCATCTCTCTACCATAGTCCAATCCATATCTTCAACATTCATGAAAGGACGTTTAGATAATTCCAAAGTTCTTTCTGCGCCGAAATGTGTATCGGAAGTAAAAAACTCTCTTGAACTGGACTCTCTATTAGATATTTCTTTCTTTAACTCAGATATACATTCGTCTAAAGAGCTATATACATTTTTTATTCCATATGCTTTAGCTTTTTCGATCAAGTACCTTCTTCCGTGTATTTTCGGCGCAATTCCTAAGATTATATTTTTCTTTCTAACTAAATTTTCGGTAAGTTCGATTTTAGTAGTTTGTGCATAATCTCTTCCTGGTATATCTTCAACAGCTTCAGGGATCCAAAATAATATAAAATCTGATACTCTAAGTCCAATTGTTTCCCAATCTACCTGTTTTTTATATTCAGCATCAGATAAACCTCCAGAAATTTTCTCTTTTCTTCTAGGGTTTATCCAAGTTACTCCCTGAATATCTGGAACTGTTTCTTGCCACTCTGGAGCTCCTTGAATAGGTCCTCCCAAAAATACCCAAGTATCTTCTTTCTTGGGTAATTGTTCTATTGCATAAATCATTTTCATTTGAAATTTATTTTTGATTCTGTATCTGCTAATTTTATAAGGTATGGTATTCTAAAATTTCCATACATACTTTTAATAACTTCAGAATAATCTTTATCTTGATTAATTGAATCTACATATAAAGGATTTTTACTATTTCCTCGAAAACATTGAAAAGTATGTAGATTATTATCACGGTAATAACTTTTCGCAATTCCAATAATATTAAGATTCTTTCTTCCAAGTTTCTTATATAGATGTGCTCCTAGTCCTGGTTTAGGTTTTTCAAGAGATTCTTCATCATTCCACAACCAAACATGAGAATCTAATATGATTGTATCGAATTTATCAAGATCTATATTTTCTAATAATTTTATAATCCCAGGAAGTTCTCTTTTATAAAATTCTCCAGGAATATAAGAATCAAAATTGTTAATAATAATTGAAATTCTGTCTATAGGTTCATTATCTTCCCAGTTTTTAAAAATAATTCCTGAGATTTTTCCTAAACACTCTTTTTCTTTATAATATCCATCAATTATTATCTTATTCATTTTTTAATAATTTTCTTATTTAGATACTTCTTTTTCTTCTCATAATCAAATTCTAATCGATCTAATTGATTTTGAATAGTAGAGTTCCAACCTTCAATGGCTTCTTCTTCTGATTCATATAATTTATAATTATCTAAGTTATATCTATTAGGAGTTAATTGAAAGTAGCCAACTATCATATTAGTGGTTTTGTTTCTTAAAGGATACCAGGTGGTGTTTCTTCTATATCCAGATCCTTCTTCTTTTCCTAAAACTACTTCTTGCGGAGAGTTTATATTTTCAAGTTTATAACTATACGGACCGATATAGAATCCAAAAGTCCAGAACGTTTGTCCTATAAGTTTATCAAGTTCTTCATATGTTTCTGGCTGTTTCATAATTTTTCTATTTTAGCATTTAAGTATCTTAATTTTTCTTCATAATCGTGTTGAAGTTTATCTTTTTGATCCTGAATAACCGCATTATAAGCCTCTACACATTCCTCTCTTGTTTCGAAAAGATATGGTAGAAAATATTTTACGTGATAATTTTTGAAAACTAAATTTTTATTTTTATTTTTTAGTGTAAGAGAATAATCATTGTTTTTATCCCAATTAGTTACTAAGACTTCGATTGGTTTTACTAATCTTGTGCATCTATGAGATTTACTAGAAAATTCTAACATAAAATACCAAAGTGACTTAGAATTGTCTCTATATTCTGATAATAATTCTTCTGTTATCATATTAATTTAGATTTTATATATTTGAGCTTTTCTTCATAAAAATGTTGAAGTCGATCTACGGTATTATGAATTTGAGCATTATAATATTCTTTACATTCTTCTTCAGTATCGAATATTCTCACAAAAAATTTACATTCTGAATCTTTTCTTTCTTTATAACCCTGAAAAGATCCAATTACAGAATTATCAGAAACTTTTCGAAGATATAATAAATTATCTATATCAATTTTTAAAATAATTTCTGCTGGTTTTATGATACTAGAGCATCTAAAAGTTTTCTCCCTAAAACTAATACAACTATACCAAAATGTTTTATCCTTAGGGAGATTCATTATTTCTTTCGCTGTTAATTGTGTTATCATTTTATTATCCGTTTTTTAAGATTTCTTTCGGTGGATTTCCATTGAGTTTCGAAGAGTTTCAATTTATCTTCGATATATTTATTCCTGTGTTCAATACATTCACTTGGAGTATTAAAGAATTGATAATGAAGTTGATAGTTTTTTATTATTTTCCCGCTATTCAGTATCTTTACTATCCTAGGAATACCACCAAATTCATCAACAACTTCAGCTTCAGATGGTGGAATATCTCTATAAACTCTTCCAGTATCTGATATTTGTAATGAATAAATCCAAACTGTTCTCATAATTCTTTACATTTAATTAGAGTCCACTCTTTATAATTCATTCCTCCTGTTTTAGTATCGAAATGCTTGATAATTTCCTCGAATGGTATTAAGAAGGTTCCAAGAGATTTTGCTAACTCAGAATTAAAACCTACATCAACTTTAAGATCATAAATACTATTAATATATTCAGTAAGGTGACCATGAACGTGACCAAATAAGTGAATAGATCCATGAGGTTTATGATTCCAAGATACAAAGGGATAATGACACATAGTTACCATATAATCTTTTCCTGAATGCTCTATATGAACATCAAGAATATCAGAGATTATTTTGAAATACCCTTTAAGTGGTGCCTGATCAAAATAAAGTCCATAGTTATCATGATTCCCAACAATTTTATAAATATTTTTACAAGGAATCTGATTTAAGACATCTTTTATATCGTCAACAGGCATTTTCCAAAACATATCACCTAAATCGAATATAATATCTTCTTCTTTAGTTTTTTTAAGTTCCTCTAAGATATAATTATTCATTTCAGTTACATCTTTAAAAGGTCGAGAATCATATTTTATTACATTTTCATGACCATAATGAAGATCTGATATAAAATAGATTTTTCCAGATCCAGCAGTTGTAAAGGGTTTTTTAATCTTCATAATCTTTTGCTATTTTTATTAATTTATTCTCTTTATAATATCCGATAATATTATTAAATACAATAATCTCTAAATCTGTAGTATCTAAATCCTCTATATCCAAATTATGTTTAGAGTACTCTCCATAATCCATATCAACTTTAATATAATTAAATGTTTTGTTTACATAATATAATTTTTGAATATTTCCTGATATAGATTTAGATTCTAAACTCTTATAATCAAACACAAGATCTTCAAGTGTATCTAATCCAGTAAATTCAAGGACTTTAAGTAATTTAGTTATTACTGAATCTACTAAACGTTTCCTATAAAGTTTATTTAACTCTATTAATTCTTTCCTATTATTCATAATCTTCGAGTTTCCACTTACGTGAATAATCTTTTTTACTTTTATGAGTGATACTAGGTCTTAAGGATACTAACTTTCCTGTTTCTTTAATTTCATTATCTCTCCTAACTTTTTCGGCTAGGGAGATTAATTTCTTTTTCTTCTTTTTCATATGATTATTTTATTACATTTATAAGGAAATCCAAGTTCCTTATATGTGAAAATAAATAAAAGAATTATGATTAGATGTTATGAAGCTAAGTTATCAAAAAATTTAAACCCTAGAGTTAGAAGTTTTATCATGAAAGAATGGATGGAGAAGAGAAATACTTATGGAATTGAATTGAAGAAATATATTATAGATTCTTCATCAGTAGATCAACATCCAGTATTAGGACTTTATATAAAAGATCAAAAAGTGTTTGGAGATAATATACTAGTAGATAATAATTTTTCAGAAAGATTATTAGGAAGACATGTTATTTACTTTCCTAACTCAATAAAAGAAAAACAATTAGGGTTTTATAAGAGAAGGATTCTTAATTTTTATCCTGTGAATTATGAAGAATCCATTTTCTCTGAAAATAAAATGCGTTCTAAACTTGTTAAAATGATTGGAATGTTTAATGAAAATAACTATAATGTACTAGGAATTATTTATGGAGATGTATATCAGGTTAGAGAAAATTATAGAGAATTATTTTATAATATATGGAATTCTAAAGTAAATGGAAATTATGAAAAACCTATTAATCTAGGGAAAATAGAAATATAAAAAAAAAGAGGACTGTAAAAAGTCCTCTAATTATTTTTCTTTATTTTGTAATCTCTAATAATGTCTTGGAGATTAGATTTATAGCACCTTCCACATCTCGATAATCACATACTTCAACTTGAGTATGCATATTTCGTTGAGGAATAGATACTAACATAGTTTCACAATCAAAAGCACCTTCTTGAATTGCTGAAGTATTTGTTCCTCCTGCATATGAAGCTGCAAGTTGATATGGAATTTCATTAATCTCAGCAACTCCGATCATTTTACAGCGAAGATTCCAAGATTTATCAGGTCCATTCATGATAACAGGTCCTTTCCCAAGTTCTATATCTCCATAGGACTCAGGTTTTATTCCTCTACCTTCATCCGTGGCGAAAGTAACATCTATATCAATCGAAATATCAGGATTTACTCTTTTACTTGTTACCATTGCACCTCTTAGACCTACTTCCTCCTGAGTATTCGCCACGCCATAAAAAGTATATTCATCAAAAAGTTCCCTAAAGTCTTCATAATTCACCACGTTCCTTAAGACTTCAGCAACAATAAATACTCCAATCTTATCATCTAGTCCTTTAGATGCAAATCGATTCTTCCCAAGATGTTCTATAAAATTTGCTTCAAAAACAACTCTACTACCTATCTCTACTAACTTCATAGCTTCTTCTTTAGATTCAGCGCCGATATCAACAAGAAGATCTTCAATAGGAATTAATTCATTTTTGCTATTATCATCATACTCTACATGAATTGGCTTTTTCCCAATAATACCTGTTACATATTCTCCTGGGTGACCAATTTTAGAAATTTTAACTATACTTCCTGGGAGAACTTTTTTATCTATTCCCCCAAGATTAATAATATTTAGCATTCCTTGGTCTGTAACATTTTGTATCATCATTCCAAGTTCATCAATATGTGCAGAAATCATTACTTTCTTACTCCCTGAACCTACCTTAAATGCTACATTTCCCATTTTATCAGTAAACTCTTCTATCGCAAACTTAGAACAATAATCTTTAAATACCCTAGTTGCTTCCTGTTCAAAACCGCTAGGACTATACGATCCCAACAGTTCTTTTAAAAATTCTACAGCTTTTAATTCTAACATCTTTCTTTAATTAAAAATAAATATCGTTTCATGTAAATTTCTTTCAGTTCTCACATTCCAATTATACTTAAGAGAGTTTGGAATTTCATCATCTAAGATCATTAATCTAGTATGAATAAATAAATCATAATAAATATCTAAGTAAAAACCAGAGCTAATTCTTGATAATTCTACTCTATCTATATGTTCTACATCTTCATAAGTAACTATAATTTTATTATCTATCTGAAATGCTGAGAAATATTTTAAGATTTCTATAGTTAAATTATAATAGTATACTTGATCTGCCGCTGATTTACATCCAATTATTCCACCAGAACCACTTCGAATTATACCTAACTCCTTAACCATTATAATCTAGGTGTAATAACTTGATAAAATCTAACTTCATCAATCCCACAATCAATTCTTCCTGCACAGTTCCAAGTTACATGAGGATTTGCTGTTTCCCAACATGATTTATGAATAATTGTGTAGCTTCCATGATTAGAGGTACATATTCCACAATCTGAAAAATCCTTCCAATCTTTAATATCACGTGCTCCATCAATTATTTTACTATCATAATAACCAACATCTTCTAGAAGTTCAATTATATCCTTACTAACTTTTCCGATATAAGCTGAATTAAGAAATTGAATACCTTCTCTAGGAAATTTATCTTGAAGTTCATTTATGGTTGCTTTATGATAACCTTTCTTTTGATTATCTTTTATCCAATCTTCTCCATTAGTAAACCATTGTCCGAAATCTGTATCTCCTCTAAGAGCAGCTATCCCAAGAGCTAGTTCTTTAGTTACTCCACATTGAATTCTTTTTACAAGAGATACTTTTCCAGATGAAGAAAATTTAATAGCTTCTCGAGTTATAGCTGTATATTCTCCAGTCTCTGCACAAGTAATAATACAATTTCCTTTATCTGGATTAAAGGCTAAACCAGTTCCAACCATTTCAGAATATCCTAGATCTTCAAACTCTTTCCTAAGTTCTGGTGTATTTTGATCTAAGATAATACTATATAAATAATCTTTCCTCTTCATTTAATATCTAGGTTGTTTAATTATATATTCTAAGTTATTGTCTTTATAGTAACCGTTTAATTCCTTTGAGCTACATAAAGGAGTAAATCCATTCTCCCCAAATGTATACTCACCTCGGAAAGAATCAAATACAATAAAATCATCATCTCCTCCATTAGCTGGATTAGGAATAAATTTAGCCCATGTTTTAATTAGACGCTCCCTTTCCTTTGGCCATATGAAAAATCTCTGCTCTGAAACTTCTTCCTCTATGGCTAGTTCGATATCAACCAAAGCATCTTCAACTACATCAGCAAGATAAACCTCATCTTTTGTTCCATCTGCTTTTCCGAGATCTATTTCTAGTTTTTGCATAAACAACTCTTCAAGAAGTTGATCTTTTTTATCTTTTTCCATTTTCTTATACGGTTTATAATTTGGTGTATATAATCTAGAAACCCATCCAGAAACAGATTCTTTATTTCTGGTGAGAGCTCCTATAATAACTATTATTTTAAAAATTACTGCAATTACTAATAATAATGCTATTAAAACTAGTAAAAAATTCATTTATTTTTCTCTATCTTTTTAATTGAAAATAATACTTTATCTCCTATTTTATATGTTGGATTATTACTACTAGGAATTCTTTCACTTAATCTAATATCTCCATTAGAACCAATTTCGTCCCCAGCGATGTAATAAATAGTACTAACGCCGTAAGAATTTAATCCTCTATCAATAGATTTTATAACTAATTCCTTACTATATTCTACTTTATATTGTGGTAAATCTTTCCTTTTGCTAACACAACTCACTAATCCTATAATAAGACTGATAATGATTAATAACTTTTTCATAATTACTTTCTTAATAATTCATTACATACGCTCTTTATTCCTTCTAATCTAGCTTGTTCATAAGAAGGATAGTTTAGATTATTACTACTCAATGAACCATTCTCCATTGGGATAGCAAATATAAATCTTTTCTCTCCTTCTTTATTAGTAAATGGATATACGAGAATGATAATATCCTTATGTAATCTTATCCATTCTACTATTTCTACCTCAATTCTCTTTTCTTTTATTGGCTGTTTATATCCAAGTTTTACTAATTTTTCCAGGACTTCATCATCTACTATTATACTTCAGTTTTTATATAGATTTTCCCCTCTTCAAGTTGTTTTTTTATATCAACAATCCTCCATCCATATTCATCAATTAACACCCTCTTTAAAGTATCAATATAACTATCTGGAATTAGATTAGGATTTATATAGACCCAAAATTGAAGAAAAGGATCTTTATAAGCTTCTGAACTAGATTTATAAGATTCATAAGCTTTACTCATCTCTTTAGCTGCTAAATCAAAAAACTCTTCTGGTGTAATTCGAAGGTAACTAGCATAAATAAATTCTCTCATTTTTCTTTTAATTTAAAAAAATCATAATCGTAATCAGTTTCAGTTCCGTCTTCTAGAACATAATGTTTCCTGTATGTTATTATCTGAACAACATTATTTCCAGGAATATCATTTACTATAGTATCTTCTATAATTTCAGTATCTGATCCTAACCAGTTCTCTTTTAGATGATTTTCTGTAGTATAATAAACATTTTCTTGTATTCCTTGAGTTATTGTTTTTATTTTAGTTGGGTAAATTTCATTAGAGCTAAATTTATGTTTAACATAAATTTCATCACCCTCTTTCAATCCAACCCTTCCTGTCGAGTCAGAATAAATTTTAATAACTCTTTTACATGGAACTACTTTTTTATCTATCAAATCCCATAAAGCTTTTACAATATCAGTTTCTGCTATAAAATCACCAATATTCCTATCTTCCGGAACAATAAAACTATTTTCTAGATCATCCTTATCAAGATACTCACTATCTAATTTCCAATCTATTTTCCATAAAGGTATTAATTCACCTTTCTTATTTTTAATACAATCACAATTAATAAATCTGTTCATAATTCTATATTTATTTATATTTATATTTATCACATATAAGGAAAATAAACCCGAAGAATTATCTCCTCGGGTTTGATTACTAACTAGGATTTTTTCTGATTATTAATCTTTATTAAACATAAGAAGAGCTTATCCCTAGTTTCTTTACTCTTCACAATATTTAGGTTTTCGACCTGTTTCTAAGTATTCTAAAATCTCTTTAAGTACCTGATCATGATTAAACGCCCAATCATAACTATCAATATCTTCTGCTGGGACAAACTTAATATCATCTACTTCATTAGGTTCTCCACCTCTTGATACGGTATCACAGTTAATTTCCTTATCAGCTAATTTTTTCCGAGTAGCTATGTAATCTACATGAATAAGATATCTAGAAACTATGTTTTCTCTAACATCTCGAGACGGATCATCTATAGTACAAAAATGATCAATTGCTTCATTGGGATAAATTTCAAGATTAAGTCCAAGTTCTTCATAAAGTTCTCGTTTTACCGCTTCTTTTCTTGTTTCACCCCAATCAAGATAACCACAAGTAACTGACCATTTTCCAACATGATCTGGACATCCTGAACCTCGTTTAGATACTAAAAACATTACTCGACCATTGCTATCTCTAGTATATACAATTCCTACTACTGCATTTGCTCTAGAGATCCAATACTCTTTTCCATTTTCTTTTGATGTTACTTTAAAATTTTTCATAAATAAAAATTATTAACAGTTGTCAATGTTTGTTTATCAATTATAAGGTTATTACCGATTGTCTTTTTCACCTTCTTTAGAATTTGTATGATGTTCTTTTTACATAAAACACTATCATCTTTAATTGATGACCAATCTTTTATAGTAGAAAAGTTAAATTCATATCTTTTTACAGTAGGTATAAGAGTATATGCTTTCTCATCTAATTCCTTCTTAGCTCCAAAAACTAGTTCTATGAAGGGTAGCAGAAAACATTTTTTATTATAAAATACTACTTTATAACTACTATTATATCCATTTCCAGGAGGTGTATCATTAATTTCTAAGATACTTCCATCTTCTATAGGATTAAGAATATCATTTATTACTATTTTACCAGTACTATCACTTATTTTTCCTGGAATACTATAACTCTTCTTATAAAATGGCCATAAGTTTATATTCTTAGTTTTTGGAGAAGTATATGAGAAATCTAGCATATTGTAATGAAAAGAATATGATACAACTACTAATCCACCAATCATTTCTTGATTAACTATATCAAAATTAAAAATATCCACTTCTTAATTAAACAAGATATAATTTGATATAAGTATTTAAATCTTCTACAGCTGGTAATCCATACTTTGCTGTAAATTTTCTAGTAGGTTTCTTTATATATCTCACATAGAAATCATCTACTAGTGGTTTTATAGTTTCCATAGAATTCTCTCCACTAAGTTTTTCTGTCCCATGAATATCTTTGATTATAAAGAATATAAGAGAAGCTACAAATGGAGTAAAAGACATTTCTTCTTCAATTATCTTTTTCACTATATGTTCATTTTCTTTAAGAACTCTAGTAACTTCCTTGTAACTCTTATTACCTTCCGTTTGTCCGGCGGTTTCTACTATTAATGTGAATAGTTTAATATATTCTCTAAATAATTCTTCAGTTGTTAACATAGCCTTTAAGTGTTTCTATTATTTTTATTTTTTCAGTTTCTTTGAGAAGACTCCACTCACCTCTTTCTAATTTTTCTATAATTTTTGAAATATTATTAACAGGTATTTCTGAAATCTCTAAAGTTCCTGGTATCAAAGTATACCCTAGATGTTCAAGAATAGACTCAATCTTCTCAAGTTCTTTAACAGTTGCTACTCTTCGACCATAATAATTATCAACTCTTGGATAATTAATAACAATCCTTGAATCTATTACATACCATCTCCAAAGATTATTTGGAAAATTAAATACTCCTCTTTCACATCCACTAAATAAACCGAACCAACCATCAGGTCCATCTTTATAATCTACATAAATCTTTCCTACTTCCATAATTCATCCAAAATATAAAAATGGATTATCTTCTGAATCTTCTTCAATTATCTCAAAATCAGATCCAGAACAATCTTTTAAATTTATCATATACTTTAAAAGTAAGTCTACACCATAATTATAAAAATAAGGTTTATCTTTATCATATGATGCAATAGATTCTCCTTTACCATTTACTACTTTTACATAATTCTCATTTTTAGAATCCAATGATGCTTTTATTCCCTCATCTGTAAAATTCTTTTTCGCATGTTCTTCTGCAAATCTTACAAGTGGATTTATTGTTTCTCCGGATATACGAATTTCTTTGTTAATGAGATTTTTAGAATAAAGAACAATCTTATCTATTACTGAGAAAGTATACCAATTATCAGAACCTATCAACTTAAACCAAGGACTACCAGAATCATCAAAATAAACTCCTGTAACTCTAGTATAATTTCCATCACTTGTTTTTATAATAGGTTTATATCTTAATCTTCTACAAATTTCTTTTAATAAATTAGATCTTTTCTCCAAACACATCTGCGAAAGGTTTTAAATTTCCATTTGGATTATGATCTCTTCCTGAATTTCCATCATCGAGAATAGCAAAACATATTTCTTCAAATGCTCCAATAAATTCTGGTTCTTCCAAAACTTCCTTAAATAATCTTGCTACATGAGAAGGTGGATTTTTAAAAGCTCCACATCCAAGTGCTCCTAGAACAAGTTTGGTGTGATTATTATCTAAGGCTATTCTAAGTATTGTTCTTATTTTTCCTTTTACAACAGGAACATATTTTTTCATCATTTCTCCAGTACTCTTGTCAATGTCTGGTCTTACTACTCCTGCCACAGAAATTACATTGCATTTAAAATAATTATCTACAGTTTCATAAGTTCCTGGTTTTCTATAAACACATACTCCTGGACTATATATTCCTCCATAAACTGGGATAGGGTAGGAGAAGTCATTAAGAACTTTTCCTGAATAATAATCTCCAAAGTATTCATCCCATTTTTCAGGAGAGTATAAATATAGGGATAATAGCAAATTACTTCTTCTACATAATTCTTCTTCCTGAGCTCTAGAACCTGTTTCAACTCCTCCACCTGGTCTTTTAGATGAAGCCATATTAAGAACTGCACACTCTGAACCCAATTCCTTTGCTTTTTCAAAGGTATCTATATTCTGTACATATATTTTAAGAGGAGTTTGAAATTTAGGTTTATTATTTCCTTTTTGAATAGACTTATACATTTTTGATTCATATATTAGTCTATCTGTTTCTGGAAATTCTATATAATTATCCTTATATTCATACTCTCTAGAAATAATATCTTCTATTACTTCTTCAAAAACTTTAATTAATTGTTCTTTTGTTTTCATATCATTAATGATTTTGAATTATCTAATAAATTATATTTCACAATCCCACACTCATTACAATTATCCTTTGAGAGAATACATTGACTACAGTAATTTAATTTACCTGAATCTATTGTATATCCTCTTCTTTGAAATAATCTAAGGTTTTTCGAAAAATGACTTATTTCCTTTGATGAATATTCCATAAAAACTCCATATTCAAGATTTTCAAGAGTTACAAGTTCTTTTATTCTATTTTTTATGAAATCCAAAGTAACAATACTTTTTTCATTTAATTCCTCTACAAAGTCTATAAGAACACTTTCATTTATTCTCACACGTTTAACTATTCCTTTACGATTATTTACTGGATAGGAAATAAGTAGAGTGCTATTTATTTTATCTCCAGGGAAAAAGAATTTATTAGGTCTGATAGAAGGTTTGAAATTACATAAATCACATTCTCCAGAAAATTTACATACTTCTTTACATACTATATCAGAAATCCCTGGGAAAGATCGAAAAATCAACCTACTATTTACTATATCAGTATTAGATACCAATATATTTGTTCTTTCTCCATAATATCTATGTTCTGAAGAACGTCCTAATTCTAAATCTACAGTTTCATATCTAAAATTTCAAAAAAAACCTACTACACCAGTTACTAATCTAATAAGATTGATTTCATTGATATAGATATCATTATTGAACCAAGTAATTATATCTCCTGGAAGATATTTTTGATAGTATAGTCTCCTTTTAGTATTCTTTGTCATAACGTGCTAAATTATTATATGCATCTGTACTATAAAAATTAGTTAGATCGAAAAAAATCGAAAACTCTCCTTTGGGATTTAAAGGTGATTCCGGACGATATCTATCTAAGATAATATTAAATCTAAATTCATTACCCCAATCTTGTCTTATTTCTGTAATTATTAAAGGGTATTTTGGTCCAAATTTTGCATACTCACCACTACCCCATAAATATCCAGGAGACTGAAAATAAACAATATCACCTACTTTATAATAATCTGGATCTAACCTTCTTGCTACTGCTTGAGGAATTCTGGCTAATCTTTCTTCCTTAAGATATTCCATTATTTGAGGGATAATTGATGTATAATCATGTTCTATAATTTCACATTTTTTATCAAAATCATCTATACTCATTCTTTCTGGAAGTATAGATGATCCCCAACATACTTTATAATAATGTCCCTTTGAATCAAAACCACTACTGTAAATAACTCCTATATCTCCAGTATTTTTATTTTTGACTCTAGTCTGTGTCCAACTATCTATTCCCATTGATTATTTCATTTTTTGCCTTAGTCCAACCATCTTTAAATGATTTTCTTTCACTTCCTCCTGTATAAATAAGAAACCCGATAATCATAATAATTATTCCTAAAGGCTTATACCACTCAGTTATTTTAATTCTAAACGGTGAAAATGATATTTCTGTTTGTCCTAAATATAGGATAAATGCAACTAATAATACTAAATAAATTATAACCTTCATCATATCTCTATTTTATAAGTTTTATCTTTCATTACTACTAATTTTCCTGGAACTGCCATTAGACGATCTTTAACATTATCTAAGAAAGCATCTAAGAGTAGAACTTCACCAAAACTTGAAATACTAATATAACATGTATTGAGATTATCAGTCCACCCAAAAAATACTTCTTCAGGATCTGCATTATCCCATGGAGTAAGCACTAAACGAGACAATTCATCTTCTAGTCTTATTACAGTAACAACTTGTAAATCTTCTTCTAGATCATACAAGAATACATATCCAGTTACTTTTACATATTCCTCCGTTTCCATATAAGTTCTTTTAAGATTGGTAAAGATTTCTCCATATATTCAACTAAAATATCTTCAAGGTAAAAATATTCTCGATTCATTACTCCAAAAGAATTTCTAGCTATATGATATAATTCATGAGACCAAGTATTTAAAAGTTCAGATTTTGTCATTCTTTTTCTTTTTGGAATCATCATTATAAATTTTCTTTCTCCAGCAGTTGAATAAACCATACCATCTACTGGAGGAGGAGCTATCTTAATAATATTTTTATTTATTTTATCATAATAAGTTCTAAAAGTTGACATTACATAACTTAAATCACCCTTAGATAGTTTTCCAGAAATTTCTTTTTTCTTCTCTATCCCTAAAAGAAGATCTTCTATGTGTATAAAATCTAAAAGTTGTTGAGAAACTAAATATCCAAAGATATAAGCTTCTGTTTCATCATCAACTATTCCTCGTGAGGAAGTGATTCTATTAACAAATCTACTAGTTTTTCTAAATATCCACTTTACCTTTTCTTTTGTAGTTAAACTTGACAAGATAGTGATTAAATAACTTCCACGATTATTAACAGCTAATTCATATCCCTCTGGCTTTGGTATAATCCCATATAAACTTCTAAAAGCCTCAAGAGAACAATGAATAGTAGTTAGTCTCGTACTAAATATAGGAATATCATAATATACACATTTAGAACCAACTTCCTTTCTTAAGTTTTCATAATAATTCTTTTTATTAAAAAATTCTGCTTCTTCTAATCGATTTAATAAATCTTTTAACATTTTCTTTTTTATTTTATTACATTATTAAGGATTTAAACTCTTATAATTGTTATGAATAAGAAAAGTATAAAAATTGAATATTATTATTGCACTGTTAAGACTAATAATAAATACACTTTTGTAATAATAGATAATAGAATTAGTCTCTTATTTCGAAATCGATTAAAGAGAATCTCACTTAATTATTTATTACACCATATAAAATATAAGGAGATTTGTTTTATTTATTATGGAAGATATGATACTGTAAAAATAAAAGAAGAAACTATATCTGGAATCAACTCAGAAGATATTCGAAAAGTTTTAATTAAAATAATAAAAACTACTACTGGACTTCTTAGTGTTAAAAAAGATATAGATAACCTCAATGAACTATATTATAATTATAAAAATTATCATGATAACTTTCACACCAAACTTTAGAGCTTATATAATAGAAACTCCTCTTAAACTAGTAGATATACATAATGCTCAAAATTATCTAACTTCTGAGGAATATAAAACAATATCAAATAGTTTTAGTGTATTTTCATTTATAGGAAATAGAAATAGAAATCGTCTTCTAGAAATCTCAAAGATTGTAAGTTTTTTAAAGGATAATAATCGCTTAGGTAAAAGTAAATACTATATTTCAATTACCTTAAGTAATTTTGAAAAACCATTTCGAAAAATCTGGACAGCAAAAAATATGACAAGATACATATATAGACTGGATTTAATAACAAAAGAAAGTTTTAGGTATTTTAAAAAACTTAATTCGGATATTATTACTATTGAAAAACCAAGTATTCCTGAAGAAGAATTTATTAGAATCATCCTATATAATTCTTTAGCAATAATAGAGAATTATGAAAAGGGATTAATAAACATAGATGATAATGCTGCTTATTATATGAGCAATTACAATTATTCTATTCTTAAACTATCTAGAGAAAAAGGTTTATTTTAGAAGAGAAAGAAAACTAACCAAGGATTTTATTTCCAAGGTTAGTTCTTTTTTTTATTCGCTTTTTGCAGCGTCATGTTTACATATTTTGATCAAGTAAATATATTTATTAACAGTTTCGAAAAAGTCATCTGTTCTGTTAATAATACCTGACCACATTAAATCATCTCCAGCTTCTCTTTTTATTCCAGTTAGTAATCCTCTAATATCTACTAAGAGATTTTCAAATTCTAATGCTTCTGGAAGAATAGGGCTTAATGTTCCTGGTTGAATAAATCCCCAGAGAGCTTGAGCATTTTCCATAAGAGCATCATCAAAATCTTGAAATTCACCATCAAAATCATCAATTAATTTATGGATGCTCATAGTGGGTGCTGAGAAATGCAGTTCTTTCAATCTCGTGTGTATTCCATGAAATTGATTCTCCAAATTTAAAATAAACTTATTATTCATAACTTTTTTAATTTATAAATGTTTTATTTTCATAAACTCTGATAATGTTGTTTGACTAACTCCTAACCTTCTAGCTACTTCTGCTTTACTCAATCCTCTTTCAAGTAATTTCGTAATCTCACTATCTTTTCCATCTAATTTACGCTTCCTAGGGATTCCAACAGGCCTACCTAATCTAACGCCATTAGATTTCATCATAGCTAATGCACATTTTGTTCTTCGACTTATTAATTCTCTTTCTTTTTGAGCACTAATTATATCAAAGAAAGTTTCATATACGGACAGGGAATCTTCTTTTATTATTTCCCCTTTCCAGATAGGTAAGATAGCAGCTCCAGTTAACATACAATGATTTATAATTGACATCACCATATATACATTTCTTCCAAGTCTAGAAATTTCAGTAACTAATATTAAATCCCCTTTCTTTATTCGATCTAATATTAATTTTCCAAGAAGTCTAGCACTAGGTTTTATAGCCCCTGAGATGCTCTCTTCTATCCATGCATCTACTTCAATTCCATTTTCCCTACAATACCTGTTTATTTCGTACCTCTGTACTTCTACTGTTTGTTTTTCTGTAGATACTCGTATATAACCATAAATCATTAGATAGTTTATTTTTTAGTTATTAATCAACTCTTCAAACAGAGTTTCTTATCAATAATTAGGCTTTCACTTAAAAAATAAAGCAAAAAGAGCATAAACCTTGAAATTCTTATATATGGACGAAAAATAAGCGCTAAAGTTTCTGTCTATAAAACAAATAGAAAAATTAACAATTTAGTGATTAAAAAAACAAGTAAAATTGATGCTAAAAATTTAGTATGAATTCGGGTGAGTGTAAACGAGAAGCCACGAGTAAAGCTACTGAGAAGTAGTATAACATTTTAATAAAAAAATTAGTAGCTTTATGAATTACGGTAAAATCTTAAGCGTTGGCTTCAAAGTATTAGTTGCAGCAGTTGCAGGCGTAGCTGTATTTATTGGTGTAGATAAAATCAATACTAATAATGGCAATCAAAATGGTGGTTTTAGACAAAAAAGTATTCCTGACGATCCAAGTTTCTCTTCAGGATCAGAGTTTCAATCAAATAACAATACTCAGATCCAACAAGTAAAGAGAGATAGGAATGATAGTAATATTGTCGAGAAAATGAAAAATGTTCAGGATACTTGTGGAAGATTATTTACTTTCGTTCAATCATTGACAATGGTAGTAGATAATTTTAGCAGAATATTTAGAAATGATGGAAATAGTTATCTAAGTCAACCTTACTATGGTGACCCTTGGAGATATCGACAGCCTATTGATATGGGAAATGGCGTTTATTGGAATAGAATATCTCCATACATCATTGAAGCTTCGTCAACACCAGATCCAAGATATTATGGTCGATTATAAAATCTTAAGGAAAGGAAGGACTAAAGATTAATTAATTGCTACACCACCCAATAAAGAAGAAATATATATGTACGTTGTATAAAAATGCCTTCCGAAAATAATAAATTTATTATACAACGTACTTATGAAAGAACTTGTTATGCCATAGGAAATTATCCTATGGTTTTTATTTTTCGCTTCAAAACCTTATTAGTGTACAAAATAAAAGAGAAGTATGGAAAAAGAATTTGTTGTATATGGGAAAAAGAAATTTAACCCAGAGAAATTCAGAAAAATTAAAAACAGAAAAGGATGGTGTAAACCTAAAGCTGGATTATGGGCTTCTCCGATAGACTCTAAATGGGGATGGAGAGATTTTATAATATCTGTAATGGAATCCTGGAAGAAAGATCTACAAACATATTTTAAATTCAAACTTTCTTCTACAGCTAAAATTTATATCATTGATACATTAGAAGATTTATATCAAGTACCGTTTAAAAGAATATTAAAACTTCAACCTGCTCTTTCAGATTATTTAATTGATTTTGAAAAGATGGTATCCGAAGGTTATGATGGAATATTACTTACAGAGAATGGTCAAAATGAAACTAGAATGCCTGAGTTTAGTGGATTATACTATAACGGAAAAAGTTTTAATCTTTATGGTTGGGATGTAGAATGCTTATTAGTACTTAATCCTAGGTGTATAGTTCCAGTAAATTCACTAAAAAGAATCAACTTAAAGAATGGAAGGAATGCATGGAAGAAGAATGTAGTGATAGCAAGAACACAAAAATCTATATCTCAAGATGATCCTGAAATTTTAGAATGGAAAGGAGAAACAGAAGATACAATGATACTAGAAAGAGGATCAACATACGGTTCTAAAAAAGCATTTATCAGATCTCTCAGAAAGTTACAATATAAGATCGGAGATGATCCAACTTCAAAATTTATCTTGAAGTAAAAAAAGAATAGAGAAGAAACTTTAATTGTTCTTCTCTTTTTCTTTCTTCTATCTATTATATAGTCTGATTATCATATTCTTCTTTAGTTAATAAACTTCCTGAAAGATAATCATAAGCACTGATTAATTTAACAGATTGTTTAAAAGAATGAATCTCTTGTATTCGAAGTTCTCGTCTTTCTATGTCAAATACCTCTAGGAATTTAACTTCAAACCATGCAAGTTCTATCACATCAAGATCTTTCCAGTATATAATATCTCCTGGTTGTAAAGAATCTATAAACTTCTGTACTTTCTTTTCTTCGGCTAGAATTTTTAATAAACTTTCTACTTCTACTATATTTTTTTGACTTGATCCTATTCCTATAATTGGATTAAATCTTCTTTTAATTCCAATAGATAATAATCCTATATCACCTCTTTTCATTATAATCTTTAATTAAATCGTTATACTTTTCTGGTATTTTCCCAAAATCTATATCTTTATATACTTGACCTATTCCATCTTCCATATATCTCAAAGAAAACATTAATTTCATAATCTCAATGTAACTATCTTTTGTATATCTAGGATCAGAACTGAGAATATATTCAAATTTTAAATTATCCTTAAAATAATTCTCGATTAAATATTTTTCAAATTCTTCAGGAGATAAACTACATAAATCCTTGGACTTATCACCGAATAATTTACTCGGCGCATTACATTCAAGAGTTCCAGTTATAGGATTAGTTGTAAATATAAAATCTATATCAAAATCAGATCTAGTATTTACATGCCTATAATCAAATCTAGGCGCCGAGGAATGTCTTTCGGTGATATCCCAAAATGAATCATAACACTCATAAAAATCATACTTCATAAGAATTGGTTTAAAATTTTTCATAAAGTATTCTAAGTTTCTATAATGTGCTCTAATAGTTCCTAATTCATGTTCGGTTGGGTTCTCTGATATCCATAATACTTTCTCAAAATTATCTTCGAACTCTTTACCTTCTACTATTATTCCAGTTCCTTCATCACAAAAAGAATTAGTCTTTTCTGGATAAGTAATCAAAGTCTTAAACCATGCTCCTGTGACTTCTACTCTCGAAAAATCAATCTCAAATTCAGTCCCTTCAGGAAGAGATTCTAGTTCTTTGGTATATTCTTCTGTATATCTTGTAAATAATGTAACATGCCCTAAAGTATCTTTCTTTTCTAAATCGGTATACTCTAAGTAACCACATATAAATTGATTTCCTGCAGAACTATATCCTCGCTGTACTAAGAAATCTATATAATCTTTAGCAGTCTTCATCTTTAAAAAAGTCAGTTAAATAAATAAATGTAAATGTAAGTGTAGTCCAATTATCTATACCACTAATAGTACTATATCCAGATATAATAACAGGATACTTGATTGGTAAGAAATAAGGATTTGTATATCCCTTAATACAATCATTTTCTGGACCATAGTATTCAAGATGAAAATTGTATAGTTCATTTAGTTTTTTATAAAACTCAAGCCATTCTTTAAGAGACTCTATTAGTTTTTTCATGCTCAAATCCATTATTTAATATTCCCAACCATTCTTCTGTTTTTTGTACATCTCTCTTCATCTCGGAAACATTCATCCAAGAAAAATAGAGAACAATACAATCTGGATAATCCTCCCTAGTTCTAAATACTGAAAATTCTATCTTATCACCTATCGACATCTCTCCATAAAATAAAATTTTTCCAGAATCAGAAAACTTAGAATATGTAAATGAACAATCTGAATTATTAATCATGAAATTTCCATGTTCTGTCGGAAATAGCTCACATAGACCATATTTTATTTCATTATATACTTCACGCTTTTTTGTCATACATTAATAAGTTTTATAATTCTTTCACGTATAGATATAGGAATTCTATCAATCTCAACAATACAAGGATCAGATAATAATTTTTCTGCCTCTACATAACCTTGACAAACAGATATTATTCCGGCCGCGTCTTCTATAATTGTTAAAAAAGCATAATACCTCGAATATGTATAAGTTATATTTTGAACTTTTATATATGTATTTCTTTCAATAATATCACCGGCCGTATTTTGATCCTCCACAGTTCGATAATAAACAGATCCTATTGTAACGCCTCCTAAACTCGACTTCATCAATTCAAAATAAGTCCTAGTATAACCTAGAGAAGGAAGAATGGAATCTAAAGGCGTTTTCCATGTTTCTTCTAATTCTTCTTGTGTTGTATAAATTTTTGCATCCCTAAGATTAATTTTTGCTGGATCTAATATTATTAACATAAGTCATTGATATAAAAAGAGCCCAAGGAAATTATCCCCAGGCTCATTATTTTTACTCTATTCCTAACGTATCTTTGCATAACTGAATTTCGGCCGGATCACCAGTATGTTTTCCTAAGTCGTCTGAAATTTTAATACATTTAGACCACTCACGTTTAGAGTTAATTCTACACCTTGACAATTTCATTACTATATTTGCTGGCTTAACTCCAGGAATATCACACATTAAATTTGTACCTATCCCAAAAGAACATCCAACTCTACCCTTACAATATTCTTGTAATTCTAAAGCCTTCGGAAAATCTAAAGCATTACTAAAGATTATATCCTTGTGAAGTGGATTTACGCCAAGTTCTTTAAAACGTGCTATTGCCATTCCAACATACTTAAATTCATCTCCTGAATCACATCTTACACCGGAAATTAATTGCGCAGTATCTTTTGGTAAATTCTCAAAAAAGATTTTACTTCCGAATGTATCTGTTAAAGCAATTCCAAGATAACCATGATATACTTTATTCCAATTTTTCATAGTTAAGAAATTGGCTTCCTTATATCCAAATAAAGCTCCATGAAAGGAGTACTGTTCATGGGCAATAGTCCCTAGAGGAGTCATACCATATTTCATTGCAAGATATACATTACTAGTTCCAGTCGTATAAATTGCTTTCTCCTTCACACGCTTAATAACGGCATCCTGTATATTAAAAGAATATCTACGTCTAGTTCCCATATCACCAAACTTCATGGAATTTTGATTAGATATTTCAATTTTTTTATCTAATCTTTCTATAATTTCTTCCATGTTAATTGTATTATTCTCTCGTTTATGTAATAATTCAGACACTATTGCCAAAATCATTACTTCGTAGAGAGTCGCACGATACATCTTATCTGTAACAGTGATATGAAGATGTTTTTCAGAATCTAACCAGACTTTTATTTTATCTGGATCAAATCTCCAGGACTTAAGAAATTCAAAATAAAATTCACTTATATATGGTATTTTCTTACAACACCATTTAAACTCTTCTTCAGTTAACGCTAAAGATTTAGTTGCGTAAAATTCTTGTTTAAGTTGATCCACGAAATCCTCATCAAATTCAAGGTTATTTCTATCTATAAAAGTAAATTCACCCTCTGCCTCTGGAAATAACGTGGCATAAACATAAGACATTGATAATTTGTATAAATCAGTGTCTAAAATTGATTTTACAATTCCCATAATTTTTTCAATTAATTTTATTTATATAAGTTTTCATATCATATATAAGAATTTGAGGACCTGAGAAAAATAAAGAGGGAAATTAATCCCTCTTCTAAACAACTACTTTCTTAAATCCATTAATAAATGATTTACCGAATTTTACTAGTTCTCGATCTCTAGCTACTAAGGCTAATCCTAAAATAAATGGAACTTGTAAATTTTTTATTATCTCTTTATACCAAGGATCGATAATATCACTCTTAATGCAATATTTTCTCATTGACCCATAAAGTTCCTTAATCGCCTTGCTTTGATATTTTAGGTACTTAGTTTTTTCTAATAATTTTTTAAACCTCGCTTTTAATGCAAAGACCACTCTTGATTTCTCAATAAATTCGTCTTCAGTAATTGTTCCTTTTTCAAATTCAAGTTTTACCTGTTTGAAATTAATCTTTTCAAACTTAACTTTTAACTCTTGAAATTCTCTTCTGATTTTTTCTCTATTTGTCTTTTTCATACTATAAAAATTTAAAACTCCCTAAGCTTTTTATTATTGCTTAAGGAGTATGTTTTTTCTCATATATAAGGCTTTGAAGGAAAATAAAAAGGAGAGGAATTTTTATTCCTCTCCATACATAATAATTTTAGATTTCAAACAAGTCGAGAATATCCTTCCAACATTTTATAGTTGTTATGTCAAATGATTTTGTAAACTTTTCTCTATACTCATCTATAGTCAGTTCTGTTCCAACGGTTTCGCCTCTATAGGTTTCCAACCAAGCGGTAAATTCGTTATTTCCCTGATCTTGAGAATGTTTTAACATAAAGAGTGTCCTACATACTCTTTTTGGTTTAATTTCTGTTTGCTCATCTAAACTTTTAATTACAATAATCGATCTTACGCGATTATTACAATCTTTCGGCATGAATAGTTCTCTTAAATTCTCGCCGAATTGATTTTCGATATCATCTTCTGATACATAAAATTTTGATCTACCATGAACTCCAATTTGAACTAGAGTTGCATAATAATTGTTCTTTTGCTCTTCTTGGCCTTCTAATACTGCTGACCAAAGTTCTTTTAAATTTTTCATAATTATTATTTTTATTTGCCTTCTATTTGCTTCAGGCATTGCGTTATTATTGTCTCAAAAAGTAAAAAAGACATAATATATCTTTTAAATTAGATATACTATGTCTTTAGATAATATCAGATATTTCTATCTTTTATTACATATATAAGGCTAATAGGGTTTCTTAGAAGGTATTATTTTTTCTTTCTGCACAGTGATATAGAATTCGATTAAAAACTAGTTCCGCCTAAAAATGTTTCAAAGCCTTATATATGAAGAGAAAATAAATGAGCTAGCTCCTAAAGTATATATTGCAGATATACAAAAGAAGCTAGCATTAATTTTTTAAAGTTAAAGAAAAATTCATAGAATAAATTTAATCCGTAGAAAAAGGTGTAATTAAAATGATTATTTCTATGAATAATAAAGAAATTATTCAACATATCATCATTGCAATTATCATGACACTAATGATGATATTTCTAGAGGATGATAACATTCTCATAGATATATTCAATCACGCTATTGCTTTGGCAAGAACAAAAATAGATTGTGATAAATTAAAAAATAAAAGAGTAGATTAATTCTTTTACCCTAGGACTTAAACGGTTCTAGGGATTTTATTTTTTCTTTAACTTCATTATTAAGGAACTCAACCATCTGTAAGAGCAAAATCAACCTCTCTTAGGATAGTGGGTTATTTTAGCTCATTTTATAGGTTAAGATGGCTAAAAACATCAAAAATAACCCACATTTCGCTACCTTTTTCTAATGTATGCCTTATATATGTATAGAGTTGTTTAATCTTTAATTTTATTGTGTTATGAAATATAGAATTAGTGAGTATTGTAAAGTTCAAAAAATTTCAAGAGGTACAGTGTATAGTTGGAAAGAAAAAGGTATAATCTCAATGGAAACAGATAGACAGGGTAGAGTCTGGGTCATTGAAGAAGATCCTAAGAAACTTAATCCAACCGTAGCTATATATACACGCTCTGAAGAAAAAGAAGAATTAGAAAAGCAAAAAGAGAGATTATTACTATATTGTTCAGCTAAAGGATATGTAGTAGATCAAGTAGTCGAAGAGAATATTGGACTAGATTCAGAAGATACACCTGAATTAGAAAAATTACTATTATCTTCGGCCATTGATATTATAGTAACTGAAGGAAAGGACCGAATAAGCCTGAGTTCTTTCGGTCTAATATCTAAGTTACTTGAATCTGCCGGCCGAAAAATAGAAGTAACTAATCTCTCTTCAGGACTTACAGCAAAAGAAAAAACAGAATTAATTAAAAAACTTAAACTATAATGAATGAAAATTTAATAAGAGGAATAATATATCTTAGAACTAGTCCCTCTGGAAAATATTATGTAGGACAAACATGTAATGAAGAAAGAAGACAAAAAGATTGGATGAATTTAAACAGAGATTATTCTGGTGGATTGATAAATAATGCAAGAAATAAATACGGACCAGAAAATTTTCAATATGAGATATTATTTGAGGTAGAATTAGCAGATAAGGATGAGGTTATCAAAATTATTGATGAGAAAGAAATATATTTTATAGAAAAGTATGATAGTACGAATCCCGACTATGGATATAATATTTCTTTGGGTGGAAAAGGTGGTTATATTACTAATAAAGATTATATTAAAAACAATTATTATGCATACAAAGATATAGAGATAGTACAACTTTCAGTTGGAGGAAACTATATCAATACTTGGAAGGATGTTTATGAAGCATCTACATCTATAGATAAACAGTCTATAAATATTATAAATTGTTGTAATAATAGAGTTATGACAGCTTATAATTATGTATGGATGTTTAAATCAGATTATGAATTAATATCATCTAACTTTAATAACAAGTTTAAAAGAAATATTTATGGAGTTGTTCAGTTAGATTTAAATGGAAAATTCATAAAAGAATTTTCCGCTTCCATAGAAGTGGAAAAAGAAACAGGTATTTTATGTGGGTCTATTACTGCTGTATGTAGAAATTCTCCAGGTCATCGAACAGCGGGAGGCTATAGATGGGTATTTAAAACTGATTATGAATCTGGGAATTATGATAAAAATTTAGAATATAAAAACATTTCTAGAAAAGTAGTTCAATTTAATATATCTGGTGATATTATAAAGATATGGAATAGTATCAAAGAGGCCGCAGAATATTATAAAACAGATGATGAGTCCATAAGAAAAGCTGCTGATTTATCAAACTCTACAAAAACTTCTAATGGGTTTAGATGGATGTATGAAGAAGATTTTAATACATTATCAATAAATAAACTTCCTTCTATCAAAAAAGAGAGAAAAATATATTCTTCTATAGTACAATTAAATATAGATGGAAATTTTATAAAAGAATGGGAAACTGCAACAATAGCAGGAGAATCTCTTAAAATAGATAGGCATGGAATTTCTAATGCATGTAAAAATGATGTAGATAATAATTATTATGGAGGATTTAGGTGGATGTATAAAAATAATTATGAATCTACAAAAATTACGAAATTATCAAACAAACCTGAAAATAGACGTAACACTCCGATTGTTAAGCTAGATTTAAATAATAATTATATTTGTGAATTTAAATCAATAAAGGATGCGGGATTAAGTAAAGTATTTACTTATAGTCATAATCTAGGAAAGAAGATAATAATTTATAAAGGTTATAAATGGATAAGAAAAGTAGATTATCAGGAAATAATTAAAAACAACCAATTATTAGACATATAAACCTTATAGATGAGAAGATATTATTGTGTTATCTTCCCACTATTTATAAATGAAAACATATTTAATATTGAAATTTTTAATAAAAACTAAATTTATTTATGGAGAATAATAGTAACGAAATTAGAGTTTTAGGATTTCCAGAAGCAATTCGTACTAGACCAGGCATGTATTTAGGAGATGTATCTGATACTACTCAGCTTTTAGTAGAAGTTATTGGAAATATTCAAGACGAAGTTTCTGCATGTAGTACTTGTAATAGTGCGATTATTGATCAAAATTGGAATGGATATCAACTTTGTCAAGACTCAGGACGGGGAATGCCAATTTTCATGTCTGTTGATAAACCTAATCAAACAGCAATGGAGGTAGCTCTTACAAATATTCATGCAGGTTCGAAATTTGGATCGACCTCTGATGTACGAGTAGGAATGAACGGTTGCGGTCTTAAGGCCTGTGTAGCTTGTTCCGAAAGATTTATTATGATGTCAAAAGTTACTCAAGATAATTATAATAAATCTTTGCCAATTGTAGAAGAAGTATGGAATTCTTATGGACCAAGATCTAAAAAAGATATATATTATGCTTTATTTTTTGAAAAAGGATATAAAGTATATGAAGGAGTAGATAAGTTGGATAACTTAGAAAAATTAATATTTAGTTCTGAAAATCCTCAGTATGAACCGTTACCAAGAGGATTTAATACAATAGTATTATTTAGAGGTGATCCAGAAATTTTCGAGAATACTTCATCAAAATTACCATTAAGGAGTTTACAATATTTCTTACTAATTCAAGAAAAATTATATAAAAGAAAAATTGAATTAATAGTAAATAGAGAACGTTTAAATGGTATATTTAAACCATTCAAATTTGAAATATTTAAAACAATAATTCCAGCAGATACTAGTAAAAATAAATATGTAACTGTATATACTACTTTTGAAACAGATCCAGAACTTGGACAAAAACAAGAATTCGGTAGTGTAATGGGTCTTGATGCAGAAGGAATTCATATAAATTATATAGAAAAATGCTATGAAGATGCTTTAAAAAATGAATTTAAAATAAAACATAAATATCTCACAAATGGATTAAAATTATGTGTAATCGTTATTTGTGAAGATGTTGTATTTAATTCTCAAAACAAAGAGAGATTAAAATCGATATCTAAAGTAAAACAGTCTGATTTTGGAGATATTACTAAAGAATTTCAAAAGATATTCAGAAATAATCCAGAATATTGGCAAGAACATGTAGCTAGGTTAAACTACTTAGCTGATTCAATGAAATCTCTTAGTGCATCCGAAAAAGCGCAGAAAATGATTGATGACGCTCAGGGAAGAAATATGTTTAAGTCAAGGGTTGAATTAATAGAGGGTTTTAGTGACGCAACTGGAAAAAACAGATGGGATTGTGAATTATTCCTCTGTGAAGGTCTAAGTCCAGCAGGATCACTAAAAAGTGGAAGACATAACACTCAGTTCCACGCAGTACTCCCGTTAAGAGGTAAGATACTTTCGGTGCTAGATAAGACTGTAGATCAGGCACTAGATAATAAAGAAATTCATACTATATTCAAAGTAATTGGACTTGGTATGGATGTAAATAACGTAACAAAGGATGCAAAATCTTTTGAAGAAGCTTATGAATTGATAAAAAAATACAGCCGTTATGGTAAAATTGTTATCGCAGTTGATGCGGACCCTGATGGCGAACAGATAAAAAAATTAATTCTATATTTATTTGGAAAATTCGGAAGATTTTTGATAGATTTTGGAATGGTTTATCAAATAATGTCACCAATATTTGAACAAGGTGATAAAAAGTTCTATCCTGGAGATCCATTACAAGATAATGGAATATTTCCGATAGGATTAGATCCGAGTAAACCATTTTTTCGCAGAAAAGGTCTAGGAGCTTTTAATTCTGAAGATATTTATGATATCTTTTATAATCCGGCAACTAGAAAATTAATTCAAGTAACTCCGGATGGTTTCGACTATAGTATGAAACTGACAGAAGATATTGAAGAAAGAAAAAAACTATTATTTGATGCCGGAATTATAACTAATCCATATGGATTCACAGACTTATAAATATCCAAATATTCCAGAAGTTAAAATAGTAATATTACTTGGTGAACCACAAAATATATGTTGTGATAGAGCTAAGAAAATATTAACTAATAAAAATTCTGAAATTTATAGGTTAATGAATAAGGAGAAAAAAGAATTCATAAACTTATATCTGAATGAAGGAGATTTAGTAATGATTTCATATTCATTATTACTTCAAGGATATGTCACAGTTACTAATTTAGAGAATAAAAAGAGTATGAAATTTAGCACTCTGGAATTAAATATCTTATATTATTATTTCGGGAAATTCAAAATAATTGATAATGGATTTACAGATTTATAAAATTAATGGTATTGAAAATAGTAGGGATGTATTACCAACAATGAAATATTTTATTAAAGTAATTTCTAAGATGGATAAAAATACTTACTACATAAGTAATAAGAAAAGGGAAATATTTTTAGATGGAATTAACCCAGAAGATATAATTCTTCTAGAAATTCCTCCTATTCTTGAAAGAAATTCACAGTCAGGAATGAAATCTGTAAGAACTAAGATAACAAATCTTAGAAGTAATAAATCAATAATAGTTCCTGGAAGTGCAATTAATGAGTTTTGGGATGCTATGAAAGAAATACAAGTAATAGATCATGGAAACATTTAAAATGGGAAATTTCAATATACAAGAATTACCTACAGTAAAATATACAGTTCAGGTAATTTCAATGAAATGTATTGAAATGAGCTACAGTACGAGTAAAACTTTTGAAAAATTTATAAGAGATATTAAACAAGGAGACCTAATTCTTCTAGAATATCCACCAGTAGTTATATCTAAAAGTGGAATTGGAGGAGGAATTATGTCTTTCTCAATAAAAATAACAAATCTTAATTCAGAAGAATCGATTTCAGTAAAAGCAGGAGTATCTGAAGATTTTTGGTATAATTTAGACGAATTTAGAATAATTGAATAATATGGCTAGAAAAAAGAAAGAAATAGAATTACCACAAATTACACAAGAAGAATTAATTCAACAAAAAGCTATTGGAGAAATAGCAAGAGATGCTTTTTTAGATTTTGGTAATTATATTAATAATCAAAGACATACAGCATTTATACAAGATGGTTGTAAACCTAGTTATAGAAGATTAATATATTCAGCTCTTCAATTTCCAAAAGGGAAGATGATACCTAGTACTACAGTAATTTCAAGTGTAGCAAACTATCATCCTCATAGTCTTTCCGGTATTGAAGAACTTAATGCTAATCTCGTACATACTGGAGTTTTTGAAGGTCACGGTTCATGGGGATATACGGAAATAAATGGTGTATACAATCAGTATGCCGCTCCTCGATATACAAAACAAATGGTTTCAGATGTATACAATAGAGTACTTGGAGAATTGTGGAAAGAGGTTCCTATGGTAGAATCGCCAGTAGGACCAATGGAAATATCTTATCTTCCACTTCCTATACCTCTTTGTCTTTACATGAAAACATCGGTAACTGGTCTGTGCATAGGTGTTAAGAATGATTATCCGAATTTTAGTCCGAAATCATTATACCAAGCCTATATAAATAATAACCCGTTACTCCTAGAACCGAATGCAAACTTAATAATTGACAAAGAAAATTCAGAACTTGATAGATTATGGAAAACAGGTAAAGGTAGAGTAATATATTCATACAAATTAACAAGAGTAACTGATGATTTTGGTAATCCAGGAATATTATTTGAAGGAGATACTTTCTTATTTACACCTAATTTTAAAAAGTTTAAAAAACTTGCAGAAGAAGGAAAAGTATATATGGAAGATCTTACTGATATTAATGGTCCTAAAATGGTAATATCTAAAGTTCCAGGAGCAAGAGGAATATCTATTGAAGAAATTGAAGATCTAGCAAGAAAGTGTTGCTATAGTGCTACAAACTACACAACAAACGTAACTACTGGATCCACAATGTTTCGAATTGGTTTATATGATTGGTTAGATTATACTTATAAAAATTACATAGATCTAATTGTAAAAGTAAATCAGAAGAAGATAGAAAAAACTACTTTTGATATTGCGGTTTTAGAGGCTATTCCATTAATTTCGGATTATATATTAAACAAAAATCCAAAAGCAACTGACGAAGAGATTATGAAAGTATTTGGAATGCCTCAGGAAATAGTTAGTTCTGTTATGTCAAAGCCTATCAGTTACCTTAGAAAAAATAAAGATACTTCGGATCGTATAAAAGAGCTCAAGACAAGATTGAAAGAGCTTAAGAAATTCGATCCGGTAGCATATACTGAACAAATTATTAATCAACTTTAAAAAATATAAGATATGAAACAAGAAAAATACCTAGTATCAGAGATGTTTGATGATGAAGCTATGGCAATTGATTGGAAATATGTACCTGAATCATTTCTCCCTAAAATATCAAAAAACCTATATAATGTATCAGCAGTAAGAGAAGATGGGACAATAGTAGAAAGGACTGTTATATTCATTAAGCCAGTTGATGTATTTGTTAGGGATGTAGATCTTACTGAATTTGCTGGGATATTACTAGGGAAGGAGATAAAAAAATGAATTCTGTATATTATGGGAATGGATTAGATGCTTTTATCGAGGCTATTTACTTACAAGAAGAGATAGATCCTTCGGTAGGTAGTCTAATTCACGTTAACCCAAAGAATCCAACATATATAACCGGAAAGATAGTGATAATTAATACGGCCGACTACTCAATGGACAAAATAATGACTCTGGTAAGAAATAAATGTAAAGTTATTTCTAGAACATCAGAACCAGGAGAGTGTCAGGGAGTCGAAGTTTGTCCATATATTCTTCGGCCGTGTTTTGATGTGATATGGAATGGGAGAACAAAAAAAATAAATACTCACCCTGAACTAGATAAATTTTTAGAAGGAAATGAAGATGAATGGAGTATGATTTTCCCGGACTACAAATTATATTTCCCTAAACTAACAATATGGGATAAAAAGATTGTAGTAGATGAATATGGAAACTTGACCGGACTTGGATGGATTTTACAACAAACAGGAGTAAATCTTATCGAAGGTACTCCATTTAATGACTTAGATCTAGTAAAAACGAAAAAGCTAGATTTTATGTCCTAAGAAGAAAAATAAAAGAAGGAGAACTGTAAAAAGTCTCCTTCAATTTTTTTATTTTCTGGTTCTTAGGTTTTCTATTCTATCTACAGAAATGAATTTATTATCTCCTATAATTTTTCCAGATAATACAGTTCTGAGTTTTTCTCTCAATACATCTATATTATCATTCTCAAGAGATCGAAATGTTTTAGAGAATTCAATTAATACATTCTCATCAAAGTACATTAAATGCAAAATTCCATATTCAATAGTATAGACAGATTCAATAAAACCACCAAACCTTTCTTCATAACATCTTTTAATTATATGAATAGTTTTCGGAAATCTTAGTAATTTAATCCCCTCCTTTTCTGTCTATTTAAAAATCTTTCACTAACATTTACATCATTACCAGGAGTTATCTCATTAGATAATGATGAATTATGTACTTTTCCTCCACTTCTTTCACCTATAAATCTTTGGTATAGATCTACTATGTCTCTTCTTACGAATCCTCTATAAGATTCATCGATTAATTCTTGTTCAATTTTCATTTCTTTTAAGTTTGTTTTTCATGTAATAAACTACACATATAAGGCTCTTAAGGTCTAAACCTTATAAATAGAAATAAAATTAATATAACTTATGAATACAGACCTAATTAAGATATTTGCTATGGGATGCAAATATTATGCAGAAGAGATTGAACAAGGATATATCATTCCAACGTATCTTTTAAAAGAAGATAACACTCACATCTCTATTATTAAAAATAGAAGAGATGCTCTTATCGCTAATGAAAGTAGTTTTTCAAAAAAGTTTGAAGAAGATATAGAAAAAATAAAAAATGAATTAACGCAAGAAAAAGATTTTACAAAGTATATAAAAGAATTTCCCGTTCCAATAATGGATAGAGAGCTCTGGAAAGAAATATTAACTAAAGAGAAAGTTCCAAAAACTCGAACAGAACTTTGGGAGAAACATTATATACTTTCTGATTATTTCTTTTATAAAGCGAAATTCATTGTAGAAATTGATTCTAGTTTTCATGATGAAAAAGCTATTGATGATAGAGTTAGAGATACTTATATGTACTTCAAATATGGTCTTCCTACATATCGTTTTTATGAATATGGAAAAAGTACTATAGTAAGAGGTAAATTCTATAAATCTATCAAGAAAAATATTAAAAATAGTTATAGTAGTTTATCTGGATTAAATGTATATAATAACTATATGTTTGATTTTTCTGATATAATTGTTAATAACTTTATCATTAGTAATAAAGGAGCCTTAGAATTCATAGATAAACTTTATAGATATATCGGAGGTTATAATAATTTTAAGTTTAGAAAAGGAATAATACTAACTTTGAGAGATATTTATAATATAGATTCGAGAAATTTTGGAGTATTTACTAATAAAGATCAATTAAATATGTTCCTAGATAATATAATAGGAATAATGAGATCTGTTTTTAAAGTATCATTACATATTCACCAATCTATGTTATATACAATAGAAGAAGTATTATGGGCACTTTCTGAAAAAACAAACACATCTAGATGGGATAATATAAGAGGAACTAAAATCCCCTATTGGATAACTCGAATATTTGGTAATCCAGAACAAAATGATAGAGTTAATTGGAACAACATGGAAAAAGAAAAGATAGATGATAATATACAAGAATTAATAAATAATCTACAAAAATTTGGGTATTTCTAAACCCCTGAAATTCTTATATATGGTAGAAGATAGAAATTTTATATACCTCTAAGGTCACTGTAAAATTCTATAAAGGTATTTGTAATTATTATCTTTGGGAAATACTCATGATAGTTAAGAAATTAACTATTAGAACTTCAAAAAGATATACCCTTGTAGCGATAAAGGTTAGCTAAGATAAATTGAACTTAAAGTAAGTACGACTTTTTGGAATATTTATCAGGTCAGGTAGTGGATTGCGAAATAAGTTTGGTCCATTACCATTTTTTTCAGAAGAAATTTCTAAACCCCTGAAATTCTTATATATGAAAGAATTAGGTGTTCGGTCCGGGCGGAAGTCACGGGTAGCCTAACCTAAATTAACTATATGCTTATGATAGTTAACATTTTCTTATAAGCTACCTTGTTGTATATGGTTAACAGTGTAGGAGGATTAAGTAGTTAATTTCATGCTAAAGTCCTACAAGTAGATGGAAGAATAATAGATAAGTAATTTTACAAGAGTACATAATCAAGTAAAATGAAAAGGTCTTGAAATTCTTCTATTGTTTTTTTCAAAAAGAAAAATAAAGGCAAGAGAATTAAACTCTTGTCTTTTTTAATTTAAAAAGTTTTCCAGCAAATATCCAAGCTATCTCGGATATAAATTCCTCTTTTGATGAATATTCAGAGAGATTTTCAGAAACTCTTGATATCTCAGGGCTCATCTTCCTCCACTTTGAATATTTTTTCGGAAATGTTGATATAAGATGACCTATAATATTATCAACTTTTTGAAGTGAGTTCTTAGAAAATTTATGAGACTCATCAAAAAATATATAGGAGTTTATTAATTGTAGCCCTATCCCAATTAACATTCCTCGTTCGACTGGTTTTGTATCTTCTCCCCAAGAAAAGTATCGATTTAAACGTCCTGCTGAATTTACTTCTGGATCATCTAATATCTTAAGAAATTCTAAAAACGGTATAAGACTTCTTTTCATTTATTTTCTTAATTGTAAAAATCTTCCCAATAAAAAATTTAACTACTTCCTTTAAGATAACTTCATCACTTCCATAAAGTAGATTAAATGAGTCTAAGTCTATATATCCCCACTTACTATATTTTTCTGGATATAATTTTATTAATTCATCTATAATCCTATTAATGCTAGGAATACTTAATCTAATAAAACTTCCTCCAGCTCCTTGAATTTTTAAACAACTAAGAATATAAAGATGAATATCTGCCAAACGAAATATTAAATTTTGAATCAACATAATTTCTGTTTTATTTCTATATTGAAGTGAACCCCTAGAATCAGAGTATTTATTTTTATACTCTTCTAGATCTTCTAAGAATTCAGAATATAAAATTAATATTCTTTCCATTTTTCTTAAGTGTTAATATTCTTCCTAAAAATCTATCTAAAATCCAATCTTGAGCTTCCTGTTGAGAATTAAATGTTTTTGATATAAGAAATGTTTTTGGAGATTTTAGATTCTTATATTTTTCTGGATTTATTTCTTCAAGTGCTTTAATTATAAAAATCATAACTACACCCAATATATAAAGAAATCCTTGATTATTATAAGATTTAATAAAGCAAGATATACTTGACAGTAAATAATATACTAGTTCATCTTCTGTCATTCTTTCCTTAAAAGACTTTATATAATTATTATAATTTTTATAATCTAATCTTTTCTCATATAAAAGATCCAGATGTTTATAAAATTCAGGATACGAAATCATTATTCTTTCCATATTTCTTAAGTGTTATTATTTTTCCCACTAAATTATCTTTAAGCCATATTGCTAAATCTTCCTTAGTTTTTATACTTCCTATACTATTAAGATCGATTTCATTAGACCACCCAATCAACTCTGTATGATATACTATAAGAGTGTGATAAACTGGATCTAAACTATTCGCATATTTACACAAAGAATGAATTAAGATAAACTTATGGTAATAGTCATCAGCATATTTAATTGTATGAAATCTTACTTCTAAATACTTTGCAATTTCTTCTCCATTATTTAAAACATCTATTATTGATATCATCTCTCAATCCTCCAAACTCTTATATATGCATAAAAAATAAAAAATAATTATATAAATCATTCTGATAAGATCTGGCTTGTGAAAGTCGGATCTTAATTTTCTTCTCTTGATAACAATAAATCAATAACTCTAACCTCGTTTTTTCCATGTCTTTTTATTGTTATCAATTTTCCAACTAAATTACATCTTAACCATTCTTTCAAATCCCCTACTGTTTTAATTTTTGCATAACTTCTAATATTAACTTTCCCTCTCCATAAATCTATACCCTCTAAAGCAGTGGCAAACGTTAATTTCTTTAAAGTTATTATTGCTCCATTAGATATTGATTCAGCAAGAAGAATTAAAGAAATTATAGCTTTTAATTCTGGATCTTTAGTACGATTAAATTTACTTAGCAGATTAAACTCTACTCGATTTTCTAGTATATACTCAAAATCTGCAAAACTTATCATCTTTTTCATATCATAAGTAAGGATTTTGCTCTTCTCTGCCCAGATGAATCTTATATATGATAATAAATAAATAAAAGAATATGACTACAGAAGAAATTATACAAACAACAAGAAACTTAATATCTGAACATTTTTCCGATATAACATTTATAGAAGAAGGACATAAGTATTTTATAGGAACTGAAGAATATACACCAGTTTCTAATATAATCGAAAACTTTGTTAGACCCTTCGATAAACATACAATCTCAGAACGATATGCAAAAAAGAATGGAAGAACTCAAGAAGATGTCCTCAGAGAATGGAAATATAAAAATGTAAAATCAGTAACACAAGGAACGAAGTATCATGAATTTGGAGAAGCAATGACATGGATAAAATGTGGTTACCCTGAATTAATTCCGACCAATATCCGAAGGCAATATATTCCAGAGGAGGGTTGGTTAATTCCCTTCGCACCTAAAGAAGAAAGTATCCTCAAATTTTATTCTGAGTTACCGCCTTCGATAATTCCGGTCGGTGCAGAATTCAGGATGTCATCAAAGTATATCCCAGAAATTAATACTAAATTTTGTGGAACTACCGACCTTCTATTCTACTATGATTCCCCTGATAACCCTGGATTTATTATAGGAGACTGGAAAACAAATGAAGAACTTACGAAAGATTATCAGAGGTCGAAGGGAATCACAATGTATCCTCCTTTTGATAATTTAATAGATGAACCCCTAGGACATTATACCCTACAATTTAGCATGTATCAATTAATGTTAGAATCAATTGGCTTAAAGATCCTGGGGAGAAGATTAATTTGGCTTAAAGGAGATGGAACATACGAAACTATAAAGATCGATAATGTCTCAGATAAACTTCTTAAAATACTATAATTCTAATCAAACTACACTGGTCCGAGATGGATAAGTGTAGTTTCTTTTTGTTGTACCTGAAAGAAAAAAGAGAGAAACCTTAAAAGTCTCTCCCTATATTTCCTAAAGTGATACAAATCCATCAAACCTATAATAAGCTATATAAACCGTCTCGCCGTTGTGTTCATGACGTTCTTTAAACTTAGACAACCTAAAAACCACATTCCTTTTTAACTCTGGATTATATTCCGTCATGAGAAATTTGGCGAGGTGTCTAATCTTTTCGTACTTTACTTTTTTCTCGATCTCTGCTAGGACCTCAAACTTTCCATGAACCTGTACTAAATGCTCCGTACAATTCAAGTAATCCTCTAAGTTCTCAAGTTCAAAGCCAACTACTATTCCTTTCTCTGGTAAATCGATCTTTTCTTCCATAGTCTTATATTTTTTAATTACTTATAAGGAAATCAAAGGAAGAATAGTATCAAAACTACCCTTCCTTTTAAAAACTCAATTAAAATGCAAACACCTGAGTTTTATTCATCAGTCATACTCATTACAGTGTTCATGACTTTTGAGAGAATCTTAGTGATATCTTCTCATAGCTTTAAATTATTAAAGACTTTGAAAGCAATTTCAATTTGGTTATGTAAATAATCAAATATGCCCTGGACAATTAAGTCTGGGGTTCTTTTTTCCCACATATAAGAAAATCAGAAGTTTAAAGTAGCAAAACTTCATTTTTCTCTCTTTACTGTGAAAATCTTATTCTTCCCTGTAAAATTGAGTACTTCCCAATCTATAATCTGTTGTTTAGTTACAGATGTATTATTTAAGAATTGTAGGTCAACTTTCTTTACCCAACTATATTTAATCGGATCTATTTCTAGGAGAATAGAAAACCAATTATTAAAACAATAAGACGCTCTTTGGTTAAAATTGGAAGGAGTTAGAAGAAAAGCTAGATTACTTATCATATAATCAATAATCATATCTTCATTATTCTCATGTTTATGATATTTGTGTATCTCTGAAAAATAATCTATATTAGAGATAAACTGGTAAAATTTTATTGGTAACTTCATAGCACTTATAAGGTTTTTATTCTATTGTAATTTATTTTTGAGGACTAAGGAACCCATGTGTATCCCTCCATTCGCTATTTACATAGCTCATTACGGGTCGCTTACGCTCACAAGACTGAATAAGATATATAGAGAATAAAAGAGAAAGATAAATATTAATAAAAACTGAATAAAAAAAATTATTTCTTTAATGGTTCTTAAAAAGAATGAAGGAACTGAAAGGCCTCGCCCTCTCAAAGGGCGAACGGCCGTTTCTTTTTAAGGTTCATTTCCATTTAAATAGATATTATTAATTAATCTATTATTTCTCTATTTATCGTGAACCTCCTATAAGAGACGACATCACCTCCTCCCGAAGGGAGGTGAGTCTCTCACTATGTTCGCTCTTATAGAAGAACCACTACAGATGACTATTTTTTTTTAATAAAATATTATATAGTACTTGTATGTTATAATTTCTATTAAATAGTCATTTTGCTCTTCTAATAACTTTAAACTCTAATTAATGAAGTTAAAGGTATCCTTAGTCTTCAGTTTTATTTAACTGAACTCTGTATTGAGTTTAAATATTAATTTGTAACAATAAAAATATAATTTAAATATGATTAGAGAAAAAATAATAGTACCATCTGGAATCAGATATATTTCAGATTGGAATGAATTTAGATTTAATAAATTTCCAAGTAAGTGTATAATAAATAAACAATTACCTGGATGTGGTTTTACTGAATATTGTATTAATGGTCCAGAAAATATTATACTTTGTAGTCCTAGAAAGATGTTACTAGAAAATAAAAAGGATCAACATGAATTTGATGTTTATTTGGTAGTAAATGAAATGGATAAGGAGTCTAATATAGATAAAGATCTATCTAAGGTAGATAAAAATATCTCTGTAGATCTATCAGTTAATTTAGAAATATCTACTAATTCAGAAATATATAAGAGATTATATCATGAAATAGAAGAATACTGTATATCTAGATCTATTAATGGTTTACCTTGTAAAATATTAGTAACATACGATTCATATAGAGTAGTAAAGGATATACTAGAGAAATTAAATAGATTCTATACATTTTATACAATAGTAGATGAATTTCAGAGTATTTTACATGATTCTAGATTTAAGAGTGATACTGAATTAAAATTTCTAGAGTATCTTAAACAATCTCCTACTGCATACTTTGTAAGTGCGACTCCTATGATGGATGAATACTTAGAAATGTTAGATGAGTTTAAGGATCTTCCATATTATGAATTAGATTGGTATACAGAGGATCTATCTAGGGTAATAAAACCTGACCTAGATGTATTTGTAATGAGATCAGTAGGAGAGAAGATGTCTGAAATTATACAAAAGTATTTATCTGGGGATTTTGAGGAAATAGTAGTTCTTAGAAATGGTATACCTACTAAAATAGTTTCTACAGAAGCAGTATTCTATGTAAATAGTGTTAATCATATTACTAGTATAATAAAGAAAAATAATCTTACTCCAGAACAATGTAATATATTATGTTCTAAGACTGATGATAATCTTAAGAAAATCCAAAAACGGTTAGGGAAGAAATTCATTATAGGTGAAGTTCCATTAGAAGGAGATCCTCATAAGATGTTTACTTTCTGTACTAGAACTGTATACCTAGGAGCTGATTTTTATTCTCTTTGTGCTAGAAGTTTTATATTTAGTGATAGTAATATAGATAGTTTGGCTGTTGATATTTCTGAAGACCTTCCACAAATATTGGGGAGACAGAGATTAAAAGAAAATCCATGGAAGAATAATGCTATATTTTATTATAGAAGTACAGCTAATTATAGAGAAATGAAGGCCGAAGATTTTCAAAAAATAATAAATGATAAACAAAAATCTACTGAAAGTTTGTTAAGAGTTTATTCTTCTACTTTTATAGAGAGTGATAAATTTGAATTAGCGTTAAAATATCAAAAAGATGCTAAAGCTTCCAATTATAAGGATGATTATGTAGCAGTAAATAAAATACATACAAAAGATGGAAATATTATTCTTAAACCTGTTTATAATAATCTAGTTCTTGTGAATGAAATTAGAGCCTTCAAGATACAACAGATTGATTATAAGGATAGATTTACTGTATTTAGTACTGTACATAACACATTAACCAGAGATGATATAGTAAATCAAGAGGTGTCAGAATTTCTTAGGATATATACAGGATTAACCACTATATATGATAAATTGAAACTTCTATGTGAATATGGTTTATCTAGTGATGCTATCAATATAGTTCTTGGACAGATTGCAGATAGTGATGAAATTAAATCTTACTATACATCATTGGGTCCTCAAAGATTAAAATCATTAGGGTATAATTTAACAAAAATAAAAAAAGAATTAGGAATAGTTACATTTAGTCAAGAACTTTTAGAATCTAGTATATATTCAGAATTTAAGATAGGAGATAAGTTAAAAATGTCTGAAATAAAAAACATGTTAGGAAAAATATATTCCAGTATTAACTATGACGCTACTCCTAAGGCAACAGATTTAGAGAATTATTTTGAGGTTAAAAGATGCAAAGTAACAGATAAAATAACTAAATTAAGAGAAAATTATTTTGAGATTATTAAAAAAAGATAAATATGATATACTTAATAGAAACAACATACTATAATAAAGATACGAAGGAGGTATTAGATCTCTTGAAGATCGGATATACAAAAGATATAAATTCTAGAATAGACTCTTATTACTTACACAATCCTGAGTGTAGATTATTAGATACTAGAGAAGGGAATACAGAATTAGAATCTTACTTTCACTCTTTATATAATAAATATAGTTATCCTAAAAGGAAAGAATGGTTTTATTATTCTCAAGAGATAGTAGATAATTTTCAGAAGATATCACTAGAGGATAAGTATTTAATTAGTAAGGAAGATTATATAGTAGGATTTAGGGAGTATTTAAAATCAGAAGTTCCAGGGATACAGGAATTAAAGAGTAAATACTTAGATAGTATATTAAAAGAGATAGAGGAGTTATCTGTTTCAGAGGGATTGGAAGAATTATATAATCCTGAATTTCATAGATCTCTTACTGTAGGGATATGGGAGAAAGAGTATAATTCTGAGATATCTTATATAGATTCTTATGATTTTGAAGAATTATTTAGGGATTATTCTGATAAGATAGATATTCAGAAAAATCCATGGAAAAACAGTGCTACTTTCTATTATCGAACTACAGCAGATTATAGAGAAATGAAGAAAGAAGATTTCCAAAATATAATAGATAGCAAAAATAAATCTACTGAAAGTTTATTATCTGCATATAACACTGTTTTAGATAAAGATAAATATGATTTAGCAAAAACTTATCAATATGTAGCCAAGTCAGCAAATTATAGAGATAATTATATAGCTGTAAATAAAGTTATTAATTCTCAGACTGGAGATGTTATTCTTAAACCGGTTATTAATCAATTAGTTCTTGTTAATGAGATTAGAGCTTTTCAGATACAGCAGGTGGATTATAAGGATAGATTTAGTGTATTTAGTTCAGTTCATTCCAAACTTACTCCTGATGATATAGTAAATAGAGATGTAACAAGATTTTTCTGTATCTATGATACATTAACTACTATGCATGATAAACTTAAAATGTTATGTGAATACAATTTTATATCTGATATTGAATTAAATATAGTTCTTGGACAAATAGCTGATTCTGATGAAGTTAAATCTTACTATCTCGCTCTAGGGCCTAAGAAACTTAAAGCTTTAACTTATAGTAAGACTTATATTAAAAAAGAACTTGGAATAGTAACGTTTAGTAAAGAGTTATTAATTAATACTATTACTTTAAATTTTAATCCTGGAGAGAAGTATAGTTTATCAGATCTCAAGGTAAAACTTGGAAATCTTTATAATTCTATTAATTATGATGCTACACCGAAAGCTAGTGATATTGAAAACTATTTTGACGTTAAATCAGTAGTTATGTATGAAAAGAAAGAGGATGGAACTAGAAAGCAGATTAGAGGTTATGAATTATTAAAAAGAAAATAACATTAAAAGCCTTATAGATGAATAAAAATAGAAAAAATTATGAGAAAAAAGAAACGAATGACATTTGGCGATCTTGAGAAATATGAAACAAAAGATTATTATAAAGATCGAAGGATACTAATTGAAATAGTAGAAAGAGAAATTTCTGAATTAGATAAATCTCCAACATTCTATATTAACATTATTTTCTTAAAAATTAAAAGAAAGACGGATGACATGTATGCTTATAGTGTTCGTGTATTAGATAGTGCTATTTTGGATTGTTCCGAGGATATTAATGTAATTCTTAAGTTATTATTAATATCTAAGAATAAAAGAGCTAAGAGATGGTTATTGAAGACATTATCAGATTATCCTTTTGGAGATACAGGGCATAAGGTGGGAGAATACATAAATCGGAAAACAGGATTTTTAGATATAGAAAAAGCTGAGAAAGATCAAGAAGAAATTTGGAGAAAGAGAGAGAGTAATTAAGTTTACTCTCTTCAATTTATTATTTTTTAATTTTATATATGTTAATAAAAAGAAAATTAATTCAAAAAGAATTTGCAGAAACTAGAGCAGATTCATTACATTATGTATCTAAGTACAATGATGAAATAGGATATGAGATAATCAAAATGATTGAATTCTATGATGATAAAAACAGTGACCTAGAACATTGGATGACACAAATAGATGGGTTCTTTGACAAGATTAAAACTCAAGGAAAACTAGCTGTTCCACCTGGCTCACCTCAATATGGATTTATAAAAATTGAGGATAGGAATATAATAGAAAATAAATTAGGGTCAGATTTTGTAGAAAAATATGTTGAAGATTCTGCAATAGATTATATAAATAGTCTAAAGAATGATATACTTAAAATGAAAAAGTCCGGAGAATTAAAATATGTAAATGCTATAAGATCAAATGGAGGATTTACTTATGATTCAGAGACTTATAGATCATTTTTTAAGTATATTGCTCTTTGTTTAACAGGACAATTAAATTACTTATCTATTAATTTCTGGGATGGTTTATATCTTATATCTAGAACCACAATAGACTTTTCGAAGAGGATAATAAATATGAACACTGATTATTTATTTAAAATAATCTCAAATTGTTTATATCAACTTAAAGGTTATTCAGATCCAGCAGGTAAGTTAGTTAAATATTTGGCTTAAAATAGTAAATCCTTGAAATTCTTATAAATGTAATTAAAAATAAAACAATAATGGAAACAATTGAAAGAGAAATTACATTAACAAAACAAAGATCAGTAAGTTTAAAGAAAGGTCTGAGTAAATTAAAAGTAGAAATTGTTTGGAAACCTAATTCTAGAGCTCTTAGAAGTAGTAATTATGATTTCGACGTAGATTTAATTACTGTTGAGCTCAATAAAATGGGTAAATGTCCTAGTCCAGATCATTTAGTATTTTATTCTAGTATCTTACAAACTTCGGAAGGAATGTTAACAGATCCATTCGAAGCTGTACAGTATGGAGGAGATAATACAGGATCTGAAGATGAATCTGGAGATGATGGTTATTGTAATGAGGAAGTTCTAATTTACCCAAAGAAAGTTGATCCAAATATAACTGATATTCTATTTTTGGTTAATATCTATGATTCTGGAACTAGAGAACAGACTTTTAAAATGATTGATGGTGCAGAAGTTAGAGCTTACGAAGATGGAAAAGATATTGCTAAACTTGTGTATAAATTAGATGATGACTATAAGAATGATACTACTCTAGTCTTCGGGAAACTTTCTAGGGTTGAAGGAAACAGATGGGAATTCCAAGCACTCGGAGAAGGATCTAACCAAACTTTATTTAAGAGTTTGGTAAAATATGGCCTTAAGTTCAAAGAGTCAGATATTTAATGAGGGCGATTCATTATACATGCTTTTTAGGGAATATTAGAGGTATATATCAATATCTAATCTTTCCGGAATTTAAGGTTGAGTGGAGTATGGATTATAATACTGATCACTCGGGAATTAAAGACCGTCGAGATTTGTTTGAAGCTAGATATAATGATTTTTTGAAAGATATCAACCTAGATAAGATTTCTTTACAATTTCCGATAGAATCTTTAAAACATCCTGGAATATATAGTGATAGTGTTGTGAATGTTTATAAAGCAGCAGGTCCATTACGCTGTAATAATGATTATTCAAGAATGCTCATGTTTGAATTTCACTCACACAAAGCTTTAGGAAATAATCTAGTTGTTTTATCTAGAAATTCTTATGCAAGATATATAACATCTGATTTTCTTAGGGATGATTTCTTTAAAGGTCTTATTTCAAAAGATGAAGTAGATTTTTTAAAAGAAACTCCGGAAACACTTCTAGAAATCTTAATAAACCCAGAAACAACTCCTAATTTCGGGATATACTTAGAAATGAAATTATTAAAACAGTTTAATTTAATATAAACAATTATGGAAGAAAGAGTAATTAGCTTAAGAAAAAATGGTACAAGAACAATTAGCCTAAGAAAAAATCAAGAAACAGAAGGTGAAAACTTTGATTATGTTTATGTAGGGCTTAGATGGGCTCCGGCAGTAATCAAAGGTGGAGTAACTGGAAGAAAGACTCATGTTGAAAGAAAGACAGTTAAGACAGGTAGTTTCTTTCAAAAACTATTCGGTACAGGTCCATCAGAGATAATCGAAACTGAAGTAGTAGATAATCCTGGAACATTCCGACCTGATAAACAACTTGATATTGATCTTGATGCTAGCGTTGTAATGTTTGATAAGTCTAAGAAACAGTATGATATTGTTTATTACGGACATCAAACTTCTAAAGATGGTTCAGTTGCTAGTTTATTTGGCGATGACTTAACTGGAAAGAATAACTCAAAAGGTGATAATGAGTTAATTCGAATGGAGCTTGGAAAAGTTGCGCCGGAAGTAAAATATATGACTGTGATTTTGAATATTTATCAGCACATGGGAAGAGATTCTAGAGCGCTTGTATTCGATCATATTCCTTCGGCGACTATGAAGATCTATAGTTCGGATATGAAAGTAACAGATAGTAATAAGATTAATCAACTTAAGACTTTCGCCGACTTCCAGATCGACAATAATCCAGACTTTATTGGTAAGAAAGCATTAGTTCTTGGTACTTTTGTTAGAACTGGAGAAGGAAACTCTTGGAAATTCTCATTATCAGGAGCAATGACAACTGAAGAAGGAATTCAAGAGATGATTAAAGGTTCAATAAAAGCTGCTCTTAAGGAACTGTAATATAGAATAAAATTAAGAAGAAGATAAATCAAAATATCTTCTTCTTTTTTGTTTGTTCGGGGAGGAGAAAAAAAAGAAGATAGGATTTTTGAATGTCCTATCTTCTATATTTTATTAGAGTCCTCTTACTTCAAAGCTTGTTTTAACGAACTCTGCTCCACATAATAATCTGGCAAGTGATACTACTTTTGTTGTTAGATTCACTTTCGTAGTTTTTCCAGATTCTACATTAATTACATCACCTCCTTCAATTGTTGCATCTCCAAGAGGTTTTACATCTTTTATATAACCCAAAGAAAAACAATCTCCGTTTGTATTCTCTAGGTTTGAAAGATTTAATGTTCCGACTCCTGTATCCATTGTAAGAGGAGCCAGTTTATATTTTCCTGATTGTCTGTAATAGTAATCTAGCGGTTTCCCTTCATTGATCAACTTCGTCTTTCCTTTCGAAGTCTTTAACCTATACACAATTCCTCCGATCACCAATACTGCAATTCCGCCAAAGATCAGTAATTTAACTGTTTTCTTACTTAATCCTTTCTTCTTTTTTTCGTCTTGTTCTTCTTTCATAATCTTTTAATTTTTAATTTATTATTTATACATTAATAAGGCTTTGAGGGGAGAATAAAAAGGAGGGAAATTTTAACCCTCCTCTTCTACTTTAATAATATAACCTCCAAATAAATCTTTATAAGTTTCTTCAAAATCCTTCATTGCTTCTTCGAATTTTCCTTCTCTAAATTTATCTCTCAGTTTTGATTTCTTTGTGATTAACCATCTAGATTGTGTTATGCCATATCTTGCTAACATAACCCATTCTCCATAATTAAATTTGAGTAAACTTTTTCCAGCCGTACATTTAAAAGTAACAGCTATAAATCCAGTATTAAGTGCTACAGCTTCTAAGTGAGTATAAAATAACATTCTTCCAAGTTTTGATCCTTCTATAGTATTTAAATTTACCATAGGGATTACTTTCTTTATTGTTAATTTACCTTCAGATTCATTTATTAGCTTTATTGCCCAACATACTCTTACTAGGATATCTGTTATTAATGCAGCTGGATATGTTGAAAGGTGATATCTAAAATCATATCCTTCCAGGTACATTTTCTCAACTATTCCAAAAATTAATTGTCCATAGTCGCCGAAATTTTCCAGGTATCCAATCACGAAAGTAAACGGCGCTGGTAATCCTCTGGTTCCATTTACATCTGAAAGTTGATGTTTTATTACTAGATTAAATGCATCTACTAATTTTTCAGCAACTCTCTTATTTCCGTCTTTAAAAAATCCTTCCATATCTATTGTTCGAATTTCTCCAGAGTCCATAAAAGTCGCCGTATTTTTCATCGTGTCTTTTATTCCTGTTACTATACCGGCGGGACTAGGATCATGACCTACTCCAGTAATATGATGAAGACTAGGTGATAGTCCTTTAATCTTATGTCCAGCCCTCTCTACAAATTTCTGAGAGTTAACTGATTGATCAAATGTTACTTTAGCCTGTTTTTCAAGTTCTTTCACTGTCTCCTCTGAAAGTTTATTATCGAAGAGACTCTGAATCATTCCCGAAATTCCTGAAACTTTTTCCGGACCACCTCTAAATACCATATCTACCGCAAAACCTACCATTGCTGAACCTATACAAATTAAATGTTCAGTTTGGTCTAAGTCTACTGTATCCTTGAACCTCTGATCTAATGTTTTATAAGATTCTGCCCAAGGATATATACCACTAAAATTCGGTTCTGGGTTTATTTCTTGTTGTGCTGCTAATACTAAGTGCTCAAACTTAGGGAGAATTAGTAATTTTTCCTCTCGAACCATCATCTTATTGTTTAATTCTTCGAGAGCAAATTTTTCTCTTATCTCCATAACGTCTTCATGATAACCTTTAGAAATCAAAACATTTTCTAGAAATGCTACTCTTTGTTCTGCAGATTTCCTTAGATTTATTAGTTGTTGATTATTAAAGGACTGATCTCTTGTAAGTTTATTTATAACCTTACCAGAATTTTCTAAAAATTCTTTCATACCACTTTCCTCCTTTCTTTTCTTGTTCATTAATTTTTTCAATTATTTTCTCGGTTAACGCGTCTCCTTGTTTAACCAATTCTGAAATCTCCCAAATATCTTGTCGATTATCTGATATTGCCATTGATAATCTTATGATATTATCTTCGATTTTTTCACACTGTCTTTTTAGTTCGGCAGTTTCTTCTTTCTTTTTATTTCTTCCAAATAAATCCATAATATTTTAATTTTTTTAAGTTATTGTTTCTAGGGTTGTAAAAAGAAAATCTATAAAACTCTACTATATATCAAGTTCTATAGATTATTCCATACATTAATAAGGCTTTGAAGGGACAAAAAATAAAAACCTACTCATCTTCACAGACTTTCGGTTTTCATCAATTATTAGTGGGATTATAATGTTTCTAATTTACATCCTAATTCCTCTTTCAGCATAAATTCATTAAGCAGATTTATTCTTGTCTTGATTCTCTTAACTAAATCTTGATCAAATATATAACTGCTTAAGTTTTCTGCTCCGATGGATATTGTCGCTAATTGGATCCACTTCGTTAATTCAGTGAGCGATCCATTATAATATACTCTATAAAATCCATCTCTTTCGGTTATCATAGACAATGTTTCAGTTTCTGGAAAGATATTTTTTATTTCTTCCAGAGTTAGTGATAGTCTACAATCTACCCATTTTATGTTATTCTTGGGATTGAATTTTTCTTTGATTTCATCCCAAGTTTTCCATCCTCCTTCATTTAATCCTACTGCTGCTCCATATCTTACTACAGAAAATTCAGCTCTTTTTCTTAGGATTCCTTGAAGTTCAGTTTTTGATACATCATATCCTAATTTTCTCAAATTAGTACACAATGAATCAATATCTACCGCTTTATAGCTATGTTCAACAATTATTCCTGCAGCGTAATAATATAAATCTTCATAGGAATCTTCTTTAATCATTTTCTTATCAATGACTGATTCCTTCATTACTATTGCAGAACTAGTCTTACTTACTAATACTTTCGGTTTTTCTTTACCACTTAAGAGTTTTAAATATTCTCTTTTTGGTTCTTTTCCTGTAATCTTTCTGTATAATTCACAACAGATAGATAAGTCTTTTTCCGCTTCTCTGAATACCAACTTATCATTTCTTCCGTCATAATATACATTTAGCGTTACTGAATGTTTTGATAAACCATTTACCCAAGTTTTTATTTGGATTTGATTTATTCTTTTCACACCTAATACCTTGGCAACATTATTTCCAGTTACTCCGTCACCTCTGTTATATGTAATAGAATAACTTAGCGCTTCCATGATATTGTCTAAGGTGTTTATTCTAATTCTTTCTTCTTTATTCCTTTTCTTCGAGGGAGTAGTTATTTCTTCCGGTTCTTCTTTTATTTCCGGCTCTTTTCTTACTCTTCCCGATTCTTTTACTAATACCTTTTCAAGTATTTTTTCAGTGAAGATTTCAAACTCCTCGTCATTCATAGCTTCTTCATTTTTCAGCTTAATAACAAGTGGAGTTCTTTTTCCTTTCATTTCTTTCTTCACTATATTTAATTCACTGTTCATCCATGTGAATAACAACTCATCAGCTTTTCTCTTGATTAAAGCTTTATCCAAGCTTCTTCCAATTTCACTATGAACTTCGCTAATTAAGTTTTTTACATGTACGTCTGAGATAGTTTTATTTTCTCTAAGTGAATTTAACAGACCTCTTACCAATTTTTCCTGGTAAGCATTTTTTTCTAGTCTTTCCATTTTTTTTTATTTTTATTGTTTTACTTTAATTAACGGCATATTTCACAAACATATACTTCTATGATCGTATAGTCAGGAAATTCCGTTTGATCTTCTTTAACAGTTGTGTTACCAATAATAGTGTAAAGTACATCCTTACGACTAGGAGATAACACTACATCATCTGTTATTGTTTTGTACTTAACTCCAACTTTATCTAATGCGTTCTTATAAGGGACTCCATTCCCTAAAAATCTCATGTTAATTGGAGTATTTTCACTAATTTCTTTTAGTTCTTCAAGAGAGATAGTATAAAATATTACTTTCCCTCCTACTTTAAATACTTCTTCGAACATAGAACTGTGAAAAGTTCTATTAACCGCCCAATACTGACGTTGTTCTTTTTTAACACTTTCTTCCATATTCTTATTTTTAAGTTCTTTTTTGTGTCAATTTCCCATTCTGATAGGCTAAATTTTGAATTTGTCTCAGAAGGGATTTATTTGTTGTTTGGAGATTTTGATTTTCTCCACGGACAATGTCTAACTTTTTTTGGGTTCTATGTGAATTAATTATACTGACAACCGCACATGTTAGACTTATTCCTATAAATGCTAATTTCCAATAATTTTTCTCTTTCTTTTTGTTTTCTTTTTCCATATTCTTTTAAATTCTTTTTACATATATAAGGCTTTCAAGGAATGAAACAAAAACCCCGATCTTCACAGACCAGGGAATTTTTTGATTTAAACAAAACTATCATTAATAAGGCTTTGAGGAGAATAAAAAAGGAAGCTTATAAAAGCTCCCTAAGTTTTTCCATTTTCATTTCACTATCAATTTGATCAAGGCTGATTTCTTCTGCTACTTTTCTAAGTAATTCACAGGTTTTTAAGAAATTTTCAACATCCTTTATAACATTTTCATCAGGACATTTAAATCTTGCAGTGTGTAACAGATCTTTAATTTTCCAAATAAGCATCTCGTGATTTCTTTGAAAATTTATGCAATCTTCACTGTACTTTTTTCTTACTTCCTCTATCCTATCAAAATACTCCTTTTTGAAGTCATTCCTCGTTTTCTCTAATGAATTGAAAGTTCCATTTTTGTACTCTTTGTATTTCTCGAAGAAATATTCTCTTTTAATTTTCCCCGATTTTTCTTCATAATCTCCTTGCTTAGCTAAAAACAAGTTGTGATTTATTGTCTCTACCCTCATTAATTCCATGAGACGTAAACAAATTTCTTCTTTTTCCATATCTGTTTTCTTTTAAGTTTATAATACACTTATAAGGCTTTTAAGTTATATAAGACATAGTGAAGAGAATACTTAAATAAAACAGAATCATAATATTTATTCATATATTTGTAATCTTCCAAGAAAGTCTTTCGATCCATCTTATATGGTGAAATTTGTTTAGGATTAGGAATTAGGTACTTGATATACTTACCTTTCTTAATCTTTTTCTCATGAAGTCTAAGTTCCTCAAGTTTTAATATATATGGTCGAAAAGATATCCAGTACCTAAATTGTTTAATTCCAAATCTCTTATATTGTCCTCCTCGATTACTAACTTTTAAGACCATATCGAAGAGTATTCCCTTTTTAATTCTGTTATCTAGAATATTAAGTACTTTTTCTGGATCCTCCCAATGAGATCCTATAGTATCCATCATATGTTTTTTAGATCTGAATGGAAATTTTATGGGAATTATTATTTCTTGTTCGTTCCAAATCGAATATGGCGAGTTTATATAAATTTCTTTCATAACATATATAAGGAAAATAAAGGGAAGAACTTATAATCGTTCTTCCCCATTATATTATCTTTCGAAAAATCCTGGAGCGCTAACTTGTTGATTAAAGTTTCCAGATTCACCCAATCTCTGAGTTTTCTTTTCAAGCATCTGTAATCTTTCTTCGTAGTCAGTTCCATTATTTTCAAGAGTTGTAATCTTACCATTAATCTGTGTGATACTAGTATTAATCTTACCTATTTCAGTAGTTAGGTTAGTATTTACCTCTTCTATTTTTGTAGTTAGATTAGTTCCTAGTTCAGTTATTTTATCAGTAAGTGTTTTCTCTAATGTCTCTATCGTCTCCTTGAGTTTTTCATTTTCTGCTTCAAGTGCTGAAATATTATTCTCTAGGTCTTGAATGATAGTAGTTAGAGTTTTATTACTAGAATCAATTACTGCATTAGTTGTTGTTTGCAGAAATATATCTTCTCCGTTTTTTATTAATTTTGAAATCATACCTTTCTAAGTTTTGCAATTTCAGCCTCAAGTTCTTTTATCTTAGACTCAAGTTCATTAAGTTTTTCTTCTTTTGGATCGAGAGTTGCTACTTTAAATACTGCTGGAGTTCCATTAGCTTGGAAGAAACCGTTAGGAGCATTAACTTTACTAAATACAACAGCATCAGTAGTATCAATCTTAAGATGTCCTCGATTAGTTTCGTGAGGATTATCTCTTCTAGCAATGTGAGCGTTCATAGCTGCTTCTACTTCATCAATTCTCTTATTTAATTCAGCATCAGCGGCTTCACGTTCTTCTTTTTCATTTTTAAGTTCTTCCTGCCATTCATAAGATCCATCACTCGGGCCTACTCTAAGTGATGGATTATTACTGCTGGATATTTTTACACGAGGAGTTAATAGTTGTGCCGAGGATGTTTTTTCGCTAACGGCACTAATAACTTCTTCCTCGTGAGTTTCTTCTTCAGCAGGTAGATCACTCATCATTACTTCTTTCGAGGCCATTTTTCCAGCAGATCCGACAGACATAAAGAATCCATTAGCTGTAACTTTAGAGAACGTAACTTCATCACTTTCTCCAACACCAAGTTGTTCACGAGTTACATTATGAGGATTATTTTTGTCTTGAATATGAGCATTAAGTTTATCCCAAAGATCATCAATTCTAGCATTTATTGCAGCATCAGCCTCTTTTCTCTGATTTCTCTCATCGGATATATCTTCTCCCCAAGCAACTATTTTATCGATTTCAAGAAGAATCTGATAAGCTACTTTTGCAGATATTCCCCAGTTATTCCATTCTGTAGGTACTTCTAGAATCGTAGCTGGTCTCATTAATTCTTCTATAGTTCGAATTAAATCACGTCCAATACTTTTTTCTACAATAATACCATCATTTTTAACAATAAATGCAGTTCTTCTAAATTCATCTACATAAATAATATCATTCCAGATTGGATCTGATGCTGTCCAAGAAAAATCGTTAGGATCACTAGAAGTTACAACAGCTACTTTATTTCGATAAGCATTATCTACTATACTATTACTATTTCCACTGCTTTTGTAATATTCAGAGATATAATATTTTTGATCCTTTTCAGTTACTTCTGGATGATCCCAACCTAAAGCTTCAGATTGATCTGAATTTGGATAATCTGCTGGTTTTGGTCCTCCTGGTGCAACTTTTACAAGTACTCCTTTGTCATCAGTATCCCACCAAGAAGCTGGATCGAGAGGATCATAACAAAAATCATCAGGAAATATTGCTACAAGAGATTCTACATATTTTCCGGGATATTCCAGAAGATCATTTGGTATTTTCCCAGTATCATCTACTGTAACTAAACCATGAATTGGAATACTATTATCATTTCCATCTACTACGCCATCTTCATTAGTATCTACTTTAACTGTAGTAGATGAATTCTTATTTAAAAATGCTAATGCTAATTCTTGATAAATACCTCTAGCTCTACCTACTAGAATTTTTTCAATAGCATTCTTATCATCTGCATTATTTGGATCTAAATATACGTAATCTCCATTTTCTTCAGTATTATGAACTTCTGCAATAAAAGCCATATCGTTCTCAAGATCACTCAATTTTGTAGGAAGATATCCAGGAGCCCATTTTCTGAACTTATATGGATAAACTTCTCTCTCAATTGGATCAGTGATAGAACTAGGTATTGAAGCTCCATCTTTTATACTACTATCGTAATAAAATTCAACTGCAGATCCTGAAGAGCTACTTGATTCCACAACTCTTACTATACAGCCATCTTCAAGTCTTTCTTTTGGAATAGCTTTAAGATCTTCTATTGTTCTAACACTTTTCCAACCACCTTTTCCATAAATTGCTTCATGGGTAGGGTATGTATCTTGATCAGTATAAGGAACTATAGGAGCTGAAACATTTATACCTTTTTTATTTTTTTCCATATTATTTAAATTCTATATTTAAAACTCCTGTTTGAGGATAATCAAATACTATTACAGAATAATCTTCTTCACCAAATTTACAAGAGAAAGCATTATTTTCCATATTTCCTGTTAAAAGTCTTATAGGATCTTCACTTTCATTAACTTCTCCATAAATTTCAGTAGGAATCATGTAATATATGTATAATCCTGAAGTATAATCATTACCTTCATCATCTACGCTACAATCTACATTATTTAAAACAATTGAACGTTCTTTAGATAGACTTCTATTTCCGTAAGTTTTTCCGTCAATTACAATCTTACTAATATCGTTTGTTTTAGATTTACCCCAAATTCTAGAATTAATAAATTCATAGGTAATGTTTTTAGAGATACTAACAGATCCAATAGAGTCTGATGAACTACCATTACCGTATAAAACAGATAGAGTAATTACAGTATCTCTTGAAATATTTTGATTATAAATCCATACCCAAGTATACTCATCTTCATCTTCGCTAGGATTATTCATTCCTCCAGAATAAAAACTTCCGTTTATATATATACTTACACTAACATCTTTTCTTTTTAATTTCATTCCATTATACCAAACTTCCCAAGCAAAAGAGGGTTGTATTCTAGTTCCATTTTCATAAAGCCCTCCATCTACTGTTGGATTACCCGAAATTGTATAATCTGGAAGTAATCGTATCTCTAGAACTGTTCCAAGACTGTGTATAATATCTTGAATTCTCTCATTTAATCCGTTTAATGCATTAGTTACAGCATTCTGAGACATAACATCATCCTCAGATGAACCTGTGGTTTGAAGTACATTAATACCACCTCGAATTCTGAAAAAGCCTGTAATTGAATCTTTTTCTATATCCTTATAGTAAGTATACCATTTTCCATCTACAAATACTTCAAATCCATCAGGAATAGGGTATTTATCATAATCCCATGTTCCTAATTCTCCTATTCCACTAACTATACCTTGTCTTTTATCTAGGAATACTTTAGCGGGTAATAAAAAATTTGAACCTATTTTATTTGCCATAATTTATTTTATTTATTAATATTTTCCACCGCTTATATTCTTAGCAGCTATAGACATATTAGAATCAGTTACAATACTAGAATTATCAACATTGACTCTAATTTCTATACTACCATCTTCAAGTTGTACTAAATTAATTCCAGGACCACCAATAAAGCCTTCACGTATTGATAATCCTTTAATAATTTGTTCAAGTTTTCCAAGAGTATTATAATTTATGCTAGCTCCACCTAAAATCTCCTGTCTCAGATTTTCTAAGTCAGTTGCATTTACACTAGAATTTTCTGTAGATATTCCTTCGAAGAATGTTGGTAATGAGAATGAAAAAACTTGTTGAAAATTATTATAATTTAATGCAACATCTTTTACATAAACATTGTAATCAATATCATTTACTTTACAAGACTCTATTGAATAATCAGTTATATGATTCATTCCAGAAGTTGTATCATAAATACTCATAAGATTTCCGTACAGTTTTGGATATGCAAAAGCTATTTTCTGTGAGTTAAGATCTCCTTGGAAAGTAACAATTGATTTCTCATTTCCAACTACAGTGTTTTCAAGAGAATTTAAAGCAGCTTCTGTTATATTCCACCCACTTTCAGGAATTTGTCCATAGTAGAAATTGTAACCAAACTTAACTGTATAATATGAAGTTGCAGTTCTTATAATTCCTGTATCTGGATCCGTATATTTAACAGATAATCTATATTCTGTTGTATTTGTAAGACCTAAGACTGTATATCTATTACTTTCAGGGAGAGTTATTTGTGTACCATTTAATTCTAAAATACAATCATTAGTAACTTCATATGTATCTGCTTCACCTGTTTTTATATCTATATCAGGGATTGTTACTCTGATTAAGAAGTTAACAGCGGTTCTAATTCCAGTTTGATATAGAGGAGTAGTGCCATCATCTTGTCTGTTAGAATCATAAAAACTAACTCTTAATGGGAATGTAGCTGAATGATTTTTATAAGTTAACTCCTTAATTTCTTCTAGACTTTTAAGAGCATCTTGAATACTAACATCCCAACCAGAAATCATTTCATTAATTTCGGACTTAGTATAAAAATCATCTTCACGTTTTAATACTCCATCACGATAAAACCATCTATACTTATCTTCTATATTACTAAAAATGAAAGGACCACCAGTTATAGGTTCTATTTGTCTAACCCCACCAGTTTCGTATACATAATTCCAAATTCCATCTTCATCCTTGTAAAGATATAATTCTCCATGTACAAGAAGAGATACATCTGGAAGTTCAGTTACTACATCCCGAACTAAATCTAATCCGCCAAGTGTAACAACTTGATAACAGTCTTCTCCTATTCCATTCTTAATACCTAGAGCGAATATAGTATCTGTTTCTGTTTGTTCAGGATTAGAATAATATCTAACCATAACAGGCTCTCCGATTAAGAATTCATGTTGATTTAATCTTAATCTTGCTATACTTCTATCTCGTTCTATGTATTTGCTTCTGGAAATTTGTATTTGAAAAGAATTTAAACTACTCATAATTATTTATTTATAATTGAATAAAATAATAAAGAATAGACTTAGTTTTATAATTTTTCTAAGTCTATTCTCATAATTTAGGTTTTGAAGCTTTCAGAAGAGAATTTCTGTTATTTAATTTTGATAATTCGGAAAGATTCAACTAATTCTGCAGTAGACCAAATAATAGAAATTTTATGATCTTTATCCATATAGAATTCAACAGGATTATTAAGAATACCTAGATCATAGAATTTACCATCAATACTTACTAAAGCATCTGGATATTGTGATTTAAGTTTTTCGCTAGGAGTAATAGTAACTTTAACCACTTCTTTATCACCAGTCAAACCATATTTATTGACTTCGTAATTAGGATATACAGGTTCTAAAACTGTAGCACTTTTATCTTCACTATCGAATTCATACCAAGTACTTTCATCATCTCCTAACCAAGGACCTTCAATTTTATAGACCTGATAAAATCTACTAGGAATAATATCTTTTCCATACTTACCCCAAGCAGCATCTTCATAAATTTTAACTTCTTCGTTCATAAGTTTTTGTTTTATAAAAATTATTGTTATTTATTTTATTCATAATTATAACCACTTATTTCTATCGGGCGACTTTGATAGAATTAAGGCATTTATTCGTGGTATATAATTATAAGTAGCAGTTTTCTTAATTTCTTCTACATTCAACTCTATATTAGATTCATTTATCCATTCCAGAATAATTAATCCAATAGGTTGATTAATTCCAGGAATACTAATAAATATTTGTCTTTTAGAACCATCTCTACTATTTACTAATTCATATATTCCAGGATATTTTTCCATAAATACGCTATCTCTTGGACCATCACAATATACAATTTCTCCAAACTTAATATCTTCATAGATACTAGTAATTAATCCAGTATTTATACTTTTATACTGTTCTGGATCTATGGAAGGTACAGCAAAACCATTATCTTGTTGGAGAAGTTCTACGTATTTGAAGGGAATAGATACTAGATTTTCTTTAGAATTATGATATTCGAAGTATAATATTCTATCAGCTCTAGAATTACTTCTAAATTCTGTAAGGAGAGGTTTTAATTCTGCTAATAACTGATCCCTAAGTTCCATTTTTTCGGAGTGTATCTTATCAGAAATTTCAGAATATATTTCTATAGTATCCTTTATTATAGTTTTGTAATTAAATATAGCTAAGACTAAACAGAAGATAAAAATATACTTCACGAACTTCGAAAATCCTATGTTTTTATCTATCTCTGTTATAGCCTCAACGAATTCTTTTAAAGATAGTTTCATGATTTATTATATTGCAAATTGAGTTAACCTAATCTCTCCTGATTCTATAGTACTCGTCTTTTTTGTTATTGGATCTAGATTAGTAATTTTTAAGACTATCACTAAATTTAACTCTTTTCCAGTAGTATTAGCAGAATATATTAATCTTTTATTCACCTGATCTACTTTAAACTCCAGTCCATTACTTTCTTTCACCAAGATTTCAATTACAGGCAGAGATGTTATATCTATTTTAACCTTTTCCTTTATTTTTGAAATATTATAATCATTTATCAATCTATACATATCACATTCTAATGTTCCTAATAGATTTATATACCCTCCAGATTTTTTAAGACTACTAGTATCTTCTAATGCTGAAAACGATAGAATAGATGTAATTTGTCTAATCACAGAGTTATTATATATTTTCTCACCAGATATATTATTGTATAAGAACGAACTACTATATCCACTTGTTTTCTTGTTTCTTATATACTTATAGTAAGATTTTTTTGTTACTATTTTTTCTTCCAGTGAGGTAAAGATATTAACTCCATAATCAATTCCTATACCTTCCAAAAATACAGTATCACTATCAGCTATTGTTTCAATGTTTGCTTCTGTATATTCTGGAAAAGATAATTCAAAAAGATTAGATGATATATTTAAATCTAATCTATTGAACTTAATTATTTTTCTTTCAGCAGCCTCTAGCTCAGTTATTATAAATGCTATTCTTTCCGATCGATCTGGATATATACCATAACAATAAATAAAACAATACTCTGAGCTAGGTTCAACTAAGGCAGCTTTTTCTTCTTCTGGGATATCAATATTAATCTTTAAGAGTTTTTTATTACTATCCCAGATTGAATTTAGAGGATATTCTGAGGTTTTTCTAACATCATTATACAGATAAGATCCTGAAAATAATTTCTCCATGAATTCTTCTCCAACTGTATATGAATTATAAATTGTTCCTATTACATATTTGGTTATTTTTAGTGTGTTATCTATCCTCCTTATACTCTCTAAGAATTCTTTTTCAAAAATAACTCTCATAATTTTATATATAATTTAAATACCCATCTTCATCGATATAATAAAGTAGTCCAGAGATAGATGCTATAATTTTCGGTACTTCTGTTTTAAGAGATGCTTTGAAATAGCTTCTTCTAAATCCCGTAAGAATAGTTCCAAATATACCTGTTGGATTATTTCGATGAATTACCAATATTTTTCCCTCATTATAATACCCCTTATACTTTTCAAACTCTTCATCCTTACTAACTAATATCCCGAGTTCTTCTGAATATTCTAATTCTGAATTTCTTGATGTTGCCCTAGCTTTTTCTGTATAATAACTAATCCCTGGTTCATAATAGATAGTATAATAATCTAACCCCAGATCTTCATCTACTGTATGAATCATTAAGAGACTGTTATTAATCAGTATTGGACTTTCATCTGTATTTACTGTATATACTAATCTATCAATACAACTATAAATATGAAAATCTTTTTGTGAGGATTGTTTATTTTTAAAAACATACCAATCTCCAACTTTTTTGATAATATTAATGTTCGTATATTTAGTATAATCAGTTAAATTTAGAAAAGTACTATTAATACTTGGAATGTAATTAGTAATACTTTTATTAGAGATATTTCCAGGAGTAGATATAATTCTACTTCTAGGATCAAGAGTATCTAAGAAAAAGTTTTGATAGTCTGTTGAAATCCACTGACTTTTCTCTATATCATATAATTCAAGAGTACTAGGATAATTAGTTCCAATAGTAATTATAAATCTTCCTGAAAAATAGAATATTTCTTGATTACTTCTCATATCCTCGAAAATAGAATAGTCTGCCCCCGATGAAGTTGTATATACCTCAGGATTACCAAATCTTGTTTTTTTCACTAAAGATTTGATAGAATACTTATTACCTGTCCAAGAATATAATACAATATCCTTTCCATAAAATCCAATTTGATGATTTTCATAATTATGTGAGTATGGATCTATATTAACATCATGATTCAAATTAATTTTATGAAAACCAGTACTATTCCCAATACCATAATCTAAGAGGAGATTCATTTGTTCATTATCTTGAATATGGTATACGTGAGAAGTATATCTTGGATAATTATCAGCTCCTAGGTCTTGCTTTATAGTTTGTGCTCCAGAGTAGTTATACAAATTTACATTATCTAAGAAGTTTTTCCCAGTTGTTGAGTTATTCTTTAGTTGATCTAAGGAATTACTAAGATTTATCTGGATTTGGCTAGATATACTAGAGTCTAAAGATATATAAATATTTATATTACTACCTTTTCCCTGAGAATTTAGAAACTCTGTATAACCAATAGGAGTGTTATCTATTACACTCATATAAATTATTACAGTAAATCCAGAAGGAAGATTATTTTCATATTTAAAGGGTTCCTCTGGGGTAGTTCGATTTAATCTGATATAATTACCGCCAGAGGAAGTAAGTAGTCCTGAGTAAACTTGTTCGATATTATAGAGAGATATTTTTGGTAACTTAGGATCCCAATTATCATTTTTATTATATAGTATTACTTCTAAGTTATTGGATATATTACTAGAATTTCCAATAACGTAAGTACTATATCCTGTATTATAATTTTCCATAAGTTATTGTACAATTACTAATAATACATTCATCTATGTCAGTTGATTTAGATACAACTCTAATAATATTATTAACACATTCAATTACAATATCTGATCCAATTTCTTCTATATAATCTTTGGAAATTAATTCTCCTTGTTTATTATATCTAGGTCCGGAGAATGTTGTTTCTTTAGAGTATAGTTTTTCGTTACCTACTAAGATTAATTTTTCTTTGTCTTCAGGATCTTCAACATATCTAGTTTCATACTTAGAATATTGAATACCAAGATCAATTTTAGTAGAAACTCCAGGACTAACAGAGTAATTCATTAGTTCTGTTAAATCTACTGTATTGGTATAGATATCAGAATTGAATGGTATAACATCGATAGTAATAGAATTGTTTAGAATATCAACCACATTTTTTGAAGTACTATACAAATAAATTTCGTTATTATTCATACTATTATATAAGTTATATATTTCTTTTAAGTAATTATTTTTATTATTCTTGAGGTAATCTAGATATGAATTAAATTGAGATTTTTCTTTTCCAGTTAATTCATATTTATCAATTTCAATACTTTTCGTATTTTCATCAACCTCATTTATTATTCCAGAACCTTTAGAATAATCATCAATACATACTCGTAAATTCCCTTCTGAGCCATCTTCACCTGGGATAACAAACCTCCGATTAGTTACATTCCAATCTCTGAGTTTTAATTTATTACTTAGCTCAGATATTCTAGTCATTCTGTAATTTGAATCATTACATACTAATGCTCGATTATTTCCAGTTAAGTAATATTCTTTCTCATCTTCTTGACCTGTTACTTGTGATATAGAAATATTATCGGAAGTAGTGGTTATTAATTCTATCTTTTTCATTTCTTGTACTTATCTCTATAAAATATATTCACTATGTTTCCACTAGTTACATAAAGCCTAACAATTTCTCCTTTATTTCCTTCTGTCTTTCCAGGAACTATAACAAGAGCACTACTATCTGTTAAATAATAACTAGAAATTGCATCATGACTCATATAAGCGTCAAGAAGATCTATGGAAATCGTTGTATTTATATTATTCTCCTGTGTAATTACTGTAAGAATAAATGACTCCTTATCAAATCCAGATACAGGAAGGTAATTATCTTTTGTATTATCAGTACATTGAAATTCTATTACATTAGCTGTTTCTGGAATTGGATATTCTTTAAAACGGAAATTATTTACTAATGATTTTTCTAAGTTATTTAATTCTTCGATTTTATCCAAGTAAAGTTTTTCAAGTTTTTTTATATTCTCCATCCATTCTTTATCAATACTACTAGGCAACCAAGAAGTAACACTATCAAAAGTATTCTGATCTCCGTTATTATAACCTTTTCCGTACCTATACCTAACAACTGAACCCATAGGATCTATTAATTCCTGAAGTCTGTAAATAGAATCTGAATTAGGTTCATTAGTATAAGTATATTGTCGTAGAATTACATAATTAGCATCTTCTGGATAAATACTAGAAGCATCATTAAATATAACTTCACTTATTTCCGGAAGATTTCTCGATATCTTAAATACAGCATTATTAATTTCCGGAGAGATTAAGATCATTGACAAGACGTTTTTAGAATCAATTCCAGTTCCATTTAAAAAATCAGATAACTCAGATGAAATGGATAATGAATCGTTCCCTGAATTAAGATAGACGTATTCAGAAATTATACCCTTTTCATCAAATCCTATCATATATGTAGATAAAATTTGAGATAAAAGATGTGCAGTAATTAATTTATCTTCCTTTCCTTGCTCTTCTTCAGAATGATTTATATAATTAAAATACTCTTCTATATTATTTAATTTATCTCCTAAATATGGTGAGTAATTATCTGAACTTTCTTCAGGAATAACACCAGAAACAGTATTATTTGTTTTATTAGTTGGATTTTTAGCTGTACAAATATAGATAGTATTTCCATAGACAACAAAATCCCCTTTCTCATATTCAGTTTCTTCTGAATACAAAAACATTCCTTGAACGTGCGTATTATTTAGTATCATATTATCTCTTTATAAGTTTTATAGTTGTATTATAATATATATTCATTAACTTCAAGGTATACTCTCCTTCTTCTGGAGTATTTATATTTGCAGCCCTAAGTGATACTTGAGACGTACCGAAACTTTGAATACTTCCGTTTGCTGTAAACTTATTAATAGTTAATGAATTTCCTTGAGAGTCTTCTATAATAACTTTTTCTAAGTTACTATTTGGATAATCTTCAGAAATAAACTTAAATACAGCGTTACCTCCAGAATTTATCTTTAATGAATTATTAGATACTTCAAACCCAGAGAACTCTATAATACTAATAGTTACTCGTTTACTGCTAAGTTCTAATGTAAGAGTAGCTGCCGAGAAATTAACTTCGGGAATTACAATACTGTTAGTAGTATTGATTTGTTCCGGATAATATATTTCTGGCGCATCTGGATCTCCATTTTCATATTTTGCTAAGACTCTTGAAATAATATACCCTGAAAGTTCTGGTATTCTAATTTCTGCTCTCTGATTAATTAGGACATCTATTTTACCATCCTCTTGTATAAAGGGATCATATTTAGTTTCATCACCTATAATTAATTCAGATACTATAAAATTATTTTCTCCAAATTTTCTTTTCCATTCACCATAATCGTATACATCACTTTCTCCTGATATTTTAGCTTTCAGAATTATATAAGAACCTGTATATTTTAGATTGAAAATTAGGTGATTTGTTTTTAGAACTTCTTCCCAATTAGTTACTGTTATTAGGTTATTTGGAATATTATAATTAAAGTTATTACTTGGTGGAAATGGAATTAAATCTTTCACATCAAGTAAACACGGTACATCTTCATTCAAAACATATCCAGGATTAGGGTATATCTTAAAATCAATAGGAGTTTTGACAGAAGGGATAGATATTATTCCGATAGGGTTACAAGTTCCTCCAATCTCTGGAGTTACTGATACAACCACTCTAATTGGTTTATTTATATTTAGAAACTCTGAAAGAATCCATTTAGATGAAAGCGCCGGATTATTATTAAAGTTGTTATCTGATACTGATTCCCAAACTTTTCCACCTAGAATTACCTTATCTCCAATCTTGTATGTAGTAAAAGGAAAATACTTGGGGTAATCTTCGGCGCCTTTATACATTTCAATTAATCCTCGTTTATTACCTAGAATTAATAATCTACTATCTTCTATTTTCTCATTTCCTAAGAGAGTACTAGAATTTGCATCAATTAAAACTTCTGGAACATCCTCAACAGTTTCTATTATCCCAACTGAATCTATCGTAGACCAATATTCATCGTTTCTAAGAAGATATTTATTCATATTTCTGTTAGGATTCGTACTATCTACCCATGATTTATAAGATAGATTTACACTTTCCACCTCGGAGTTATTAGAAATTAGCATCCAAATCATCTTCTCTCCAGTAACTTCATCGAGGAGTTCTTTCTCGCTTACTAAATCCTCGCCGCTTGTAGTTTCGTCTGGTTCTCCTAAAATCAATATAAAGTTAGGAGTAGAAGTAGGTTTAATTCCAGCGGCGGCCATTGAATCAGTATCTATAAAGTCACTACCTTTAGAATTGTTATTATTCTTGTCGATTATCCCCTCGTATAACTCCAGACGTTTAATTCCAGCGGCGGCCTTAAAAAGCGCGAATACCTGATTGGATATTATAGTAGTTCCGAAATATCTATCATTTTCCTCTGTTAAATTTTCTCTAGAGGATGTTGGGAATATTATTGATTCTATTTTTTCTAGGGAATTTGATGTCTCTCCGATTTCTTTCAAGGTTTTTTCTCCTAGATAATTTACTAAAAACTTATCATTAAATTTATCTTTAGTGATATTATACGAAAAGTCATACTCACTAAAGTCTCTATTGTAAAGTAAAGAACTGTTAGATCTGTACTGGACTTTACTGTATTCACGGTTATCTAGGTCATCTTGACTGTAAAACACTACTGTTCCGATATCCGTAAAATTGTTATTATTAATAATCAATTTCATAGGGCGTTACTGTCATTTTGTTATAGCTTCTTAAGTTTGCTCCAATATAATTCTGGAACTTACTTTGAATTGTTAGATCTATACTTCCAGAACCTATATTAGTATTTAGTCTGGTATAGTATATAAGTGCATCTAAAAATTTCTTAAGAAGTTCGTAAAATAAGCTTTCATTTTCTACACTTAAGTTCTCAAAGTTTACTGTTATTTCTCCTGAGTCATATATAATCTCTCCATCAAAATCTAAGGGAAGATATTGTATCATATAATTAAATACTTGAATAGTTCCCTTTACACTGTAAAATAATTTACTAAGATAGTTTATAACTTCTTCGTAATCTTGGTTATCTGGGAGACTTGATTTTGGAATACATAATCTCAAGAAATTCTTCACCGGATCACTTCCAGAATAAATATAGTAATCATCGAATGAACCTTGTTGAGTTGAAACTACCGAAGAATATTGTTCCTCGTAATCCTCAATCATTCTATAAAGCTGATCTATGATTTCTATATTTCTTAAGTGTTTAGGTATATATATTTTCATGATTCTATAACTGAATTAATAATGTAGTTAATTGAGAAGTATACAACATTCTCTTCTCCATATACAATCTCAGGAGAAACTACAGAACCATCTTCGTTAGTATAAGTTATTTCCATGTCAATTATTCTCTTTACATTAGATATTTTACTTATAAGAGATTTTATTTCTTCTGTTAACTCTGGAAATTTAATATTGAACTTATTACTATAATTATCCAAGATATCACCAACTTCTGAATCTATACTACTATTCTGATATATTTCTACATCTAAGTTAAAGATAGCTGTATATTGAGATCCTCTTTCTATAGTAATTTTATCAGTTATATAGTAAGCTCCTTTAGTTTCAATGAAATTAGTTTTTTCATCTTCTGTTAGGATTGTAGAATTAGAGTATGGAACATAGTAGATAGTGATAGAATTACTTTGTGCTGAACTACTAAATCTATAAGTTGTTCCACCTGAAATAATTTTATTTGGATAAGTTTCTTCAAGTACAGTACCGATATCAGAATTACTACGTAAAATTGAATTTACATATCTATCACGATTAGCTTTGTAATGAATAGTAATTAAGTTATCTCTATCAACTTCAGACATACTAGCAAGACCAGTTCCTAAGATCTCATAATTTCGTCCACTCAACCAAGAAGGATCAAATTCTACCATCTCAGCTCCACGAATATTAAGCTTCTTTAGTTCTGAAGTATTATATCCTGAGAGTGTTGAGAATTTATAATAAAGAGCTTCTATTGTTGTATTTGCTGGAGTCTGTGTTTCTTCTCTTTCCATTACTGTTCTAAAAATATCTGCTACATAAAGTCTAGAACCAAATCCAGGGAGAGTAAGATCAAAAATACTACCATCTAAAATATGTCCTGAGAATAATCTAGTTGTTGGGAAAAAATTATCATTAACTTTAACCCAAAAATCATCAGATAGGTCGTTTTCTAAGCAATTAACATAGTAAGTATTGTTTTGATTTAAGATCCACTTCCTAGAAATTGTTTCTTTTGCAATTAGACATATAATAGTATAAGTATCAGTATCATTTACGGCCGGAGACATTGTAATTGGAGAATATACAAAACCTTCATCTCCAGCTATGTCTTTATCATCTCCATAACCTTCCGGCCGTGTATAGTTTTTATCATAATACCCTAAATAGTAAGCCTTAAAACTATTAGAACTTATAATTTCATCATAAATATTAAAGCTTAAATACTTAGTAGGTTTTATATTAAGAATTACGCGAGGACAACTACCACGAAATACCGAATACATATCATCCACACAGTGTTGAATCTTTGAATTGATAAGTGTAGATTTCTCAAGAGATGCTTCTTGTGTATAGGCTATGTTTTCTACTTCACTAATAAAAGATGCATTAGCTAACATCTGAGACAAAATCTCTACAGAATCTCCGGTAATATTAAGTTTATTAGCTATTCCTCTATAAATATCTATATAATCTTGTAATGATTTCATAATAATTATCCTGTTGTTTCATTTATATCAACTAGTATATCGTCAGATTCTACCTGATTAACACTTATTACTAGTTTTACTTTTGTTTCATCTATTAGGTCGAGTGAAACAATTTTTATATCGAGTGTTTTTGTAAATTTCTCTTTTATTTTTGTTATTAACTGTTCTACTCTACCAGTAATTTCAGATGCTAAATCCTTTTTCTTGGTATTAGTAAAAATAAAGTTAAATCCAATCTTAGATGCTCCTGGAATATCCTTTGGCCAGATATTTAAGTAGAGTTTGAAAAGATCTATAATATAGTATTCTACTTGATTTGTTATTTGACCTGTTGAAAGTAGGTAATTCATAATCTTGATTTATAATTTTTACAATTATTACATTTAACTGTAGGATCATCATCATTGAGAGCTACAAATTTACTACAGTTAGATGCTGATATATTCGTAAGATCTAAATCTTTTGGAGAAAAAGCAGAACAATTTGCTGCACTTAAGTCAGGAATAGGTATTGGTATTTCTATTTCAGGAATAGGAAGATCATCAATGATATCACCAACATTAGCTCCAACTAGTGCAATTAATGGTTTAGCAACTGTTTGTGTAGTTTCTACAATACTCATTACAGATCCAACGACCGGTATAGTTCCCATAAGAGATTTTAATCCTAGTTTACTTACCTTAGCATCAACTCTATCATAAACTGCACTAAGATTATCTCCTTCAGCTTTAAGTTGTTGAAGTAATGGAGGAGCTAATTGAGCAGAAACGCCAGGACCCATAGGAGTTACAGAAATCAATGCTGGAGGAACCATTGCAATTCTCGCAGCAAATTGAGCTGTTCCTACTGAAAGATGACCTAAATCTTGTCCAAGCTCATTGAAATCTTCTATCATTTGATTATACATCTGACCAAGTTTTTCATTAGCTTTATCCAACATTTCCTCTCCTCTTTTCTTCATATCCTCCTTAGCATTATCTAGAGTTTCTTTATATTTCTTTTTTGCTTCAGGATCTTTTATTTCATTAGATTCATCCTTAAACTCAGGAAGAGAATCTTGATATTTCTTTAATGATATTGATTGAGCTGCTTTAGCAGACAATGCACTTAATAAATTTTTCATAATATATCAACTCTCTAATAATATAGTATCTGATGTAGGTATAGGAGATCCTGGAGTTAAGAAAGTAGGTGATAATACAAAAGGTCCGAGAGCTGTATGTCCTCCCGCTACTACTTTACCCTTTACTGTTAATGTTCCAGGACCTTTAAGTGTAATATCAGATCCTTTAACTACTGCAGATCCAACTAATTCTACATTTGTTTTCCCATTTATAGTAACATCACAATTTTTTCCTATATTGATAGTTACATTAGATCTCATATTAATATCCATGTTTCCATCTTTATCTATAGTCACCCAATCGGTTGGTTCAGGTCTAGGATTATTATTTGGATCATTATACTCAGTTCCTGGATCAAAAATAGCAACCCTTATATAATCAGGTGTAATATCTACCATTTTTCCATTACTTCTAAAACCTATATAATCATTTTCTTTTATTTTTTGATATAAGTAATAACTCTGAAATACTGGATCAAGACACTTAAGAAATACAAAATCACCTACTCTTGGCTCATCTACTTCTCCTCTAAATGGAAATGCCTTAACTCCCGATTTTATTCCTGGGATATCCACCTTTATTTCATACAATACTTTATCTAAAACTTCTACAATTGTTCCAGTATAGTATAAATCTGCTTCTTTCATATTTTTCTATTTAATTTGTTGGATCTACAATTGGTAATATTTCTTCTTTCTCTTCTACACCTGATAACAATGAAGTCCAAGAAAAACTCTCTCCATCAGGGCCTACAGAACTAGAATCTTCAATAGCCATAAATAATTCATTAGATCGAACTAGGAATAACTTAAATGGTAATTCTGTTTTTTGCTCACCACGTTTATACTTCAAGATATCACCAAGTTTATATTTAGGCATATCAAAATCTTTTATTCTAAATGCAGTAAAGAAATCAGAATTCATATATCCTAAGTTTCTCCAGTAATTATGCATAAGTTGTTCAAAATCTTTTCCAACTATTGTATAATCTTCATAAAACTGAAGAGTTCTAGAATTTTTAGGTTGAAGATCTGTATAATCATCTGTACTGTTATTTGCTTGCTCTCCATTATTCTCATCTCCTTTAACTGGTTCCCATGGATTAGTTGGAGTATAATAAATTAAAGGATTATAGTTTAGATTATAAGAATCTAATTGTAAGAATTCAGAAGAACCCTCTATGCTATAATATGGTTCTTGATTTCCTCCATGATCAATACCTATAATCTCTTTCATTAAATACCCTTCCCATCCATAAGCAAATATAGATTTTTTCTTAAATCCATATGATAACTTAGAGCATAATGATTGATTTGTTTCCGAGTTTTGGAAAATTGTAAGTTTATTATTAATATCACATTTACATCTTATATCCTTTTTCCCTGGATATAAAGATTCAATAGCTGAAGTAATATCATCCCACTCAGCTTGTATAAGTTCTGTATAAAATTTCTTATCTTTTATACAGATAAAGTTTAGAGTTAAAAAGTTTTTAAAATATTTTTTATTAATTATGAAAACATCAATAGTATAAATATTTCCACCTTCCTTCTCCAAAGTTATCTGTCCAGTATATTGATCTGTAATTAATTTAAGAGCTTCCCCAGAACCATCATGTGACATACTAATTTCCCCACTAGCTATCTTTCCACCAAGTTCTTCGTACATATGGATATTATCAAATTTATATCCGGAGTCAAACCATGGAGTGAAATTAATAGAAACCTTATAAGAATTAATATATTTCATAAACTTCCTAATATGTTATCTAATACTCTTTTTGGAATTAATTTTAAAATTGCGCCTCTTTTATAAGTTTCAAGCCCTCTAGCAGCCTGTAACATTAGGAGGCCAGCATATGAAGTAGAACCATAATAATCCTCTGCAATAAGATCTGGTCTATATTCATATGCTGTTATTTCATAAGATTCTCTTTCTATAATTGGATTATTTAAGTATACTAATATACTAGAGTTATATACATCTATTCCATCTATATAGTTTGAAAGATTTTCCTTATTGCTAATTATCTCATCTTTTTTAGTATACATTTTATCCTCCTAATAATTTTTTATTTTCTTCTATTTTTTTATTTATATTATCTTGTAATATTAACTCCATCGCTTGTCTTTCTTTTTGTGTAGCATCTCCTCCTATTAATCTCTTAAGTCTAACATCAGTAAATTTAGATGCTGGTTTGAAAGTCATTGTAATATCACAAGATAAAGGACATAGATCATTTTCTTTAGATCCAGTATCCCATCTCTTCATCATTTGTTTAGACATTTGGAAAGTAGCACTCTCACAAACAAGATTATCAATAGCATAAAGTGAGCCGAATTTAAGTTTAAGAGTTCCAAATTGTATTTTATCTATATTATCCAACTCAGCTTTAAATCCACCAGGAGGGATCTGCCAACCAAAATATCTATCAACTAATTCTTTTATCAACGCTACTTCAGTATCATCTTTACTTGCTGGCTCTCCACTATCATTTAAAAACTTAACTAATTTTCCAAAACAATATGGATATAATTCCATAATCTGATCATATACAGATTTGAATTTCCCATCTACATAATCAGAAAATATAGTAAATTTTATTGTTAGATTACCAAATCCAACTCCAGTTCCAGAATAGTAAGAGAATCTTCCAGTCTTAGTTACTAAAGCTCTATTTAAATAATCAGTTCCTGCTTTTGATAACTTCTCTAGAACATCAGTTGTTTTATCAAATATTTGTCCGATAGTACTAAATATAGCCATTCTATCCTCTTCTGATCCAGTCTTCATTTCCTCCTCTGCACTATTCATTTTTTCAAGTTCTTTGGAGAAAAATGATAGATACGGTGCATAAGGTTTAAATTGATTAAATATATCATTAATCTTCTCATCTCCAAATTCAGACCAAGAATTAGAAATAGCAGCTTGATAATCCTCTGTCATAATAGCTCTACATAATGGTTCATAAGAATACCCATCATCGTCTTTAGCACCGTGATATTCACCCCAAGATCCATCATCATAAAGAACAGAGTTATAATGAAGAGAAACTGACATTAAATCATTACCACGATTAGTATCATAGTAAAATCCACTAACCTTAGTTCCACTACTCATTCCTTCTCCATAATGTTTTTGTTGTGGAACTTCAATTCTTGGGGCAGAAGGAGATGATTTAACCATACTTCCTAATGATGGAGGATTAGGAGTTTTTATTTTTCCCGGTTTTTCTGCTGTATTTAATGGCATATTATTATTTTAATAAGTTATCTATTTTATCTTTTTCTCTTTTCAGACCATCTCTCATATTATTTTTCGCAGCAGTAATAAAATCTTTTGTAGACTGTCCACTAATAAATTTCTGAAGTGATATATCAGAGTATTTAGTAGATGGTTGGAAATTAAGAATAACATCACAGTATAATGGACTTAAAGTATTCATTTTCTTTGATGCATCCCAATATTTTACTACTTGCTTTGAAAAACTAAATTGAGCATTAGTACATACAAGAGAATTTAGTGCATAAAAAGCCCCAAATTTTAGCTTGAGTGTACCAGTTAAGATAGTATCCATATTTAAAAGATCCGGCTCATATCCAGCAGGAGGCATTTGCCAACTAAAAAATGTATTAAGCAATTTTCCATCTTCTCCAGTAATTCCAGTATTAACGCCTTCTTTATTAGATTCAATTTTTGATCCTAGTACTGTTCCATTTTCATCAACAACTCCTTGAGTATATTTACCCATTATATATGGATATAACTCTTGAAGCTGTTCTGAAACCGTTTTAAATACTCCACCAGAATAATCAGGAAGTACTGTAAATTTCATAGCTAAATTTCCAAAACTAGTACTAGTTCCAGAATAGTAAGAAAATCTACACCCCTGAGTTACAAGAGATCTATTAAGAAGTTTAGATGCTGTACCAGTTGCAGTAGCTATACCAGATAATACTTTTTTTGCTAGTTTTTCAACAGTACTGTCTCCAGTTGTATCTCTCAACATTGATTCAGCTGTTTTCGTAAGTTCTTTCGCATATGGAGCATAAGGTTTTAGATTATTCCACATACCACCTATAGGATCATCTCCAAAATCAGTCCAGGAATTACCAGCTTGAACAATAAAATCTTCATTTAGAATTCCTTTATAAAGAGGTACTGTATTATAACCTTCTTCATCTAAAGAATAGGATGAACCCATTTTTTGCCATTCCCCTTTTCCATCTAAATAAGAATTAGCATGAAGAGTTATATGAGTAAGAACTTTATCTATTTGTCTATCATAATAAAATGCATGATGTCTAGAAACAACTGCCCCACTATTATCATCCTTAGGGTTAAATCCACATCTTGCTAGTTCCCTATCTAGTTCTTCATCAGTAATACCAGCCATAATTATGATTGTTTAAATAATTTATCCTCTATAAGGGGGAGTAGTAATACTCTGTACTTTAGTTCTTCCATCTCCACCACCCATATTTATATTTCCTCCAAACTTAAGAGATGCTATGGCTGTAGAAACATTATTAATTGCTTCTGCTTGTGCTATAGATGTTTTTGAAAGAAGTTTTATATTTTCATTAATATCAGAAACTTTTGTATAAAGATCTTCCGTCTTATCTTTTTCTGCATCAGCTATTAATTCTCGTCCAGCAGATTCTGAAGTATTACCTGGAATAGATTTTTCTGAAGTTGGTGTAGTTGGTGTAACTTTTTCTGGAGCTAAAATACTACTCTGAGCCATTATCAATCCAGAATCACTTCCAAAAGAATTAACACCTGCAGTACTCCAATCATAAGTAGATATACTAGATCCTTTATCTGTTCTCTGTTCTACATAATTATCTGGAGTTGTAGATGAAGCATCAGCCATATAAATAGACTCTTCAGAATTTGTGGAATTAGTATTGGTATTTTCTAGAGTATCACCTTTAAAAGAGTTGTAAGTTAATAAAGCATCTCCTGCAAAATTTTCTCCTTTTTTCAAGGATCCCCAACCATCTTGCCCTTTATCTTCCATATGTTGAGCTGATTTTTCTGGACCTGCTGAAAATTCATAATATCCAAAAACATTTCGAGCTGCTTCAAGATGATCTTTTGAAGCTTTTATTTTCTTCAAACCTTCTCTATAAGCCGGAATATTTTCCATTTCCCACTTAACAAATTGAAGTTGTTCTTCAAAGGATGCATCTCCCAAAGATTTACCTGAACCTGGTCCATCATAATGTTTCCATCCAGCTTTTTTTTCTTTCTCACTAAGTTTACCATGTTCAAAAGCTCTTCTTCTAACTCCTAACCACTGAGCTATTCCAGTTGCTGGAGAGTCTGGATTCTTAGCAGTAGTAACTAATTGAGACTCTCTTAAAAAATTACCAACTAACCCGGCAGCTTGTTCTTTAGTCATCCCAAGTTCCTTCATAGCAAAATCCATGGCTTTTAGTATTCTAGCCTTTCTCACCTCATCAGTTATCTTTTCAGGTGGTCTATTTCCTGTAATATACCCTTTCACACCATCTACTGCATCACCTATATATTCGCCACTTTTTTTCATAGGAGAATTATTCCATACTTCTTGTTCATAAGCACGATTTTTGGCTTTAAGATCCAGTACATTTTGGATGCCTTTGTAATTATTCAAATCATAATCTACATTTTCAGCCACTTTTCCATGAAGAGCTGTTTGTATGCCTCTAACATGCTTATCCATATTAGTTCTTATTTCAGAATCAGTTATATCAAATGATTTATAAGATACATTTCCATCTTTATCTTTCGTTTTAAAACCACCAATTCTGTCTTTAATCCTATTTATTACCCCTTTTTTAATTCTATAACCATTAACTATAGTAGCATCTTTCTGATTTTTAGGTACAGTAATTGTTGACATATCTCCCATACGACCTAAATCTACTCCTGGTCTAGGGTCATTTACATCAACTAATCTCATAGTATATCTAGGAAGTACTCTTGCTTTTTTTGTATTTAAAGCAGCTAATCCACCTCTAACCCATGGTGATTGAGATGCCTGCGCAGTTAACTCACCAGCAGTTAATCCACCAGCTATCAAAGGAATTGCTAATGCTTGTCCTCCTGGAACAAAACAAAGTGCAATACCTCCAGCTAACCCTGCCAATCTAAAACCCCATTTCTTTAAATCCCCTATACCAGTAACATTTTCTAAATGAGTTTGTAATCCAGCTTTTAATGCAGCCTCTTCTGGTCCTGGGGGTTGATTTTTATACTCAAAAGCTAATTCCTCTAAAGTTTTTGGTTCTAAAACATATTTAAAACTACCTTCAGTGATATCTCCACGTTTTTTCAATTCATCAATATCATCTAAAGTTAGTCCTGTTCTTGTTAAAAATTCTGAAGATTCGATAGCTATACCCTTCTTATCTCCTGATTCTTCATTTTTATCTACTGCCTTTTCAATATCTCCAAGTAAACTAGTAACTCCAACAGTATTGACAGTTTTTTTATCACCTAACATACTTGATACAGCATTAGAAGCTCTAAATGTAGAACCTACAGTACCAGTCAATTCTCCTGATTCAGTAACATCTGAATATCTTACATAATTATTAGCATCTTTATCCCTTGTATGAATTATATCTCCTCTAGCAATATCAGTTAACCTACCTTTAGAATCTATTAAGTCTTCATAACCTTTTAAATTTCCATAAGATTCTCTAAAATGTTGTGTATAAAAATTTGATAATTTTTCATTAACATCCGCACGATCATCTATCCACGATAAATCTTTCTTACCATCACTAGTTAATCCATATTTAGAATTTTTAGAAACCTCTTTTATCTGATTATCAATTCCTTTTTTTAATCCATCTGCTCCAGTAAATAGCGTAGATATAACGTTTCCAAAATATCCAACTATATTTTTTAAAGAACCTAAAAGATCATCTGTATCTATTTTTGGCAACTCTAAATTTTTTATCGCCTCTGCACCTTCTGAAAAATAATTCTTTATCTTTAAAAATAAGTAGTCGAATGCTCCAGGACGCTTTTCATCACCTGTATAAAGCAAGTCTTTTAATGAACCTAGTATAGTAGATTTATTGCTATTAGGATCTCCTCCAAATAAACTAATTAACATTTTAGAAAATCCAGATCTGCCTCTTGGAGCTTTGGGATCATTTGGATTAACCTCTCCAAAAAGAAATGATTCTACATTAGCAGCAAATTTAACTATTCTTTTCCAATGTTTAGCTAAGAACATAGTACCAAAGAGGAAGAGAATAGTTTTAAATTGTCCACCTACTGAAGATGCTAATTTTCTGGGATCTAATCTCTCCGAAACACTCTTCCCTAAGTCAGATAAATGTTTCATTAATTTATTAGTACTTCTTGTTAAGGACCACTCACGACGTTGATATTCTTTTTCCCTGGCCGCTGCTTGTTGATTCTGTTTAGCAAAGGCATTAGATATCCAAGTTTTAAATCGAGCCTGTCCTTCATCTGGATTTTGTTTTACTGCTAATGTTCTCCCTTGGACAGGACCACCAATATTAGCAGCGGGAACAGCAACGTTATTAGTCGTCGTGTTCGTAGTGTTATTATTTATTGTTATCTTCTGTGGAGTAACTTGTACACTCCTTGAAGATGTTCGTTGTACTTTAGGTTGTCCAAGTCCATATTTTCCTAAGACAGCCTGAGTTTGTGGATTCATTGCCTGTACTTGTTGTTGTACTGCTGCTCCACCACCTAATCCTCCAAGTGCAGCCATCTCTACAGCTTGACTCATAGTTTCATTATTAGCCGCATCAGCATTATTTTCGAGTCTAGCTGTTTGTAAGTTTCCCTGACGTTCTGCATTTATCTGAACAATCTGGTTTTGTGCTTCTTGGAGTTGTTGTAAGTCTTTCCCATCCTCTGGTTTCTGGGAAGACATTTTTCTTACTTTATTTTCAATATCTTCTACAGCCATCGTTTATTTTTTTTTATATAGCTTCAAAGCCTTATATATGAAATAAAATATATAAAGATTATGAAGAAAAATATAATAAAAGCTTATAAATTTATTAACTACAGCGATCATGATAATTGCGCTTGTGATTTAGCATTATCACCTGTAGAATGTTATCTTTTTTTAGAGAAAGAGAAGTATGAACGATTTTATAGAGGTAATATTCAAAAACTTAATGAAGAATTAAAGGATATTACTTATGGATTATTACAAATTAATATATTACAAGATTACAAATTAGATGACTTTGAACTAATTGATAAAAATTACATACCGAATAATAAAGATTATGTATTAATATCTTTACCCACAGTATGTGAATTTAATATAATAAATAGTCAGCTAAATCTATCAGATGAAGCGATAAAATATATTAATTTTATTCAAAAAGAGGATTAATTTCCTCTTTTATTTTTCTTCCACATTCTCTTTCTTGTTTTACTATCAGGAAAAACACTATTTTTATTATATGCTCTAGATGGAATTTGAATAGCTTTATAAATAGATTCTTTCATTTTCGCATCTCCCGTAGATTTATATGTTTCAACTGCTAAATCTTCTGCTACTTTAGCTACAGATCTTTTTTCAGGAATTATACCTAATTTATCCGCTATTTTTGATCCTTCTTTCCAAGCATTCTGTTCATTCTTAACTATCAGCTTCTTTCCTCCAATTATTTCTTATATATTCTTTCGTATCTTCTATAAATCTCAATAATTCAGCCGAGATCAAATCATATTCATCCAAGATCTCGAAAACACAATAATTATCTAGAATACTGAAATTTCCCTTATAAAATACTCCTTCAGAATAATAATTATCGGAAACTAATCTCCTAAAATCATAACTCTGTATAAATAGTGTGTCTCCGGAAATATTATTAAACTTTCCGATCTTGAGTAATATGAATACGTCTATAGTCTCAGATTTAACTCCTATAATCGAAACTATATCATCTTCGGTGGTTTTATCTCTAGAGGAAAATAGTCTAGAATAACCGCTAAACTTAAGAATATTACCTATATTGTTATTATCTTCTATCCATCGTACCATACGCATTTTTATTAATTAGTTCCTATAGATCTATATCCCAAGACTCTATAGGATTATACTTTTATTCTTTCTCTTTTTTCTTATCGTAAAATTTCTTAGCCCCATATAATGCTCCTGCCGCTAAAGCAGTTCCAGCCATTATTTTTCCAGTTCTTCCCAGTTTAAATGGAGACTTAGTAACCCTAGACGTACCCTTATCTAACGGAGAATTAGTCTTAGGTACAGTTGGGCCAAAGTTAAGTGGATTTTTAGGAATAGAATTAGTAGGTATTGTAGTATTTGTTATTGGACTAGGATTTTCTACAACTCTATTTTTTCTTTCTAATACACTTTGACGAAACTTTTTTTGATTTTCAGGAGATAGAGCTTGAATTCTTTCCTGTTTAGTTTTAATTTTTTCCTGTACCTTCGTTCCTCTTATTTTTTTAACACCTCTATCTTGAGTATTTTGTCCATATCCTCTTGCCTGTTGTAATAAAGTTTGCTGAGCATTTCCTAATCTTTTGTCAACTTTACTAATACTAGGATTATCATACTCAGAAGAAGGCAATACTTTATTAATTTCTATGGCTTTTTTATACCTTTCTGAATTCTTTAGTATCTGCTCTTGAGGGATTCCACCCATAGACTGATGTTGAATAACCGGATTTACAGCTTGAGTCATTTGCCACTGCCTTGTTTTAATCTTATTTGCTTTATTACCAAACTCTTTCTGTCTCAATATTATCATATATTTCTTAAACTGTCAAGGGAAGAATATTGTTAAATCCTATACCCCCCCCTTGACATATAAAATTTTAAGGGAGGGTATAAGTTTTATAAGTCCATTAAGTCGACATTCTTAGTTCCCATCATTTCTTTTCTCTCAGCTTCCTCTTCATAATAAGCTTGACGTTGTGCTGCTGATATACCTTTAAGTCTCTGCCCCTTCTTACCACCAAAATTAAGTAATGGAAAGTCTGGATCAGTTCCTTCGGTAGTATCAAGAAAATTCTCATAACATTCCCTAAGAGCTTTAAGAGAACTCAATGTATAATTCTCTATTCCATCTGCCTTAAGAAATTTATTTAAATAAAATTTTAGATCCATCAATTGGGGAATTGTTACAGATGTCTCGAAAGAAGTCGACAGTAAGAGATTCTACACTTACTGCCACACTCCTCCTTTCCTTCGGTTTTTTACCTTTATTACATTCTGAACAAAACATTTGAACTGGCTCAAGACGATCATAATATAAGTCACGTAAAGCTAAAAGAAGTGTAACATCAGAGTGAGTAGCCCCAAGGACATCTTTTTCAATCTGTGTTCCCTGATAATCAAAATCTTTAATCAGTGCTATAGTTTTAATCATCTTAAGATCAGTTACAGTTCGATATCTAAGGTAAGTTTGAAATACCTTCATAAATTCTCTAACTGTCGGAACTATAGTCTCGTATCTATGTCCACCGAGTTCAATAAAAGCACCATTCATAATCTTTTGATCGATCTGTTTGAAGTGTATATCTTTTTCGAAGGATATAGTTTTTTTCATTTTCTTTCCACATTCTGGACATGTTACCTCAATTTCATAAGATAATTCTCCAGAAACCGTACAAAGCTTCTTATAAAATATCAAGAAATCTACATCCATTAAATAACAATCTAGGATAGTTTCATCTTCTTGAACTAAAAGATTGATATCATATAAGTATTTTTCTAGTGGATCATCAGAAGGAAGATTCTCAAGATATCTTGTTATTTCTAAGAATGTCATAGGACTAACCTTAACACTTGGGAATTTATATCCATATCCCCCTGATGGTAATTGTGATGTTAAAATATTCATAATCGTTAAACTCTCATTTTTTTATTAATTAATCTTCTTTTTCTCTACGCTCTAATTCTTTACGAGCCTTTCTTGCTTCTGATTTATGATGAAGATGTCCAGCTGCAGCAATTCCGGCACCTGTAGCAGCACCGATTCCAGCTCCTATTAAACCTCTTTTTAAAGATAATTTCTTAGCTAATCCAATTGAAGCTCCGGAGACACTAGTAGCAGCTATAAGTCTTTTATTATTTTTCTTAATATTTTCTTTTTCCTTATCAGTCAAACCTTCATCATATCCAGCTCTTTCTTTAAGCCATTTATCTGACTTTCGAGAGAGTTTAGAATCATCAAACTCTTCTGACATTCCAAGATATGTTTCTTCATCTAAATCATCATCAGCCTTAGAAAATTTATTCTCTCTAAGTTTTTCTGCACGTTTCTTCATTAAATGGTTTGAAGCTAATCCCGCCGCTGTTCCTAATAAAGCTGTTCCTGCCAAGATCTTCTTATTTCTCTTTGAAGCTTTCTTTGAAACTTTATCTTCTAATTTCTTTGTTGCTTTTTTTAGTATATCTTCTTCGCCTTTTAATTTTTTATCAGCCATGTTTAGATAATGTTTTTCAACTTTCCGAACTTTTAGAAGATTATCAAGTTCGTTAAATGAATCTATTACTGGTTCTCCTGTTCTCGTCTTTTCATTAGCTCGCTTAAATACCTCTTTACCAGTTTTTCTAATTTTATCAAGTTCATTCCGATATTTTTCATATAATTTACCAGAATGTTTGAGAGACTGATCATTTATTTTGGCTTCATCAACTGACTTAGCAACGTCAGAACCAATTAAACCTACCCCAGCTACAGTACCACCAGCTAAAATTCCATGTGCAGTAGCTACTCCTTTACGATTTTTATCAATCCGATCTGCAGCTCTCTGTTTTTTCTCTTCAGCTGTTAATTTCTTAGAGAATAATTTTCTTTTGATTATCATACTATTTATATAGGGGATTATTAAACTTCATACCCCCCCCCCCTTTAGAGAGTATGATTTTTCTTATTATAAATAAAGAACGAAATATAAACTAAAAGCCTTATATATGTAATAAAATATTTTAAATTATGAAAATAGGAATAAGTACAACTAACATAATTAATGAATTTGTTAGATTTATAGGTCCTGTAGTTGACCTAAGAATAAAAGAATGTAAAGTGTATGTAATAATAGATCACAATAAATTTACTAATCTAGAAGAAATACTAAATCAATTAAATCAACAATCTATTTTTTCACTTAGTCCAGCAGAAATTGTATCATCTTTTGAAGTAGAATCTATACTACTTGATACAGATAATTCAAGAACAGATACAGTTATAAAACTTCCTGGGACTTGGAGAATAAATACAGAAACTAATGAAATAATTGAACAAGAAAATCTAGATAAAATTTTAAAGCTATTTACTACACAAGAAGGATGAGAGAAAAAAACTCATCCTTTTATTTTCTTTTCTTAGAATTTCCAAAGATCTGACCTATAATACTCTTATCCTTTCTTCTATTTTGCCTTATTTCTCTCTTATCTAGTTTATTTTTAAGGTCTAAATCATTTTTATCCAAATTTTCCGGATAAGTATTTTTAATTCTATGTAACTTACCTGGACTAACTTCTTTCTTTAAAGCACTATTTGGATCTAAATATTTAGCCGCTGCATTTAAAGTTCTTGCATTTCTGGCAGCTTTATAAGTTTTTAGAGATAATTTTTTATCCTTTTCTGCAAGTTTTATCTCTTCTTTAGATGCCCCATGCTCTTTCATTAAATTTATTCCATTCTTCCAAGCATTTTTCTCCTCTTTAAGTTCAGCACTATTTCTTTTGAACTCTTCTTTCACTCGTTCTATAGTTCCAATTTCAGATTTTTTCTTACTCTTATTCATTAAATTTAATCTACTAATAGCTTTATTCCTCTCACCAGCAGCTCCAGTACTATTCATTGCATGACCTACTTCATGGGCTAGAGCTGGAATATTTTCATCATATTTTCCTTTAATATTTATAAGACCTGATCTTGGAGATAATCCAGAAACTTCATTAGGAGATAACGTTAATGCAATTTTCTTACTTAATCGTTTTCCATCAACATTTCCTTCGTATTTTGAATTATTCAGAAACCGTTTACTAACTTCTTTTGCTTCTTCTGGCTTAAATGGAGCATAATAATTTATAGATTCTTTTTCACCTATTGAAGTTTGAATTTTATTATTATCAAATACTCTAGAATTTCCCTTCTTAATAGCATCCTTTACTAAATCTTTTCCAAGTTTCTTATTAGAAATAGATTCTTTTTCTAAATCTTTTGCTAATTTAAGTACTTCACTATTATTAGATACTTGTCTAACTGATAAATCTTCTAACTTCTTTCCGATTTTTCTTTGAAGTCTACCTGCATATTTCTTCATAACTCTAGAACCACCTGAATGGTAAAATTCTTGAGCTATATTAAATTGTTTTTGTCGTAGGATTATCATACTATTAATTTTTATTCAAAACAAAATTCCCACTCACCTTTACCGGCGAATGAGAATTATTATGTCCCAGGCAAGATCGAATACTTACCTCATAAAATATTGTTTATTGTTTTCAGGTTATTATATATTTCTTGATACTCTGGCTTAACTCCTATAATGTCAGTAGCTTTCACTCTCTTCTTAGAACCATCAGAAAGTATTTCATTTACTTTAGCCTCCTTAGTTTCAAAAAAGTTTTCTAAGTCAGTTGCTTTAGGAGTAGCTGTATAATTAATTGAAGAATATAGTCCTCCAAGAATTTCTTTTATTTTTGCTTGGCTTATTCTATCTCCAACAGAAAACTTAGAGAGAATAGTATTTACCAAAAGTTCTTTACTAAATGTTACAATACCTAACTCTTTTTCAATTTTATACCTATCATACCCCAAAGCTTTTAGTTTTTGTGGTTTAAGAATAGTATAATAAGATTTAATATTATCATGTTCCCCAATCTGATCTAATACTATTTGTATAGCTTGATTAGATAATCCATATTCACATAATAATTTAAGCTTTTGTTTGAACAAAGTTAGATTTTCATACTCATTCATAAAATTAGATACTTCTCTATTAATTAGATCATTTGTATCTAATGTATTATGTACTGAACTAAATACAGTAAATCTATCTTTATAATCATATTGTTGTATTCTAAAAGCTCTAATCTCATTTACTAATACTAAATTATTAAGTACAGGTATCAAAGTTCCACTCTGATGTTCGTTTACCGCCACATAATTATCTTTATAACTAAAAGATTTTGCCATTTTTTGATATGTTTCTGCTAGATCATATTTTGCTTTATCAGGTGCAGAGCTATAGGAATCTAATAAGTTTTGAGTAATTTCTTTTTTTCTTTCTACTTCTTTATTAAACTCCTCTTGAGACACTTTCCTATAATCACATATTGTTCGATAATAAAATACTGCACTATTACTCCATGGATTCTCTTGCAGCCTTTGTCTACCTAAGATCTGAGGCAAGTCTTCAGAGATATCAACAGCTAAAGAATCAATATTACTATCACTAAATATAAAACTTCTAGCACAAGTAGAGTAAAAATCAGCACCTAGGTAAACAGTTCTAGTACAAAAGGTAAACATTTTAGGTTTAACTCCTTTTAGCGGTACTTCACCTATTACGAATTTCTTCCCTAATTTACGTTGTATTCGTTTTTGATTATCAGGAGTATCACTACACAAAATATTTACTTCTTCAGATTGGAGATTACACTTTTTTATAATACTAGTAATATGATTAACAGAATTTACATAAAATACAGCTTCATCCGATATTATTTCAACAGGATAGCCATTTACCATTCTAATAGCTCTCTCAAAATTACCATCCTTGTAGGACTGAATAATTTCTGGGAGTTTTTCGCCAACAGATTTCATTGTAAGTACTTTTAAGGCAGGTTTTAATACCCTAGTCGAATCCTCCTTACTCCAATCCATATTAATATATGGAAGACCATCAAACTCACCTAACATATTAAGATATTCCTCCAACATAGGAGTTGCACTAACAAATAAAGCTGAGTGAGATTGGTGTAGATGATATAAAAAATCTAATTCTGTATTAGACTTAAACTTAGAATCATGTAAGATAGTTTGAAACTCATCTATAATGGTGTAAAAAGATTGAAATATACCCAAAGATGTTAATATATCTTTTACAATTCTATAAGAATCATATGTTACAAGAATTTTACAAGGTTTATCTCCTAAGTATTTTCTTTCATTTAGATAGTCTTTTATTTCATTCATTAATCTATTATAAACTGTATCCTTTCCATGAACTACTTCTTTAAGAGTATCCATAAATACTTGAGATCTAGTCTTATCTATCTTGCTTAAATCTTTATCAACTGTCAATTCTTTTTCAAGCTCATTCACTACTAAGTAAACACTATCCTTATGTTGGTCTTTCTTATTTTTAAGTAACATCTTTCTTGGAGAACATAGGATAACATTTTCAGGACCTCTAAGACAGTATTCTGTAAATCCACAACCTGGAAGTTGTTTATTAATAATACATTTTACTGGGAATTTATAAAATCTAAAGTCTGTTCCTAATTCTGATATAAATCTTATTCCTCTAGGAACTACATAATCATTTAATTTTAGTATTGGCATACGTATAATTTTATCAAATTTATTATAATCTAATAGAGAATCCAGTTAAAAGAACTACTATGTCTTTTAAAATCGAAGACATAGGAGGATTCCCTTTTCAATCATAAGGAATTGAAAGGATATTATACGCATTTTGTCACTTTAAATGGAGTAGTTTTAGTACAGTACTATATATATTTTATCTGACAAAAAAGTGACACTTGCTCATATAGATAAAGAACATAAGATCATGTCGGAGACATGGAATATTTATGTTTAGGATTTCTATGAGCTTTTAATCTAGAAATACCACCCCTGGCCCTTTAGAGGCCAAAGGGGTGTCAACTTAATTAAAATAATATTATACTAAAATTTCCTATATATCTTATTCAATGTTTCTTTTCTAAGACACCTCTAGCGGTAGCGGTTAGAGGTGTAGGATAAGGGAAGCTCCTTTGTCCTCATAAATAAGGGACAAACCTATATAAAACCTCCCTTTTATCAATTTGAAAGCCTAGTATATGTAATATAAACTTTAAATACGTAGAATTATGAAAAGAATAGTCAAAGAAGCGGTAATTGAAAGAAAACTTACTGATGAAGAGAAAGATATAATAAGACCTCATTTAGAATGTAATTATAAAATAGTAATGTTATATCCTATTAATGAAAATACAGAAATACCTACAGATGCATTAGATCCAGGGGTATGGAATATTCCTGAAGGTTATTATGCTATTGATAGAGATTTGGATTAATTTCCAAATCTCTTTATTTATTTTTATATTTTCCGAGTAATCTTACAGTATCATCAGTCATCATTTTATTAGCTGCATTGGATTCATAAGTTCTAAAGGAATAATCTAGACTTTTATTTCCTGCTTTTTGCATTTCTCTGGGAAGATTATATTTTTTCGCTAATGCAGCGGCATGATATGATGCATTAGCTTCATTCATTAATGTAGATAAATTTCCTACATTGTTCATAATAGAATTATGTAAATTATGTGAAGTATTTACTTTTTTATCCAAACTTCTATAATTACCATAATATTTACCTCCTCTTAATTGTTCTCTATTATCACTTACACGATGTCCAACCTCATGAAGAATTGTATATGGATTTTTTCTATGTATATTATTTATATTAATAGTATCATTTTTATAATTATATTCTGTAGTTAAATTAGAACCTACTGCAGTTTTTATATTATCTTTTTTAAGATCTTCTAGGTATTCTTTTCTACCCTTGAGATCATATATTCTTCCTCTATTTCGTTCATATAATGGATCGTAATAAACTTCAGTATTAGTTCTTCCATATAATCCTAAAGTAATTTCTAGATTTTTTATCTCTGGCTCTAGATTTTTTAATTCTTCTTTTTCTTGCTTTCTTTTAGGGAATAATATATCTAATAAATTCATAATAATTTGTTTTAGTGTTTAGTAGAAAAGTAGCCGATCAAAGCCACTCTTCTTTAGTTTTTATGTTGGTTGTATTATTTTTGGCTGAGTTATTATATCAGGGGATTCACCTTCTATGAGAATTCTTTTTAAAACTTCAGATATTTTCTCATAGGTATTGTAAGTATATGGAATTTCTATAAGAATTATATTATTTTCCTTACAATATTTTCTAACGTTCTCATCCCTTTTTAACTGTTTTTTATATTTCTTTAACCCTTCGCGTTTAGATTTTTCGCTAATATTAGTTCTTATCCCTCTGCCATCTGTAAGAAATATCATAGATTTTAAATTGTAATGTTGTTCTCCATTATATTCTATCCAGTAAGTTATGTTAGTATCTTTTTTAGAATAAATTATATAATCTATTCTTATATTAATTTTATTTATATTAGTTGAAACTTCTCTTTTATAGTAGAATAATTCAGAATTACTATTCATCCAAGTATAGATTAATTCTTCTCCTCCACTTCTTCCCTTAGTTTCATAGTTTAATCCTCTTAGGAAATTATAAGGAGTTATTAAGAAATCTACATTATTGAATTTATCCAATATTCTAACAGGAGTTGTCCTATTTACGTATCTCACTTTTGAATAATCATATCTTTCTTTTCCATGAATTTGCTCAGCTTTCTGGATAAATAAATCTATTCCATTACTCTGTTCTTTAGCTATTCTTTCAGTAGTACACTTAGGACATACTTTATTTGTTAATTTCAGATGCGCTTCTGGAGTTTGCCAAAAATATCTATTACAATGATTACATAATATTTTTACAGGAGTAAATCTATCAATATAATCGACTTCAGAATAATTGAAACTATCTTGAAATAATTGAATAGCTTTATTAATCCAATTATTAAATGATTTCAATCTTTTTTGTTCATCTAAATTCTTTTTAACACAAGAAGGACATCCTATAGTATTATGATTGTTCTTTTTGGATAATGTGCCTAAATGATTTGAAGGTATAACTTCAAAATAATTTCCACATCTTTTACATTTTAATATTATAGGTGTTTCTAAGTCTATAAATTCTGTTTTATCATATTCAAATAGATCTTTGTATATTTCTTTAGATCTATTTATAAAATCTTCTGTAGTCTTTAATTCGTTTCTTTTCATTATTATAATTATCCTTTTATAAATTTAATTCAATTTAGTTATTTATGAAAGGAGAGTAGATTGATCAGATCTACTCTCCAGGATAATCATAAATAAGAAATCTAATATTGAATTAAAAATCTATTTTTTTAAATATTATCAAAAGTTCTTTCGTAGTGTTCAAATTGAAAACTTACTTGAATCGTAATATATTGATATTTTATTATCAAACTAGACTATATCTTAAGGAAAATCCCTCTTTGTACATAGTCGTTGAGAGTATCATTATTGATACTTTGCTGATTATTTATACAAATTTATAAATTTCCCAGCAATTCACAAAATTCTATTAGGATTTTATTCCTAAACTGACAATTAAATTTTATCAGCTCTATCTGTACCATCTTCTGTCTGTGGTTATGTTAACTATAATAAATCATATTATTATAGCCCAGAATACAAATTCAACTTAGGGTTTTCTAAGTTGGTAAGTCTTTATTCGTTACACTAAGAATTGAAATATAATTCTTAGCTCGGTATCGGGAATTATCCTTTCACCGAATTTACTTACTAATAATTTAGGGAATTACTTCTCTAAACGGCCAGTAATTATTTACAAACCATTTTCCGGTTGATGTGTTATTTTTATATATCACTTCAGACTATATCATAAAGAGAACTATGGCTTTCTCTTTCTTTATCCTTAGTCGTTGAGAAATAGATTTTATTATCTATTTTTGCTGATTTATGTTTTACATTTTCCAGCAATTCATAAAGATTCAGATTTTATTATAAAAATCTGGACGAGTGTTCATCAATTGGAGCATCCTGAAGAATACAGTTATAGAAATTAAGAGTACGAACTTTGATACGGCTTGAGTTAGTTAAGATTAATCTAAGGTCGCATACTAAGTCATCCTTTCTGAAAGAATATTTAGTATCACGATCTGCAATTTTCTGGCGATAGTCCTTATGGTTTTTGTTTTAAATCATACTAGACTATATCATAAAGAGGAACTATGGCTTAACCCTCTTTCTTTGTACTTAGTCGTTGAAAAATAGAATCATATCTATTTCTGCTGATTATTTTTTCGTTATATTAGGTTCATCGCTCTTAATCCTAAATCTTAAGCGATGGAGATAACTATAACGAGATATTTCCAGCAGTTCACAAAGATTCATTAAGGAACTTTTAATCTCTTAATGGACAACTTTTAAATTATCAAACCAGTAAGTAATTGCCTGATCTTCCTTATCTACAAAAGCCAACGACAGGGTTCCAGCTGTGTTTTGACCTGTCTTCTGAATGATAGTATAATTACCACGCATTCTCTTTTCAAAACCTGATACACTATAATCAATACCTACCTGAACGGCATTTAATCTAGCATTGAAAATATCAGTACCAGGGAAATAAACTCAAACATTTGTTCTATGTTTAGACTATATCATAAAAGAAATCTATGGCTATTTCTTTTCTTTGCTAATAGTCGTTGAGAAATAGATTTTTTATCTATTTTTGCTGATTTATCTTTACTTGATCTTCCAGCAGTTTACAAAGTTTTACTAAGACAATTATTTATCTTAGGTACATTAATGAATTGAAGTTCCCACATGTCACCACGAAGGAATTCTTTATTATTATCTTTATATGTACTTTGATAGTCAATAAATTTCATGTATCCGTCACTTCCGCGGACTAAACTTGCTACGCTTGCCATAGTTTTTATTATTTTTTATCGTAATTTAAAGTTATATCGATCGTCATATCATTATCTACTAAGTCGCTCATTCTAGATTCCACTTCAAGTCCTAGTCTGTTATTTGGTAAGTCTAGGTAAAATCCAGTAATAACTAATGAATCTATATATGAGTACCCAGCTGATATTCTATTTAAGATCTGTTCTATTCTAGCTCTTATATCTCCGGCTGATTTAGTACTAAGAATTTTCCATTTATTCTTTTCCAATTCTCTAGCCACTTTTCCTATACAGAATCTCATCCACCCTGAAGTATTGAAGTCTTGTCCATTTTGATATTTTTTATAATAATATATCTGGTTATTAAATACTAGATAATTACTTTTGTATTCTTCAAGTTTTTCTTCTGGTGATTCAAAGGTGTAAGGATCTGTTGTAGGTGTTTGATATAAGATCTGATCGCTAGTTATTGAGTAAATATCTTGTAAGAGCCCTCTAATATGTAAATAATATCCAGGTCTATCTTGTCCGAAAATTGTTTGCCCTCGATAAAAATATAAGAGTCGATTATCAGTGTCAGAGGTATAATTAAAGACGTAGTTATTTCCGGCCGTATTAGTTTCCTCAGGATCAGTTGTTTCTATTAAGTTTCCGTTTTCCACTTTATAGAATTTTACTCCTCCAGTGGGTTGTGATACTATATAAATTGTTCCTGAGGTTATATTTTCGGCCGATGGGAGTTCTTGAGTTTCTACGTAGGTCCATCCATTATCAGAATTTTGGAATAATACTTGAAAACCTAAACTCCTTGCATACCCTAAAAATCTCTCGTATTCTGGATAATAACTAGTCTCTGAGCCTGTCTTCATTCCGGCCGAGTATTTATAGATATCAGGGACTAAGAAATAATCGATAATTCCAGCGTTGTCAGATCCAAAAATAGCCTCTGCCGCTTTCCAATATTCCCCATTTATATCTTCGGCCGTTTCTTTCCAGGCTCGTTTAAGATACCATGTTCCAGAAGGTAATTCAGATTCTTTAGTACCTTTTTTATATTCTACCTCTTCACCTGTTTCTCGATTTATGTAAGATGTTGAGAGAATACATCTAACTAACTTAGACTCTGAAGTAATTATAGTATCAAGTCTTTCCTGTCCAATAGTAAATAAACCACCTTCATAAATTTCTTGATATTTATACCTCTCGATTGTTACTCTATACTTATCATCTCCTTTCAGTTTCTCAATATTTACACTAATATCACTATCTAAGTATTCGGGATCTCCACCTTCAGTACCAGTTGTTTTAGATATAAATCTCACTCTAGTACTTCCGCTCGAGATTTTTGATAGTATATTGTGTGTAGTGTTAAAATCTGGTTCGAATAATAGATCAGTAATATTAGTAAAATAAGTAACCTGAACAGAATATGATGTGTATATTTTGTAACCCTCCGAGATATTTCCTTCGACTGTATAACCTAATTGACTTGGAATTATAACTTCTACTAACCTCTTGAAAATTTCCTTATTACTTTCTTTGGCTTTGATTTCGACCTCGACTGCTTCATCATAATACTGACTTGGAATATTAGGGATACTATTAATTTCCTCTTTAAACCAAATCATTATATTTTCATAAGAGTCATTTTTAAGTTTTTTCAGGATTATATATTTAGAAGTTAATCCCTCGTCTATCGGGTGAAAATCTATCTCAGGGTTATATACTAAAGAATAAGCTAAAGTTTCATACCCTTTTGATACTCTTAGCAAGTCAGGAAGATGAGATAATAATATTTCTTCATTAATTTTTTCAGTATAATCAACATCTCCTTCCTCTATATATTTCGGATAACAATATTCAGGTCCAATAAAACCTGGATAATTTATGTTTAATACATCCCTATTTTCTAGAGAACTCGTATTATTAGTGTCAAGATTTTGTGGTAATTCTAGGATTTTCATATATTCTCCTAGATAATATATATAAAGAGTATACCACAAATTTCCCTCTTTATATTCGCCTTCTCCTGTTACTACCTTATACAAAACTTTATCTTCTCCGATTTCTGGAAGTTCTGTTAAGTTATAGTATAATTTTTGATCTATAGAATACTCTTTTAGGTCAACATAGTCAGGAGCATTAGTATTTTGTTCAACCTTAATTGGTCTATATAAGAATAAAGTAACTCCAGATTCTAAAAGTTCATCATAATAATCTTTCCCTGGAAAATCTGATCCAAACCAAATATCAAGTTCATCAGGAGTTCTCACAAGTATTGGTTTCTCATATGACATCTTAGAATCTACAACTTCAGAAAATACTGTAAAATCATCTTGTTCAGTGGAGTACTTTATATTAGTTGTTCCTAATCTTAAATACATAGCTTTATATTATTTAATTAGTTTCATTACTGAATTTACTCCACTTTCTACTATAGAACCGTAATCTGTTTTTGAAGAATTATCGGGAGCTTTATGTTGTATTACCTTAACTTCTGGAATTTTTCCTTCATTTGGATTCTCTCCTACGATACTAAATGATACCGTAAGATCTCCTGCACCGTCTCCAATATCCCCTGTATACTCTTCAGAGAAATCTTTCATTACTAAAAGCAAATCAAATTTTTGAATTGTACTATATTGTGGTGTCATAACATATATTCTACATCTGAAGCATATATTTTTATACATAGCAATACACACATTATTAGTATCTATTGCTGTAAGTGAATATTCATCCGGGGGCAGTATATAATAATCAGATGTATGTCCTTCGCTATTATAAATTGCAGCTTTAGCACATTCTTCAAAGTATCGTCTCCAAGATTTATATTGATCGTCGGCGATAGTTATTCGAAGTTCATTAGTAAATTCCATTGAAACAGGATAACTAATTTCACCATCATACAAGCTCAGTGTTTTTGATGTCATTTTAGATTTTTGAAGATCAAAACTAGTAAATGGAATCCATTTATTATAAGCTGTATTTACTCCATGCATTACGATATTTCTTATATTTATTTCGTGGATTCCAGGAAGATAATTAAGATCTCCATTTTCAGGCCCTGCATAAGGTTCAAGAGCAATTTCCCAGAAAGCATTAGTATCTAATGTTTGAATATTATAATTTGAATACCCTGTTGAGGTAAATTTATCTGGAGTTGTAATAAATGGGCTAGATTTTAATACATTATATAAACCTTCTACAGTATTAGTATCGTCAGTATCGCTAGATATCCCACATAATTCCTCTAGAGTAATTAATATACCTTTACCTGAAATATAATTATTTTTAAAACTGTATGTTCTTTCTCCTCCAGAAGATCCTAAAGCCATATCTTTTAAAGCACTACCTGCTTTTTTCCAAAAGGATGATGATGAATTTTTCTTTGCTCCTTCATTAGTTATTTTACTTAAGAGTTCGATTTCATCATAAGAAAATACAGATTGACTTTTTATAGGATTAGAAGCATTACTACTAGTTGATCGTGTATTCGCTTCTTCAAATCCATTATATTTAAATTTATTTTCATCTGGTCTATTCAAAGGATTAGATATATCTACTGATTTGCTTCCAACGATACTATTAACAGCATCTCCGAGCTTGTCTCCTAGGTTGTCAAGTGCACCAGAAACTCCTCCAGATACTAAATCACCCAATAAACCGCCATCATTTCCAGGGAGTCTATATCGATTTGATTTAGTTACTTTTTCAAGCTCGTCTCTAGCTACTACCAAACCAGCTAGTGTTTCATTAACAAGAAGTTGTCTTGCCTCTCCATGTACTCCAGTCCAGCCCACGGCTTTTTCAGCAGTCCATCTAAGATAATTACTTAAATTAAGAGATTCTAATCCAAATTTAGGTAATTTCATAGGAGGACCTTCTACTTGTTCAGAAGATAGTTCAGGATTTTCTGAATATTTATAAATTTCTTGTCCATCAGGAGCTTGTGCATCTGGAATTTCTTTTTGTTGGTTATAGAAATAAGTAGGATTTTCTATGATTTTTT